AGCTTTTGTGACATTAGATACAATCTTCATAAATACAGATAGACATTTTCAAAATTTTGGTTTAATGTTTGATTCTGACTTAAATTGCTTTAGAACTTCTTTGTTGTTTGATCAAGGGTTTAGTTTAGGTGTAGGTGAAAATTCCTTATTTCTAAAGTGGGTTTATTTACACAGAGATAAGCAGATTAAAATGCAACCTTTTGGGACAACTTTGAAAAGTAATAGCAAAGCGGTTGAGTGGTATCCTTACGACTTTGATGTTGTTAAATTTGTTAATTTATTACAATCTGAATTATCAAATTGGACTGTTTTAGATATGTCGCATCAGTGGAATTTAATGAAACGTCAGTTGAATATATACTATCCAAAAGATACGAATGGTATAAATACTTTAGAATATTTAACTTCAGTTGGTTTGTAGTTCTCTTCTTACTTGTGGTTATTGCTTTTAACCTAAATTTTACTAGATTTAGCATATTAAGTAAATGGCAAAATATCGGGTTTTTAAGTTTTTTGAGTGTGAACCTTGACTACTATTAACTCTTGTGCTATAATTGTCAAAGTAGAAACAAGCTCGTTTCCGATTTATGTTTGAATGAGGTTGTTTAGATGATTAGTTGGTAAGGTTTACTTACCAAAATTTATTTTATGTAAAAGAAAGGATTTGAATTTTACATGAGCAGAAGTGCAGAAACAAAAACATACGGAAGTATCCGTAAAGTGAAACATTATGGTGCTTATGGTGTTATTCTCGGTCTTGCAGCTTTGGGTACTGCTTTAAGTAGTGGTACTGTAAGTGCGGATGAAGTAACAAATAATGCTACAAATGCCAAACAAGTACAAAACGCACCAACTTCTAGTGCTTTAGAAAGCCAAGAAAGCGCTAAAGCTAAAGAAGGTACGCTTGATGTAACCGTCAACAGTGACAAGGTAGATAATGCGGTATCCGAAGCGAAAGCTGCAGGTTTGAATGTTGTTGTTGATGCGCCAGCAGATGGTGGTACTGCAACAAGTTCTTCTGATTTGGAGAAACGCCAAAAAGAGATTGAGCAAAATTATGACAACCAAGCAGAGGTTGTGAAGAAAGAAGCTGACCGTTTTAAAGAAGAGGTTGCAACTCGTAACCAAGAAATTAAGATTGTTAAAGAAGAAAATGCAAAAGCTAAGAAAGACTATGAAGATGCTCAAGCGAAATATCAAACAGATTTAAAAACGGCTAATGATAAAAATGCTCAAATTGATAAAAACAATCAAGTAAAACATGAGCAACATTTAGCTAAGGTAGAAGCTGTTAAGTCTGAAAATGAGCAAATCAAGAAAGACAATCAAGCTGCTAAATCTTATTATGAAAAAGCAGTAGCAGATCAGGTTGCGAAAAATGCTCAAATCGACAAAGATAATGCTACAGCTAAGTCAGCTTATGAGTCTGAATTAGGTAAGTGGACTGAGCGTAAAACTCAATCTGATGCAGATATGACTACTTATCGTCAAAAGATGGAGCAATACCGTAAAGATTTAGAGGTTGCGAATACTCGGAACGCTGAGATTGACAAAACTAATAAAGCAAACAAAGATGCTTATGTAAAAGCAGTGGAAGCTCGAAATAAAGAGAATGAAGCTATTCGTAAAGCAAACTCAACTGCGCAAGCTGCTTATGAGTCTGCATTAGCTGAGTTAAATAAACGAAACGCTCAGATTGATAAAGAAAACAAAGCAGAGCAAGATAAGTATGATGCAGCTATGACTCGTTATAAGTTAGCTAAAGCTGCTTATGAAGAAGAGTTAAAAACTTATAACCGTGAAGTTGATGCGGTTAAGAAGAAACCTATTTTAGCTCAAGGTAATGGGGTAACTCTTTATGGTACTTTGAATGAGTCTAAACGTGGTTCTATGGATTACTACTCTGATGTTACTGCAGTTTTCACACCAGAGAAAGGTTTAGAAGTAGTTGAAGGTGCTTTAGGTGCTAATTCTAAGACGACTTTAACTTTAGATAAAGACCTTCAAGAAGACCCTAACGTTGCAAAAGGTTTGTATGGTAACACTGAGCGTTTAGGTGGAAAAATCATCACCGGTATCAAACAAGGTTCGACCTTCACTTTGCATAATGTAGGTCGTACAACGACAGGTAAAACGATTTCTGCTCGATTAGTGTCAAGAACAACTCCTTCTAAGAGTTTTGATATTCCAGGTAATAAAGATACTTACACTCGTTTATGGGTTTGGTGGTATAAAGATGGTAGTCAAGGCCCGATTTCTCCTATTGGTTTTAACCCATATAACTACTTGAATAATGAGTGGGATATTCATTATTATGATGAAGCAACGGGTAGACCTTTAAATTTAGGTACTACTACAATTTATGCAGACTTGGACTATACTCAAGCTGTTCGTCATACTTACAATACTGATGAAGATACAGGTGCAGTAATTAACCCTCCAGGTTCAGAAGTGGCTCGTACTACTTATAAAGGGAAACAGGTTTGGATGGGTATCCACTCAGATGGTACTCACACCTCAGATGATGATACTGGTTTGAAACGTTGGAAAGCTGGTGATCCTTATTATACAGACGTGAACGACTTCTTTGATACACCTAAAGGTACAATTTTAACTGTAGGTAAAGGTGCTGTTCATAAGTTAACCTATTTGGCTGATGGTCTTCGTGGTACCCAGACCTACACAGAAGCTCAAGCGAGAGAATACCGTCGAGTTACGGACTATGAGGATAAGTTCTACGGTCGTAAGATTCAAACAGATTTTGAACTATATGCAGCAGGGTACGCTTTCCAACTTTGGGGTGGAAAATCGGTTGTTAAGAAATTGGTTCCACCAGAGGTTCCAAATCCACCAGAAGTTCCAGAGCTTAAACAGAAAGAGAAAGACACTTTAAATAAACCAGTGCCTACACCGGAGAAACCTCCAGTTGAAAGACCAACTGAGGTGGGCCATGTTCCTCTCCCTAAAGAGCCACCTAAACCAAGTGAGTTTACTGAGAGGAAACCAAATGAACCTAAGTACAAAGAGAAGGATAAAACTCATATTGTACCTCCAGTAGAGAATCCATTGAAACCTCTACCTACAGAGACACCAGATGTACCTCATGTTCCTCTACCTCCAGCTCCTCCGAAACTAGTGGAGAAACCAGTACCAACTCCGATTGCACCTAGAACTATTCATGTTCGCTATGCTTTGTTGAAAACAACACCAGAAGTTGAGAAGTATGTTAAGAACAATCTTGGAGCAAACATCAACAAATCCAATGTACCTAAGATGTCTGAGGTTGTTTGGGAGTTAGAAACTAAACCACTTCCAAGAAACCGCGAAGTTACTGAGGTTTACGAAATTCATGATGATTTACCACAAGGGTATCAGTTAAACCTTGCTAAAACTCAAGCTCAAAATAGTGACTACACTATTACTTATGATGAGTCAGCACACCGTTTAACAGGGATGCTGAAAAAGAGTGGTATCGATAAAGTAAATGCAAATCTTTCAACTGCTTACAACGTACCAGTTTTGAAGGTTTACGGAGAGGTTACAAATGATAACGCTGTTTATAAGAATAACTTCCATTTGAACTTGAATAACAAATACGAAGCTTATTCTAATATTGTAGAAGTTACAACACCTGGTGGAACAAAACCAGTGAAAGTAAACTACAATAAAGACGGTGTGAAAATTGATGGTAAACAAGTTCTTGCAGGTTCAGTGAACTACTACCATGTAACAATGGACTACAGTAAGTACAAAGGTATTAAGAGTGGTTCTGACGCTATTCAAAAAGGTTTTGGTGTTGTAGAGGATTACCCAGAAGAAGCGCTTGATATTGAGCGTGGAGAAATTCGCGCATTCGATTCTAACGGTGCAGAAGTTAAGGGTATCACTGAGTACCACTTCAACTCTATTGAAGAAGTAAAAGACCCTAAAATCAAAGCCATTCTTGAAACTAGTGGTATCAAACCTAAAGGTGCTTTCCAAGTCTTCATGGCTGATAACCCACAAGAGTTCTTTGATAAATATGTTTCTAAAGGTAATTCTGTAACGATTGTTGACCCAATGCGTGTGAAACAGTCGCTTGACCGTAAAGGTGCATCATATAAGAATACTGCTTACCAAGTAGATTTCGGTAATGGATACCAAGCTGATATTGTAGAAAATCGTGTACCAAAGACAGACCCGCATAAGAAAAACTTGAATGCCAAAGGTGTTGATATCAATGGTAAACAAGTTCTGGCGGGTTCTACGAACTACTACACACTCACTGCTGACTACTCCGATTACAAAGGAATTGAAGCTGAAAAAGACCGTGTGGCGAAAGGTTTCTACTTTGTGGATGATTACCCAGAAGAAGCAGTAGATATTGACACTAACAGTATTAAGGTAGTTGATTCTAAAGGTCAAGCAGTAAAAGGTTATACTTCTAAGGTTTATAAATCAGTAGCAGATGCACCTAAAGAGGTGCAAGATGCTCTCAAACTCCAAGGGTATCAACCAAAAGGTGCTATTCAAGTTATTGAATTTGAAAATCGTGCTGAGTTTTACAATAAGTATGTTCGTGCAGGTGAAGTGCTTACACTTACCGTACCAATGACAGTTAAAGCTCACTTGAATCAAACAGGTGCTAAGTATGAAAATACTGCTTATCAGCTTGATTTTGGTTCTGCAAAAGTAACTGAAACTGTTGTGAACCACGTACCAGCTCCTAAACCTAATAAGGCAAACTTTAACGCTGCTCATGTTAACATCAATGGTAAACAAGTTCTTGCAGGGTCTACTAACTATTATGAGTTGACTGTTCGTTATGACCAATACAAAGGTATTGAAGCAGATGAAGACAAAATTCAAAATGGTTTCTTTATTGCAGATGATTTCCCAGAAGATGTGGTATCTATCAATGAAAAAGATGTGAAAGTTCTTGATTCTAAAGGTAATGAAGTAGAAGGCTTGAAACAAACTATCTACAAATCTCTAGCAGATGCCCCTGAAAAGGTTCAGAAAGCTTTTGCTAAGAGAAACATTCAACCTAAAGGTGCTATTCAAGTCTTTGACGCGGTTGATCCAGTTTCTTATTACAATAAGTATGTGAAAACAGGGGAAACGTTGACTGTTAAAAACCCTATGACGGTTTCTGCTAAGTTAAATCAAACTGGAGCTAAGTACCAAAATACGGCTTATCAACTTGATTTCGGTTTAATTGCTGAAACTGAGACTGTTTCAAATAGTGTACCTAAAACAAACCCACACAAGAAGAACTTAAATAAAGCAGGTGTAAGTATTAATGGTAAACCAGTAGTAGCTGGAACAGTCAACTATTACACATTAACGGCTGATTATAGTGCTTATAAGGGTATCGAAGCGGATGCTAACAGAATTGCGGACGGTTTCCACATTGTTGATGACTTCCCAGAAGAAGCAGTTTCAGTTAATGGTAAGGAAATCGTTGTAAAAGACTCTAAAGGTAATCTTGTAACTGGATTGAAATCCACTATTTACAAGACACTAGCTGAAGCTCCTAAAGGAGTTCAAGAGTCACTTAAATCTGCAGGTTACACACCTAAAGGTGCTATTCAAGTTTTAACTGCTGAAAACCCAACTGAGTTCTACGACAAGTATGTGAAGACAGGTGAGGTTCTTACAATTACTAATCCTATGACAGTTCGTAAAGAAATGTTAGGAAAAGTAGCTGAGTACAAGAACACTGCGTATCAACTTGATTTCGGTCTTGCAATGGTAACAGAAACAGTAGTGAACAAAGTAGTGAAACCAAATCCTAAGAAAGCAAACTTCGACAAGGTTGGAGTAAACATTGATGGTAAGCAAGTATTTGCAGGATCAACTAACTACTATCATGTAACTGCTGATTACTCACAATACAAGGGTATCCAAGCTGACAAATCTCGTATTGCGCAAGGTTTCTTTATTGCTGATGATTATCCAGAAGATGTGTTAGATGTACTTTCTGATGGTATTAAACTTTCTGACTCTAAAGGTCAAGAAGTGAAAGGTTTGAAATACACTATTTATGAAAGTATTGAAAAAGCACCAGAAGTAGTTCGTAATGCTTTAATTGAACGTGGATTTAAACCTAAAGGTGCCTTCCAAGTTTGGGAAGCTGAAAATCCTGAAGAGTTCTACGCTAAGTATGTTCAAACAGGTGATACAATTACCATTATCAACCCAATGAAAGTCAAAGAACAGTTTGGTAAAACGGGTGGTAAGTATGAAAATACTGCGTATCAAATTGACTTCGGAGTTGCTGAAGTAACTACAACAGTAGTAAACAACATTCCTAAGTTTGAAACTAAGAAAGATGTTGTGATTTCTATTGGAGACAAAGAGTCTAAAGATGGTAAGAATATTGTCCTTGGTCAAACATTCTACTACTCATTTGCTGGTTCACTAATTCCAAGTAACCGTGCGGATGACTTGTTCGAGTACAAGTTTGTAGATGACTACCAAGAAACTCATGACCGTTTTGATGGTAAGTATAAAGTAATTGCAAAACGTGATTTTGTAACTGCTGAGGGTAAACACTTCAAAGCAGGCGATGACTTAACTATTTACGCTTGGTTGAAAGAAGATAAAGCTAAAGGTCAACTTGAAGTTGGTCTGAAAGAAGAGTTCTTGCGTTCAATCACGAAAGAGTCTGAGTTCCAAGCTGATGTCTTTGTTGAAATGACTCGTATTCAAGCCGGTGAGGTTGAGAACAAGGTGTCACACATTGTTAACGGTATCGAAGTTTCCTCAAATACTGTTAAGACACACACTGATGTTCCACCGACACCAACTAAACCAACACCAAAAACTCCACAACTTCCAAATACAGGTGGTGGAGACACGGCTGCACTTTCAGTAGGTGGGTATGGTTTACTTGCTTTGCTTGGTTTGTCTTTCCTTGGAAGAAAGCGCAAAGAAGATAGATAAATGAAGAGAAAGGGAAAACTCCCTTTCTTTTTTTTATTTATACTTGCAAAAACTTAATTATTCTGTTATTATAATTGAGGGTTTTATCTATTCTTTATAATTTCATAGTTTTTACTTGACTTTTTAATTTAGTTTTGGTATAATAGATTTATCAAAATAAGAAGTTTAAGTTTCGGTGTTTTCAACTGTGAAATTTGATGAAATAAAACACTTGACTTATTGTAATTATTTTGGTATAATATACTTATCAAAATAAAAGAAAGAGGTATTTACCTATGAAAAAATCTATTATCGCTACTGCGGCTTTGGCTGCTGCAAGTATTTCAACTACTGTTGCACATGCTGACACTATCTTTGATCCTACTGTTGACAATGCAGGTGGTTTGCGTACAGAACAAAATCAATCGAAAGTTCCTACAACAGACGCTAAAACCGAACCAGCCTTGGTTGAGAAAGAAGCGCCTAAGAAAGCAGAAGTGAAAACTCCTACTAAGGAAGAAGTTGCCGACCTTGATGCTACTGCTAAACAAGCTCAAGCAGTTGCTAATTCAGCAAAAGAAACTGTAGTACAAAAAGATGATGCTGTTAAAGGTGCTGAGTCTGTTGTAAAAGAAAAACAAGAAACGGTAGAAAAAGCTGAAAAAGAACTGCCTACGACAGAGCAAGTTAAACAAGCAGAACAAGGTGTGGAAACTGCAAAAGGTGAAGTTACTAAAGCAGAACAAGCGGTATCCACTGCTAAAAATGCAACTATTGTTTCTGTAGATGAAGTAGCTGCGCAAGAAAAAGTAGTTGCTACTAAGCAAGCTGAAGTAGATGAAGCGAAAGATGTTTTGGAAACGGCAGAAAAAGAAGCAACTGAAAAAGAAGCTATCTTGGATGATACTAAGCTCCCAGAAGCTCGTAAAGCTCAAACTGATGCTCGTTTTGAAGAACAAGATGCCAAAAGTTCAGTAGAGTCCAACGAAAAACGTGTTGAAGAAGCTAAATCTAAAGAGCAAACCTATCAAGACTCTGTAAAAGAATTTGAATCTCAGATTGCTACATCAACTAAAGAAATTGAAGATTTGACTGTAACGAAATCCAATGCTAAGATTGCTTATGCAGAAGCAAACAAGAAATATGATGAAGCAGGGGATTACAACAGTAAAATTCGTGCTACACATCTTCCTGAAATCACTCTTGATTCTAGCTTTGTACAAGCAGTAAAAGATACGATTGCTTACAATCTTGCTGACAACAGTGCTTTGTCTGCTGAAGAGCGTAACAAACGTACAACTGAGTTGTATAATCGTGTTGTTCGTACACAAGTTGCAAATGCGAATAACAAGTATGTTCAAACGAAAAATGAGTTGGAAGATACTAATCGTTATGACATTAACAATCTCCCTAAAGAAATCCGTGATGAATTGAACTACTTTGTAGCTGACTTGTTGAACCAAGCTCGTCGTCAAATTGGGTTGCCAGATGCAGTTCTATCTAAAACTTCATTGGAATTTGCTCAAAAGATTGCAGATGAATATGTAAAAGCAAACTATTCAAATAGTATGCGACAAGAATACCGTAAAAAAGGTGGTTCAGGACACTATGCTAAGGGTATCAACAAGGTTGCCAAAGAGTATAACATGCCTACTACTGATTCAGAAGTAGAAGCACGTGGTGGACAATACTATGAAAACTCTGTGACTACTTTTGCTTCACATGATTTTGATGATGAAGATGGTGTTTACCGTAAAACTCTTGGTGAAATGAAAGAAACTTTGTACAATCATTTTGTACAGTTGATTTCAACTAAGAATGACTATGCGCATACTCAAGGGATTTTGCAATTTGACTATCCAAATGAGACTGCTTATTTCGGTGGGGTTGCTCAGAGCAAAACGGACGATTTCTACACTACACACTTTCTAACTTCTGTCCGTAGTTCACTTACAAATGGCTCAACTTGGGATACAACTCCTATTGAAAATCCTTTGAAGAAAGAAGTGTTTGATCGTCGTGTAGCTGAAGCGGTTCAACGTTTGAAAGATACTGCAAAAGCAGTAGGCGCTGTCCGTGAACAAATTGAAGCAGCCGACAAAGGCTTGGAAAAAGCTAACTCAACTTTGCGTAGTGCAACTGTTAAGTTGAACGCATTGAAAAAAGAAGGTAGTCCTCTTGCTAAAGCACAAACTTACTTAGAGCGTGCTAAAACTCGTCATGACAAAGCAGTTGTTGATTTAGCTAATGCAAATGCCTTGGTAAACAACTTGCTAGTGTCACATGCTCAAAAAGAAATTGAAGCAAGAAGCGCTCGTGGTCGTGCAAATATCGCTAAGTTCAGCCTTGGGCAAGCAAATAAGGCTTTGGAAATTGAGCAAGCTAAGTTGGGCTCAATGAAAGTTTCAGCAGAAGCTAAATCTAAAGCGGTATCTGAAGCTGAACAAGCACTCAAAGATGCTCAAGCTAAAGTTAAACAAGCCGAAAAAGAGCTTGCAGACCTTAAAAATGCGAAAACTCGTTTGGCGGATCTAAAAGTTGAACTTGAACAAGCAGAGAAAGCTCTCCAAGTTGCACAAAAAGCACAACGTGAAGCCAAAGCAGACTTTGAAGTTAAAAGTGCTAAAGCACTTGAAGCGAAAACTGCTTACGAAACTGCCAAAGCTAAGTTTGATGAAGCAGAAACAAAACGTTTGGTAGAACTTGCCGAAGCGAAGCGTAAAGAACTTGAAAAAGCTGGTTACAAGCCAGTACCAGTTGTAGATAACAACGGGCATGTGGTTGATTACAAAGTTCCTCAAGCTACCGTAACTGTTGCAAATGGTTCAAACTCAGCTTCAACTACAACAACTGCAACTTCAACATCAGGTTTCGTTGCTCAATCAGATGTTGCTCCTACTGTGTATTCTGCTACACCAGCTACAGAACAAGGTGAAACTCTTGTACAAACCTCAACTGTTGAACAACGTCAACTTCCAAACACAGGTGAGACTTCTAGCGCCCTAGCTACTCTCGGTATCTTTGGTTTGCTTGTTGGTTTTGCAGGCTTCAAGTCTCGCAAAGAGAATTAAATTGGTCTTTCAAATTTAAGTGAGGGGAATATAGTCCTCTCACTTTTCCATTTTTAGGTCTCAGTTTCGCTCCTATTCGATTTTAATTTTAATTTCGATAATTTATACTTCCTACAATTAAAACTTGTCAGAGAGCAAATAAGAGCTTTTTAGAAAGGATGGTTATTTTGGCTAAGAAATTCAATGCTAAATTTTATGATGTAAAACCTTGGTTGCAATTTTTCCTCGGTATCGCCATTTTAGGTGTTTCTTTCTTTGGTGTAAAGATGGTTCTCCAAGAAAACGCAGTACGAGAGTACAAGGTTACAATAGAACAATTCACACCCTCAACAGTAGAGGAAGTGATAGCAAAAGCAGATAAAGGAGAAAATTTTTATGTCTTTGTAGGGGTATCCACTTGCCCAGACTGTCAAAAGTTTGCTAAAAGACTTGATGTAAATGTTAAAGATAAGAACATTAATCCTAAGTCAATTTATTACATTGGGTTTGACTCTGTAGAAGACTTTAAAGGTTTCTCTGAGGGTAGCTTTGAGCGTTTGACTAACAGTACAGTAGGAGTTCCTATTTTCCGTAAGGTTGTAAACGGTCAGTTTCAAGCACAGTTTGATGATTTGAGTGACTTAGGTGCTTATTTAACTCAATAAATTCTGTTTCGGTATCCACAAATGTGGGTACTTTTTATTTTGCCACCTACATTTGAGGGTATGCTCCCAAAATCGAGGTATGCACTTTGATAAGTTATGAAAATTAAATTAAGTTTAAGTGAGGTTAGAAAATATGGCTAACAACAAACTATCAGCAACAGGTCAAATGGCACTTGCTTTACCAACTATGCACGGTCAAAACAACCTTGAACTTGGTATCACGTGGTCTCCAATTCCTCGTAATTTCTTGGAGTCTGATGTGTTGGTTCAAGGAACAGATGAGACGATTAAGAGTGTTTTGGATAATGAAAATTACTTCCAATATCACTTTGTAAATGACAAGTTGGCTCTTGCTTCGATTGACTTTACACGTGCTATTCAAGCTTATGAGTTCTTGACAGAAGACAAATCTATGAGAGAAAAAGCGATTGCTCAGAGAAAGAAAACTGCTGAGTCTTTCCGTAAGTTTTTAGATAAATTGGCTAAACAACCTTTGGGAACAAAAGTTGAGGTAGGTATTTACTGTACAAACTCTCTCCCACAAGCCACTAAATTGAGCGGTGAGAAGATTCCAGCTTTTGCAGTAGATTTTCAAGCACTTGCGAACTTGTCTGTGAATATTTTAGGGATGAGCGATTACAACTTGGTTGTTGAATTAGGTGGTCGTAGACTTCCTTTGGCAGTAGAACTTATCGGTATCCCAAACAAGCAACATTTTGTCGGAGCTGAGATGACAAGAGACAACAACGCTTTGGTGGTGATGATGTCTTTAGAACCCAAAAGTTAAGTTGAGGGCTTTATATGTTTGAGGAAGAAGAATTAGAACCTTCTTTAAACACATATTCTATAGGTGATTTGGAGAGTGAAGGGGTATCCACTTATACTCCGCACTCTTCACAGTCTCCCTTTATGGATAAGGTGTTTGAAAGAGAGTTTAAACAAACGATGGTTTATATTAAATCTATGAGTCCAACTGTTTTTGGTTTACACCATTTGGAGTTAGCACAAAGTTCGATAGGTTCTGAATTGCTTTCCTTTGTAAAAATTAAAGGACTTAGCTCTGAGAATTTATTTAAAGAGTTAGAAGAATGTGAGTTTGTCTTTATTTCAACTAAGAAAGAGTTTAGTGAGAAAGGGCATTTGGCTTACTCTAAGTTGAATTTACAATCTGTAAAAGCACCAAAAGGGTATCGCTTGGTTGCTTGCGCAAGCGCCATTCCTATCCCCAATGGTTATAAAAGCCCAGACCCTCAGATTGAATATGTAGGTCAAGACGAGATTATGGAAGGTGCAGTTCTGCAGTATTTTTGGATTGCGGAGGAATTCCTATACCGAATTGAAACTGAGGTTGTAACGGTATCTCTCAAACGGGTATCTGACCATTTAGGTGGTCGCTCTGTGGTTCTAACTAATGGAATTACTGTGTATTTAGTCGTTCAAGACCGTTCTCGAATGAGAAATACAGAGACAAAGAACATTTATTTTGTGGGAAACACAGTCGAAGAGTGTAAAGAGCAGATTGTGTCTATGTATAATCGCTTGGTTGAATTGGGTCTTGCATTTCCTAGTGAGGAGTTCACTATTCAAAAAGAGGTTGGTGGTATTCTAACAACCGTCAACTTGGCTTATAAAGAGTTAGAACCAACGATGGATTTAGACCCAGTAGCATTTGAAGTTTCGTTAGCAGAAGAAGGGTAAGAAGTATGAGTAAAGAATTAGTAGGTCTGATTGAGTTTCCAAAAGGAACTTCTCAATCAGATGATTTAGTTGGTTATGGTTTAGTGTATTTGGAGGAAGACATCTTGCGTTTTCGTCTGAAACGCTTGTCTTCTAGTTTGGATTTATCTACGGTTTCGGATGAAGCAGTAGTGGAGTTGTTTGAAAATAGTCCATTACATTTCGTAGTAGACTATGAGCGCTTTGTACGTTATATTCAAGCAAATTCACCAGATATTTTGGAGGATAAGTTCTTTAGAGCTTTGTACATTGTTTTAAAGCAAGCTTACCAGTTGGGGTATTCCCTAGATTTTTCTCGCTTGGCTCTAGTCTTAGAAGAAAAAGTTCAGTTTGACCAATGGAAGGTTATTCTACGTTCCTTGTCTAAAGGAGATGGGACGTTCGAGAAATGGGGTGTAGCTTATGGTTCATAGAAAACCAGTTCGAGAAATTGAAAGTAAATTAACCGATGGTGGAGCTAAACTATTAACTGAGTTTGAAAGTTTGGCTGATGTTGGGGTTGAGAGTCCAAAGCAAGTAGTTTGTATTCACTTTAAAGAAAAAGACCGTTATGGATTTTATATGCAGAGCGGTAAGAAACTAAAGTCTTTTAGTGTACCAACTGCTTTTATTGATAAGAGTAGAGTCTTGTCGGAACAAGTTTTGAACCATATTAAAGAGAGCGGTCTTTACTTTGAAGAGGGTGAGAACAGTTCAATTAAGGTTCCGGTATTAGCTCGCACAACAAGTACAGTTTTAAAGAACTTCCAAGGCTCCCAATATCCAGTTGTATCCTCTTACGTTCGTTATTTCTCAGAGACTTTTAGTGAAGAACAGAGAAAACTCTTGTCTCGTTGGTTCTTACAAGAAAGTTTTTATGAAGAAGGGCTTCAAAGAATTGAGTTGGAGTTAAATACTGACACTGATTACTTTAGAGAGAAAGCTGCAAAACTAGCAACTCTTATGGGTGGGGGAACTTGGTTCTTCAAAAAATTAAACTACTTTGAAACAGGCGCTAAATGTACTTTAGGACATGATATTAAATGGGAATTCGTAGCCGAAGAGGAAGCTACAGGAGAAGTGTTGAAATTTGGAGTGGATTGTGTACAAGACTTCTTCAATATTGAAAGTCAAGTACAAAATCAACTTGTACGTTTCCGTACTCGCTATTTCAATGAAATGTTGACCTATGCTTACTCTTACAGTCAGCAGTTAGCTTATCAGAAGAACTTTGGCTTTGCCTTACCTAGCTTTTGGCAGAGTTTGGTTGATGGTGGCTTCGCAAAACCAACTTCTAAGATTGAATATTTGTTGAAGTTTGTGAGAGAGTTCAACAGTTTAAATATGCCTTTACCAGTTTCTCTTCGTTTGCAGTTTTTAAAAGAATTAGAACAACAACGAGCGCACAACTTACGTTACCGATTTATGGAAAACACCTTTGGAGCGGTATCTTTGTACAATATGTACTCTCTTTTAGGAGACTTAGTTCCTTACATTAGCGAACAAGATAAGGATAAAGGAGCTTGGTCGTCTATTAAAGGTTCGATGGTGAGTGAACATGGTCTCTTACTTCAAGAAAAAGACCTCATTTTGAAATTTATGGAGTCTGCTTTCTTTACAGGAGTTGCTAACTTACAAGTAACCTTAGAAGCTTGTGGGGGAGTGGTTCAATCTGCCTTAGCCAATACGAACAGTGAGTTAGATTTTCAGTTAGCTTATAACAAGTTGTCTTGGTTTGCAGACAAGCAAAACCCTCGAAAAGACGACACCGCGAAGTTTGTTGGGGGTGTGGTTTTCAGCAAGTACAGTAAACCTTATCACTTTGGTAATGGTTCAGCTCTCACTATGTCAGGAGAGAAGTTAGAGACAGATTACTCAAATATCGAGAGATTTTACTTCGGTATTCTCGACCCACGTGTGTCTCTGAGTGACTTAATGAATGTGTTTAACACATTTACTCAGAAGTTTGAAGAACAACTTGCCAATCAATCAAAATAACTTTATTCGTTCTCGTCTAAGTCTTGCATTTTCCCTCTAAATATGATAAAATTGATAAAAATGTAGTTTGGATAGGAGATTGGATTTCGTATGTTAGTTCGTAGTAAACCTTTTAAGTCAGGGGTAGAGTTTATAGTAGACTCTACAGTGTACACCTTAGCTCATAAGAGCCATAGTTTAATTCAGAAAATGGATTTAGAAGAGTTGGATAGTAACACTCTTCTACGGTATAAACCTGTACAAGTCTTTTCTGTTTTATATCTAAAAGGGGTATCCACTTCTGTTGCGATAACTGTTTATAATGAAAAAGAGGGTTGTAAATGTGCAAACCCTCTGTCTGCTAAAACATACCAAGTAGTAAGAGAGCAGTGGTTAAGAAGTAGTAAACTTCAAGGATTTTCTCGTATGGAAACTCCTACTCCAGATGGTGTGATTGTGCAAGAAATAATGGTGGTAAGTCTATGAGAAGTGTATTGAAAACAAAGATTACACCAAAAGACTTGTACAATCGTTACTTGCAGATGCGTAGCGCAGTTGAAGTCCTAAAGGTTATGTTGTATGACTACGGAATAACTTACTCTCCTACTATTGTGCGTAAATTTGAGTTGTCTCAATATGTTGTAGCTCAGTTAAAAGACTTAGGTTTTACTAACTATACAGATAAGCGCAGTGCGGTATCCTTGGTGTTAAACCTCAATTATTTGGAGTATGTTCAGAAGGTTGTAAAAACTAACCATCCTTTTCAAGTAGGTTTAAACTTGGTTGTCTCTTACTTACAGTACAAGCAAGAAGTGGACTATTTAGAAAATTTATATTCCTTTAATGACTTGAGAAATAGGGGTTTTTTAAAAGGTAAAGCTCAAACTCGTCAAGTCAAAGTTTCTGAGGTTAAACAAAAAGGAGAAGTACCATTATGGTTGCCTAAGACCTTGAATGATGAAATTTCGGTTCATGACGGATACACTGAGGTTGAAGAATCTTTACACAGTGTATATTATCGATTTCTAACAAAGGTCGCTAAAGAGCTAGGGGTATCCGTACCTACAGGTTGGACTTTTCTAAGTGGAGTAACTAGAAAACAAGAGTCTTCTTTACTGCCTTTAATTTTGAAGGGTTCAATCGAGGTTCAAAATGAGAAAATAAGTAAGGTCTTAGAGTCTCTTCGTACAGACAAAGGTGACTTTCCTTATTCTTTGGTTTATGAGGACTTGTTAAAAGTTCAAACTAAGGTGTTAGAGAAGTACAAAAAAGAAGACCCAGATTTGATGGTTCGGAGTATTACTCCCTTTAAGGTTTCCTTTTCACGTGGTGGTTTAAAGAATTATCCTTTGTACTACAATTACATTTGTTGGGATTATGATAACAATAAATCTTTACCCTCTGTGAATTGTTTCAAAGGGTTAGGGGGAGAGTTTACAAGGGTATCCTTTGCGGGCGCAACTCCATATTATCTAAGAAATGAAGAAGGTAAACAAGAGATTTTCTATAAGATGGTTAGTAAGTCTCAACTTCATAGTAAGAACGTTCACTTAGAAGAGTATTTAAAAGAGTTTTCTCAGATGTTTGGTAGGTACTTTGGTGGAGAGGGGTTGTTAATACCTTTAGCTCCAACTCGTACAGAATTGATTAAACGTAGTTTAGATAGATTAGAACAGAAAGGAGTCGCCCTAGTTGACTCGGATAGTTAGTTGTGGGAGAGGTCTGCAATTAGCAGCTTCGTCCTTTAGGCAGTTGGATTCAGAAGATATTAAGTTGGTTCACTATCTAGGTTCTGACTTTAAGCTGTTACCGGTTTATTTCAGCGTAGGGGGTTCTTACCCACTAGAGGTTGAGGGTATTCTACCTAGTCAATCTAAAATCGGAGCAAGACTTTCAGAAGTTTCCTACTGTGTAAAAAGTATTGTTTCCTCTAAATTTGGAGGACTTGATATTCAAAGTAGTATTTCCATAGTTGTACCAAGTACAGAGAGAGGTCGTTTAAGTTTAGATACCTTGCACGAAGGGTTTGGGGGTTTGTCTCTTCCTTTCCTAGAGTTGAAAATATCTGAGGACTTACGTTCTGTTTTTTCTGAGGTTGGTGATTTAGAGACTTTTTGGAGTACGTTGAATAGCGTTCAGAAAGAAAATAGGTGGTAGAAAATGCAAAACAAAATGGTTGTTTTGGCTTTATTAGATAGCGCAAATCCTACGAACACAGAACATTCGTATAGTCCAAGTGGTTACGCATTAGCTCTTGCGGTATCCAATATTTCTCGAAAATTTAAACAAAAGTCAGTACAAGCTGAGATTGAGAAACAGTTGAAGTTAGACGAGGAATTAACTTATACAATTCTTCAAGGTTCTTCATTTCCTATAGCGGTAAGTGATAATTTATGGGAATGTTTAAACACGCTGAGGGTTTCTCAAGATGATGATCTATCGAACTATGATTTGGAGTTAAACACTTCTGAAGGTGGTGTCATCTTTAAAGTTGAGGGTGTCTTTAATGATAAGAGAGGACTTCTCAAAGGGGTATCCAACTTCAAATCGGTCGCAGACCGTTTAGATGAAGATTTTGTAGATTTAACTAAAGACCAAGAGGAGTTTATTTCAGAGGTTAAGTCAAATATCAAATCTTTGGCAGATTTAGAACTGGCTCTTAATGAAGATTCTAAAGGTGGTTCTTTGGCTCGCATTTCTGATGAAATGGAAGACTTATTAAGTTCTCGTAAAGATAGCTCAGAGTTTCGTCAGTCTTGGGAGTCGTTGCGCAAGCAACTATTAGAAGGTAACTCTAAAAACTTCATTGGTACTGTACCTTCTCATTTGTTGGTGGAGGTAGAAAGTCCACTTGAAGTTTATGAGGACTTTGATAATAGTGTAGATGTAGATGATGCACGTGCTATTATTGATGCTCAACTAAAAGGGTACTTGCCTTATCAGTACGGTGTGGGTGGTTCCATGTACTTGCACCTACAAGGTTCTGTATTGAGAGAGAACGCTTATAAACAATTCTCTAAACAAGGTGTATATTACGACCAAACCCACATCGGTATCCTCCAAAAAGAACAAGGTTTAAAACCTTATTTGACTTATGGGGAAGCAGTTTTCCTCTACCTTTTGTCTAAAGGTGGGGTTATCAATTTGCCAACAACAGAAATTGATAGTGTGTTTAAGTCTGTACTTATGGTGGGTTTTGAGAGCCAACTTGATTTCTTAAACATTTGGTTCTATAAACCAGGTGGTACTCTCTCTAACTTTGCAGAGATTTATGCTAAAACAAAACAAATTTCAGCACAGAGTTATGTGAAGTTTTGTGAGAGTTATTTACCTTTTGTGCTTTACTTTGGTTTCTTGTATATCTTGTACAGTGATAATTTATTTAACTGTATTCAAGAAGGTTTACCGGACTTTACAAGTAAGATTCCAAGGTTAGAGTTTGCTAAATTGATGCAGAAGATTGTAGATTAGAATAGGTGGTTTAGACGATTGGTATTTAAAATTGAACAAGAGCAGTTGTTGTGGAAAGTGGGAGAGTTCTTAGCAGAGCAAGGAAAACCGCTAGGGTTTTTAAATTCAGAAGGTTTTAACCCTAGTTTCTTGGTATCTGGAACGCAATTAGAACTTTTAATTGCGAAAATGCAAGCGCAAGCTCTCCAAGACTTACCTTTTGAAATTGGTTCTTCTAAGAAGTTTGAGGATTTACGTTTTGCTTTATGGTTATTGGCTAACACTTATTGTTATGTAGTGACTTCGCCACATAAGTCTAAAGAATTGCAAGGTTTTAACTTAGGGAAACAAGATGTTCGTTTCGGTTCTTTGGCTTTGCCTTTGTTAGAAAGTGCAGTTGAAGTAACTGACCGACAAAAGAACAGTTTAAGTAAGGTTTACAAGGAGTTTGGAGACACGCTTAATCAAGGGTTACTTGCTTTCCCTACGATTAGTATGTCTAAAGGTAAACTGTCCTTCCCTAGAAAGAAAGTTTCTTTCGTAGAGGGGGAGTACATGGTGCTTCCGGTATCCGTAGTAAACGGCTATGTTTCTAAGCTCAAAGAGAAGTCCAAACGAGGTATTGTAACCATTGACGCACACCGTGTAGGTGGGTCTTTACGAGAGTTCAATATGACTGCGGACACTTCGATAGCAGTTCAACTTTATACAGGTTCATTGCTCTTAGAAGATTTTGAGACCGTAGGGTATTCTTTATCTGCTGCTTCGGTTTACCAAGAGAGTAAAGTGAAGATTATGAAAGGTCTCACACGTTTGCTATTAACTTTCTATGATTTAGGAATTGCTGAAGGCGAGTACCCACAAAGACAACTTTCCTTGAGTCGTATCCGAGAAGTTCGCTACTTAGTTAAAGAAGAGCAAGACAAGAAAATTAGACAGTTGAAGCGCTACGCTCTCATGTCTGAGGACGCTATGGTTCGTCAGATTAACCACTTAGCAAAAGATTGGTCATTTGAGCGACAAACTGAGTTATTGGTAGAGAGTTTGGCTCGATTAAAACGAGTGTCTGATGTAGATACAAGTGTAAGCAAGTTTGAAATTAAGTCTTTAATTGAGTTTCAAATGCGTTTTAGTGAGTGTATTGAGTATTACTCTACTGCTTATTTGAGAGTTGTATATGATATGATTCAAGAAGAACCAGAGCGTTACAACTTTATCACAGGTCGAAATACAGATATGGCAAGCGTAAGTGGCTCGGTATCCTCAGATTTCGTCACTATTCCAGATACGCTCGAATTTTAAGGTTGAGGTAAGATTTTCATGGATAAAATAAAAGAATTATGGGACAAGAAAGGTTTAAGATATACCATTCTAGGTGTTCTTGCTCTTGTATTATTACTATTTGGGGTTCGAGCTTGTAACCAAGCTAAGAAGTCGAATACGGAGACTAAAGCAAGTGAAGAGCAAGTAGACAAACCGAAGAATAAAAACGCAGGACTAACTCCATTTGAAGAAGAGCAAAAGCGTTTAATTCGTAAGTACGGTGAAGCAGGAGAAGGGTATTATTGGTCTGATGAAGGTACTCGTATGGCTTTAGGAGACCAAAACTTGTCTGAAACTGAGGTGTTGAGAACTTTCTTACGTTCTTTATCTACTTTGGACTTTGCTACTGCTCAGAAATACGCTTATAAAGACCAAGTGTTGAAGACACTAAATGGTTACTTCAAATCAGATGCAGAGTTTACTTACTCTGAGTCCTTTAAAAAAGGAATGTACCAACAGTTTCTACTTAGTTTAGAAATTGAGGGTATCGAAAGTCAAGCGACTTTTGCGGATGATAAGAGTAGTGTAACTGTTAAGTTAAAAGCCTTGGACTTGTCTAATAAAGACTTTTGGAAAGAGGATCGAGAAGGTCTTCTAAAAGGAATTTATTCGTATCGTAAAACTGAAGCAGACTCCACTAAAGCTCGTAATTTCTTATATGAGTATGTAAGTAACTACTGGAAGTCTGAGTTAGCTCAGAAGAAAACCATTACAGTAAATATTACCTTAATGAAAACTGGAGCAGGTGGTTGGCTTGTTTCAAATGATATGGACTTAGACAACTACGCTAAGTATAGTGAAGGTGAGACTGTTATTAACAACATTCTGAAAGAGTATGATGAAGAGATTTCTCGTAGACCAAAAGGTTTTGAGGGTTCTACTTTTGACCCAAGTTCTCTCTTAAATAAGGACAAGAAGTCTCAAGCTAAGTCTGAGACAGATGATTCGAAGAAAGCAGGTTCTTAATGAGTGTAGAGAAAGTTTCAGACTATTTAGAGCGTAAAGCTAAAGCAACCTTTCGTAAAGGTTATGAAGAGGTTCTACCTCTAATTAAAGATGGTGACTCTGAGTCGCAACTTCGCACGGTTGGTTCAGTTGCTCGCACTGAAAATCTTATCGGTATCGGCACTAACAACCGAGCTGAAGGGTTTCATTTTGAAGAAAAGCATTTGAGTACAACTGAGAAGTATGAACAACAAGCTCAACTTGCTTTCAACGAAGAGTATATGAGAAGAGCTGACGAAATTGATAAACTAAGAATTTCCGAAGCAGTTTCTCAGTTTGCAATAGGATTGCAAGAAGGTTCTACTAATGATTTTGCTACTATGATTCAAGAGCGAAAAGAGGAAACACAGGGTATCTCTGAGGTACCTCTGTCTGGTTTCAACATTCCTCAATATGAGGATGAGGGAACTGTTGATGATTTGGAAGAAGATGTTAGTTCTGACTCTACTCTCGAAGACCCATTTTCGGTAGAACTAGTGAAAGATGAAGTACAAGAGTTTTCGTTTTTAGATGGTTTCAATATTTGATTAGTTTAGGTGGTTAGAAATTAAATGTTTTATGAGAAAAATGATTTCAAAATCATGCTAGGTTCAAAAGCTTTAGCTGGGTGTACTGACCTAAGAAGTGCTTGTAGACGTGGTTTTGACTTATATTTCAAAGGGTTAAATGAGTTACAAAGTGTTGAAACTTACTCTTTGAAGCAGCTTCGATTTGTAAAATCGAGACAAAGCGATAACCAATTCGGTATCTCATTTAAAGGCGCATTTACCTTTTCTTTATCTGTAGATATTGAAAACGGTACAATGACAGTTAGCCCGTTTCTTCTGTCAGATAAAGTCTTAACTGAAGTAAAAGAGGGTAACTATGTTTATCTTGTTCAGGTGCTACTAAACGCATTTGCAGATAAAGTCTTGGCTTATCATAACTTAGATTTGCTAAATGTCATGTTAGAGAAGTATAAACCATTAGGAAGTCCTTATACGGTTCAATTTTCTTTAAATAGCAGAGCAAAAGACCGTTTTGTGTCTCAGTTTAGCGAAGATTTGATTGAGTGGTGTGTTTTAGACGATTACCCTCAAACGCTCCAGAATGTCCTCCCTCGCGATTTAGATTCTCTAAAGGAATTTATACGCAAAAACTTTTACAATGGATTTGACGCTCTCTCAGAAGCTCTCAGAGGGCAATCCACACTTTGGTCTGATTATTTAGCTGGGCGACCTCCAACTGGTGTTACTTACAATCCTATGAGATTAGTAGGTGCGTTAGCTTTAGAGTTAGAAGAGACAGTTGAAAAGCGTTGTCGTTTCTTGTATAAGGAAGATGAGAGTGGAGAGATTACTCTTTATCAACGTGACGGTGAAGTTTATGAAGAGGTTCTTCGCTTTGACAAGGAAACAGGAGAACTCGGTATCGTTGATGGAAGCTATGTTTTAGCCTTTAATTCTGAGGAACAAAAGATGGAAAAGATTGAGGTGATTTTAGATGAGTCAGCGTAATTTCGGACAACATCGAGATAATAATGAAGGTGGTTGGAACGGAGTTCCTGATTGGGGTTCTCCACAACAACCTCATCAACAACCTTCTCCACAAAGAGGTGGATTTGGTTCTTCAGATTTCAATTCTGAGACAACTAGTTCACTAGAGGAAGAGCAAGGGTTCAATCCTCGTGGTGGTTTTGAACCTCAAGGTCAAAGAAGTGGTGGTTTTGGTTATGAACAACCTCAACCTCAACAACCTTACCCAAATGAGTTCCAACAACCACAAGGGTTTAACCAAGGGCAAAATGAGGGTTGGGGTTCACAATCGAATCAAGGATTTGAACCAAATGGTTTTAACCAAAACCCCCAAGGGTATCCACAGAACCAGTTCGACTCCAACCACTATGACCAATATGGTCAAATGGAAAATAGTGCAAGCGCGCACCCAGTTAAGAAGAAGTGGTCTTCATGGTCTGTTGTATTGACTGTTATCATTGTTGCTGTTTTAATCTTTGGAGCTATGGTTTTTGCGTTAAATAAAGCAAAACAAAACCCTTCAAGTGAGTTGAAAAACAAGGTTACACAAGTAGAAAAAGGTGCTACAGATAAGAAGTCAGTGGTATCCGACAGTGACCGTATTTTTCCGGAAGGTTCTCAGAAGAAAGAAGAGAAAACTTCTAGCTCAACTTCTGCAGAAGAGAAACCAAAAGAGAAAGCTGAGAATTTAGGCGGTAGTGAGAGTAAATCAACATCTACAAATACTCAGAACTTAGATGGTGCAAAAGTTTCGTCTGAAGTTTTAGTTGCTAAAGGTGTCGTAAAAGAACTACACTTAGAGGGTAATTCTGACTTAGCAGCAACCTATAGAGCTGTCTTATCTGTTGGTTCAACTACCCTTTCGGTATCCCTTAATTTTGACACTGCAAGTAAACTAAAAGCAGGTGATACTGTAACTGTTCGCTACCGTAAACTAGCTGATGTAGACAAGGTTGTTATTGAATCTGTCACAAAATAAAAAAGTCAGGTGGGTATCATTTTATCCCTTGACTTTTTATTTGTAGGTATGCTATACTAATTTTAGAATTTTTTAGAAAGATACGAGGTCAGCTAAAGCATGGTTAGAATGTTGAATTTAGGAAACAGTCCTAAAATGCCAGAGAAAGAAAAGAAAACCCAAACACTTTCAGATGCACTTGGTCAAGAAACTGCTAAACCGACTGCACCTATTCATACAGTTCCTACAGTTGAAGTTCAACCAAATGGAGAACAAGAAGGTGTAGTAAAGCCACTAAGTCGAGTAGTAGGGGAAAAAGTAGGAAAACCAGTTACAGTAACTCCTACTGAAAAGCCAAAAGCAAAAGAAGAAAAACCGACTGCTACAAACCCAACTACTGAGGGTGATGACAATGCTCCAAGAGCAGGTGGTATTTCTCTAGTGGGTATTATTCAATCCAATGTACATAAAGTTCGAGTATTTAAACGTGGTGTGTATTATGACGCCACTCAAATTGCAGGATATATTTTGCGAAACGATGGGGTTGAAGAACTTGAAGTTTTTGATGATGTATTAGTTTCACAAGAGAACCCGAAAGTAATTTATCAACCTAATACAAGTCTCTTGTCTACTGCTGAGAATCCGAGTTCTGTACCCAAAGTTCCATTTGCGATTGGTGAAACACGTGTATTCACAAAACCAGGTCTACTTGCTTTGAATGAATCTTGTAAAGAAATTGGCTCTCGTCTTGGTATCGGTGAAGCTCTCCCAGTTGTTGTAAGTCAGTTGATGGACTTGCACCCAGAGTTGACAGAAGAGGTAGCTACTGAGATTGCAAAAGACTTTAAATTTGCTATTCAAGTTCGTGACGCTCGTGGAGAAGGTATTTTGGTTCCTGACCACCCAGAAGGTTTGTTCAGTCGTTTGTCTGTAGCGATTGGTCTTGCGCTTTCGACTGAGACTTTGAAAGAAGAAGTTGCTCGTCAGTTGTTGAAACACAAGTTGGTAACAGACAAAACACCAGAAGAGTTGTTATTGATGTTGAAAGGTCGTCTCAACTTGGCTCTTCCACAAGGTTTGTTACTTCCGGTAGACTTGTTTGATGAGGTTTATGAGGTCAAAGGCGCTCGTAGAGCAGTTAAAGGTTCTAAAGTTAAATCTGAATTTGAGCGTATTTTCGGTGTGTATAATGAGTACAATCAACCAAAATCAAAACGCACACCAAGAACTCAAACTCCTAAGTCTGACAAAGAAACTAAAGGTTCAACTAAATCAGTAGTATCTTCACAAGTCAACTTGGCGAATTATTTTGCGCACTACACACAAGGGAAATAATTTAGATTTAAGGAACGCACCTTTTTGGTGCGTTTTGCTTTTGTTCTCCAAGACCTTTAACTTCCCTTCTCTATTGACTTTCAAGCCTTTTTATGGTATAATTGCTTTATTAAATTAAAATGAAAGTGAGGATTATTCTATGGCGAAGAAACCAAAGAAGAAAAAAGTAGGAAATAGAACCCCTAAAACTGGTATTGTCTATACACCTTTTTCTATGGTTCGTAGAGTAAATGATTTATCGAAGTTAGAAGGAAAAGCAGAGCGTACCTCTTTTGAGATGCAAACTCACGGTATGATTACTGCCTTTGAATTTTTGAATTTGTGGAAGAGTGGAGAGATTGACACAACTGCTTCAAGTCGTATTGGGTTGCAACCTTATTTGAACCAATATGTAGGAATTGCAGGTCGAATTACTGATGTCCGAAGAAGTAAAGAAGGGGTATCCTTGTTGATTTTAGATCCCTCGTTAGTTGGTACGTTCGGAACCCGAACGAAGTCTGAGGTAAAACAGTTGGTCAAAGAAGCAGGAGGGAAAGATAGTAAGTATTTCCAAGATATTCCCAACCAACCTATTTTCTCAAGTCATGTGTGGTTGTTCTTACCAGAGGTTGACGCTTCCTTGTGTAAAGATACGGCTTTGTACTTAGGTTCTGTGATTACATTCTATGCAAAAGTTGAATTATACAAAGGTCGTGTGTCTACTTCACACTCTAATAGAGCGCCTAAATACGGTCTAGGCTCAATTATTTTGAATAATAGTTATATGCCTTACATGGTTCAAAGAATGGACGAGAGCAACTTTAAATCAGCGCGTAGTGGTCGTAGAGTTCAGATGATGTTTGGTAATTACCGACTCGGCACAACCAATGATTTTGACTTGCGTTACGCAGTTGCTTTGATTGAAAAATCAAAAGTTGAGCCTTATGTAGATTGGTATTTCCAACTTCGTAACCTCAGTCAAAAAGCTCATTGGAATTGGATTTACAACTTTATGATGGACTGTGACCCAGAAGTTGAGAAAGGTTTAACGAAGTATGGAAACTTCAAACTGTTGATGATGAAGAATAAAGTAGGCTTACCTATGGAGTTAGAAGCTCTTAAGTACAGAAAGCAGCTAAGAGACAAAGCGGTATCCGAAGGTCTTATAGACTCTTACGATAAACCAACTGAAGAGCTAGATTTGTTCTGTAACTTCTCAGACTGCCTTGAACATTTGGAGAAGTTAGGTTTTAAGGATATTCCAGTAAAAGATACGCTTTAAATCACAGAGTTTTAGAAGAAATTCAAATAAGATACTTGACAAAGTATCTTATTTTTGATATAATAAAGATAGTTAAATGGAAATAGGAAAAGGAGAACTTACAATGAACAATGTAGTATATATGACTGAGGATCAAGAGCGTAGCAACCGATTAGAAGTTGAAAGCAACTTAGCAAACCTCTTTAGAGAACGAGTAGAAACGAAAGGAAAACAAGTTCGTTCGCTCTGTCGAAACATTACCCTTTGGGTTACTTTAGGGGTATCCACATGGTTTCTTGCTGATATGGGGTTAAAGCTTTATGAACAACAGTTGGTGAATACGACCTTTACTATTCGCTTTTTAATTTCTGCGTTGAATTTATTAGTATTTTTAGGTGGGTTTTCTATCTTGTATATTACAATGTATCACCTTAGTCACACACTTGTAGGTTTCCGCTTATTCAATCGTGGAGACTACTATGAACGTAAAGACTCAACTTACTTGCCTTTGTTTGATAAGATTGAACGTGGTTATTACACAGATATGTATTTCCAATCAAATGGTTATATTTCTAAGGTTTCTGTACCAAATCACTATGCAAATCGCTTTGAATTAGGTGCTAGTGTTCCAGTAGATGTTGCAATTTTGATGTACAAACAATCAGGTCGAGTTCGCTTGGTAACAAACTGCGTTGGTTCACGTGCCAACAATGAACAAGAGTTTCAAGAAACTTTATGGAGACACAATGGTAATTTAAAAGCTCCACAAAAAGCGTACCAACAAGCAGTGGCAGGTTCGGTATCCACTCCTCAAAAACAAATCGGAATGAACTAGAATTTTTGCATTGCATAAATGACTAATTTGTGGTACTATAAATTAGCACTCCGATAGGAGTGTCTAATCGTCTAAACTGCGGGGAGATAGTAGGGTTTACCTACTATTTTCTTTTCTTTTTGTTTAGTTTCTCTTATTTGCTCCAAAATCTTGCTATTTACAACAATTTGTGATATAATAAAGAAAATTAGAAACGAGGACTTTTAAATGACTTTATTGAATGCACGCCCTTACCTAGTAGGTAAGCAAACAACTTTATTTTACATTGATGAGCACTACAAGGTTCAACCCTTTACAGTAACTAAAGAGATGGTCGAAAGTGGTTCTGTAAAACTCCCTCGCTTGCCTTATGACAAAGCAGATTATGAGCTTTACATTAAAGGCGGACAAGTTTTCACAGATCCCTTTGATGGAGTTATTGTAACCTATACTGAAAAAGAGACTGGTGAGGTTCACGAACCGTTTGCTTGCAGTTTTCTATCTTGGGAGTTGAGAGACATTTTCCCTAAACTTGGTAAGATTTTGAGAGAAAAGATTAAGCAAGAAAACAAAGAGCGATATCCTCTTATTCGCTTTGTAGATGCGAAAACTTCTGAGGTGTTGACTGAGTTTCCTTATGAGAATTACTACAAAGAAAACTTTGCTTTGAATGAAATGGGTAAATACATGGCAAATGGTCATTTAGACCTTCTAGTTCAAACTTATGACAAAGAAACAGATGAATGGATTCCATTTGAATTGAAACGGTTGGACTATTGGAAAGCTTTAGAAGATACAAAAGCGCAAGTACAAGAAGAAGTACAACGTTGGAAAGAAGACTTGTAAAATGGCAGAAAATTTTGCAACAAAATACAGGTCAAAAGATGTAGACCGCTATATAGGAAATGAATTAGCAGTTCAAAAACTTTTGAATCGCTTTTCTTCCAAAGACGGAGAAGACTATCCAGCTTGTGTGATGATTTCAGGAGCAAGCGGTTGTGGTAAGACTACAATGGCTCGTATGTCAACTAAATTAGTCCTTTGTGAGAATAAGCAAATCCGTAAGTGGAAGAACAGAGAGTATTTGTTACCTTGCAACCGATGTAAAATGTGTCAAGATTTGAATGAATACATTGAGACTGCAGATGCTACAAAGCTCTTTTCGGTAAAAGAATTAGACTCTTCTAAAACAGGGAACGTAGATGCAGTACGACAATTTGTAGAGTCTGCTTCTATGCCTAAGCTATTTGCGGGATATTCTATCTTTATCTTTGATGAGTGTCACTTGATTTCTAAAGCAGGTCAAGAAAGTATGTTGAAGTTTACCGAGGATGCCCCACCTAAGTCTATATTTTTCTTCTGTACCACTGACCCTCAAAAGATGATTGAACCGTTACAAACTCGTATGGACTTAAAGATTGTAATTGAGTTACCTAGTGTGGCAGATAATGTGAACCTTATGACTTGGGTATCAAACGAAGAAGGTTTCGCTTTTGAGAAACCGGCTTTAGAGTTAATTGCAGTTCGTTCAAATTGTGTCTTTCGTCAATCCTTGAAACAACTAGAGAACGTTTACCGTTCTTATGGTTCAGTTCGCTACGATGATGTTGTTAAGGTTCTTGATGTAAATAAAAATAGAGGTCTTTATTTTGATTTCTTAGAGTTTCTAAGAACAAAGAATACGGTTCTTTATACAAAGACTGTACATACTGCTATGTTGGAAGTTGGGTTGAAGAACTTTGTTGAGGGTCTGAGAGAGTTTGTGAAGCGAGGTCTTTATATTTCATTAGGTCTTCATGTATTAGGAATTACCAAAAATGAATTGAAGTTGTACAAGGACTTATTTGACAAGTTCAACAATGAAGAAATCTTAGCTCTCTTGGAGTTCTTGAACAACTTAGGACGAGGAGATATTGAAACCCAATTACTCCTCCTTGGGTATCGTGGGCTTCTTGCTCCTCAACTATCTACTCAATCAAATTCACTTGTAGGCGTTGAAGTTAATGAAATTAAAGGCAACGAAAGAGTTTTGGAGAGCAAACAAATGGCTCAAAAACATAAGGAAGACAAAGCAGCACACCATGAAAACACGGTTGCAAAAGCGCAGTTGGATTTAAAACCGATGTCAGCAGACCAAATGGTTGATATGTTTGATAGTTTGTAATAAACTAAAGTAAGGTAGACTTTAATTAAAGAAAGTAGGTAAAAATGGCAAAACAACTATTCAAAAAACGTTACACAAAGAAGTTTGCAGAAACTTATGAAGTTCCTACTTCAAAACCTGATTATAGGCTTTTGATTGTACTTTACCCTTTACAGAAAGGTGACCCTTTCTATGATGAGGATATTGTAGCGATTGATAAGTTAGATAAAAAAGGTTTCTTTGTGACAGTATACCCTTACAAAAACTTAGAGGAACGCAAACTTTTGCTAAATGGTTTAGTTAAAAATCAGTCTTTGTGGCAGGAGGTTGAGTTATGATGCATTTATCTGAGTTCCCTCCTACTTATTTGACCGACCATTTAGCTCATGACATAAGTAGATGTTATGATTTAACAAGAAACAGACTGTTGATTCGAGTTAATATGGCTTGGTTGCTTGAGATTCAGATTAAGAAAGTAATGGCTTACCATAACCCAACAAAGTTTAGCAAAACTAAAGGTTCTCATAATGTTTTACGTTCAATCTTTAAACTACAAGAAGTGATACCTGAATTACAAGACTTTATTGATAATATGTATTTAGAGTCCTTGAATTTACAACGACTTGGTGCTATTCAAACTTTCGATTATGTTAGTGCTCGTTATAAAGGTGCATCAGAAGTATTCGATTCTGACCTACCTTACGTTGAAGATATGTTTGAATTATACTGGATATTGTCAAACCACACACGAGACTTGAACATACTATAAAGAAAGCGAGAAAAACAAATGTCAAAAGAAGTAGTAGTATTTACAAAGCGCCCAGAAGATGGAGTTTGTCCCGGATGTAAGATGTTGAAGCGTAAGCTCGACTCAGAGGGTATCCCGTACAAGGAAATTCCTTACGACCCAGACAATGAAGAACACGTTCGTATTGTGAAAGGTGCTAAATTTAGCGCTCTTCCAGTAACTTTCCCTAATGGGTTGGACGACCTTTCGTCTGCTTTTAGTGGGTTTGCACCTAATAAAGTAGCTGAAATCAAGCGTAACTTGGCTTTATAAGAAAATGGCAAGAGGTGTTAGCAAACATCTCTTATTTTTTGTGCAGAAAAGCTTGTCAAGTAAAAAGATTTTTGGTAGAATAAACAAAATAAAGAGAAAGTTGGTGCGAGTTTTGGGTAAAATTTCAGATTTAGTCCTAAACCGAGACTTTAGAGGGAGAAAATTTGCTTTAGAAAGTATTGTCTTTCTAAACACGTTAGCCCTCCTACCTACAACTGCTTTTGCAAATACAGATTCGTTAGGTGGGGTGCCCGACTCTTCATCAGCGGTATCCGATGCAGTTGACACAACAAATACGATTACACGTGAGCAAGCTAACAACATTTTGCAGAACGTAAGAGACGCCATTCCAGAGCCTTCAAGCGACCGTGCGTTGAATCAAATCAACAAAGCGGTCAATACAAGTCGAGACTCTAGCTGGGACATGGCAATGGACGCTTTAGCTCCAGTAGGTTATGGGTTGATGTTCCTAGCCAATATTTTATGGGGTCTTGCAACTTTTGGATATTTCTTTCAAACGTCTGTTGATGTTTTGTGTTTGGTATGGTCTGGTCCCCGTGAATACTTCATGAACAAACAACCGAGTCAAGACCAAGGTTTTAGTTTGAAAGGTTTCATTGGTTCTTTCTTCACTTTGTCTTATGACGCTCGTCAAATCATTGAGAGTGCAGGGTTGAGTACAGGTTCTCAACAAATGCAAGGTGCAGGTGGTATGGGTATGAACCGTGGCGACATGGGTATGGGTGCTCCAATGGGTTCCCCTATGGGTGGCATGGGTTCTCCGATGGGCATGAACCGTGGAATGGGCATGAACCGTGGAATGGGCATGGGTGGAATGAACCAAGGAATGCAGAACAAACCTATGGTTTCAACAGGTAACTTGTTGAGTCGTTATGTGTCACTTCACATGAAAACTTTGGTTGCTCTAGGTGTTGCCTTTGTAATCTTTGGAACATCCTTTGCGACTGAGTTTCAAGGTCAAGCGGTATCCCTAATTGTCGCCTTGATTAAAGGTGCTTGGAACTTGCTTTTACAAGGGTTTAACTTTATTTCAGGACATGGATAAGAAGGTGAGTTCATGGCTTTCTTAGACTTAAAAATATTTAACAATTTAAAGAACAGTGGGGATTCAAGGTTTGGTGGACACCATGCTCACTTAATGAAAAGGCGCTTGGAAGTTGATTTATTGGAGTTAGCTGAAAAGACTTTGAAAGGTCGAGTAACACATTGTTGTATTGAGGTGTCAGACCAAGAATTACCTTTAATGTTGGAGGTCTTATCGAACCCTACGGTTCAATCTCGACTTCAATTCCAACAACAAGAAATACCAACACAGTTCTTAATTGGATTTAGAAACCTGACGGTTTTCTAAAATTCAAGTTCGCAGTTTAGTAAGACGAGGTTCGATTGTATGGGTACAAAGGCTCGGTTGCCTTATGTAGAGGTTATAAAAGAAGTAAGTAAATTAGTTCATTTGAAGTATGAAACAGTAGACAATATTGTTTCATACTATAGAGAAGTTTGCTTTGAAGCTATTACTAAGGGGTATTCCTTTGATGTATTCGAAGGTTTGTTCATGAAAGTAACGGTTTCAAAAGACCAAGCTCGGAAAGTGCTACCTCAGACTTATTTGTTAAAACGAGTGGGTGAGTCTTTAGACTTGTCACTCACAGTTGTACAATCGGTGCTACAAAAGTTCCAAGAGTTGACTTATCAAGAAGTTGCAAATGGTTCAGCGGTATCCTACATTAACTTAATTTCCTTTAATCCAAGTGCCACAAGGTCTTGGAATAAGGTAAAGGTAGGTTCAGCAGTTTTAACACTTAAGAAACAGGTAGGAGTACAAGTTCGTTTGGTTTGTACCAAAGACTTTAAAGAATTAGTGGGGAAGTAGCCTATGGAGGGTAAAACTCACAGATTAGGTGGTACGGTGTGTGCGATGGCTGGGTTCATAACTTTGAAGGACTCAGGTTACTTAATACAAAGTGACTTGATTTCACCAGCGTTACAGTTCTTGGTCATTTACACAGCGGGGATTTACGGTGGTATGTGGTCGGATAACGACCACCATTGGGATTCGAGTCCATTAAAAGACCCAGCTTCTTGGTTACAAAATAAGGTCTTGCATATTGCAAACACACCTTACAAGAAGCTAGATGAGAGATTAAGTAGCAAACAGAAAAAGAGTTCTGTTCTGTATAAAAGCTTAAAGTTTATGAGGTGTATACATCGGTCTTGGCAAACGCATAGTGAGTTCACACTCCTTATGATTTTGTGGTTGATGTTTAGTCCAACATTCTTAGGCTTTACCGGACGTTTTGACTCTCTGTTATGGTTACTAATTGTCACAGGGTTTGGACTTGGAGTAATATCCCATTTAGTGTTAGATATGTTGACTACGGAGGGAATACGTTTCGCTCTTGGTGTTTTCATCAAAATATTCTTTCCGAACATTCCTATGTTCACAACCATTCGCTTGGTTCCCGGTATCTCAGCCTTTAAAACAGGCTCAGAGTGGGAAATGGCGATACGAAAAGCCTTATCTATCATACAATATGGTATGTTAGCATTGGTCTTGTTGGACTTAGGTGGAATTTCTATCTTACACTATTTTAGTTGAGGGTACTAAGGTACACCTCAAACCGTTGTCTTATTGTTATTGGAAGTAGCAATAAGAGAGCAGAACGAAAGGTATTTCGTATTGTAGTAGGATAAACTAATAAAAATAAAAGGTCAGATTGCTCCAACAATTTGAACCAGATTTGAGGGTAAACTAACAGTTTACACAAACATAGAAACTTTATGAAATTATTCAGTAATTTCTATGTTTTATGTAACAATGACAAATAGAAAGCCCTGCACATCTTGCAAGAGGTGTGTATCATAACAAAAGTTAAACCGAGGAAATACCTTAAAGCCTGTTTGCCACAACGTAGGATAAAAATCCAAACGTGAAGGTAGCGAAAGCAGAAAGAAGAAACAGGATGTTGATACAGTCTAGTAGCTAATACAAGAGTGAACGATTGTAAAGCTGAAATAAAAGCTAATTAGTGTCTAGTAAATAAAAATAGTGACTGCTAGAAAACGTTAGTGCTAAGTCAACGCGAACAAGGGTAAGTTTCGGTAGGAATGTCCTAAGTCTCGAAATATTGAGATATGGATAACCTCTAACGACTATCCTCTGATGGAGGAGTGAATTAACACTAAGCTGATAGCGTATCAGTGAGTAAAGCCGCAAGCTGATGGCGGAAGAAAAATATTTGGTCTGAATACTCATAAAAGTTGTGTTAGAGTAGTTTAGATTGACATATAGTCTGCGCACGTTCTGTAATGGAAGTGACTAGGAATTGACCTAGCGGTTAGGGGTTGCGCCTTAACGGAAACAGTCAAAAGTACGAAAAGCACATTGAAAATTGAATAACACGATAAAAATTTGTTGCATTAAGTTTCATAATATGATACAATAGGTTTATCAAATGTTTAAGGAGAAAACCTATATGACAGGAAGATCTAAGTCTAAAAAGGGTGTTAAAGTACATACAGCTTTTAAAATTTATCCAAAGGATAAGGAGAGAGCGCAAATTATGGCAGATAAATTGGATATGAGTTTGTCAGCGTACATTAACAAAGCTGTTTTGGAGAAGTTAGCGCATGATGAGAAGTCAGAAGCTTAGACTGAAACTAACTAAGGAACAAGAAAACAAAGCGTGGTGGTTTAGTAAAGTCTCACGCAACTACTGGAACCTCTTAGTTGATATTGACAAGCGCAATAACCAAGGTGAGTTTGATGAGATTTTGAGTAGAAATGGGAACAGAACTTATCATTCAAATTTCTATGATAGAGAAATATATTGTCTCAGTCAATCTGATTATCTCAACCTTGCTAAAATTGTTGTTGCTAAGAACTTAGAGGAAGATTATGAAGCTTGGGCTTGGTATTATCAGCCGAACCAATCGTTTATCTATACGTTCCTTGCTAGAGAAATTGCGACAGTACGGAAACGAAATAAAGGAAAGTTGAACTTCAGAAGTATCGACACAATTCAACCAAGTTTCAATGTACGTTGTGATATGTCTGCCAATAAAAAGCGCCCAAGTCGAATTTATCTGAAAGATAACGGTAAACTTCAGATACCAACTATCAGAGATGTCAAGTTCGGATCAACTAGAGAAGGTTTTGACTTATCTTGTAAGAAACAGGTTGCTAATATTTCTTTTGATGGGAAATATTGGTACTTGTCTTATGTTGAAGATATTGAAGTTCAAGTAACTGATTTATCAGAATATACAGATGGTGTAGGAGTAGATTTAGGTATCAAGACTCTCGCAACTGTTTCTGATGGTACAACTGTTCCAAATATCAAGACTTTTAGAAGAGTTCGTATTTTAGAAAAACGCTTAAAGAGACTCCAACGTAAGGTTTCGCGTAAATACTTTATCAACAAATGCAATAAACACAATAAAACAAAGAACATTATTAAGTTAGAAAGAGAAATTAAATTGATACATCGTTCAATAAAGAACATCCGTATCAATCATATTCGTAAATTTGTCTCAGATTTGGTTAAACAACAACCAGAATTTATTGCAGTCGAGGACTTGAATGTAAAAGGGATGATGAAGAATAAATATCGTGCAAAAGATATTGCAAATTGTTCATTTTACACTATCAGAGAACATCTTATTAGAAAGGCAAAAGAGCGACATATAGCAGTTCGTTTGGTAGATAGGTTCTACCCGTCTAGTAAGACTTGTTCCTATTGTGGTCATTACAAAAAGGATTTAAAACTCAATCAAAGGGTTTACCGTTGTGATAACTGTCAAGAGAAGGTAGATAGAGACCTTAACGCTGCAATAAATCTAGCAAATACTGACAAATATGTTCTAGCTTAAATTTTGATTTGTTTTATTGTCTTTGGAAACTAGAGGTAATTAGTTTTAGTGGTAGGTCAGACGTGAAGCCGAACCACTTTAATATAGACGCCCTGAAAATTATGAGTATATCAAACGAAGAGTAGCGTAAGCAAAATTCGGCTCAATATGGGAATGTCAAACGTGTTATTCAATTTTTGATTTTTCGCACTTTTGACTTACGTTTATCTATGAACATTTCTAAAACTGTGAGAGGAATTCTTGCAACAGTTCTAATGTCTGCTAGTTTAGTAGGCGCAGGTTATATGTCTGAAGTGAGTGGTGTCACAAACTTTACCGATATTGCAGAAGTACACGCTTTGGGTGGTTCTGATGCAAATGCTAGTTCAGAGTCTATGAGTCGACTTCAAGAGAAGGTTTACGATGAGGTTTCAGGAAACACTTATCGTACAACTACAGGTGATGGTCTCACTGGTTCTAAGATTTATAACCAAAAAGGTGAAGTTACAAGTAACTTTGACAAATTGACTGAGGGTGACAAAAACAAGGTCATTCAAGACATCAATAGAGCAGTTAAAAAGACTGCTGACAGAGATGCGACAGCGATTGAGTCAGGTGAAGCTACAAATAACGCAGTCACAAAAGGTACTGTTAACAAATTCTGGAAAGACATGAGAGAAGTCCGTAAATCTACGGCGGGGTATCTCATTTCTGTCGCAACTGCTGATGTAGCTGCTAACTGGGATGCTGCTTCAAACTTCTTGGCTCCGTTCTATCCATTCTTTAACAGTGCGATTGCGGTATTCTTGATTTTGGCTTCATTCTCATTCTTTATCCACTTGGCGATTGCAGTATTCTACTTCATGACTCCTTCATTCCAGTATTTTGTAAAAGATGCTGAGAGTGCTAAAGGTGCGAGGGGTTATATTGCAAGCATTATTCCGAAACAAGCGGTTACTGCCAACGACCAAGCTTTGGATAAAGGTGGAAACCCACTTCTTATTTACATTGGTAAGACTTGGGTAATGATGCTTGCTTATGCGTTAATCTTGATTTTCTTCGCAACCAACTCTATGTTGGTCTTGGTCGGCCCGATTTCAACACTTTTTGCATCCCTTGTTGAATTGTAATTGGTCGATTCATCAGAAAAGAGGTTATAAATGGCACAGTTAAAATTCGTCAGAGTTTTACAAGTAGCCTTGTTATCCTTAGTAGTGAGTTTGGGGTTGTGGGGTTTTTCTTCTCCCAACTCCAATCTTTTGGTAGAGGTCGTACAAGCTAGAGCGAAGTTTGATGCAACTACTGTGAGTGAGAATAGTATGCCTTTTGTCATTGTAGACAGTGAAGCAGGGGTGTCCTCAGTTGTTGATAACATCAATAATGAGATTAGAGTACAGTTAGTTGTACGTTCAGATCAAGTATCTGACGGTTGGAAGTTTGTTTACTACAACAGTAGCAAAAAACGAGTTTCGATTGACCGTAAGAACTTTTTGGAATATCCTATGAATACTCGTCAGAAAATCATGGATATAGCTTTGAGTAACTTGAAAGATGACCGTTCAGGGGGTTTATCTGCAAGAGATAGAGCAAGGCTCTATAAATTTGTAGAAGACCAAGATACGAATATTTCAAGTGTTCTACAAGCAGTTAACTCTGATGTAACAGCTGACTTAAATGAAGCACAAAACATTTTGAAATTCTTTACAAGTCCATTAGGTACTTTGTTGGGTATTCTTACAATTTTGATTTGTGCAACAGTTGGTATCTCTATGGCGATGGATGTTTTCGCAATGATGACTCCAAGTTTGATGTATCACTTTATGAAAAAGGGAGACAAGCGCCCTGTGTTGATTTCACCAGAAGCTTGGTTCTCTTATAAAGATGGTATTTCAAAAGGTGCGCACTCAAATTACATGATAACGTACTTGTCTCGCTCTATTCCAAAATTAGTGGTAACAGGTGCTTGTTTAGCCTACATTATGATTGGTAATGCCACGGCTCTTGCGATATTCTTTGCCAATCTATTTAACCGATAAGTTGTTTTCTTGGAGCTTATCGTTGATAGGTAAGTTTCATTGCAAGCAACTAGGGAGCCTCGGTATCGTTGGGTACTGAGGTTTCTTTTTTCAAGAAAGGAATCTTTAAATTCATGTTCGGAAAGAAGAAGATTAAAGATAAGCAAGTTAAATTAAAGGAAACAAACAAGTTCTCACGTTTTGTAGACTCGTTGCGTGAGAATTCGATTTTATTCTTTGGAGGAAAATCGGTAGATAAAAGAAAATCAACGAGTCAGTTTGTTCCGATGACCTTGGAGCAAGTAGCGGTTGAGGGTAGAAGAAAGAAAGTTAGAAGTTTTGTAGGTAAGACTGTCACTTTAGCTTCCGTATCCTTACTTTTAGGTTCAATTGCTTTGCAAGTAGGTAGTTCAGTTTTAGGTTTAAAAGTTGACTATACTACTGCTTATGCTGAGAACAAACAAGGTCAGAAAAGTTCTGCCTTAGAGCGCTCTATTGACCAATTAAAGATTGCAGCAGGTGAAGCTGATGGTTCTTTATCCGGTGGTGCAAAAGGACTCTCCCCGGCAGAGGTTAAAACAGTAGGGTTCTTTATCTCTAACTGGTATTCTCCGTTTACGACACGTGTCTCTATAAATGGAAATACAGTAGGTGATGCTCAATCTGACATTCAAACTATTTTAAAGACTCACGCTGGTTTAGCTGATGATCCAGCAGGGGAGTTAGCGAAACTAGTTGCTAACTTAGGTGCTAAAACTTCTGAACCTTTGTACTTAGCTAAGTCAGATGATAATGGTCAAACTTGGAAGTCATTACAAACAAAAGCTACTTACTTTGAAGTGTTATTTGGTTCTGTAGGGTTATGGTCTAAGTCGTTATTAACCACAGATGATGAAGTTTCTCTTAAAAATCGTTATGAGTATAATGTAGATAAAGGTACTTTATTAGGGTTAGTTAGAGAAAGTAAAGCTAAAGAGTCTGACTTAAAACGACAAGAAATTGTCTATGAGTGGAACCCAGACCCTAGTGGCACCCCTACGGTATCCCAAGCTACGTTCTATACAAACTTTGCTTCAGTTGATGCCTCTAAGAGTTGGGGTTCTAATGTTTTGACTTTAGACGGGTCAGATAGTAAGATTGTAGACTTGTTAAAGTCAAATGATAGACATTTAGCTGAGAAATTGAATGCTTACTTAAACGGGTTTGATTATGAGGAACGTGGTGCTTTACCGGCTGCTATGAAAACAAAGAACCAAGGTTCTTTGAAACCGTTCTATGATAGCTCTATCTACTCAGCAGGTATGTATACTGATGGTTTTGGTAATTTAATTTCAGAAACAGGTTCAGACCAAAGAGGTGCTTATGTTGTGATTCCAGCTTCGCAAAACCCTATGATGTATGCTAAGAAGATAAACAATACAACAAATAGTTCAACTGCATCCAGTAATGACAAAGAGAATAACAAGAACAAAGATTCCAACAAAGATTCCAATAAAGAGAAAGATAAAAAGGTTGATATTAAAAGTTCTAGTGTAGACGAGAAGATGTCTGAGATTTATAACAACACGAATACTGGTGTAGGTCGTCAGATTTCGATTAACAACCTTAATAACTTAGCTCTTTTAAAAGGTAAAGGATATCTTTCAGTAGACGGATCAAATGCAACTTTAGGTGGTTCTGTTGATCGCAAACTTCGTTTTTATTCTGCTATTGCTAACGATTCCGTAGTAGCAGGTAAAGAATCGGCAGATACATCTGGTTGGGGTTGGTCAGTTGACTTTTATAACTTTAATGATTTAGGTGCGGTATTACAAGGTGCATTGAATACTCAGTGGTTAGTTCGTAACGGTAATGAGTCAACAACTTTGACTAAAGATGGGTCTATTTTCCATAGCGGTTCAAATGTTGAGGGTTACAATTTTGGGTCTTCCTACTCTGAAATTCGTTCAGGTTCTACTGATTACGCATTGCCTCAAGGTTATTTAACTGGGTTTTTCCCTGTATTTGGGGATTCAAGAACGATGTTTGACTTAACTAAGAATGTACCCGGAGCAGATGCATGGGTTTCTATGAACGCGAAACCTTTCTCAGATGATTCTTACAAGTTTAAATCGAACATGTCACTTACAAAACCCGTAATTGATGAGATTATTAGTTTTGATGATAAGGGATTTGCAAGTGGTAACGATAAGTTCAAGAAGTTAGGTGACAATGGTACTTTATTAGTAGGTAAAGCTCAAGATATTCCATTACAGTCTTCTCGCTTAGACAGTAGTGGGTATTGGGTGGGGCAAGGCTCAAAAGGGTCTTTAGTTGATACAGCAGGTGAAGCTCCGAAAGATACTGCTGATAAAAAGTATGCTATTAACTTGTATGCTTCAACTGTACTTGTTCGTGCTAATCCTCTCAATAAAGACATTCCTTATGTTATTAACTTGGATAACTCTTCTGTTATTGATGAAGATGCATTGAAGGCAGCTTCTGAGGGTGATGAGGAAGATTTAGATCATGTATTGAAAAATATGGCTTACTTCATGTTGAATCCAACTAAAGGACGTGAGTACAAACAACGTTGGTCTAAAACCTTTATGAACCAAACCATGTTAAGTTCATTGCAAGATATGGTTGGTGCAAACACAGCTTCTAGTTACTCAGGTACAACTCGTTACTTGGAGTTAACTGGTTTTGCAACTATTCCTAGGATGAATGAAATTAAGTTTACAGATTACTTGTATTCTAAATTCTCTTCTTGGGGTGTCACTATTCTGATTGTAGCTTCTTTCTTGATGCTAGTATTCTTATTCGTAGGTCAAATCCGAGTGGTACCAGCAGTTCTTTCTATTTTAGCCTTTGGGTATCTTTTGTACAGTCCACCTAAGATGATTGATGCTTCAACTCATTTGACTAATCAGATAAATTCTTATTTCTTCAAAGATAAGTTTATGTTTTGGGTTATGGCGACACACCAAAACTATTCTGACTCGGTAGCACAACTTCAAAAAGCTGCTGAAACTGGGAACTACGATAACTACACTGCCTTACTGGTGAAACTACAAGGTGGTTGGGGTGGTTCTGAAAACGAAGGAGAAACAGATGTATATGAGTGGCAACAAACTCTTGGTGCATCGGTTAAAGTTCGTTGGATGGCTCCTAAGAAAGATGGTTACATTCAACAAGTTAAACGTGACTTAAAACAAGTCACTTCAAATAGTGTTAATGAAGCAAACAAAGATAAAAAGCAAGGTGAGTAGGAGGTTCTGAGCTTTATGATAACAACTAAAAAGATGAAGCAGTGGACTTTGGTAGGGGTATCCCTTGGGGTACTCCTCGCTCCTAGCTTTCTATCCAGTTTAAGTGTCCTTAATCCAAGTATTGTCCGAGCAGAAGAAAAGAAAGACAAGGACAAGGATAAGGACAAAGATAAAAAGAAAGAGAAAAAAGACAACGGAGAAAAGCGAACAGACAATGATGCAAGTGGTAAGAACTTGATTGACTCTCCTTTGACTTCTGCTTTGCTTTCTAACGGTTTGTCTAATGAAGATTACACAGGGTTAGATACAAATTATCTGTACCGAGGGTATCCCGATATTGCTGATTATTCTCGTATGTATTACGGAAATATTATGGGAGACAATATTTCAACAAACGGTGCGATTGTATTTAACATTGGTTCATGGTCTGAGGGTCTTGCAACTATGTTCCCTCAAACAGATAAAACCTTAAATGTTTCAAACTCTGTAACTCCATCTGATATTCGCTCTTCTATGCAAGAGTATTTGAGTTTGGAGAGTTCAGATAAACCAAACCATCAAACTTTGTTACAACGTTCTAAACTTGGGTTTATCAATGACCGTAAAGGAACGTCTTCAACAGGTTCAGTTGATACAAAAACTATGAAACGGATTTTCGCTCCGATTTCGTCAAATACGATTGCAAAGGCTTCAACACAAGATTTGAGCCAAGTGAAAGTAGGAGATGAAGTGGGTTTGAATGAAGATTACTTTATTTTGTCTAAGCGAAACTTCAATAACCACAAAGAGACATTGCAAGACCAAATGGCGAAAGCCAACAAGTCTACAACTGGAACGGCAATTCCTCAAGAGGATGCGGTATCGTTGTCTGCTTTTGCTCTTTATACAGAGTCTCCCTTCTATTACTTGTCATGGGGTCTTTACGATAACGGTTTAAGCACCAAAGCAGGTTCAAGTGGTGAGTTTAAGAAGATGATGTTAGAGAAGAATGACTCATTCTTCTACAACTACCAAATGGAAGCAGGTAAACCCGGTTATGGAGCTATGAAAGACTTCCTAGACTTTGGTTCTCTATTTACTGTAACTATTCCTTACTTGCGTGAAGCCAACAAAACCTTGTTGCAGTGGGGTGATACTTACGGTACAAAACCATACGCAGGTTATGGAACAAAACGTACAGAGCTTGATGCGATTACGGATAAAGAGTCTGAAGCTTACTATAAGACTTGGTTCAACTACTCATCAGATAACGCCTATAGAACTTATACTGCTTGGGTAGATTACTTGTATGAGTTAGACATTGCAAAACCTGAAACGATTGAATACGCTGGTCAAAAGCAAGTGGTATCTGAGCCAATGAACCCGGCTGCTTATACTATTCGTCCGATGGTGTTTTCAGAGAGTGAAATGTTGTACTACGGTTTGAAAGAGTCTGATTTAACACAGGTTGAGAAGAAACTTCAAGAGGTAGCGAAAGAAGTTCGTAATGATTGGTTAAATGTTATGAACTATTACACTCTTGATGATGTGGTGCTAAATACTGCAAGTGCTATGATTGCGACATTTGATTTCAACCGTATCTTTTCTCAAACTGGGTTCAACCAACGCCAAGTAGTTTTTGAACCTCAAGGATTTGAATTGAAAGCTTTCGGTTGGGACGCTTTCCTTCGTATGATTTTGCAAAATGCAACAGGAGAGAGTTTAGTTTATAACCAAACCTTGAAGTCAGACATTTATGAGATTGTAGCTGAGAAAGATGGGTTTGTAACACTCTTCATGATGTGGTTCAACTCCTTTGTAGTAGTATACTTGGTACCAACTCTATTGATTTTAATTTTGTGTTGCTTACCTATTGCGATGATGCTTTCGGTATTCGCGTCCTTTATTCGTCAAGATAAAACATTAGTTAAGTCTTTTGCTACAGAGTGTATGTTACCGTTCTTACTTGTTTTAGGTGTAAACATTATGTTAGCCTTCACTGTTTCTATTCTTATGGGAGATGGTGGAAATCCACTTGTAACAGGTAATTTAGGGGAGAGTCAATCCTTTAATTCTCCACGTTCCACTATGGGAGTTTTAATTGCAGTAACTTTAGTAGCTTGTGCTTTATATTGGGTAGCAGTAGCGAACTTGTTTAAAGGTCTTTATAGAAATGCTCGTATTGTTTCTATCCCAGTTAAAGCAGGGGTGCAAATGGCTGCAAGTTTAGTTGTTGGAAACTTAGAGAAAGTGAAGAATATTGCTAGTGGGGTAGATTCTTCGGTATCTAGTGCTTCAAGTAGTCGAGTTCGTGATGCTGTAGGTAATGCGACAAGCTCTGCATCGGACTTTACTCGTCGAAACTTAGGTGGTGCAGGTTCTAGGTTTAAGCGAATGTTTGGTCGAAATAGGAGTTCAAATCGTACACAGTCTTCAGCTTCTAAACAAGCGGATACTGAGGTAGCTAAAGAACTTGAAGGTTTATTTGATAAGCCAACTACACAGTCTTCTAATCAAGTAGACACTCAAAGTAAGTTTGATGCTTTAGACAAAGAGCTGAAGAAAGATAGTAAATCAGACAATGATGCATAGAAAATAGTTGTCTGTCAAGGGTATTTATGATATTCTTGTAAGTGCAAAGTCTGGAATAATGGCTTTGTGCTTTTAGTTAGAATTGGATTTAGACTTGAAGAATGTGAGGTTACAGTATGTTTTTTGAACCCATGTTAAGGTTCTTAATATTGCCAATTATAGTTTTAGTAGTAACTCTTCTGTATCCTTTAATTGGTCGATTCTATCGTCATTTTGCTAAAAACTCTATAAGAAGACGAAAGCAAAACTTAGAAGAATTGAAAAAGAGTCGAGTTGAGTTACAAGAAGAGGTAAGTAAAAAAGACCTAACAGATGAGGATAAGAAAAAAGTTGAAAGTGTTTTAGTGGAAACGGCATCCAATGAAGTAAAAGAGCGCTTAAAGTTGTTAACTCTTCGTTCGTCCTTGGGTTTTAATCGCTTTTTAACTTGGTTAGCTAGATTAACTTCTATTGTTCTAGTTTCCTTTGGTTGGACATTTATGGTTGCGACTATTGGAGCTTCTGTTGCGGTTACTTATGTTGCAATTATGGCTACGGTTGATTGTGCGCCTACTGATGTTAATACCTCACAAGGGACTAATTCAACTAACACAAACTCTCAGAATATAGGTTCTGTGGATTTATCTACAGAAGTAACTGATTGGGCAAAGGATTATGAAGGTTTTACTTTTATTGGAGACTCTTTAGGGGTAGGAGTTGAACCTAAATTAAAAGGGTATTTTCCTAAATCGACCTTTGATAGTAAAGTTTCAAGAACCTTTGAGAGTTCAGATAGTACACTCAGTGGTATTGAGACTGCCAAGAAATTGGAGTCTGAGAAGAAAATTAAAGATGTACTTGTTGTAGCGCTAGGTACAAACCAACCTCCAACAAATGAGTTGATGGATAAACTTGTAGGTGAAGCGAAAAGTGCTAAGACAGTTATTTGGGTAACAACTGCTTCACAAGGAGGTCAAGGTTCTTATAACAAGGTAGACCATGATAAGATTGCAGAGACTATTAAATCTTATGTAAGTAGCAAGTCAAATATGGCTTACCTAGATTGGAATCAGTACGTTCAAGAAAACTCTAAATGGGAGGACTTAACTTCTGACTCCGTTCACATGAACAACAAAGGTTATGATTTATATTCCAAGTTCCTTACTCGCGGTATCTTTGATGTCACTAAGTCTCATGGTTCTAGTAGTGACAACTTAGTAACAAAAGCTATTAGGAAGATTAAATGTAAACCAAGGCAACATAAAACCAAGGCTTCAACTAAATCTGATGCTAGTGGTCTTTCTTCAGAGGATGGTCAAGACAACCCTCCGGCTGATGCCTTTAGTTCTTGGGGTTGGCGCCCAGAGGATTTACCTGAGGGGTTAAAGCCTTACATTATTAACCCTAAAAATTACGGTATGGATTTTGGTTTACCAGGTACAGGTTGGTTTCAATATCCAGCAGACCCAAGTATTAACGGTCAGTGCGTAGCTTTGACTATTTCTTTAGGAAATCATATTTGGGGTAGACCTCAAGAAAGTGTTCAAGGTCATGGTGCTTTGCAAGCGGGGGCTTGGGCGAATATTTTCGGCAATCGGACAACTAATACACCTAGACGTGGTGCTATATTCTCAGATATGGAGCATCCAACTTGGGGACACACAGGTATTGTTTGTACTGTATTTAAAGATGGTACATTGCTTACAATCGAACAAAACACTTCTTTAGCAGGTTGGGATTACCGTGGTGAGCAGTATGTTTGGTATTACCGTATTTACCGTAAAGAGCAGTGGCAAGGTCTTGGTATGGAGTTTGCTTATGATGAAACAAAAACCCCAATTTTAAAGTAATCGGTAGAAAGTAGTAGTGATTTGAAAGTATTGAAATGGATTTTAACAGTTGTATGTGGAGTAGGGTTAGGAACCCTAATAGCTCTCGGTATCCTCTACTTCAAAGGTGAGGAAGAAGTTCGTCACGAAAAGGATTCTCCCACTGAGGTAAGTTTAAAACAAGAAGAAACGAAGTCGGTTGAAGACAAAGTTCAAAGTGACTTGGAACTTAACTTAGCAAGAGCAAGGGGTTATTTGTCAGAAGGTGCTAGAATAACAGATAGCGCCAAAGTAAAGGAACAACAAGAGTCGATTGAGAAGTTGCTTGAAACTTTTCGTGGAGGAAAAGACGACAGTCGCTTGAAAGCAGACTCTAGCGGTATCTCTCTTCGCTACGCAGTCGAAAAGCAAGGTTACAAGTTGAAGTCTGATAGCTTTGAAGTTTGGTCTACCAAAGATCCTGATGTTGTAAATAATTTGTTTATACTCACAGGTGGTAAAAATGATGATATGTACTTAGTTTTGTCGTATGAGAAAACCGCCAACACGTTCCACATTTTATATCTCTACGGAGGTAAACCAGACACATTCGGTTAGAAATACCTCTCAGGAGTCTCAGATTACCCCAGTTTTGATTTTAAACTTTGAGTGATAAGTTTATATGTTTGAAATTTAAAATCGAATAGAGAGCAAATGAGAGCCTTATAAGAAATTGCCAAGTAAATAAGAATGTTTACTTGGTTTTCTTGTTTTTAGCAAATGCTTTCTTGCGTTTTTCTCAGAAATAATGTAAAATAAAACCATTAAGTAAATTTAAGTGATAGGAAATAGAAGATGTTCAAAGATTCTCGTAAAGGTTGGATTTCAAAGCTTGTGGTAGGTAGTAAAGTAGGTGTTAAACACAAAGGTGTAATTTATGGAGGAACGGTCTCTTTGGTTACGGCTTTAGGGGTTTTGCTTGTTCGTTGTGAGAATAACTTGAAATTCAAAATTATGCCAGACGGTTACAGTTCTACGAAAGACTCGGAGGTAGTGCCTTTTGGTGAAGTGGAAGAAAGCTAGTATTTATGGTTGTGTTCTACTTGGAACAACTTTGTGTAGCTTAGCGGTATCCACCTTTTTTCTTCAAACTTTGGGAGACGGTCAAACCTTTGATTTAAGCCGAATGGCTCCTTTAGTCTCCGAGGAAAAAACAAGAGGTCAACTTCAGTATGAAAATGCTTGGTCTGAGCAAATTGAATTAGAAAATCAAGTGAAACCTTTCGAGAATTACATTATAAATTGGGTTGCAACTTACACAGGTCGTAAAGGTTTTCAAGGACAAAACACAAGTAGTTTGAAGTTTGGTACTTTGGAGAATAAAGGTTCTTACACCAATATGACGGACTTGGTAAAACATTACCCAAATTTACTAGGGGTTATAGAGAAAGTAACCATTCAGTATAGTTACGACTCTGTAGCAAACCAACTAGTGCAAAGAGTTTCTGTCTATAAAAGAGGTGTCGAGGGGTATCGACAAGCAACAGTGGTTTACGATTCCACGGGTTCTGTTGTTGATTACACGTTAGGTAATTTTGTAAAAGTAGGTGGTTCAAGTGAAGAAGATTAAATCGAAAGTTGTCTTATGGTTCTTACACCTATTTGATTACAGACTATCGAGTAAAGCAAAGAGAAATGTACTAATAGGTCTTGCAGTATTGGTAACTTTAGGGTTCTTTGGTTTTATTGCAAATAATATTATTCAGTCTCATAATGAGGGTGCTAAATTACAGAGAGATACAGAAGTTGCAAAATCAGCAAAAGAAGTTGTTTCAAATTACGCAGATGAAACTTTTGCAAAAGAACACTTGAGTTTAACAACAAGTCAGTGGAAAGCAAAAGATAACAATTTTGACTATTCTCTAGCTAAGACTTATATGACTTACTTAGCTTCGGTTGAGGATAGTGCAAGTGCAGAAAGAGCTTACAAAGCTCTCCCTTGGGTATCCCCAAAAGTCGGAGATTCTTTACTCTCTTGGCAGGACGATTACGCACCAAGTGTAGATAGACTTGTAAATTTAAAAACACTATCGAGAGTATATAGTGCTGGGGGTTCAGACAAATGGTTTGCTTTGTTTGATGTGTCTGCAACCAACAAAATTGGAACACGCGTAGAGTCTTTGGTTTCGGTAGAGTTAGCAGTAAGTGAAGGTAAAGTGACCTATTGGAAAATTGAACATGGAGGATTACGATAGTGGCTGAGTCAAAGCGTAACTATTCTGAGGGTTATTGGTTAGTAAAGCCCCAATTAGGAAAATTAACAGTAACAAACTTAGTGAACTTTGCAGAGGCAGAAGGAGCTTATGGTGTTGCTAGTGGTGGAATTTTAAGACTAGGTAAAAGTGCCTTGTTTTTTGGATTTTATATTGTATTGTGTATTGTCCTTTCTGTAATTGTAAAGAATTGGTTTGTGAGTCTTCTCTTGTGGATATTGTTGTTCCCACTACCATTTCGTTTAATTTCCTTGTTTGTATTTAATGAGCGAAAGGTTAAGAAGGAGTTCAAACTGAGGGAAGAGTTGAAGTCTAAGACTGACACTTCCTTGTTCTCCCACTTCTTCGGTATCTACGATATTGATGAGACTTTACCTTATGTCTGCTATATGTTAGATGGTAGTATCGGTATTTTCATTCGTTGTGTGCGTAAGACACAAGTAGGTAAAGTTCAAGAGAAAGCCTTTCAACATGGTCAAGGGTTGGCTAACTTTTATAATCAATGTGCGGCTTTAAATGTAGTGCCAGAGTTGATTGACTTGCAAGCAGCGAACTCTTATGATGAGCGTTTTGATGACTTGTACAATCACTTAAATGAGGTGTCTTCTCCAACCATGCAAAAGGTTCTATCTTCTATGTACCATCATTGGGAAGACAACTCTAGTAGTTCTCAGTTGACTTATGAGTATTTCTTACTCCGTGGTTCAGGAGACCCTATGGTCTTTTGGGATAAAGTAACCGCCTTGATGTCTGCTCTTATGACTGCAAGTTACAAGCGTATCCAAGTCTTAAATGAAGACCAAATTGGAACTTTGGTAGAGGATTTATATGGTTTAACTGAGTTTTCAGTTACCGAAGCCATGAACCAAGCAGTTCAGAAGTCTGAGCGTTCCAGTCTTCGTCTATTGTGGTTAGGAGACGCCCAAAACCGTAGAAAACAAGTGAACACTTCTCTATCAGAAGCTCGCTTGAAACAAGAAGAGCAGTACAGAAAACAACAAGCACAAGCAAGGGTGTCTGCAGAACAAGCGAAAACTCAACCTAAGAAAGCGAAGAAAACAAAAGGGAAAGAGAAAGCAAAACAGACTCAAGCAGAAGTGTTGGATTTGTTTGGATCAGAAAGCAACTCAACAAAACAAGCAAGTGGCTTAACAAGTGTGCTTGAAACAGATGTTTCTGCGGAAGAGTTGTCAACACCTGTGGATAACTCTCCTAAGTCTGTGGATAAAGGTGCGGATGTGAGTGCAGAAGATTTGTTTGGTGGCTCTAGTAGTCGTCAAGTGAATAAAATTGAAAGTTCAGAGGAATTGGACTTATTTTAGAACAAGAAAGTAGGGGGTATCTTTCATGATTGGTTTAATTTTTGGAGAAAAGAGTGAGCAGGTAGTAAATGCAGTGAGAGAGTCGCATGGTTTGAAAGAGGTGGAAGGTTTCACCTCTATTGGTGCTTTTTTGAGCATGGCTAGTCGTAAGGCTCTTCGTTGTGAGCGTTTGATTATTAACTGTGTAACTGTAAATTCACCGCAAGAGTTTAGCAACTTGCGTACTTTTTTAATGGATCACGCTCGAACTACTGAAGTTGTACTCTTTGGTCGATATTTTGAATCTGCAGACTTGGAAGTAGTGGATTCTTATTACAGTTTCTTTAGTGAGCCGATTTATACAGACTATTTGCTACAAACAAATGAGCAAGTAAATGTGGATTTGATTGCAAACAACTTGTGTAAGAGTTCTTTAGACACTATTCGTTTAGAACATTCTAGTAAGAAGAATATGAAAGCGGTTGTTAAATATGGAACGGAGCAGTCTGCGGTATCATCGCAAGAGCCTGCATTTACACCTCCAAAGCCAATAGCTAGTAAAGGTTCTGTAATTAAAACTTTTGGTTATGGAGGGAAGGTCTTTGGAAAGAAGAAACTCACAAAACAAGAGTTAGCAGCGGTTTCTAAGTTAGATAATGAAATCTATGCAGTCTTACAGTTAGCTCAGTCTAGGTAGGTGGTTTGATAAAACATGGACTACATTTTAACAACAAAAAACGTTCGGTATCCTAGTTGTACCACTGTTTCTAGTATTAAACAGATAGAACGGATTACTATGAAAACGACTCTCATTATTGAGTCGTACATAGATAAAGACTTTGACTTCTTAGTGTTTATTTTAAATGCTATGAGAGACAACTCTTTAACTAAGATTGCTTATATAACTGAAACTCCCTCTCGTATTGTATTAGAAACTATGAAAACAGTAGGAGCTTATGTCATTCAAGATAGCTCCTTGTTAGATAATACGGAAAGCTTTTCTGACTTACTAGAGTTTATGTCTAGTCGAGAGATGGACAATCAAACAGATGAATTAACTCAGTTGGCAGATAGTTTCACGATTGTTGATGAATACATTCGAGGTAAGTTAGAGGGTGAGCCTAAGTTAGTAGAGCGTAAGATTTCTATGGCTTATGAACAGTTGAGTGATGTCTTACAAGAAGTTGTGTTCTCAGCAGAGTTAAATGAAGAACTACAAGCCTTTCTATTGACTGCTTCAAGTAGATTGAAGATTGCAGATGAACAGTTATCAAAACAAGAAGATGAAATCAACAATTTGAAGACCTCTTCCTTTGGAGGGTTTGGTTCGATTAACACTTATACTCAGTATAGTTACACAGGAAACTCTAAGGTCTTGTTGATTAGGGAGCAAGCTCCCACTCGGTATCTGACCTCGTTCTTGTCGGCTTATATTGATTGGTTAGCGAAAGTACCAGAGATACAAGCAAAATTGATTGTAATAGACCAAGCTACAGAATATGTAGATGCTCGTTATAAGTCTTTACGCAAGGTAGACTCAAGTAATATTACACGTGAAGCTTCTAAGTTGTATTTGTTGTCTGAGATGTACACAACAACTCCAACTACAAGTGTTATGAGTGCTTTAATGAGTCCCGGAATTGACTTATATGTGATTTTGGATAGAACTTATAAGCGCACTGCAGCGGTCTCTGGTCGAGGAATTACAACGGTTTACAGTGTTTCTAGTCGAAGATTAATGAGAGATTTGGGGTTGAACTCAGAAGAAACGATTGTGAATGATAATGGAGAACAATCTCAACTCGGTATCCTTGCGATGATTGAAAGCTACGCAACAGATAAAGAGTCTCGTAAATTGCAACAAAGAAGTGCCTTTGAGTCGATTATGAAACGCTTAACTGAGTTGTGTAATTTGAGTTATTAAACTTAGAAAGGTAGAAGTATTAGTGTTTAAGAGGAGAGAAAACAAAGTAACGAGCCTTTCTAAGAGTTCGTTAGAAAATCAGAAAACACAAGAAAATCAAGAAAAACGTAAAGGTTTCCTTGACAAATATGTGGACTTGATTAAGATGTGGGACGCGGTCTACGATGAGTACCGCTCACGTTACAACCCAGAAAGAGCGTTAGCTTCAAGTAGGCGCTTGTATATGGACTCCAACTTTACTTATAGTGGAACTCAAAACGTAACGGCTTATTACGTTATTGATGAACTCCCACCAGAGTTTGAAATGGGGTATCGTGCAACGCTTCGCTCCATTGTACCAGAAGGTATTTCAATGAACTTCATTGAATCAAATGAGCCTTTTGAAATTAACTGGGATGATCCTAAAGTTAAGACTCGTTTGTCTGTTTTAGATGAAGTGAGTGCGAAAAACCAAGAAGAGTCAAGCAAGGGTTCGAGGTTTACTCAACACAAGTATGTAAAGACAGCTCAAAAAGATGAGCGTTTGTCACTTTCTGTAGAATATGCAAATGACGCAACCTTGAGTGACCAAGACAAGCGTTACTTGTATAAAGTTCGAGTTATGATTATTATAACAGGACATAGAGGACCTGAGTTTACAGATTTGTTGAAAGATTTTGAACACATGTGTAATCAGAGAACAGGAATGCAAGTTCACCGAGTTACTGGTATCATTGCAGACACCGTAGGTGATTTCTCTCCTTTTAACTCTGAAATGTCTAAGGAAAGCAAGCGTAAAATTCGCTCTACCTTTACCTCTGATGAGTTAAGAGCGCAGTGGCACCCATTTGAGCAAGGGGTTGTTGGTTTCGGTACAACTTACTTAGGTACGAATATTGAAACGCACTCCCCTGTCTTCCACCAATTTAAACGCGACGTAACAGACGCTGAGATTGTAATTGTAATCGGTATGTCTGGTTCAGGTAAGTCCTTTGAAATGAAGTTGTTGGCTACACAGTTTGCAGCCAATGACAGCATGATTATGACCATTAACGACTATGAAGGTGGGGAATACAAGGGTCTCGGAACCTTGCTAGAGAAAGATTTCCAAGTCGTTTCCTTGGACTTAGGTATGGGTTCAGGTCGCTACCTCGACCCAGTTCCGATTGTACCTACAGGTGATGAAGAGATGGATAACACCTTGTTTACTCGCTCTCGGAAGAATATTATTGACTTGTTTAGAGCGGTAGCAGGTGCAGAAACTCTGAAGAAATACGCTTGGATTCCTTTGATTGTTGAGCGTGGAGTTGACCTATTTTACAGTGAATATGGAGTCTCAATCAACCCCGAAACGTGGCACGCCCTCGATGGTTGCTCGATTTACACGGTTTATAACTACTTGAAGAAATACCGTCCGAACTTAGAAGATGTGTTGAGTTCTATTACAGAGGAAGACAAAAATGTTTTAAGTGAAGATGATATTAAAGAGTTGTATAAGTCAGCTTTGAAAGACTTCCAAAGAGACTACATTTATTTCTTGGAAACCTTTGGTGCTTACTTTGAACCAAGCAAGAAGTTAAACAACTACTTTAAATACCCAGTTTACTTAAAAGACATTATTGATGCGAAGTTGGTTATTTGCGATTACAACATGAGAGGGGTTCCAGAGAGTCAGTTGTCTGAATTGGACGCTATTCTCATTCCTATGAACGCTGCAACCGTAGCCTACTACCGAACAGTGTATCCTTTCTCTCGCGGTCTTTACAATGTGAAGATTTGGGAAGAGCTTCAGCGTTTCAGCTCTCTTCCAAACGCAGTAGAGATTTTGAAAACTCCAATCACAGGGGGTCGTAAGGCAGGGGATATTAACATTGTCGCTTCCAATGATCCAGTTAAACTGGTTGAAAAAGATGAATTTTCTCTATTTGCCAACTACACACTAGCTATGGTTGGGAAAATCAAATCTCCAGTTTACCAAGAGATTGTATGTAAAGCTCTCGGTATCACTGACTTGGCGGATGAATTAGCTGAGATTGGTGCAGTTATTGAGGAAGATGAAGGTTTGGTAGCTGGTTATGACCAAGTACACGCAGAACCTTATAAAAAAGCCTTTGTCTTGAAGTTGAACTCTGGGGAGTCCGCAGTTGTAAAAGCAGATATTCCACGTGTAATTAGTGATACACCACTGTTCAGAACAGGGGTAATTGCACAAGATAAGCAGTAAGATAGTTTAGGTAATTAGAAACATGATGTTATTAAGTTTAATTCTCTTTTTAGGGGGTATCCTTTGGGGGGTCGCAAACTCCATAACCTCTGAAAAGTTGAAAGAAGAGGTTAAGAAGAGTCGTTTCCTCGTAATTGGAGTAGGTGTGGTCTATGTTTTAGTAGTCCTTGCAGTAACGTTAGGAGGTAAACGATAATGGATTGGAGAAATTCAAATGACGACTTAACAAGGCAGTCAGATGCTCGTAGAGAGCGAGAAAATCAACGATTTGAAAATGGTATTTCAGGAGACCGAGGCGGTTTTGGTGGTATGCGCCAAGGTCCTGGTGGCGACCCTTTAGCTCGCATGAGAGGGGTACAACCTGATCCGTTTGCAAATAGAGTAGGTGGTGGGATGCCTCAAAGACCACCTTTTGGTCAACCACAAGGTTTTCCACAACAAAATCAACCTTCACAACATTTGAGTCAACATGAAGATTGGATGGATAAGATTTTCAAGGTTGTTACAGGTTTATGGAAACACTTGTCTTCTTATGTGTGGCCTGTATTATCTGAGTCAGATGATATGTTTAAGAGCGACTACAAGCTTAGAAAAGGGTTAACTGCTGCGCTTTTATATTATGGAGTAGTAGGTGGGTTCTCTTTCTTATTTGGTTTATTTACAAGATTTACAACTGCACCCGGTATCTTCATTTCGCTTGTGGGTGGTGGTGTAAGCGGTGGTTTATTCTTGTATAAGAACTCTCAGAACAAGGAGTGGGGGTTGATAGATGATACACCTAAAGAACCTGCACCACAAACTCCTCAACCTTCAGAATTTGGCGCTCCAAGAGACCTTATGGATGATGGGTTTGGGTCTCCTAATATGGCACCTAGTTCCGACCCTATGAGTGGTTTCGGACAACCTCCAAGAAGAGAAGTTCCAAATGAGTTTAGAAACTTTGGTTCAAATGGTGGTTGGGATGATGAAGAAGAGGACGAACCTCCATTTCCCAAAAGACAGGGTTTTGAGCCTATGACAAGACCAAAAGCGACTAGTTTTGATGAGATAGAAGATGAGGAAGAGGATTTCAAATCCCAACTCAAGGGTATCCCCTCAAAAGGAGCAAGCGCCAAGGACATTTGGGGGAGCATAGATGACGAGTCTGAGGACTTAGAAGAAGACTCGGAAGAAACAGAAGACTCTTCGTCTAGTTCAAGGGAAGAATTAGAACACCCTAAATTAGAAGAAGTATCTGAAAGTGCCTTTACCTCTGATTTAGCAGGGGGTTTAGTAGAGCCAGAGTTGGTAACAAGAAGTCTTTTGTTAGATAAATACTTGTCTGTCTTAGATGGTTCTAGCTTGAAACCTGACTGGTCACGTACTGTTTCAAAAGACAGTATGGAATTTAAGCAGTTGGAGACTTTCTTACGTGACGCTCAAACAGGTGGTGTCAAAGGTTTATCTGAGATGGATTGGGTTAATGTTGAGTCTATAACAGAACGAGTGTCTGTATTTGAAATTATCACAGACCGTCCAGAGAAGTTAAAAGGGAAAGAAACACTCTTTGCAAAAGAGATTACTGAGTTGTTGAAAGACCAAATGAAAGATTACTTTGGTGAGAATGTAACTACGACTGCGGTTGGTAAAGGTAGTCGCATTGCAATTACTATCTTTAAACAGACAGGTACATCCTTCATGTTGAGAGACTTGATTGCTTCAAGCAAAGATTTCTTCTTAGATACTAAGAATGAACTCCCAGTAGTATTTGGTGCTGATGAGTATGGAGAGCCTATTCTTCTTGACTTGGCAAAACACACAGGAACAATTATTGCAGGGATGGCTCGAACAGGGAAATCCGTTCTCGCTACCGGTATTGTTAATCAGATGATGGCTTTAAACTCTCCACGCAAGGTTCAAGTAGTTGCAGGAGATATGAAGAACAAGGATTCGGATTGGTATCAAATTACCTTACCTCATTTGCGTAAATTTGCAACAGGTACAAAAGCTATTATGGACTTACTTGATTGGGTGGTTTCTGAGGAAGCTCCTAGAAGAAAGAGATTGATTGGGAATCAGTTGAAAATTCAGAACTACAATGCGAATTGTTCTGATGAGTCTGAGCAATTACCTTACTTGTTTGTGGTTTTAGATGAGATTATTTCCTTTGCTGAGAAATTGGATAAAGATGAGAAAGTCACATACAAAGCTTATTTGAGTGAGATTTTAACTGCTTTTCCAAATGTCGGTATCTTCTTGATTTTCGTACCTCACCAACTACACAATGATTACTTCCCTAAAACTGCTTCTCGTATGGTAGGGAATAGATTTGCAGTTAAAGCAGGTCAACCAATTCAGAAAACAATTTGGGAGGATTCATACAGACAAATTGACTTCCCAACTACTAACACAGGTGACTTTGCTTACACTCTTGCTGGTTCTGATGAACCGAAGTTCGGTCACGCTCCTTTGATTATGAGCATGAACGGAGGGAAAGAGCGTTTGGATAAATTGTATGAAACTCAACGTAAGATGTGGACGAAGCTATACCCAGAAGAAGCTGCTACCTCTGCTTATGTAACTCGTTTAAAAAATGAGCAAGCAAGTCAAACTTTAGGTAAGCTTGGTATTTCTGTTTCCGACACGGACTTTGCAGAAGAAGACTCTTTACGTTTCCCTAAGTCTAACCCAAGTAGTATAGACTTTATTCAAGACATTTAAAGGCATAGAGCAGAAGAATAGGAGTTGTACAAGAATATGGAAATTACATATCCAATTAGTAGTTCTAGGTTTCTGCTTGCAATGCAAGTATACGCTAGAAAAATGGCTTCTTATGAGACTTATGAAGAGGTTAAAAAGAGAGAATTTGAAAGAATTTCTCTCTTCCGTCCTCTTCCTACAGTTTCAAGAGAAAGCATTAAGACAGAGGTTGTAGAAGAAAGCCCTCGGTATCTTATCGACACCGAAGGTTTCGAAGATGAGACTGTTGAGTTAGAGTCTTTGTTTGAGGGGTTTGATTCTATTCAAGACTCAGACTGGTTGACTTCTATGAAGAGTAAAGAAGAAGTAGAGAATAGAGACGAGGAAGAAGAGCAAGACCCATTACAAGGAGTTTCCTTTGCAAGTTTGGGGTTGAGTAGTAGTTCTAGTGATGATGAACAAGAGTTAGAGTTGCGAGAGTTTGAAGTAGACCCTTCAGAAGAGGATGAGTTTTCTGACCCATTCTCAAACTCTCCTAAATCGTCTCTAAACAATTTCGGCTTAGAGGTAGGTAAATTATCGACTTCAGAAGAAAAATCAAATCTGAGCCAATCTGAGACTTCTGAGAGCAATTTAGAGAGTGAACCAACTAGAGTAGAGTTCAAAGAGGAAATTTTCCGTTCAGATTATGTAGGTAAGCGAGAGCCTTGGACTTATGTAGCGAAAGAAAAAGAGGTTGTAAAACCTCATCAACCTCAACTTAGGGTATCCGCACCTGAAGTTGCACCTCGTCAAGTTCAAGAGCCTCAATCTGCTCCTCGTCCTAAGATTGTTTCTAGTCCACAATCTAAACCAGCAGTTAAACCTCAGTCAGTTATGCAGAGACCTCAAATTCAACCACAGACTCAAGTTCAAACGAATGATAAAACCGTTCGCATGGTAAATGAGGACTTTGTGTCTTACTGTCGTAGAAACTTGAGAGTACAAGAGCAAGTAGCATTAGGTTATTTCTCTCCAAGTGAGATTGAGTCTGCAGTAAGGCAAGGTAAGGTCTTGCGTAAAGGTGGAGTTCTCATCTTTGCACACTCGTAGTTAGAAAGGTTTTCAAGAGTTGTGAAATTAGTAGAAAACATTCGCTTTGTGAAAGTCAATGCAGAAGGTATTCCAAACGGAATTTGCGGAATTTGTTCTGCTTTGGTAGGTGGTTGGCTTGTGGTTCACGGAATTAAAGTGAAACGACAAGGTTCACAATATAAGGTTTTGTTCCCAGAGCGTAAATTGTACGCAGAGGTTTATAAACCGGTTGTAACTGCTTTAAACCCAGAGTTTAAAAAAGAAGTAGACGCGCTTATTTTAAGTGAGTTTTACAAAGCATTAGAAAACAAGTAAAAGTTAAGGGTAATCCCTTGACTTTTTTCTTTGAGTTTGCTAAAATTAGATATAAAAACAGTAAGAAAGGTGAAAATTTGTGGCAGTAACCGAAGTCTCATTTTACAATGGTGGTTTTATTGATAAATCAGCTCCTATACAACGCTACAAGTTGTTAGATAGCATTCTTCAAAAAGCCAATGAGGATAAAGATCAAGTAGGTTTTCCGGAGTTAGCAGATAGTTTATTAGATTTAACACCTGAACAAGTAGAACAAGTCATTGCTACAAAATCGTCTTTAAAAGAAGGTGTAGCAAAAGGTTCCCTTCGGTGGTATCAAACCTATGGAGTCCATTTTATTTTAGCTGCACGCTCGGCTCTTATTATGGATAGCGTAGGGTTAGGGAAAACCGCTACGGTTGCTTCGGTTATTAACCATGTAGGAGCTTTGAAGCAACGGACAAAGGGAAGACCTTTGCGTTATTTGTTCTTAACAGAGGTTGGTTTGGTTGCACAAGCTCGAAAAGAGTTAATTCGTTTTACTGGGAATTATGTAGCAACAACCACAGGAGACTCCAGCCAAGTGAGTAGCTTTATCAAGGAGCAGAAAGAGTTAGACTCCCCAAGTGGTGTTGTTGCCTCTTATTCAGCGGTATCCTCAAGTCACGATTTCATGTTGTGGCTTGCAAACACTGTAAAATTACACGGTAAATTTGACTATTTCTTTATCGATGAAGGTTCGGTGTTGGGTTCTACTAAGTCTGATATTTATAAGGCTTGTAAGACAGTACGTACAAAGTTCGCAAACCATGTAGTTGTCATGAACGCTACGCCGTTTGAGAAGTCTATTGAGGGGATGTATAATCAGTTAAATTTCCTCTTTCCAGACTCCATGCCTTTAAAGACCAAGTTTGAAGAGTTGTTTGTGAAAAAATCTTTCCAAACTCACCAAATTTTAGGTTACAAAAACCCAGAGTTGTTTAAATTGTGTACTCGATTTATGGCTTTCGGAACGGCTCGTCAAGAGCTTGGGGTATCTGTTAAAAACTCCACATGTGAATTGGTTTTATACAAGCCTTCACAGTACCAAAACAAACTGTTTAGTAAAACTAGACATAAGCGTTATGTTTGGGACGAACCTTCTTGGTTTGACCCTGACTTAGACATTACACCAGAAGTCTTACCGAAGTTGCAAGTGATTGAAGATTTATTTAAGTACCGTATCGGTCAAGATAAAGCCTTGATTTATGTACATTCGGTTGAATCTCAGAGCATCTTGGTTCGCTTTTTAGAGGGGTTAGGGATAAAGGCTCTTACCATAAATGGTGAGGATAATACTCCTAAGAAGAAAGATGCAAAATTAGACAAATTTCATAAAGAAGGTTATAGAGTTATTGTAACCAACTTGAAGAAAGGTTTGAACTTAGGTTTCATGAATCATTTGGTGTTCTATTCTTTCACAGGAAACTCAGGGATTACGAATCAGATTGAAGGTCGTATTGTTCGTAGCCAAGATATTCATGATAAGCATATTTACATAGTTTTAGCTAGAAGAGAAGAGTATAAAGTCTTAGAAGAAGCTTGTGTGAGTACGAAAGATAGATTAGCTCATACCAAACATGAAGTGAGTTTGTTGAACAACTTCTTTTTAGACCCAGACATAGTAAATACTGTGGTGGAAGTTACTAAGCAAGAAATTTCAGAGGGTGCAAGCTCCTCTATTGTAGCGGTATCCTACTCAAACCAAGATATGAGTGGGGTTGTGTCCTACCCTAAATGGTCAAATGATTTAGAAGAAATGAAAGAAGGTTTAACTTTAAATTAACAAGAGGTAGTAACATGAAAAGATTTCAACCAGTAAATTACAACGAAGACAAAGATTCCCTCTTTGTGTATGTAGCTCCAAAACCGCAAGAAACAGAAGACCAAATGGTTCTTTATACTTCAGTGAACAACAATTACAAATACGCTTGTTTTTGGTCTAACAACTGGCGTAAAGTACATAGGTATCCACTTCTGCGGAAGAAAACTAAAAAGCTTGCATTTTATGTAAAACCGGAGCTACAGTCAGTTGAAAGCACGAAGAATATTCGTTCAGCAGTAGCAGAAGTAGATGAGATTTTAAATGAAATAGGTTACTTTAAATGAGATTAGGTGACTTTTTAACTTTATCAGATTTAGGTTTAGACGGTGAGTCTAAGGTTGAATTTTACGATATGGGGAATTTCAAAGAAGACATTCTAGCGAACAAGTTCTCCAACTTATACATGATAGGTAGCGAAGTTGAGGATAAAACTCACGCACCTTATGGATTGTTAGTTGATGGTTCTAGTTTAGTTGTTTTCTTTCAATAAAATTGAATCGAAGAAGAAGTTTATAAGGAGAGGGTGTAAATTGAAATCTTATTTGTACTTGTCAGATATTCACGCAAATTTTGAGGTATTAAAACAGTTAGAAACTTTACCAGAGTTCGTGGATGAGAACTGTGAAATTCGCTTTGGTGGTGACTATATTGACGGTTTCGATTTAAAACCAAATGCTACACTAGATACTTTGCACTTTGTAAAGAACTTGTGTGATAGTGGAAAAGCAAAAGCGATTGTAGGAAACCATGATGTTTTTCTGTTAGATAGTGCTTTTCGTCCATTTGCTACAAATTGGTGGCACATGAACGGTCGAGAAGAAACACTCGCTAATTTGGGTATCCCTTTTGCCTCGGAAAGCGATTTAAGAGAGCAGTTGCTCTTTCACTTGTATGATGAATTGGTTTGGTTGCGTTCTCTTCCGTATTACTTAGAGGACGGTAAGAACATTTTAGTACACGCAGGGTTTGAGTTAGACTTACCTTTGGATAAGCAAGACACTGAAGGGATGGTCTGGACTCGCGAGTTTTATATTGACTCTTTGAACCATTTAACTGATGTGGACTTGCACTCAGACTTCAAAGGAAAAACCATTATTTCAGGGCACACTCCAACTTGTACAATGGAGAGTTATGAACACCCAACTAACCCTTGTCAAATTTTAAAAGACAGTTTGGAGCTAGATGAAACTCCTTTAGTTACTCGTTACTTCATTGACGGTGGTTCCAAGTCAGGTTCTGAGTTTTCACGCATTAACTTGTTGAAGTTGGACTCTGAAGGTAATGAACTTTGGCAAGGTTATTTAGATGAAACAGGTTTCCACAAATACTCAGATGAAGGTACAGAAACATGAACAAGCAACTAGTATATTTAGGTTTTGATGAGTGTGGTAATTGGATTGGCATGGACTCCGAAACTTTAACGAATTTCGCAGACTCCTTTATTGATAGAGAAAATTTTGTAAGTGAAGAAGCGATTGTTTCAGCTAGTTCCGTTATGACTCTTGCGCTCATTTGGTATGGGTATCCCCAATCTTGGGTTTATTCGGATTTCAAAGTAGTCTTCGAAGGTCTACTAAGACGATACAACCAAGATTTGTAAAAGCAGAAAGTTAGTTTAGATGATGATTAAAACACCAATGATTTTATCCGACTTAGAAAAGTTGGTAACAGATTATACAAATAAAGACCATAGCTCCCAAAGTTTCAATTTCAAGTCTAGTGAGTTTGATTACGAATGGGAAGTCAGCAAACTTAACTGGTACTTCTACTTTGATAGAGAAGACGCAAGCCTTTTTGCAGCGGACTTCCAAACGGTTCGAGACTATGCTTACTTCCGTATTGAATTTCCTATCTATCTCTATCATGATAGTGAATTTTGTTCAGAAGACTCAGATGTTTTCAAAGATGTGGATTTAGATTTCTCTTTCCGCAACGGTTGGCTTAAGATTACTACAATTATAACTGAGGAAACAGACTTACACCATGTTTTTGATGTGTTGTTTTCGGTTTTGAAGGACTATAATTAAACGGAGATTATGATATGAAACTATGTAAATCAACCGAGTGTTCAGACGGTTTAGTCTTTGACACAGTTGTGAATAAATTAGTTCCTTGTCCTTTGTGTGAGGAACTAAGAACAAAACAGGTAGTAGAAGGAGTGCAAGCCCAAGAAGGAACAACTCAAGGTTTATCTGAGAAGTTAGGTCTTCGTAGGGTATTCTCTCGTTTGTTCGTAGACTTGCGGCAAGTATTAGGAGATTTAACTGCTGAGAGTTTAGATACAGAACAGTTCAACTCTATTGAAGATTCTATTGGAGCTTTAGTTGGTTCTTTGTCGGTGGGGAAAAAGCCAAAGACTTCTGTATTGTTTTACTTAGGAGTCCGAGCGGATATTGAAATGTTAGCTTTTTGGTTACTTGGTTCTGCTTATAAAGCAGGATTGAGTGTTCATCCTTTCATTACACCTTTTCGACTACAGGGTATCAAACAGAAGCGCGAAGACTACGAAAATCTCATGTTGAGTGAAGTAGTTGTTATTGCTTATAGCCCGTCTATGCGAGAGGATGGTTATTTGGTAGAGGACTTTGTAAGACAGCGTGCTTTTGAAGGAAAGTCTACTTATGTGATTTTAACGGATGGTTCTCAGATTAACAATGTCTTACAGCGACTAGGTTCTGAGGATAGTTACTCTCCTCGCCAATACTTGTATATCGGTATCCCTCGTCAAAATAGCACCGATGAAGAAAGAGTAGCTAGAACAAATCGAGTAATTCGCAACTCCAATAAGGTGCTAGGTCTAAATATGTCTGAGGTTGAATTAGAAGATGTAGCTCCTCAGAAAACAAAAGGGAGAGCTAAAAGTACACAGTCGAAAAGACCTGCAGCAACATCAAGTTCTGCAGAAGCAGATTTATATAACTTATAATTTGTAGGTAGGTAAGAAAAATTGAAAATCATTAGAAGTAACCAAGCAGAAGTCCAAACGGAACAAGGATTTGTAACTACTTTATTAGCAAAAATTGAGTTTGATTCAACAGACTTAACAGAGCGTCTGGTTGAACACCCTAATTTGTATGGTACGGAAGAATTTGTAAAAGTCGTAGTCACTACAGATGTTTCAGAAGGTTCTGTAGGTTCAACTCTTACAATTATTCGTAAGTAGAAAGACTCAGAGGGTGTTGAGCGTGCGCAGCATTATACTTATCCAGTTTTTGTTGAGCGTGCGCAGCATTATACTTATCCAGTTTTTGTTGATGATACAGGTGCTATTCATGCCAACCAAGAACTGTGTTTGGAAGACAAGGCTTTGGTTCTCTTTGTTCCATTCATGTCTGAATGGTTGATAGAGTTGGTAGCGTTAGCTAAAGAAAACCTAGCTAAGTCTTTATCTGAAAGCACTTCTTTATCTGAGTCAGAGTCTATTTCAAATTCCCTCTCGGTATCCCACTCAGAGAGTCTTTCTCAGTCAATTAGTGAGTCTCTATCTGCGGTAGATAGTCAGTCTACTTCGTTCTCTACAATGACTTCAAACTCTTTAGTGGATTATAGTAACCAACTAGAGCAGTCTTTATCAACACACCAAGCAAGTGTTTCGACTTCTGTTTCAGAGTCGTTGTCTGTTTTAGAGAGTGAAGCTTACCATAGCACCTCGGTATCCTTGAGTGAACTTGCAGACCAAGAATTGTATAGTCATTCGGAAAGTCTGAGTGCAGTAAGTAGTTTGGTAGACTCTCAGTACCAAAGCATTGAAAGTTTGGCTTTAAAACTTGAACCTATTCGCTTGTCTTATGACCTCGGAGAGTTAGACACAGGAGACCTTGTAGAAGGTTTAGGTCAAGATGTTGACCTTGAAGATTTGCAAGATGAGATTACAGATGTAATTGAGTCAGGTGGTACTAGCTTAGATTATACCAGTGAAGCAACTGAGGTTCTAACTGAGATTACCTTTGAGCGCTCACAAGATTGGTCGAATGAGGTTGTACCTACTTCAACTGCGGTATCCCCGCAACCCCAAGAAAAACCTAAAAACGTGGGTTCTTTAAACGATTGTTTTCTCGTAAAGATAAACAATACGAAGAATTAGTAAAATCAGTCGTTCAAGACCAATTAACGGCTGCACAAAGGAAAGCTGATAGCATTTCCGTAGATGAAGTTCACTTAGCAAACGGTTCGATTAAGATAGACCTACCCAACAAATAAGTAGATAGAATAAGGATAAGTGCAAGTTGTTATGATACTTTTTCAACTTGCTCTCTTGTTGTTATAGCCACATAAGTAAATAACCTTTAATAAAACCAATGCAATTATTTTAATAAAAATAGTTGCATTTCTTGTTTTATTGTGTTATACTTTACTTAAATTAAACTAGAAAGGTGATGACAACATAAAAGCCAAAGAAGTTTTACAAATCTTAAGAGTTACACGTCCAACTCTAACGAAGTATGTTAAAGAAGGTTTAATTAAGGTTAATGTAAAAGCTAATGGTCAGTACGATTATGACCCGGATAGCGTGTATAAAGTCTTAAACAAAGATATTGAGCGTAAAACTTATATTTATGCAAGGGTTTCTACTGCAAAGCAGAAGAAGGCTTTAAAGAACCAAGTACACCTATTGAAGACTTTCTGTTTCCAAAACGGTTATGTTTTAAATGGTGTCTACCAAGATATAGCAAGCGGTATCAGTTTTGAAAAACGAACTCAGTTCTTTGAATTGTTAGATGAAGTTTTAGTAGGGAAAGTCAAACGAGTCATTGTTACTTACAAAGATCGTTTAACTAGAATAGGTTTTGATTTCTTCTCTTACTTATTTGCTAAACACGGATGTGAACTCATTGTTATGAGTGAATTAGGTTCTACAGAATTGGATAGTGAAGAAGTCTTTGATGATGTAGTTCATTTACTAGATAGTTACTCGCTGAACGTAAATAAGAAAAACATAAACAAAACACTTAAGGAGTTACTTAAAGATGGCAGTCATTCAACAAGTTGAAAACCATGTGATTAAAAAGAGTCATCCTTACTACAATATGTTTTGTGAGTACACACATTTAGCGAAGAACTTATACAATCATGCAAATTACTTGGTTCGTAAAGAGTTTGTAGAAAACGGCAAATGGTTGCGGTATCAGGATTTGGATAAATTCTTGAGAGCAGATTTAGATTACCCAGATTATACCAATATGCCTTCAGCCCAATCTGCACAACAAACCTTGCGCTTATTGGATACTAATTGGAAGTCTTTCTTCAAGTCTATTAAAGACTGGTCTAAAAACAAAGATAAGTATTTAGGAAAACCAAAGTTACCAAAGTACAAACCAAAAGATGGGAAAATGGTCTTAATTGTCACAAACCAACAAATTAAACAAAAAGAAGATTTATACCATTTCCCTAAGTCTTTTCAAGGTTTCACTATAAAACCGCGTTGTGTAACTTTACCTAACTTTGAGAAACTGAACCAAGTTAGAATTGTTCCTCAAAACCAAGTCTTTTGTGTTGAGATTGTGTATAGTGTTTTTATTGCAGATACTTTGTTACAAGATAATGGTCGTTATATGAGTATAGATTTAGGTTTAGATAACTTAGCAACTGTTGTTACAAATACAGGTTTACAACCTATTCTTGTCAATGGTAAAGGTCTAAAATCAGATAATCAATACTACAATAAGAAAAAAGCTCATTATCAAAGTATTGCAAAATAGATGAATAATCAACATTACACAAATCGTCTGTATAGATTGACTCAAAAGCGTAATTTAAAAGTAGAAGATTACTTACATAAGACAAGTCGCTACATTGTTGATTTCGCTCTTAAACACCAAATTAACACTATTGTTATTGGAAATAACAAAGATTGGAAGCGATCTAGTTCTTTAGGTAAAGTAACTAATCAAGCATTTGTTTCGATTTCACATCAAAAGCTAATTGTTAAGATTTGTTACAAAGCAAAACTTAGCGGTATTCACGTTATTTTGACGGAAGAATCTTATACAAGTGGAACTAGTTTTTTAGATAATGAGTTACCAGAGAAAGCTTATTACAACAAGAAAAGACGTGTTAAACGTGGTTTGTTTGTAAGTAATAAAGGTATTAAGATCAATGCAGATGTCAACGCTGCATATCAAATAATGAAAAAAGTATTCCCTAATGTATTTGCAGATGGGATAGAGGGTGTAGTGTTACATCCAGTTAGAGTAGGTATTGTTTAACATTACTGACTAACGAACTTTTTATTAAAGAAAAGGTATAATCTCGTAGGTTATTTAATAGAAAAATAACATTGATTTATACTCTATTTTGTGGTATAATAAAGAAAACATTGATTTTTAGGAGTTAGAAGAAAATGAAAATTACACTTACAAGTGAAGTAGTTAACAAATATGCACCTTATGTACGAATTTCCACAACTAAAGCTAATCCTAACACTGGGTCTATTCGTGTTAGTAATTCAGGTGCTCGTTGGAGTTTATCTAGTACAGATTTTGCTCAGTTATTTAAAGTTTCCATTTTTATGATGGCTTACTCTGCTGAGACTGTTGATAGTATTCGTAAAGAATATGATTTGCGTAAAGACGTGGAGTTTGAAGTTCCGGGTATTTCTCCGATTGAAGTAATTCAACTGTCTGAATCTGCAGTAAATCGTGAGGTTCCTAAAGGTGGTCGTCCAAAACCTCAATTTGCAAACCTAGGTGGAGAGTTGATTATTTATGGAACTCAACCTCGTAAGGTAACGAAAGGCTCTCAACCAGTTCAAGAAGTTGAAGAGAAAGTAGAGGTTTCAGACGATTCGTCTGTTCGATTTCACAACGCAGGAGAGACTGTTTTATCAAACGATTTGGAAAAAGAGTTAGAAAATCTTAAAACTGAATATAAAAGAGTTGAAGATTCTCTGAAACAAGCAGAGGAGCGTATCCAAACTTTTGAGCAAAAAGAAAAAGAGTTTGCTTTAGATAAGATTCAGTGGGAGTCTGAAAAATCTAATATGGAAGATGAAAAGAAAGCTACTTCTGAATATATCAATACCTTAGAGAAAGAACACGCAGAGCGAATTGAGGAGGTTCGTACTGAAGTGCGTTCTAAACAAGCTCAAATTCTTCAGTTGAGTCAAGAACAAGACAATCTTAAAGTAGAATTAGAAGAAGCTCAAGCTACTTTAACTAGGTTAAAAGACGAGAAAAAGAAGAACTTTGTTAAACGTTTCTTCTCAGGTTTGAAAAAGCTTTTTGGACGAAAATAAAAGGTAGATTAGAATGGTTTCAGTTGTAGAATTAGTGTTGGTTAGTGGTCAGAGGGTTGACTTGCAAGCAGGAGACCAAATTACGATTGGTGAAGTTGGAGAAGAGTACAAAGGTCGTTGGTGTTGTCTATCAAAGACCTCAAATAGCTCCGATATTCGTAGATTTCTAACAGGCGCACCTGATGAAGCGTTGGTTAGTGTAGGTCGTAATAGGGTATCGTTTCAGCGTTCTGAGATTTTCTCGATTAAAGATGTCAACTCTAAATTCGATGAAAAATAACAAATAGATTAAAGGTTGATAAGGTGGGTTGAAATATGGTACATCCCTATTACACAGAAAAGATACTTCCCTTTTTGGAACACAATAAGGTTATGAATATGTTAGTCAAAACTCCCTTTATTGGTACGGGGTTTGAACTGAAAGAACTCGCTAAAACGTTGAGAGCAGATGAAGAATTGCGTTATATTACTGCTTGTAAAAGTGGTGAAGCACGTGTTTTAGTTTGTGTGACAAACTTGCGTTTGCATATTTTGGATAAAGGGTTGGTCTTGAATAAATACCAACTAACAGTAAACCTACCTCAGATTGCAAGTGTGCAAAGAGGTAGGGGTATCTTCTTTGGTTCGGTGGTTATTTCTGTTATGGGATTTGATGATAACATTTATCTCACTGACTTTTGGGGTAAAGACACAGAGAATTTTCAACGTATTTTGCAAGACGCCATAACCGATTATGGTTTGGGTCGTAGTTCCTTAACTCAACCCAACTATTATCAACCACAACAATCTTATTATCCGCAAGAACCTTATTATCAACAAACAGAAAGAAGATTTCAACAACCTATGTATGAATCCAATAATCCCGCTTACAACTATTTGACAGGAGAGCCTTTCACAGAAGCAGAACTTTTGGAGATGGGTCTCGACCGTTTCGGTAAACCTTTGGAAAAGAAACAAGCGCCTAGTCAACTACAAGTGCAACCTAGTCGCACGGTTTCAAAACCCCAACAACCAACTCAACCAAGGGTATCGCAAAATCAAAGACCACCTTTGCAACCTAGAGTGCCAAGACCTCCCAAAGATGTTTCAGATATGACAACACAAGAGAAGTTTGATGCTCTTGAACGTGGTGGGTGGTTTTAAGTTATTGATTTAAACTGTAAATGGAATAATATTAGAGAGGAGATTTGCTTTTAGTGTTTGAAGATAAAGAGCTTTGGGAGTTGATGTCTGAAGCAGAAGGGACGGAGTCCGCTTATGTGTCGGACATTACACCTTCTGAGATTTCAGATAAAAGCCCAGAGGTTCAACTTGAGTATTATGAAAACCAAGTGATGGGGTATCTTCTTAGAGACTTCGACTCTCTAAGAGGTCAGATGGGTCGTCTGCAAAATGACTATTTCCGCAATGAGAACTATGTGCTTTACTCTATGTTGAAGAAAGTACAGATGGAAAGAGGGTTGTTGCTTGATTTAGACTATTTGAAAGTTTACTTGCAAGCAAACGCTTCTGAGATTGCGCAGGACACTGATCGTATTCAATTTGAGTCTTATGTAAGTGAGGGTTCAACTGCGATTGAAGGTTTGTTGGTTTCAGTAGTAGAGGTTTACCAAAAATACCGTAACCCTTCATTTTTGAAAGAGCCAACCTTTGAAGATGCCTTAACTCGCTTTAAATTGGTTTATGCTAAATTAGCCTTTAATGACTCTTTGCAACAAGCTTCGATTGCCTTAACGAATCCCATTCGGTCTCAGCGTAAATCCTTCTTCGGTATCGAAGGTGCGCTTGATTTTCTTTCACAGAAAGTAAATAGTATTAAGGCTTCATTAGGTAAAGAAAACTCTTATCAACTTGTCTGTGCTTCTGATATTGACTTTGAGGAAGAAGAGTCTAACAAGCCTACTTTGTTGTCTAATTTGCAACATTTACCGACTTTGAGTGCTACGATTGGTGGGATTTATACCAACACCTTTGCGGTCTTTGCAGCCCCAGAGAAGGGTATGAAGTCAAAATTTGCAGTTCGCTTGTCTCATGAAATTCTCCTAAACGGTTTTGGTATTTGTTTTTGGGGGAAAGAGGGGGGTTCAGGTAAAGTAATGGCTGAACTCCGTGCAACTCACTTTGACTATTACTACAATGTACAAAGAGGTCAAAACTACGAAAAGATTGCAGGTATCGACATTCAGCGTGGTACTTTAGATAGTTCTGTTGCTGAGCTAGAAAAAATTTCTCGTATGGACTTGGTAAGTAACCCAAATTATGGTAAAATATATTTACCAGATTATCCGTTTGAGTTGGAATCGGTTGAAACCGTCCTCCGAGTTGCAGCAGAGGAAAAAGAGTGTAAGTTTGTTGTCATTGACTACGCACAAGCGATGGATAGCAGTCAGTACCCAGATAAGAAAACCATGTTAGAGAAGTTGTCTATACGTTTAGAGACTTTGAAAGGGTTATTAGATATTTGTGTTTGGTTACCTTCTCAGTTGGCTACTGACGTTATTCAAGATTTAGGTAAGGGTATCCACCGTGAGTTGCGAAACGTTACGGCTGACTCAAAAGAGTTGACAAAATCAGCAGACTTAAACTTGATGTTGTATACAAATGACGCTATGTCTGCAAAGAACATAGCTAAAATGTACTTACTTCCCTCACGTTTAGCAGGAGAGATGGCTCCGCTTTCGGTCTTTACGGATAAGGTTGCAAATAATGTGATAGAAATGAAAGACCAAGTGATAGAAATGCGGAACGGTGAAGCTGTCGTCTTGGATGTTGGAGATATCAATGTCTAAATTTGAAATTTGTGTGAGTGTAGGAGATTTAGCGAAGTTCTTTAGGGTATCCGAAGACTACGTTCGCTCCCAAGCTCAATTTGAAGTAATAAAAGTAAACGGTGGACTAGAGGTTATTTCTAAGGACACCTATCCTCGTTTAAGTAAGGTGTTGTATTCACAAGCACCTTCTTTGTGTGTTTATACTTTAGAGAAAGTAGTAGAGCAGTTAAAAGAGGTTTATGACAAAAAAGAATTTATTGATAAGTTTTTAGAGTCTGAACCTAAGTCGATTGTAAAAGACTTGTTTACAAATACGCCTTATTATTGGTCAGATAGTTTAACGGATGAATATTTTCAGTTTGTTCAAGACTTGCAAAGTCAGTTAGACTATTCCTTGGAAAGAGTAGCTAGTAAGTTAGAGTTGAGTCCAAGTCAACTCTACTCTTTGGTACGGTATTTAGAGTTGCGATTAACGAACATTGTAGGTGCTAAGTCTAAGAAAAAGGTTTACATTTTACCAAGTGTGACTTATTCTACTGTTTGTGCCTTTTTAACTCAACATACCTTAGTGAATTTGACTTTGACTGAGCGTAGCCGACTCTTCTCAATGGGTATCTCTCCTTTGCAGGTCAAAGGTGTTGGTACGTTCGTAGAAACATCGGTACTGAACTACTTGAGAGGAACAAAATCAAGTGATAGTTTTGAGATAAATGGTTCTTATTATGTTTCCTATAACTCATTCTTAGCTAAGTTTGGTTTACAACCTAATGAGGTCTCTAGTGCCTTGAAGTCCGCTTTAGTCGGTAAAGAAACAGGCACAGAAGAATTTATACTTTATGACTTTGTTCGTCATTTAGATAAAGTGATGAATTTAGGCTCAATTTCAGATGCTCGATTAGGTGCTTTGATTTGCCTTGGTTTGTTGGAGAAAAAAGACCTTGAAGGTGTTCTTTCGGTGTCTGAGTTCCGCCAATTCTATAACCAAGTCTTTGCTTTAAAGGTCTTTCCTTTGAATAAAGCAAGCTATAAGTATGTAGCCGAGGGTTCAAAAACTGAAGTCTTTCAAAAGTTGCAATTACCTTTCTACTCTAAGGAGTTGTTGGTTTCTGTGTTGAAAGATACCTTGAGAGGTCTTCCCTTGGATCAAACCTATAGAGGTTATTTCAACGTTTACCGTATGGTAGAGTTCTTGAAAGTAGCCAATAACACTTATGAACTTCCTATATTCATTACCAACATAGATGGTGTTCCAAGCGTAGCGATGAATAAGAAGAGTTGGAACTCTTTGATTTCGGTATCCTCAAATATCTTGCTGGCTCCAAGTGACGGAGTTTCAGAAGAGTTATTAAGTGCTTATAACACATGGGAAATTTTAGAATTTGAAAAAGTAAGGGAAGGAGTTGAAAAGATATTAAATGGCTAGTAAACAGTTTACAAAAGAAATATTAGACCAATTTGTAGAAGATTTCTACGACCTCTTTATGGAAGGTGTCTTGGAGTTTACTAACAAGTACACTATTCTGTATAAAGAGGAACTAGATAGTAGTGAAGCTCGGTCAGTTGTTGATTTAGGTTTAGCTTACGATTGGCTTTGGGTCGCTGATATTGAGGGTACTCCTTTGGTTTACATTGAGGTTGTAGATTTAGTGGTGCAAGAACACTTATTACAACATTATACAAAGCAATTAGGGTATCAAGGTGCGCAAGCACTCGTCACAATCAAAGAATTGAAAGACTTATACTTGGCAGAAGTAGTTCGATTCCTGAATTACTTACCAAGTTTAATTGGAGAGCAGAATGACTTAAAGCCTTTTGCAGTAGCAAGTTTGGTAGATGAAAAACATTTGCGCTTAGATAATCGATTAGTTCCAATTTTCCACTTGTCTTTAACTGAGTTGTTTAAGTTGCTAGAAAGTGTCCAACTTCGACCCTATGGATTTTGGGATGGTCAAGAACACCATAAATTTAAAGAACCTAAAGGATATTTTGATACACCACTTAAGGGTATCCGAGTTGATGAGCTTGTTTCGGCAGTCTTTATTCGAGGGGTTTTTCCAAAAAGAAAGTCGGTGCATGATTGATGCAGTTTGATTTTTCGAGATTGAGAAAACCTTACTTGTTAGACTTGTTTGAGTTTTACTTAGGTTCACGTGAGTTGGATATTTTAGAAGGTTCGGAGCAAACTACTTTAATTGTAGGTGGATCTTTGCTTTTCATGGTAGAAGATGGTGTTGTCCACTATGTAGGCGGCGCACCTGAAGATTTATCAAAACAAATTGTAGATTTGATTTTAGTAAAACTACAGTCTGCAGTAACTTTGGAGTGTACAGTAGTTCAGAGAGACTTTCAGTTAGGTGGTGAATTATAGTGATTGGTACTTCAAGAGTTAAGAGAAGAACAGTTAAAGCTTCTTATCGTCAGTTAGAAGAACAGTTGCTTTACCATAAGAACTTTATAGGACATTATGATGTAACCATTTCAAACTATTGGGACGTTGTCGTATGCAAGCACTTACCCCGCTATTCTGATTATAGGTTTAGTGCGGGTAATAGTCGTGTCGTTTGCCCTTTCCACGAGGATTTAAAACCTTCTCTCGGTATCGTCAAAGACGGTGAAACTGGTATTGAGGTTTTCAACTGCTTTGGTTGTGGGGTAAAAGGTACAATCATTGGATTTCATAAGCTCTTTGCAGAACAATACTTAGGAGAGCGGTATCCAAACGGATTTGGCTACTTGCAGAGTTTAGCTAAACTATACGGTATTGAGTTAAGTGATACGATTGTAGAGGTTCAAGAAGAGAAGTCTAAGTTTGACTTTTCAAAAGCTCCACCTTATACAGTCTCTATTCATAGAGAAAATGTGGAAACCTTGAAAGATAAGTTCAATCGTGGTTCTCTATCCTTGCAAGGTTTGAAAGAGCAGTTGACCTTGATAACCAATAAAGTTCTTGAAGTAAAATCGTCTAAGAAAAGCACAGAAGGAGGTTCAGCTTAATGTTTACATTCGATATGGAAGACTTTGGTGGGTCTCCTTGTTTTACTTACTTAGACTACTTCAAAGAAGGGTCTGAACGCTTTGGTTTAAATAGTGTTTTGGCTTTAGACTTGTCCAAAACCTCCACGGGTATCGCCTATTGGAACGGTCAAACTTTGGAAACTTTTAACTTGAAGAGTTCCATTAAAGACTTAGACAGTCCTTACTCTGTAGGTCTTCGAATGCAAGAGTTGAAAGACTTTATCTTAGTTAAGGTTTTAAAAGGTCAAGTGGAGCTGGATATGTTGTGTGTGGAGGAAGCTTTGTTAGGAAACAATGCGAAAACCTCTTCCGTAGCTTACGCACTCAACTTCACACTTGACTACTTGTTGGCAGAGGGTGTCTTAAAAGCTAAACGGTTCTTTAGGGTATCGAACAAAACATGGAAAGCCACTCTACGTTCTGAAACAGGTGTAGCACCATTAAAGAAAGCAGTTTGGTCTAAAGACAATGCAGAAAAAGAGGAAATTCTCTTGTGTCTGCAAGAACTAGCACATCCTTGGGCAAATAAGTGGAGGGAGTTCGACTCTTTTGAAATATATTTAAAGAGTGGCTACCAAGACCAACTAGATGCAGTTGGTTTAGCAATTCATTGTGTGAAGATTTATGGGTTAGATGAAAAACCTCAAGTGTTAAGTCGAAAAACCTCAGTTAAGGTTTATACAGACAAGGAAAGAGTTGAGAAATACGCTAAATTCCCAGTAGAACATGTCAGCGGTATCCCTAAAAATCAAATTCACACGTGGGTGGACACTTGTGGGAAAGATGAAGTTGAGTCTAAGTCTTACATTTTAGAAACTCCCCACCTTGGTCGCTTTGGTGTCAAAGCTGAAGTCTTTGAAGAGTCTGATATGTATTACATTGTGGTTAATGTAGCTTTGGTTACAGTTTAAAATAAAAGCAGTTTAGGTCGTTAGAATACAGAGCGTTTCGCTAGAAAGTAGGTCTATATGGCACTTGGTTCTAAGACAGAATTGATAAGACAAGCCTTTCTCTACTTGTTTGGAGAAGGTTATGAAAACAGATTAACAAAGTTCCCAGATGATGAGGTTTTTCCTCAGACCATTAAACACTTTGATAAAGACGGACTTCATTACTTACCTTCTGAGGTTCAAGTGGTTCAAGTTTCAAATGGTCAAAGTGAAGCACAAGTAACGGTGTCTTGTGCTATGTGTCATTTGTGCGGGTCTTTGTATGGTAAGGTAGAAGATATTCACTACGTTTTGGAGTATCAACCAACACAGTCAGGTCAAGCCCTGATTCACGGTTTGAACCTTAACTCAGCAGAATTTTAGAAAGAAGTAGGTTTTTATATGGAACAACATGTGTCCAGTATTAGAGGAGAAGTTTTCAGACAACTCATTGGTGTATCTGGGGGTTGGCTTGTTCGTATTTTCCTTGTTTCAGTTATGTTTTGGCTTGCCTTTTATGTATATGAGTCTTTGGTAGATGGTACATTGAGTGGTCGTTTATCTTTGATGAAGCAGGCTCTATTCAAGGGTACAAAAGAGTTTAAAGTCAAAACAATTTCAACTGCACCTTTCTTGTATTTCCTAGTCGGCATGATTTTACTAACCGCAGGTTATACATTAGGTTATAATATTTCGAATAATTACATAAGTGGTGAGATTACCTTGATTACAACAGTTTCAAGAATTACTAATTTCTATGCTTTGACAGTCTCAGTCATTGAAATGATTTTAATGGCTTGTACGGCTTTGGTCTTCTTGTCTGCTGCAAGTTCTATTCGTAAGAACGGTCGAGAAGTTTACCAAACAAGTGCATTAGCTAAGATGAATATCAACTTATTACGTTTGTTCCGACTTTTCGGTATCATGGCAGTCATAGCACTCGGTATTGCTTCAATGTTATTTTGTTATTTGGTGATTAAATAGTAAGCTGGCAAGAGCTTGCTATTTTTCTTTTTCTAAGTTTGCTTTAGTTATTGCAAATCGGTAGGAAAAATGATAAACTAACAAAAAGTAAATGAAAGCGAGGTTGACCTTTCTTTGCAAACAAAGCTTGAAGTGTCTCCGTTTTTAGGGGTTGTGCCAAGTGCAGTTGAAATTGGTACACGATTAAAGGAGTTATTAAATAAACGAGAAGAGTTAGTCAACACTTTAGATAAAGAGTTAGCTAATGGAACTTACAGCCAACACAGAGTGGTATCCTATTATTTGCTCGAAAAAGAGTTACAGTCTTTAAGAGAGCAACTATCGTTAAGAGCAGAAGATACGCCTTTAGGTAGAGATTACTTACAATACCAAGATATGTTGAAAGCTCGCTTACCAAAAGGCGATACTTACTTGGTTGAAGAGAGTCAAAAGATGGCTCAACTTCCGTATCTAACCAAGGCAGAGCCTTTCTATGATGATTATGTGAGCTTGTTAGAGTTAGCAGCTAAAGATAATGTAGAGCTTTATGTTGAGGTTTTTCTAAGTAACAACAAAGTCTCTTTAGTGTATGAACATGGTATTTTTCAACGTGCGATTTCTTTGGAAGAGGGTAGAGAAGGTGTGGATTGTACACGCTTGGTTCTTCCTTATTTAGAGCGCAGAGGGTTGACAACATTAGTTGACTTAGCTCAAATTCCAAAAAGTGCTATTTGTGGTTACTTGTATACCTCGATTGTCGAAGAGGATTTAACTCCTAGTATGAGTTATACGAAATTGGACTTAACCTCTCAGTTGATTTCGACTATTCGTTTTTATGCTTCTGAGTATATTGAGTTTGGACTGAACTTTGCAAAACGTGATGATGAGTGCAAGTTTGTACAAGACTTAGGTTTTGACACTTTACCTTATATTCGTTATAACTTAGAAGCAGACCAAAATATTAACTCGATTGTAGAAGATTGGGTATCCTTACTCGAAGACCTCGCTGATGTTAGTGCTTTATCAACAAACTTGAGGGTAAGTGTGGCGAGTCATCACAGTCAAAAGTTTAAAGAGTTTGGTTTTGATAGTGTAGTGGTTAATCCGATTTTATGGTCTGTAAACCCTCAGAAAGCGAAGTTACAGTACATTCATTGGAAACAGACTTTAGAAGGGTTAAAACCTTTCGCAGTTGTTTCGTATTTAGATATGACGGCTCAGTTTGAGGTTGATGGTAGCGACTATTTTGGTTTCTATGACTTTGCAAACAATAAACCTAAGTTAGTAGAGAGTAGTTTAGATTTAGGGTTACACGGTAAAAACAGTGAGGATTTAGGCATTGAAATTGCAGGTCAAACTGTGTTAGAGTTACCATTAGAGAGTCCATTAGATATTCTAGTATTAGGTTTAAAACCAGAAAGTCCGATTTATTTTTGGTCGTCACCAGAGTTAGGTATAACTACAGTATGCGATTCAAATGGTCGGTCTGTAGATCAGTTATTAAGAAAGTAGGTCAGTGTGGAAAAAGATAATTTATGGGATGATTTGGATGATTTAGAGGTAGGTGTATCTCCTAGTCAAGAACAAGCTCTAGTTGGAGAAGAAGTAGTACCTTATTCAGAGGTAGGAGAAGAAGTTGTAGAGTGGTCTCCTGAGGCCTCAGAATCGCCCACAGTCGATTTAGAAGAAGTGGATGGGGAAAATATAGACTCAGAAGAAGAAAGTGGTACGGAGCAAATAGGAGTTTCTGAGAGCATTTCTGAGTTAGACGACTTAGAAGTAGAAACACCAGTAGATATTGTAGGGGTATCTGAAACTCCTTCGGTACTTAGTCCATTTGAGGATATTGATAAGATTTTAAGTGGATTGAAGTATGACCGTGAGTTACGTATGGACTTACCGATTGAGTCGATTGTCATTACGGAGTTTGATAAAAAAGCTCGTTTTGCAACCAAAAACGGTTTGACTGCTTCGATTGAGGATTTCGGTAGGGTATTAAATCCTATTGATGTCTTGGCTTTACCTTCGGTAGATGGTGAAGAAATTGAAATGTACACTTTGATTTCAGGTCTCCGTCGAGTTTATGGTGCATCTCGTAATGGTTACAAAACTATTCCAGCTTTTGTGTGGTACTTTGCAGACTATGAAAAAGCCCAACGTTTGGTTCCATTATTGGGGTTGATTTTAAATAAGCAACAACAACACAATTACCAAGAGATTTGGAACGGACTTTCTACTTTGGAACACGAATATGGTTTGAAATTCTCTCAAATTGAACGTTTGTACCCTTATTTAGAAAGTGGAGACGTTCTGAAATTGAAAGAGGTATGCAGTGAGTCTGATACTTACCCAGAACCTATGACTGAGTTGTTTGCAGGTAAGTACACGTTAGATAAAGCTTACAAAGAGTTGGTCAAACAACGAAAAGAGCGTAATGTACTTGAAGAGGAAGACAATAAGGGTATCCTCTCTTCGACCGAACTTGGTAAAGAAGCAGTTGTTTCTGATGAAGAAGGTAGCTCAAGTTTTGAGGGTGGTTCAGAAGAGGGTGAAAACTTAGGTAACAATAAACTGAGTGCCCAAGAGGTAGATGAGCTTCTTGAATTGGCTGATAGTTCTATGGACAACTTAACCTTGGAACGCGCTTTAGAGCAAGCAGATGCAGTCGATAAGGGTATCGTTCAAGACCGTAAAGGTGATGGAGATGATGATTTAACCCCAGAGGTTAAGAACAAGATTAAGGCTAGAGATAAAATGGTTTGTCAATGTTGTTCTAAGGATAAAGTTGAGAACCAAGGTGCTTTCTTGTCTCAGTTGGTTGTTCACCACAAAGTTCCAGTTCACGCAGGTGGAACAGATGATGAGAAAAACTTAATTACCTTGTGTATTGGTTGTCACCACTTGTTGCACACTATGGAGAAAATGGGTACTTTGACTACCGATAAAGAGCATTTAGACACTATGGATGAAGAGTTCCGTAGACGGATTTTAAATGCTTGGTCTCTCGCTTATATTGCGATTAAAGCAGGAGAGAAGAAAGGTTATTCTCGTAAGGAAAGAGCTAAGAAAGCACAAGAGAGTCTAGGGCATAAATTCCCCGGACAAGACATTAAGAATGACTTGGCTCTAAGAACTGCTCTTGATGTAAGTTCAAAATAAAATAGAATTTTGGGAGGGTATGCAGGATATTTCCGCATACCTTTTTTGATAAGTATTAGATCAAATCGAAAGGTTTTACTAGTTATGAAATTACATAAAAATTTACTGCGAGAGCGTTTCGCAAACGGTGTTGGGGTATCCATCACTTACAACCCAACCAACGGTGAGCGCTTTATTAAATCCTTATTTAATGCTTTAAATAAAACAAATACAGATAGGGCTTTTGTAGTAGATGAGGTCATGCAGAAGTTGGTTTCTTATTTTGATAAAACTAACCTAGACTTTTTTAGCACTGAAACAGGTGGGAAACAACCTGACCTAGAACTCCACCAAATTGGTGTAGTGTATCGTCACTCTCCAAATGAAGCTCCTACTGTGGAGTTAAATTCAGATGAGACTGTTTGGAGTGAAGAAGAGCGTGAGTCTTATATTGGTCAGATGAAGCGGTTTGTCATAAATGGTTACGCTGACTGTGAAAACGGCATTTTCTATACTTATGTATATGGTTGGTTCAATAAAGAAAAAGAAGATTATGAGCATATTTTCTTTATTAGCAATGATGCAGAACCAAAGACTCGTTCTTCCCACTATAAAACACTTATTCAAAAGCTTTATATCACTCGTTCAACTGGTTTCAATCACTTCTTTAACTACAAGTTTAGTATTTACTATGCTCCACAACTTTCCTCAGTTTTGGACTTCTTAGACTTGATTACAAAAGATGTTGTAGCTACTAAATTAAAAAGTTGGGTGGATTTTAACTCACAACAATTTAAAGCAGGTTATGATGCTTCTAAGAATAAAGCTCGTTACACAGATCGGTATCCAAACTTACCTCAGGACAGTCAAAGTAAAGAGTTTAAAGAGGTTGTACATCAGAACTCCCTTAATTTGATTTATAAAGCATTTATGCGCAGTTTAGGGAACTATTTGCTGGGTTCTCCTGCTAAAAACAAAACTATGCTGAAAGTCATGGCTGAGTATTTGTATGAATTGTACTTGGATGATTTTAATATTACTCTTATGGAAGAGTATGACAGAGTTCAAAAATCCGACTACGCTAAGTCTTTTGAAACAAAGCGCAACATCCCAGCTAAAATTCAAGCTGCTATGGATTCAACTAAGTTCTTAGACTACGGATTTGGTTTTGTAGAGTTCGATGAGCAGTTTGATTTAGAGAAGTTACCTGATATTGAAGCGCAGTGGGGGTTAATCCACAAAGCTTTGCCACATTCGGAACATAAACCAGAGTTGCGTTTTCGTAAAATTGAGCATCGGAAAGCTCATGGTGTGTATTTCCCAGCTTTTGACTGTATTACGATTAGTGTCCGTAACGTAAACTCTATGCTCCACGAGTATGGTCATCACATTGATTTTACTTACAATAAAGACCAAAACTTGTCTATGTCTGATGAGTTCCGCCCACTCCTCAAAGGGTATCAACGTAATTTGTCGGACGGTGGAGTCTATAAAGGAGCTATGTTAAATTACTTCTTAACTCCAACTGAGGTCTTTGCACGTGCTTTTGAGATTTACTGCGTAACGGTACTTCCTAGAGTGAGCTTTACTGAGAGTTTGGCTGATTACGGTAATAAGTTTGAATACTTATGGTTGATTAACAATACTGAAGAGGTATTAAATTACTTTGATACCAAGTTCCCACACATAAGAGAAGAAGTAGCTAACATTCAACAAACTGAGGAGTCTCCTAAAGTAACTAACTTAACTGAAGGTGCAAAAGAAGAACTTGCACCAAATCAAGTAAAAGCAGGTGGCTTTACAGTTAAGATTGAAGAAAGTCCAGGTAAATCCGAACTTGAAGGAAAAGACCTTATTCCAACAGATCGAGATAGTAATGGTATTTTAAGTCATGCAGTTGTTGAAAGACCAAGTAAACAAGCAGAGGACTTATACAACGGTATTTCTATTTCAGATGAGATTTTGGAAGAGAACATGTTTGAAGAATTTGGTTTTTTACTTGATCCAGTTCAGTTCTTTGATGGTACTAAGTTTGGTGGTGTTGCATATTTAGTTAAAGACAATAAAGGGGTCGTTTATCAAACATTTAGAGTTGAAGAACCTCATTTTTCAATGATTGAGAGGGTTATTAACCAACTTCATGACGAGTGTATTCTAGATGCTGAGAAAAGTTATATGGTTGTAAGTGACTTGCTTCATAATAAAATTGAAAAATATGGTGCTTCTGTACAATCTCTAACTAAGGGTATCGCATCTCTTCGTTTTGCAGATTTTAAAGATGTTGATTTTGGTACAACTAAAGGTGAGCAAGTTGCGGCAGTAAATAGCTTAATGAATAAATTAGCTAAGTCTTATGTAACCTATTTGAAGAACCAAGATTTAAGAGTTAAAGATGATGAGATGAGAGCTTTCTTCTTGAATAAAGCTCACGAAGAAATTGCAAAAGATAGAGATATTGCAAGTGAAGTTTGGAACTTTGATTCTGTACTTACAGAATATGGTGAAGCAATTTTTGTAGAGCGTTTGCCTAAGAATAAAGCTTTAGTTAAGAAACATGCTCAACTTGTAGATGAATTATTTATTTATCTGTACCCAGACTTAGGTGGTTCTCATTCAGATTATATGAGTAGTGCAGTTTACAAAGCACTAGTTGATAATGATTTGTGTGTACATTTTTATCTAAGAGGTGAGCTGAGAGAGTTAGTAAAAGCTAAAATTAACGAAACGGCTTTAAACCCAGAAAGAACATTTAGTAGACTAGCTGAGTTAGGTTTAAACTTAACTGTTGAGGTGTGATTTATGGAAAAAGAGATTTATTTTGAGTTGAAAAACAACTCTGGCGACACAATGACAATTTACAGAGACGAGCCAAATGTTGTTCCGTTGAGTGAAGAGTGGACTCGAACTTTGTGTAGATATTTCACATGGTTTCCTGAGTTTACTTCAATACAACCTCATAGATATCCAAAGATGGCTGAATTTATAGATGATTACATTAAGGTTGGTTTTACAGAACAATTACGTTTGAAGAGTCGTGATTTAATAGAGTTTGTAGATAAAATGGTTGAATCTTTCTATAAGACTGCTAATGTTTATGCAGTTCCATTATTTAGTGAACCTACAATGTCTTTAGACTACTATCCAACTCTTAAATTTACAACTGAATATGAACCACATAGAGATTTTGTAGGGTTCGCCTTCGCAACACGTGACGAAATTTACCGATGGTATGACACTAAGCGTATTACAAAATCTATTGAGCGTGATATTTTAGATATGGTAAACTATGTGTTAGCAATTTATAATGAATATCTTAAAGGTGCAACTTACCACTATGTAATTGAAACTGCAGATGATACGGAGATTGACCGTGGGTTAGATTTCTACGAGCTTGATGGTGACACAGATAAGATGTTAGAGCTGATGTTGAAAGGAAGTTCTGTTTACGATAAGTCTTTTGTTGAAATTTAAGTAAAAGAGAAGTAAACCTCTCTTTCTTTTTGCTATATTTAAGAAATTTATTGCAAATACTTATAAGTTCTGTTATACTATATCTATTATGAAAATTTAGGAGGTCTTGATTTTATGAAATCCAGACAAGAAATTAAAAAGCAAGCTAAACAGATGATTGCTGAAGACAATTTGTGGTTGGCTTTAGGTCTACCATGTTTGGTACTTGTTTTAGTAAACTTAGCTTTTGCTTTTAACGAAAGTGCCACAGGGGTATCCTCAGCCATCTCTGGGTTAACTTTACTTTATGAATTATGTGCAAGTCTTTATGTCTTTGACATTTTAACGAAACAACACCCAGTAGGAAAACAGTTAGGTCGTAAGATTTCGGATATGTTTGGTAGTCTGACTGCGCACACCTTTAAAACAGGTTTGTTAGTTGGTTTTATAATTGGTTTGTGGTTCTTTTTACCTTACATTATCGGTATCGGTCTAATTGTCGCTGCTTTGGTGTCAAATAGCTTTGGTATACTATTTTGGCTTGGTGTTGTTTTATTGCTTTTTGGTGGTTTTATCGGTTTGATAAAAACTTACGAATACGCATTAGCAGTTTACCTAGCAAAAACGAATGAAGACTTAGGTTTGTTTGCACTACTTAAAGAAAGCAAGCAGAAAATGAAAGGTCATAAGTGGACATTGTTCGTTCAAAACCTTAGTTTCTTTTGGTGGGGTTTAGGTATATTTGCAACAGGTGGTTTGCTTGGTTTGTATGTCACTCCTTATGTGATTGCAGCAAATACCATTTTCGCCACTGAGGTTTTGGGCATCCAAACTTCCGAAAAATCGGAAAAAGACCTTGAAATTTTTTAAGAATAGAGAATAAAGGAGAACAAAAGTTCTCTTTTTCTTGATTTATAAGGGTTTTTGTGGTATAATAAAAGAAAATTAAATGAGGTTTTAGAAAATGAGAGTAAGCAAAGAAAAAGCAATAGCAACCTTTACTTATCCGTATCAGTCTTATGGAATTAGCTTTGTACTTGATGAAATAAATTATGAAGACCTTTATGATACTTTTGTGAATTTTTGTTCTTATTTTGATGGTTTTGCACGCAGTGCTTTACACAAGGATTTGTATTGGGGAGATAGAACCTCAGATGGTGAAACTGTAAGAAGTAAAGTTGATGCTATTTTCAATCAAGTGTTGGCTTTAGATGATGACACTAATGGTTTTTATAAATATGGTACAATTAAGTCAGATAAGGGGATTGTAGTGAATGTTTGCTTTAGTAAGTTTTCAGATACAGAACCAAGAGTTACTTCAGACCATGCTCTTGTTGCACCTTTGATTTGTTTTAAATTTGAGCTATCTTTTCTAGGTGAGGAACGTCCAGAATCTTATTTTATAATGACTGTTACAAAAGAAAAAGATTTAAAACAAGGTTTGCCTGATTGGAGGTAAAATGTTCAAACTATCGAACGGAGAGACTTACTCTCGCTTAGAACTTTATTGCTTTGAAGATTTGTTAGGTTATGTCACTAAAACCCCACAAGGGTATCACTTCACGCTTGTTAAATCTGAGAACATTCATCACAGGTTCACTTTGCTTAACTTGAGTGAACAATCTACCTCAGAAGAAATAAGACAATGGATGAAAGAACATTTGACTATAACAGACTCACGCGCTAATAGAAGTGAATGTTATCCAAAGTGGTGTCGCACCTTGGAAGATGAGATTTCAGTTTATTCTTTCTTTCTCGACTGTGATATGAGGAGGTGGAAATATGTTTAAACCAACCTCAAAATTAGGGTATCAACAGAAGTACACTTCTCCTAAAGGTGGTTATTGGTACAAGGAAGATTTAAAAGGTGGTGAAGCCTTTGCAGAAGTTTTGATTTCTACATTTCTGAGGTCTTGTAACTATATGACTTCTAAAGATTTTGTACCTTATGATTTCAAGTACAGTAAACCTAGTTCAATAGACTTAAATACTTGTGTCTCTCTAAATTTTTTACAAAAAGGGGAACAGTTTATTTCGTTTAAGGATTTATTGTTTCAAGCGAATCCACTTACAGAGAAACTAGTAGGTTTCGACTCCAAATTAGATTATATCGACTCAGTGTTTCAACAAACAGTAGGTCAGTCTTTCCGAGAAGAACTGTTAAGGTTATTAACTTTAGATGTGTTGTTCCGAAATACAGATAGACACCTCTCCAATTTCGGTATTATTTTAGCTCCTAACGGTTCTGTTCGGTTTGCTCCGATATTTGACAACGGACTTGCTTTAGGGGTCTCAGAAGGTGCTTATTTTGACTTAGACAACCTCATAAAAGGTTTTGGCTACAAAATTAAACCGTATGAACTTGCGGTATCCACTTTATCTCCACAAATTGATACTTCTTATTTTCAGTTTGATGTCCTTTATTTTGTTGAGGTAGTGGATAAAAATATACCTAAGTCCAATTTATTGTTAGGTTTCTTAAATTTGTTGGTTTTGTATTATCCGACTGATTGCAAGGGTAGAGACACTAAAGAGGTTTTAGAGTCCGTATTTGGCGAATTTAGTAGAAAGAGATTTTTAAATGACTAATCAAGCTATGTCTAATGCTCAAAGTTTAAAAATTTGGTACAACAATAGAAAACGAAGTCATGTGGTACTTTTAACTTTGGGTTTTATCTTCTTATTGACTAGTTTCTTACCTAGTTTTATTAAGAACTTCCCAACTTTAATTACCTATGTTTTTGGATTTTCGAAGGCTAATGCTTTTGTTCCTTTAAATTTCACTTATTTTATAAGTTTTAGCTTTATTTACTTGGTATCTGTTGGTTTTACTGCACTTATTGAAACAAATGAACCAGAGCCTTACGATAATTTAACTTTTTCAATTTTCTCTTTATTTATGGTCTTGGTAGTTGCAGTTGTTTCTTTTGTAGGTTTCCTTTTCCTTTCTGCAACAGTTCCAACTAATACTTAGAAAGTGGTGTATAATATGCTATATGAAGACTTAGATAGAATAATTGAAGACTACAACGAGCGTTATCGAAACGCTAACGATTGGGTTGTACAAGCTACAACAGACCTTGAATTGGAAGAAGCAAAGGCAGCTAAGAAAAGGTTGGTTTATGATTACAGTCAAGCACTCTATGATTTCTTATGGGATAAACTCCCACAACTAACTGCAAAAGACTGCATTGCCTTTGATTTAGTTCCTTATGGAGTTTGGCAAAGGTTCAGCAGTAAATATGAGTTAATTTTGAAGAAAATAAAGGAGATTCATAATGTTCATTAAATTGTTACTGCAAAGTTTACTTTGGGTATCCCCTATTTGGTTCACACCTCAAACAACAGTAACTCAACCCTCTATCCCAATAGGAACAAATCCTCTAAATGTAGATGAGTCTAAAATTGTAGCTTACTTGAAAGATAACTCAACTATTGAATATAATTCCAACGTTGTTTTTGTAGATAAAGATGAAGACTATAAGTTAGCTCACCTTATGGGTAAAGCAGTAGTTGATGTTCGGTATCGAGAAAGACCTGTAATTTCTGAAACAGACTCTGCAGAAGAAGTCCAAGATAAAATCAATAAGATTAAGTCTGTAACTTCTATTGACTCTGACGAAGTAGTTCTTGCTTTACTAGGGAATATGGTAGAAACAGTTAAAGTTTCGGACTAATTTTTGTTGTTCTTGACAATTCACTGAAATTTTGCTATACTAATATTTGACCATATAACAAAGAGAGGGTGAGATAGTTTATCTCACTTTTTCTTTTTGTTGCATAATCCTTATATTTGTGGTAAAATAATTAAAAAATTACGAATTAAATGAATATAAAGAAAGGAGAATTGCCTTGGATACATTAATTACAGTAAAAATATACGGTTCAGCTACACATAATCGAGTGTGTTCTTTAGTTGAGATTTCTCAGTTCACAACACATAGTTTAAAAGAAGCTATATTTTCTTGTGTTTCTGAATTAGATGATGCTACATTTAGAAGTTTTATGAGTGAGCTGAATCGATGTGGCGTTGGTTATTTGCGTGTAGATGACAGTTTAATTCAAATTAGTTATACAGGTTCATTCCCAGAGATAGATTGGTAAAAATAGATGAGTGTAGAAAGTAAGTTAAAAGAAGTAGGGGTATCTTCTGAGGTTCGTTACTTATTTCCGAAGAAATGTTCTTTCTGTAATTTGAATTTGGAGTTAAGTTCTGATTTAACTTCTATTTTTTGTGTTAATCCTTTTTGTAAGGGTTTGTATTTGAGCAGAGCTACTAATTTTTGTGAGGCATTAGGTCTAACTCAGTTTGGGTATAGTTTTTTCGAGCGGTTGCTTCAAGAAAGTACTTGGTCAAGTGACTTTATATCTGACTTTTATAACTTAGAATCTTTTGATTTATCCTTTGATGATGAGGATTTTGAGAATCGATTTATGTCATTCAAGTCTTCGATTTCTAAACTTAAGTCCACTTTAACTTTAGAGCAATATTTAACTTCATTGTCTTTACCTATTATCGAAGACATTATTCCTAAGATATGTGAAAGATATGACTCTATGTTAGACTTTTATTCTGAGTTGGATATTGTATTAGACTTCGAGGGGTATCTTACTATATTTGGCTTAAGTCTTGGCTCTGAGGATTTAATTATACGTTACATAGAGGTTTTTAATATTTATCGTAAAGATATTTTAGGGTATAAGGTAGGTTGATGGAGTATGGCTAACTTAGGGAAAAAAGGACAAGAGTTACTGCGGTATCTAACTGCATTTTTCGACAAATATGTTGAAGGAGAAGGTTCTCTTAGTGTCCAAGTTGATTCAGAAGATACTACTGAAGAGCAAGCTTTGTTTTTAGAAAATAATCAAAAGCTTCTTAAATCGGTAGGTTTATTAGATACAAGTCACTCTGTAAAAGATTTGGGCATGTCCAAACAAGAGCGAGAGTTGGAAGGTTCTTTCTATACTCCTTTATTTTGGGGGCGAAAAGCTCATGAGTTACTAAACGACATTCCAAATTTGGAAGATTATGTAGTATGGGACGCTTCATGTGGCACAGGAAACCTTTTGATTGAGTTTCTTAAGTGTAAGCACGTGTACTTGTCTACTCTTCATGAAGAAGATGTTCGCTTGACAAAAGAACGCTTTGATAAAGAACGCTCAGACTTAGAAACAACAGTATTTCAATTAGACTTCTTAGGTTCTACAGATTCGCCACTTATTCAAAACTTCTCAAGACAACTTCCAGAGAGTTTACAGAGAGTTTTACAGAACAATGAAAAACTCATTATTTTGATGAATCCACCTTACTCTACCAGAGGGGTATCAACACCCGTTGCAAAGCGCCTAAGTTCTTTGAAGTTAAAAGGTTACGCAGCAGACTTATATAGTCAGTTCATGTGGCAAGTAAAGAACTTAGTGCAAGTGCATCACTTAACACAAGCAGAGCTAATTTGGATGGTTCCAGTTTCTTTTCTTTTGAACCACAGAACTTTTGAGGTTCGTAAAGATTACGCAACAGACTTTGAGTTTCATAGTGGTTTTATGTCTCCTCTTGCGGATTTTCAAGGTAGTTCAGATGTAGGAGCTAACTACTTATGTACGACGCGTTGGTCTACAAATCAAAGAGGTTCTAAAGACTTGGTTGACTTACCTGTTTACTCTCCTAGTGGAGATTTACTCTATAATCAACCTCTTTACTTAAAAACTCGTAGGAAGACTGCAAGTAATTGGGTTAAGGGTATCTATACTCGAAACTACATTTCCTTGCAACAGATAGATAGTAAAGGAACTATTGTTTCGAATGATTTATCTCTAAGACAATACACACCTTTAGGTGTGTTTCAGTTTTCGAGTTTGTCTTATCTAAGTTTAGCGAAGAACTTGATTACAACTTGTGAGATATTCAGTATGGAAAGTCGAGCTACAAGGTCGATTAAAGAAGATTATTTCCCAATGTTGACTTACCTTTATGCCTTGAAATTTACACGTGATATCCCAGTAGAAGTAGCAACTTCCCAAACCAAGATTCCTAAGTTTGATGAGGTTTGGAACAAGATTTATCCGAACTTTGCTTTATTGTTCTTTATCAACCGTGAACTTTATGGTTTGTCTTTGAGAGATGTAGGTTTTATGAACAAGGAAAACTATGTCAATCCGTTCTTCTTTGTGTCTGAGGATAAAGTAAAACAAGCGATTGAAGAGAATACAGATAAAGAGTCAAGAACTGCTTTGTTGAAGGACTACAACCTTTGGGTATCTAAAGGTGCTTGTCCTCCGTTTTACCGAGAAGTAATTGAAGATGCCTTAAACTCTCCTGATTTGTTACCTTTGTTTAGAGAAGTTTATGAGCATTTGGAAGAGTTCTATTTAGAGGGTATCCGCAATCGCCGAGTAAACTCGGAAGTGCGCCTAACAAGTGCGGTGGACTTAGGTTTCCATCAACTAAAAGACTTAAAAGAAGTTCCAAATAGCGAAGTTAAAGCATTTTTAGACCACCAGCGAGAGATGAAAGCAGTGGTTGTTGAAATGTTGCAAACTCTTAATTATGAAATTTAAGAAAATTCCCCTAAAACTTGACCTTTAGGGGAATTTCTGCTATAATGGTTTTTAGAAATTAGAAAAAGAAGGAGACAGAAACTTTGGCAATTCATTTAGATGATTTATTAAATCCAGAGGCGCAGTTCGCTTCTGTTTTAGTCTATGGGAAAAGCACTCGGTATCTTTCCTTGGTTTCCAACTTGGTTAAGAAACGCTTTCAAGTAGACTCTTCTTCGGTTATTCGAGTAAATGACTTAAATGAGTTACCAAAGATGGACGCATCGATTCAAATTCGTCCATTTCGTTCTCCTTACCGTCTATTTGTTGTAGATGAACAAAAGACAGAGTTAGCAGAAGTTACTGTGAAGTTTCTACAAAGTGTTGTAGGGTTTACACGGTTGGTTGTAGGTTATAAGAACTACAAACTCTTTCAAAACGTTCGCTACAATAAAGAACTGGTTGATTTTCAACCAGATATTATGTTCAGTACCTATATGACTCAAAGTGAGTTCCAATACATTTATGATGTGACGACCAGGGCTAAGGGTTCTGTGAAATTATCTGAGAAAATGTATGGGGTCGTTACCAAGCGGTATCTCCGAGACATTGATGCAGTTTTTACGATTTTATCGAGCTTAAAAGATGGTATTGAAATTAGAGACACTGCGACTTTGGTGCAATTAGCTGGTGTTGGTTCTCTTCAAATTGAGCGTGTTGCTTTAAGTATGTTGACCTCAACGACCAAAACTAAGAGAGGTTTGGATCAATACAAGAAGAAACAACTGCAGAGTTTGTTAGAGTTGTCTCATCATAGAAGTTTTGAGACAGTTCGTAAGTCTCTGTTAGAGTCTTTTAAGGCGATTTTGATATTAAAAGAATTATTAGTTGAAGGCAAGATTTACCCAGAGATCGGTTTGTTGCCAGATATGAGTAAGTACAACAATTATCGTATTGGGAAATACGCTCGCTTTTTGGAGAAAATTGATGGGTTGTCTATGAAAGAGATTGTAAACTTTATGTCCTTGGTAGGTAGTCGTAAGTGGTCGGAGGAGTTCCATGTGATGTCCTTTGTTTTACAAGCAACTAAGTTGATTGGACTTAACAATGGAGGTTTAGTGACGTGAGAGTAAAAGCAGTTAAAATGGACGATTACAAAGCAGACAAGGGTTTGCAATTAGATGTAAACACCTCGTCTGTTTGGCAGTTTCTTGTATCTGATGGGGGTTCTAGCTTTTTAGAGTGGTTAAAACCTACTAAAGAGTATGTAAAACCAAAAGTTGAGAATAAAATAGGCTTCTTTAATTTGCTCTCTATGTTGGGGCAAGGTGAGGTTGTAACTGAGGTTTCCTCTTCTGAGGATTTCCAAGTAAACCCTTCTGTTTGTGTTATAGGGGTATCCTTAAAGGAGTTTCAGTCTGATAAAGACAAGTGGCTTTCTTATGGTGTTCCTATCTTTGTTTCTGTTGATTTAGCTTCTAAGGATTTAATTGAGGTTCTTTCTTGGTTACAAGAGAGTGATTTAGTCGATGGGGTTACTTATGTACTAGATTTAAGTCTGAACTACACTAGTGTTCATGAACTAACTCAAATCTTGAAAGAACAGAAGATTTCAGAAGAGCAAGTTCGCTTAGTAGGTAATTGTGTCTTTAAGTATAAAGGTCAGAGCTATTGTGGTTTGTTCTCTCCTAGTTTTGCTAAGAGTTATAAGTTAGATTGGGTTTATGACTCGGAACCACATAAAGCAACTCAAGTCTTTCTAAGTAAAGAATCTTCAAGAGAAGTGCCGATTGAAGATTGTACCTACCCAAAGGTAGTTAGAACAGGCGGTATCTGATGTTTCTAACAGGTTGTTTTATGGAAAGTATGAATAATACCTTATCAGAGCACAGTTTGGAGTTGGTTGGTCAGTATTTACCTAAGACCAAACATATCAACTATGTCAAAGACTCTTTATACACTTTGGTGACAAAGCGTTTGGATAAAGAGTGGTCAGGTATGAGCGAAAAACAATTTATTTACACAGGTTGGGATGAAAGCGTTCGAGCAAGTGTTCACACGAGGTTAGATAAAATTCGCCACGGTGAGTATAATATTGGTGTCCGAGACGATGGGGAGTCTAAGTTACCGTCAGGGGTTGTAGATGAAAATACCTTGAGTTCTGAGATGTCCTTGGTTCCTCAGTCTGTTCACCGTTGGGAAGTCTTTTTAAATAAGCTCACGGTAGATACTTTCGATTTCCGAGTAGAGTTAGCAGAACTAATTGAAGAATACAATAGGGTATCCCGTTTTTTCGAAAATACTTATGGTCTCAATTTCCGACTTCTGTTGAAGAAAGTATTAGAGGGTGATAGAGATAGCCAAGAGTATTTGGTAGATATTTTGTCTGAGGAAAATGATAAGGTCTTTGTAGAAACTTTAGGAGAGTTGCTGCACTATGATGAGTTCAAAGACTTTATTTATAGCGAGGTAGATAAAAGTTTGGAAGTAGGGGTGCTTTATGAGTGAACCAGTAATTTTAAATCCTTACTCCAAACAAGTAAATTTAGATAAATCCTTACTTTTAGTAGTTGCTCTTGATTTAAGTAAGAAGTGGTATCCCCTTGCACGGAAGCTCGGTTCTTATAAAACTTTAGAGAGCTTTCAAGATGTAGTCTTAAATAGACTCTTGAATTTGGAAGATATTGCATTAAGCCACTTAGAGGGTTATGTAAAGCACATAGCTCGAAGAAATATCAGTCAACCAACTGAGGTTTTGGTAGAAGATTTTGAAGTATATGACTTTGATAAAGATTTCTCACCAAGCACGGTAAAGACAAATAAAGGCATTGAGTCTTTTTGGTTTAATTGGTTGGATTCCTTAAGAACAAAACCTTTAAAACCTTTGAAAAATGAAGAGGAGTTGCTTTATTTACTAAAAGCAGTCTTGATATTGCGTTTTATTGAGTCTAAGGGGTTGATTGAGCAGTCTACTCTTGAAACTAAGTCAGTTTCTTTGCGGTATCGCACTTGGTGGTCGCAATTCCTAGTGTCTTTAGTAGGTCGAGTAGGTTTACCGAATGAAGAAGTAGAGAAGAGAGTTTCTACGTGGCTTAGTTATTATCTGCAGTGTGAGAAAGTTTTGATTGAAGCGAGTCTTCTTTATTTGAAAGTGGAGAGTCACTTGGTAGATAGTGGGTTGTGTTATAAAAAGCAACCGATAAGAACTCGCATGAAAGATGATAAACTGTCTGTGAGCGGTTCTAACTTATACACGATTTACAAGTTAGATACAAGTGCTTATGTAGATAAACTCTTTGATTATTACTTCGGAGAGATTGGGGTATCCCACAGTTTCCGACTTGACTTAGGTTCTCAGACCTTTTATAATATTCCCTACAAAGGTTATGTATTGAGGGGTAACTTAGAAGAGTTGATTTTAGAGACTCTTGCAAGTTGGTTGGTGTTGAACTTTGACTGCCGATTTATTGGGGTTGTGGGTTCAACTATGTACTTAGAGTTTAAAGAAGATAATGGAGAGTTTCCAGTCTTCTTAGTGTATTTCAAAGAAGTATTTCAGTTTGATTTAATTCCTTGCGGTAAGGAAGTTGAAATAGAAAGTTGAGGTCTTGTAAAATGTTACAAGTAAGTGTAGGTCAAAACAATGGGTTTATGACTTGGGTATTCTACGCAGAAGGTCGCTTGGTTGAACGTAAATCTGTGTCCGTTCCTAGAGAAACAAATACTCAGAGGTTGATTGAGTTTACGAAAGAAGCTCTAACTTCGGTGTTGAAGTATTTAGACACTCAAAAACACCCGTACAATACAGAATCGGTATTGTCTGTGGAGGTAGGTCGTAAGGTAATTGCTCGTTATTTGAATGAGCGTTACTGCAATTCAATTTATGTAGAAGACTTGGAAGAGTTATTGAAGGTTTTTAACCGTCTTCCAATTTCTGTTGAGGTAGAATACAATAAAGACGCAGGGTTTTTAATTGCAGATCGTTATAACAAAGAGAAGTATATAACAGAACAAGTTGTAAAACAGACTTCTGCTTTGGATTGGTTTGATGAAGTAGGAGAGTAAACATTCTGCTTTACACGATATTAGAAATCGAAAGGAGATAAGGTGCTTACCTCAGAGATTAAATTTACTTACAAAGGTCAAAACTACAATTACAAAGGGTATCTTTCGGATTTGACTCACGGTGGTCTCTTGCGTTTGGTGGCTCAAGATGGTGTGTCTGCTCAGATGCTTATGCAAGGTCAAGCAGAGCAACTAGGTCGAACTTATAGAACGGCTACCTTTTCAAGAGCTTCCTTTACGGTAGAACGCTTAATTAAACCAAAGGTTTTATTTGGAGAAGATGGAGTTGATTTATCTATCGCGAAGTCTTTCCAAAAACACCCTTCATTTGCTTTGTTTGCTTATTTGTACGCAGTATATAGCTACGCTAAAACCCTCAAAAATGAAATGAGGGGTAGCAAAGGTTTCTTAGCTTTGAGTTTGAAAGAACTTGAAAATGTAGAAGACAGGGTTGAATTTGAAGTTCCATTTGGAAAAGGGGTTATTGAGCGTAAATACGGTTTGGTTCGCTCTTTGCGTTTTGCAACCCAAGATTTAACAAGTGGAACTTCCTTAGAGTTCGGATTTGTAGAGGATTCTTCCTTTGAGTTTCTACCAAACCAAGAAAGGGTATCTCTTCTCGGATCGGATGTTATTCGTATGGATTCGATTGGTACGGCTTATAAAACTGAGATTTCAAATAATCTAAGAAGACAACTTTTAGGCTTACCTAAAATCGAAGTTGTAACAGACTTAAAAGGTTTGGAAAGCTCAGTAAACCCATTCTACACCACAATGGCAGAAGTCATTGAAGTAGAGAACATGAAAGCCAAAGTTGAACAACGCACCCCTCGAAACTTTGAGTGGGTTCGAGAGAGGGTTTTAAGCGGTAAATACAGAGTAGTTAAACCTCATGAATTGGAAGATGTTTTCAAGCAGTTGGAAAAAGATTACAAGAAAACAAAACTGACTGCGTTCGATACGGAGACCACAGGCTTGGACTTTACGTTTAGAGGATTTTATGGTAAAGGCTCTATTATGGTAGGTGCAGTTTTGTCTGCAAAACCCGGAACATCTTACTATTTCCCTCTAGCTCATAAGAAATTTCCAAATGTCTGTGGGGGTGATATTGAGTTATTTGTAGAGAAATACTTACAACCCTATTTAGGGGATAAAAAGGTCGTAGCCCACAACAACATCTTCGACTGGAAGGTGGGGTATCGTCACGGTCTCGTCTACGATTGTTGGCTTGACACACTTGTTGCCATGCGTAAGACTTATTCTGCACGTGACAATGAAGAATATGGTTTGAAAGCTGTAACAGATAAGTTCTTGCATAGAGAAGCGGTAGAGCTTGATGATTTAACTAAGTGTGGTTCTTATGAAAACTGTGGTGGAACCTTTGATGAACTTGAAGAAGAGCTTGTAGCCTTTTATGCCTGTCCCGATGCGGATAATACCTTGTGTATTGCTCTTTATTTCTTAGAGAATGATATTTTAGGTAAATCTGGCTTTGATATGATGCAAGCAGTTGTACATGATAGTCGATTTACTTGTGTAGCGGCATATTCTGAGTTTTACGGTATGCACCTAAATTTGGAGTCCGTTCCACATTTGCGCTTGCACTACGGAAAGCAGTTAGTTTCAGAGTACCGAGACTTATTGGAGTTCTTAGCCATTCATGTACCTCAACACACAGAAGATGGTCTCTTTGCTATTCAAGGAAAAGCCAACTCTATGGTGTTAGGTTTGGACTACGATTTACCAGAAGGAGAAAAGGTTCTTCACTACAAATTTGAAGATTATCCTAATGTGTACATTGCACAAAAGAGTGGTTATTCTGTAAACTCTCCCATGAACAAAACGATTGCTTATGATTATCTAGGGTATCCCGAACAAATAAGTAAAAAATCAGGAAATTCCACTCTTGATAAAACTGCTTTGAAGTTTTTGAATAAAGGTACAAAACCAGATAAAGAAAACTTCAGATTGAGTTTTGATGATTTCATCACTCGCTCGTTGAGTTTGCTTTCGTCTTGGTTAGGTCACACTCAGAGTAAAGAGAAGTTAGCTGAGTTAGAGAAAGATGAAAGTCAAAAGAAATTGGTATGTGGTCTTGCTCGTTTAACTCGTTTGGTAGATAGCAGACAGTTTGGAGAGCTAACAGACTTAGATACTGACACTCTTCGTATTGCAACTAAGTATATTTTTGGAGCAACTTTTGGGTACAAAACTCAGATTGAGTTTGAAGGTGAGAAAGGTTTCTTAGTAAAACCAGAAGAAAACGCACCTATTCACCCATTTACGGTTATTTTGGAGTCTCCTCGTAACACTGCTCGCTTGTTTACGAACTTTTTAGATAAGGTTGAGGAAAACTTCATTGAAGGTTTCTGTTTCCCTTCGTTGGATATGTTCAAGGTTACAGGTCGTTTGTCAACCAAGAAACCGAATATTCAAGGGTTTGATGATACGATTAAGAAAGAGATGACCGCTCGAAACGGTTATTACATGGTCGATACAGACTATGCTTCTAAAGAAAACCGAGTGATTGCGATTATGTCGAAAGAGCAGTCTTTGATTGAAATGTTTAAGGACTGGCGCAATGACTACCACCGTTTCCAATCGGCTCGCTTGAACGGTCTCTTGCAAGAACAGGTAACAGATAAACTGCGTAAGATGTCGAAAGGTCTTGTATTCGGTATCAACTTTGGCATGTCGGACATGTCACTTGGAGAAGTCCTCTTTGGTTCAAGGTCTAAAGAAAATGCCCGTAAAGCTGCTCAAAAGAGAGAAGAGTTCTTCTCATTCCAACGTTCGGTTGAAGGCTGGTTTGAAAACAACGTTAAAACCGCACTTAGCAAAGGGTATTCCACTACAATTTTCGGAAGCAAACGCTTCTACAACAAGGATCGAGTGTCCAAGAGTCAGATTAGACGTTACGCTTTGAACCACCCAATCCAAGGTTCTGCAGCGGATATTTATAAAAAGGGAATGGTCGATTTATTCTCTGACTTGAAAGAACAAGGGTATTTAGGAAAAATCTTGCTCACAGGTTTCATTCATGATGAAGCGACTATTGAGGTTCACAACACCATTCACCCTCATGTAGTTCTTGGTTTGATTCGCAAGAACCTTATGGTTGAAATTGAGGGTGGTTGCCCATTAGACTTAGGTTTCGGCGTGGGTCACTCATGGTACACTGCGAAGAAAACCGAGTGGCAAGTTGGACTTCAAGAGCTTATGGAGTGGAACTTAGATGCTTATGATTGGGATGGAGACATTGACAAATTCATGGTTTGGGCTGAGAACCGTATTCATGAGTTCAACGCAGAAGATGTAGAGAACAAATTGCGTTTTACTGCCTTTACGGAGGACACGATTGAACAAGACCGAGTGTTCCCAGTAAACTATGCTTTGGAACTCAACAAGTATTTGTTAGGGGAGCTTACTAAAACTGACCACAGTTGGCAACAAGCCAGCGGTATCCTCGATTTCCCAGAGAACTTCGAATACTTGAGTGATGGTGAGCGTAAAGAGTTTATTTACTTACACCTACCTGACTTACATATTCACAAGCGTTTGCAACTCTTTTGGAATATGAGAAACGGCTTTGAGCAATCTATTATCAAAGAATACCGAGACTTGTCTGACTTAGAAACTGTTCAAAAACGAGCAGTTACAACAGAGAATCAAGAAGCAGAAGAGAAGAAAAAAGAGCGTGAGCGTAGGGTTCAACTCTTGAAAGAGCATTTAATGGACTTTGGTTCTAAATTAAATGCAGATGGTTCTGTACTTTACTTGCAGTATAGTGATGGTCTTTACGCAGAGTTAAATACCATGCTCTTACAAGATGATGGTTCTGTACCTTTAGTTAAAGTTATTCTGTACTTGCAGAGAGAAGACAAATTTACCCAACTTACAGAGGTCGGTATCCCACAAGCGCTTCTTTCTGATGTCGTTCGGACTGCTCGACAGTTTGTTCTTTAATTTGAATTTAAACGTGTCTCAGAAGTCATATTTTGGCTTCTGAGCGATTTTAGGAAGTAGGAGGTACATTTTTACCTCCTTTTTCTAAAATTCGTTAGAGAGCAACTGAGAACCTTTAAACGCTATGCGGTTAAAATACCTATTCTGTCAAGAAATTTTCTCTTGTTTCTTGCATTTCAAGGTTTTTCATGGTATAATTAAAGAAATAGTTCGTAACAGGAGATTGATGAGTGCTAGATGATTTATTAGATAACTTAGAAGTAACAAGCTCTGAGGAGATTGAAAAAGTTGATGAACTGAGTGATTTGGAAGAATTAGAAGTAGGCTCAACAGATTCTATTAAAACCAACAAAGAGGTTGTAGCTGAGTTACAAAGTAAAGAGAAACAGGTAGCTCGCATTGGTTTTGAGTTGGAGAAAGGGTATCCCTTGTTCGAGGTGCGCCTAACTCCAGAGTCTCAAATGTCTACAGTCACTATGGATGCGATTAAAGGTTTGATTTCGTCAAGTACAAGAGACACTAAAAACTTTGAAGATTTTGAGAAAGAGTCTGAGACAGGAGAAAAATCTGTTGAAGTTTGTATGACTTTAGTTCTTGCGATTGACCCAAATGAAGCTCTAAAAGAGAAAGTGATTGGTTACTTCAAGAAAGAGAAGTTGCGCCATTTATATCAGTTGGTTCGCAATTTAGAACATAAATTTTATTTGGATAAAGACCGATGTTTCTCAGGTCAAAAAATGTTAGCAATTTTGTAGAAATAGTGAGGTTTCGGTATCGATGGTTTCCGTAGCAACAGATTTTCCATACACAACCGGTTTAAAAGAGAAGTTTAAAGGTCTTTTAACAGACGTTACTTCTTTCCAACAAGAACAAGAGAACTTGTTACAAACAAGTGTAGATATGATTGAGGGTGGCTCTAAATACAAACTCTCAGTAACCTTAGAAGCACAAGGAGAAGTACAGACCATTGGTTTGCTTTGTGATGATGTTTCTGCGTTGGTATCTGAGTTCCGAGCAATTTTCCATCAGTATTTAGGAGAAGATGCACCTTTGTACAAAGTGGTTGAAAAGCGTTTTGGAGAAAAGGTTGAAAGCAACTCTTTAGATGCAGTTTCGTATTTGGTAATGGTAGATAAAGATGTGTATTGGAATATCTTTGTTACCTTGACTTACTTAGGATAAAGCACATGAAACAATTTGATTTATTGAATGAGGTAACAAAAGAGGGGCGAGTTTCTTCGCTCACTCTTTCTGTGTATTTAGTAAGTGAAGTAGACCCTCGTAAATTCTTCCGAGAAGGTGTAAAGGTCTCGTCAGCAGTTAAGATTGTGCAAGCAAGAGCGCTCTTGGGGTATCACAAATCCTTTGGAGAGCTAATTACAGAGGGTTTCCTTTATGTTAGTGTTCCAAAAGACCAACCTCTAGGACAGATTGTTCACTTAACTGGAACTTTAAGTCCAGTAACCTTTGAAGATTACTCTCCAGAGTTGTCCTTATTGAGATTTGCGAAAATAGATGGTCGATGGGTTGTTCGAGCTTGTATATGCAAATCGTATGAAGAAAGTCCTTACAAGGAAGACCTAGCAGTACGAACTTTAAAGAAATGGCCAGAAGTTCCTTATGCTTTAACAAGTGCATCAGGTTTGGTGTATCCTCGAACGATTGGCTTTGATAGAGAAGTTTTGTATAGTGTGAGTGATGACTTAGTAGGAAGTGAATTAGAACATTCTAAACCACAGCTAGGTTCGACACACTTAGCTTTAACATCTACCCAAAAGGCAGTTTTAGAAGATATGTTGACGTTTCCAGTTCTCCAACTTCAAGTAGAAAATGAAATGATATTGGAACCAGAGGTTTTAGGAGAGTGGTTGAAGTCTCAAGTAAAAGGTCGCAACTTACGAGTGTTTGATTTGAGAGGGCGAGCTTTACCTATGACTGAAGTGTTGAAAAAGTTAAAAGGGGAGAGTGGTTTCACGTTAGAGACACAGTTCGTACTCCTTGTGTCACAAGTAACCGAGGGTATCCCCTATGTCCAGATAGGAACAGTGAGGTAAAGATTTGGGAACAGTAAAATATAGTTCAAAAAATAACAAGCACTTTCTTATTTTGGAATTGAGTAAGAAAGAGCAAGTCGATGAGGGTATTGTCAATGCACTGCGTTCAAGTGGTTTCATGACAAGTGTACCGTTTGAATACAATGAGAAAAAACGTGCCTTTCGTTATGATTTAGAGGGTTTGATTTCATTAAGAGTTCGACTCGGTTCAGCTATTACGATTGATGAGTTTTATTTGTTGATTGCAAATATTTACCGTTCAGTCTTGCAGCTTTCAAATGACTTACAAATCCCACCATCATTTTTAGATTGGTCACCAGATAGTATTTTCTTAGATGTTTCGGGGAATATTTACTTTTTGGTTTACCCTTTGAATTTGAAAACGGTAGAGGGTTCAGGGTTTTATGGTTTAGTTCGAACGTTATTGAAAAATGCGAAACCTTTCCAAAGTGTTGATGAACAAGGTTTACGTCGTCTGCTAGGCTTCCTTGATATGGTTGAGCGAAAAGAGATTGAACCAGAGAATTTCATTTATAATTTGGGTCAAGAGTCTCTGCGGTATCGCTCAGAAAATTTGCTCTCTTATAGTTCTCCACAGTTGAAGTTGATTTTAGAGGGTGTTGAAGCGATTGAAGAAGAGCTTACCCCAGAGGTAATTACTGAGGTTGTAAGTGGAGTTGAATTGGACTTAACTGCATTAGATACTGAAATGATTGAGCGAACAGGTTTGCTTGATGAAGATACTTCTGATTTTGATGATGAGGAGTTAACTTCTGTACTTGATGATTCAGACACAGTAGCTCCAGCTCGTAGATACCACAAAGTCGGGTATTTAACACGTGAAACAGGTGAAAGTTTTGAGCTAGATAGCCGAAGTGGAGTTGATACTTGGGTATTTGGTAAGCGTCCTAAAGCGATTGACGGTGTAGAAGAGTCGATTGCCTTTAGAGATAATAAGTACATGTCAGGCACTCACTTTAAGATTATCTATGAGGAAGAAGAACGCACCTTTTATGTAGAAGACATGGGTTCAACCAATGGAACTTGGTTGAAAAATGACGATGTTAAAGGTTCTGAGTGGAGAAGTGAAGAGCGTATTTTTGCAAGAGACTTAAAAGAGCTTCATAATGGAGACACTTTGAAGATTGCTAAAGAAGAAGTAACATTTAGGGTTAAAGAGGTTTAGGTTCATGAGATTAGAATATTATTCAGACCGAGGTGGTTACAACGGCACTTCAAGAGTCAAAGGGTATCGTGAAAAGAACGAGGACACCATTGGGTGTTTCAAGGTTTCAGGTGTAGAACTTGGAGAACAACCAGTTTATGTCTTGGTTGTCTGTGACGGTATGGGTGGTGGTGTGCGTGGTAAATACGCATCTTCGCTAACTGTACAGTCTATTCGCACTGCAGTAGAGTCTATTGCAGAAAAGAAACCTTTTCAAACATGGTTAGAAGCTATAGCAGAGGTTGTTTCTCAAGGTATTTACCGAGCGCACTCTCGTTTATGTGATGAATTTGCAAATGTAAAAGGTACGTCAGCCACAACATGTACAGTCGGTATCGTTCAAGGTTCTCAGTTTTTAACTCTTCAAGTAGGTGACTCTCGTTTGTATGTGTTAAATCGAAGAGGGTTGCACTTGCAAACCGAGGATGACTCTTGGGCTTTCAATCAGTTGAAAGAAGGAAACATGACGGAAGCAGAGATTAAGAAACACCCTAACCGTCATAAGATTACAAAAGCAGTTGGTGTGAGTAGAGGTTTTCGCTTGCAACAATCTTCTCTTTCAGAGTTGAAGGTTGGAGAGGGTATCTTATTGACCTCGGATGGTTTTTCTGAGTTTTTAACAAAGGAAAAAGCGAAGTTGATTTGGTCTAAAGAGAACCAATTAGAGTCTATGTCTCGTATGATGATTGGGGAAGGTCAAAAAGACAACATTTCGGCAATATTTTATTTGCCCTAGAAAAGATAGTTTCAGTAGTTTAGATAGATTAGATTAGGTAGGTAGCAGTAAATGACGATTGATATTAAAACATTAGGTAGACACCAAGGTTCATTCCTTTTGCAAGGTCTAAGCATTAGTAAAACTCGCAACGAAACAGATATGTTGCAAGGGACGATTATTGTCCGAGGTGGCGACTCTATTCGATTTGTCTGTTTTGATAATGTGATTGTGTCTCAGTTTAAAGAAAATGGTGTCACCACTATTTATGTAAGTGACGGTGACGTTACCATTCAAAACTATAATGAGAGTTTGTCAGCGAAGTTAGAGGGTATTCGTGGTTTGTCTGCGGACTACAACCCTTCTGAGTTTATGGAAGTCATTGACCCAAGTAAAAATGCTCATGAAATTGGCGCTTTGGTTCGTAAGTTAATGACAGAAAAAGGCGCTCAGTTAACTTTACACATGTTAAGTGACCGAGGAAAAGAATTAAGTGTTGCTATGGCTGCTCAATATGGTGGTTACCACGATGGGAAAGTCGGAGGTTTGCTAAACCATATTCGCAAACTCCTAAGATACGCAGAAGTAGCCATGACAGAATATGAGTTACTTCACACCATGAGTCCCGAAGAGCGTGATTTGGTTATTCTAGGGTTAGTAGTTCATGACTTTGGTAAAATTTTAGAGTTGAAAAACGGTGCTTATACTGAGATTTCGATTGTTCCTCACACTTACTTAGGAATTGAAATTATTTCTAAGTATAAAGACTTGATTGAAGAGACTTACAATGAAATGTTCTACCGTGAGTTACAAGCCATTATTTTAGAACACCACGGAGAGTTTGGAGAACGCCCTAAAACAGTTTACGCTTATTTGGTTCATGTCATTGACTTACTTGACTCAAGGGTATCCGGACTTCAGCGCAAAGTTGAAGGTCTTGAGTTAGGGGATACAACTAATGTCGCTTTTGATGGTTACAAGTTGCAGTTTAATCGCTACGATGCAAGTAATACAGGGTCTTACCCAACTCCACAGAACCAAGCGGTTGCCACTCCAACAGAAGAGTAGACTGAAACTATTGATAAGTTCGATTTGATGTGGTACAATAACACTAAGTAAACAAGTAAAGAGGATAAATAATATCCTCTTTTTCCTTAGTGAGATTGAAAGAGAGGAGACTTTTCATGTATGAAAGAAAACGGATAGTTCAGTACAAAGCGATTTACTTTCTGATTGCGTTTTTCTTTGTATTCTTAGCAATTTTAATACTATTTGCAGGGTATTTTAGCCCAGTGAAAGAAATTGCACCAGACAAAACCCAAGAGCGCCAACAGACGATTGCTAAAGGAGTAACTGATAAAGATTTATCGTTCGACCAACTACCAAGTTTGGATTCGGTATCCGAAAGTTCGCCAACAACTGACTTTCTCTATACCAAAGAATATCAATTAAGTCGTTTAGAGGGTCAATATAAGTTAGCTGAGTTAGATAGTGTCTTATCGAAATTAGGAGAAGAGTTTACCTTAACTCAACCAGTAGGTAAAGTTGAAGGTGATTCTACCTTGGTGACATTTCGCTCAAACAATTATGAGTTGACTTACTCTTTAACAAAGGGTTTGGTTGGTGTAGGTTATAAAGGTTCTGCAAAACTAGATTTGCTTGTACCGAAGTTGTTTAGAGGAAAACAAGTAGCTGAGTTAGAGAGTAAAGGTTACACTAAGATTGACACAACTAAAACAGGGTATCATTACTTTGCACACCCTAAGTTTCAGTTAAATTAGAAAGGGGTTTCTATGAAAAAACAAGTAGCTTTAATAAGTTTATGTAGTATTGTCTTGAGTAGTTCTCCTTTTGTATTGAACTCAACACGTGTGTTAGCAGAAGAGAATAAGTCAAGTCAAACTCAAACTCAGAGTATTTTGATAAAGACTTTAGAAAAAGAAAAAGAGGAAGTTAAAACACAAGCTGAGAAAGTAGGGTTCTTACCTAGTGTTCTGATGGCTTTGTGGGTTCGTAACACGGATTTTGGTTTAAATCTTAACAAGTTCTCAGTATCCGATTTTGTCTCGGAACTGGTAAATAGTGACTCAGAGTTAGCTCAACGACTATTAGAAACAGGTAGTGCTGATGAAGCAGTAGCTCTCTTGTTTAAGTACAAATATAGTAGTGAGAGTGACTTTGTAGGTTCTATGAACTCAGCTTTGTCTCTACCTTATGTGAAAGGTTTGGATAAAGAACTTTATTCTAAAGGGGTTAAACCTTTATATGACAAAGAAGAGCTGAAAAAAGGTAAACCACACAGATTATCATGGGTATCTTTAAATCAGGATGCGGACGTTCCCAAGGAACAACAAGAGTCTCAAGCAGATAGCACTTTGGCTTTTGAGCGTGTAGGAGAAAAGCGCCTAGCAGAGAGCAACAGTGTAGGTTTCTTGTTACCGAATAAAGACAAACAGTGGTGGCAGTTTTGGAAGAAGGGGTTAGCAGAGAGTAAGCTAACTTTTGAACAAGAAACAGTTAATGCACCTCAAAATGTCCTAGCTATTGCTCAGGTTTTTGCTAAGAAGTTAGGGTGGTCTTTTGACGGTGCAACTACAGTAAAAACTTCAAATGGTCTATATGCAGTTGGTTCAGACAGTCAAAAAGTTCTTGTGAACAAAATAGGTAAAGTAGTAGCAGTTTGGACAAAAGAGCCTAAACCTTATGGTTTTGAAGGTGTTCAACAAATTATAAAAGGAGCTAATGGGTATCTCACAATCGGTTTGCGTTCAAGTAATTTGCTAGAAGATACACCAAGTATAGAGTTTGCTTTGAATAAAGAAAGCAAAGTAGATGAAAAGCTCTTGCAGTTAAGTGCTATGGAAAAAGTAGTTGGGACGTTTACCTTATATGATGTGGGTGTTCGCTATGTTGTAGTGAAAGATAGCTCAGTAGGTTCTTACAAAGTCCTTTCAGAATTTGGAGGTCAGGTAGGTTCTTCAAATAAAGACGATATTAAAGGTGGTAACTTGGAGGATTTAGCAGTTTACACTCCAATTAAAACGGAGGTAGGTGTTTTATGGGTACAAGTGTAAAGAAAAGAGTTTTATCTATTGGATTACTATCTTTAACTTTGATTACATTGGCTCAACCTGTATCTTCAGTATTCGCAGGATACAATAACGTTGAAGATATTACAGAAGATGGTTGGAAGACTATTCGAGGAGCAGCTAAGAAAGCAAAAGAGTTGGGTATCTCTGCTGAAGCTTTCGCTGGAATGATGGGGAACGCCAATGAAGAATCTGCTTTCGATGCGACTTTGGAAGAACAAGGTAACGTAGCAAGTCGAGGTTTAGGTCTCTTTCAATGGACGGATACTGCAGGTAGTCCTCGAAGAACTCAATATGAGAATTGGGTGAAAGAAAAGGGGTATGATATAAAGGATCCAGCTACGGCAGGTGCAGCTTCTATTGAGTATATGGATAAGGAGATGCAAGGAAATTCAGACTTTGGTTCTGCCTTTTGGTCTAGTTATATTCATGGAGTTTGGGGTCGTACAGAATTAAACCAAACTTCTAAGAGTTATGAGGAGTTCAAGAAGACTACCAATGTTAAAGGTGCTACACATGATTTTGTTGCTGCATTTGAGAGACCGGCTGCTGATACTTTAGACAAACGTGCAAAAATGGCAGAAGGTATTTACAACAAAATAAAAGATGATTATGGGGTTGTAGATTCAGACTCCAAAACCAAAGCCACTACAGTATCCAACACTTTAAAGCAATGGTCTGAAGATGATATTCCAAATATGCCAAAAGATCGCGATTATGGTAAAGAAGAGCGTGGATTTAAAGAGCGTTTAGATAAGATTGAAAAACTAAAAGGTGATGAAGCTACAAGTATTGCTAAATGGAAAGAAGAGCGTGAAATTTCTCTACAAAAGAGAACAATTAAAGGCGCACGTTTAGTAGTTATGGTCTTGTCTATGTTAGCTCTTGTATATCCTTCCATTCTTTTGTTGGCTTATGTGGTAGACTCTTGGTTTGTTTATATTGATAGCCCAGCGATGAGGGTTGTGACCTTTAACTTTAGAGCGATTGAACAAAATCGTAATGGTTCAGGTGGTTTGTGGTTCGCAGATAAGAAAGAAAATGCGAAGTTGAAGACGAAGCGTTTGGGGTTAGGAGATACCTTAATTTGGGCTGCAGTATTTAGTTTAGTTGGAGTATTAGGTGTTTCCGGTATCATGTACGAGACCGCAGGTAGCATTTGGCAGTTTATTTCGGATTCTATTGGTTATGTAATCCGTGGTTAGAAGAAAGTAGGTAGTTTATTTGGCTATTAGAACATACTTAAAAGTAGGAGATATAGTTGAAGGCTCTTGGGAAGTAATTAAGCAAATTGGACAAGGTGGTTCTGCAACTGTATATTTGGTTCGAGATATTGAATTGAACCGTCTTTTAGCTTTAAAAGAAGTCCCAGTTAGAGGTACAAAAGAGGGTGAGAGACAAGCTAGAGCAGTAATTGCAGAGGTCAATTTGTTGAAATCTTTGTCTCATCCATCTATCCCTCGTATTATTAAAATGACAAAAGATGACCATTCTTTATTGATTGTAATGGACTACATTGAAGGGTATTCATTAAGAGACTTGATTGCTAAAACCTCTTACATAGATGAAAAATCTATTGTTCGTTGGGGTTTGGCTTTGTGTGACACCTTGAAGTATTTACATAATCGCAGTCCTAAAGTGATTTACCGAGACTTGAAACCTCACAACGTTATGTTGTCGAATGAAAATCATTTGTTCCTTATGGACTTCGGTATCTCACGTGAGATAGGTTCTGATTTTGATTATAGTAAAGAACCAAAATTAGGTACAAAAGGTTATGCAGCTCCGGAGATGCGCACAAAAGAAGCTTGGTTTGATGAGCGTTCTGATATTTACGCTTTAGGTCGTACTTTGTACTTCTTAGCAACTCGAAATAGTCCTTCTGTGGAAGTCTTACAAGATGGTCGTAGGTTGCCGATTTTACCAATTCGACAATATGACGCTTCACGTTCAGTAGGTTTAGAGAAAATCATTGAAAAGGCAACAGCCTTTAAACCACAAGATCGGTATCAGTCCGTTGAGGAAATGATTTATGACTTGAAAAACATTAATAAGATGTCTGAAGGTTATATTAAGAAAATTAAGAAGAGAGCCACAACCATTTACACCTTGTTTGGAACTTTAGTATTGGGGTTAGCCTTATTAGGAACGGGTGTCTTGTACTCGCAAATGTCAACAACAGACTCATATAATCAAGCTTTGGCGACAGGTAAAACTTCTCAAGATATTGACTCGTTGTTAAAAGCTAGTAAAATTTTACCAAGCGAAGTAGAGCCATACTTAGAATTAGTTAAGATTTACCGTTCTAGTGGGCACTTTACAAGTGAAGATGAGTTTCAGTTATTAGGAGCCTTACAGTCTAACATTCCGAGTCTGAAAGGGAAAGAAGGTGCAGGAGACTTACTTTACCAAATAGGTCAGTTGTATTGGTTCTATTACCTTCAGAACGGACAAACCAAGTCAGTTCCTTGGTTTGAGCAAGCAAAAGACTTTGGGGTATCCGACAAAAATCAACATTTGCTTTCGATTTACTTAGAGTTAGGTACATTCAAGAAGGGTATTTTAAGCTCTATTACAGATAATTCGGATAGCGGTATGTACAAGAAATATTGGTCTGCTTTGGAAGAATTATCTAGTGAAATGGGTTCTGACCCACAACTTCAGTTGACTTACCTACAAAGTGTCTTTGATGTCATTGACTCTTATTCAGGTGGTTTGAAGTCTGATGGGTTGACTTTAGATGAATTGACCTCGGTATTTGACAAAGCTGTTGCTTCAGTGTCCACATACACAGGCAAAACCGATGCACAGAACAAAGCAAAAACTGAGTTACAAAATCGAGTTGAAACGGTTCGTAATAAGTTGAATACAACTTATGGAAAACGCTAATTGGAGGAAGGATAAATGAACATCTTTACAATTTTAGGAATCCTACTCATTGCGGTTTCTTTAGTAGGTTTACTTATTATTTCAGCTAAATACGGTATTAAACCGACTCTTGATATTTACACAGGTAGAGAGAAGAAGAAAGTTTTATCCCGTATTGAAGCTCGTAGAGGTTTAATTGGTGCAGAGCAGACTGCTGAGTTAGTTGAGAAATACTCCGCTATGGAAGGGGTATCCACAAGTGGTCGCTCTTTCGGTTCGGCTCACACTACAGGCTCTTTAACACAAGACTTGTTTAAGAACCCAGAGAAAGTAGATGAGTTGTTGGAGGTTCTCATGGAGAACAACTCAGCAACTACTTCAAATTTAGAAGTAGATGAGTCTATTTCCTTGAATTACCATGAGGAAGAATATGAAGAAGAACAAACGGGGGTGCTCGACTCTGACGAAAAAGAGACGGTAGCTGAGAGAAGAGAGCAAAGACAAGTAAACGCAGAGATTAAGAAGTCTTTATCTCTTCCAACTTCTGCCAAGGGTATCTTCCAAGTGGCGACAATTTATGACAACATTGAACTTTAAGGCATAAAAGACTTGCATAATGTGTAAGTTGTGCTATAATACTTTTAGGTAAAGGGAGTTTGCCTCCCTTTTTCGTTTAAAACTAGCAGAAAGACTGAGGAATGTACATGTCAAAAGAAATGAAACGTAAGAAAGCCTTACGTTTGAGTATGAGAAGAGGGGTTGTAGTTGTAGCCACAGTAGCTACAGTAGCTACTGTTAATTCCGTAGGTGCAGAGGAGCAAGGTGGTTTTGACCGAGTTTCGCCTACGGTTACGATTGAGCCTACTGCTCCAAGCAATAGTGCTCCGACAAACAACAATGGAGATACAACCCAACCGGTATCCACTCCGAACTCGGACTCAACTCCGACTCCTTCGGACACTCCAAAAGACGAAGAAACTCCAAAAACAGACACACCCAAAGACACTCCTGCAGAGTCTAAAGATGAGTCTCCAAAAAATTCTGAGTCTAATAGTGAGACTTCTGCACCAAGCAATTCTGAGCTTCCTCAGAACGCCCCAGTTTCTTCTGAACAACCAGTAGAGGGTAATAATGAGGGTTCAACTCCAAGTGCGCCTACAGGCGATTTTGGAGCTTCTGAGAACACACCTAATAAGACAGAAGAAACTCCAAAAACAGATACACCGGTATCCAACCCTTCTGAGGGTCAACCTAGTGAGACTCCAAGTGAGTCAACAACTCCACCAAGTGAGGGAGAAAAACCAAAAGAAGAGAATCCAAGTAACCCAACTGAAGGTGAAAAACCAAAAGAGGAAACTCCAACTACTCCAACACCCAGTGAACCAACAACTCCACCAAGTGAGGGAGAAAAACCAAGTAACCCCAGTGAATCGGTAACTCCTCCAACTGAAGGAGAGAAATCAAAAGAGGAGCAACCTACGACTCCTCCAACAGAGGGTGAACAACCTAAAGATGGGGATAAACCAAAGGAGGAAAACCCTATAACTCCACCAACAGAAGGAGATAAACCGAAGGAGGAAACTCCAACAACACCTCCAACAGAAGATGAGAAACCAAAAGAAGAAAAACCCACTCTAACTTTTGATAATGAGGAACTTGTAAAGAAACAAGACAACACTTATACTGTAAGTACAAATGAAAAACCAAAAGTTAAAGTACACGTACCAGAGGGTATCCCTCAAGATTCTGTGAAACTTATTCAAACCTTAGTAAATGGTACAACTTATGAGTCTCATGGTATTGACGGAGATATTCTTCCAGTAAATTCTACTTTGGAACTCATTTATACTGATAAAGAAGGTGTTGAGCATAAAGAATTATTAGGGTCTGTGGTTAATAATACGAAGTATGATTATGTCACAGAGAGTTCAAAAACTACTTTAACTTTAACTCCAAAAGAGTTAATTGAGGGTGACATTTTACCTAAAACTCTTACGTTACATTCACTAGATAATAAGTATAGTTTAACTGCAACTTTAGATAGTGGCTCATACAAATTTGATAGTTCTACATTGCCTTATGGTGTTTATGAGTTCTTATTAGATTCATCTAATACTTCAAGCTTTGGTAAAACTTTTAAATCTGGAGTTTTCAGATTGAGTGGTAAAGACTTTGACTTTATGCCCGATACTTTACCAAATGAACCTTCTCATCCGACACCAACTCCAACACCGGAACCTACTCCAACACCTACTCCAACACCTACTCCAACACCTACTCCAACACCTACTCCAACACCTACTCCAAATCCACTCCCAACTCCGACTCCGGAACCTACTCCAACTCCTACTCCGACACCAGTTCCAGATAATGGGGGTTCGGTTACAACTCCTACTTTACCACTTAATCCAAGTGAACCTATTGCGCCTATTGTACCTACTCCACCAGCAACCCCAAGCGCACCAGTATTACCAGATGCTCCAACAACACCAACTCCAAGTCCACTTAACCCAAGTGACATTTTTGGACGAGATGTTGCTCCAGTTCCGGCTCCAAGTCAAGACCATGACAATACAAATGGTAATACAAATACTCCAAGACCGAATGATAACATTAACATTGGTGGGGTGTCTAACCAAACAAACTACGTTGATGGTCCAGATAAAATCACCATTGGGGTATCTGGTGGTTCTGTCCAAAATGTTAAAGCTACTGTATCTTCACAAGATGGTACAACTGAGTTAACTGGTCGAGTAGTTAATGGTTCTTTCGTAGCAGATAATCTACCAGAAAAAGATGGGGTTTATACTGTTAAAGTACAAGTAACTGATGATAAAGGTCAAGTGTCTGAGAAGACTATTACTTATGCAGTAAACAAAAATGGTTCAACTTACGATTGGTTGAATAAAGATGTGAATGGTGCTTACTACCAGCATTTAAGTGAGGACTTGAAACTTTCAGAACACTCAACTACACGATTAGATACAAGTAAAACTAAGTTCACCTTTACCTTAGATGGTAAGGTAGTAACTGTAGATGCAAGTTTGGTTAAAGTAGATGAGAAGAAAGAAGAAGATGGTTCTTACACTTACACTTATACTTTTAACAAAGATGGCTTCAAAGAAAATGGTGTATGGTCTATCTCGGTTGCAACCGTAGACGTTGACGGTCATGCATCTTCTTCAAATGCTTCCGTACAATTCCAATTTGTATTGGATAGTATTGTACCGGAGTTGAAAATTGAGGGTATTACTAACAATGGTAAATATAATGCAGCAAAACATCAATTTAAAGTCTTGGTAAAAGATAATATTGGTCTTGCACGTGTTCGAGTAATGGTAAATGGTAAAGTTTACGAATTTACTAAAGAGGAGTTATTGAAAGGTGAAAAAGTCCTTGACTTAGAGAACTCAGATACTCCATACTCTATTGAAGTTGAGGTAGTCGATTTAGCAGGGAATACAACTACTCAGAAAATTGAGGGTGTAGTAGTTACTGCAACTGCGGTGCAAGCATTCTTTGGTTCTGATAACTTTAAATTAGCTGCGGGCACATTAGGTATCGGTTTCTTCAGTGGTTTACTTGTTTGGTGGTTCGCTGCGGTTCGTAAACGTAAACGTAAGGAACAAGAACTTGAAGAACTCCGCAGAGGTGCACATATTGGTACTGAAGCTGAAGGTTTAGCTTCATCAAGTAATGGTTCAAACTCAGCAAGTTCAACTTCCGATACAGGAGTAACTGAAACAACTGAGTTGGAAGATAGTGGTTCTGTAGCTTCTGAACTTTTGAACTCTATTAAAGAAGAACCAGTAGTTGTTGCTCCAAACATTGAAGGTACTGCATCTGATGATAGTTCTACATCAACTCTGCCTTTAGATGAAACGGGTGTAGTTGCTGAGACTTCTGTATTAACAGATGAGTTCACAGATGTTCTTGGAGAAGAAACTTCTGAGCAGACTTCTATTTTGGAAGAAGAGACTTCTGAACAAACTTCTGTATTGGAAGAAGAAACGGCAGAGCAAACTTCTGTATTGGAAGAAGAAACGGCTGAACAGACTTCAATTCTTGATGAGGAAACTGCTGAACAAACTTCTATCTTAGAAGATGAAGAAAGAACTTCTATTCTTGCAGAAGAAACTAAGGTTTTAGATGAGGACAAACCAAAAGGTAAGAAGAGAAAACCTCGTAGAAGAAAGAAAGCATCTGAAGGAAATTAAACTTTAGTTTGTGCGTTTGAGGACTGTTAAGCGCAGTCCTCTTTAAATTTAGAAAGGGTATCATTTGCATGATTCGAGATTTTGTGTTACATTTAGTTTTAAAACATTTGGTAAAGAAAACTGAGAGTTATAGCACTGATAAAATGTTAAGTTATTATGGTTCTATAAGGGAGCGTGTATATGCTCAGTTGATGTTACTTGTTATTGTTTTATTTTCAACTGTCAACTATTGGTTTACGGTTGGGTTAGCTCAATGGTCTTTATTTGTATTGCTTGGAGTTATTAGCGTAGGTCTTTCGGTATCTGTTTTTTACCATGTAGTTTTATACTTACAAATTCGCAACTATTTGATTTTTATGTTTAAACCGATTACAAATGACTTAGAACGCCCAAAGAACTATTTTAAGCGCTTGTTACCTACAAGTGGTGTTTCTCTCAGCTCAACTTCTACAGGTGGCACAGAAGACAAATCTGAGCCTTCTGAGGTGGTTTCTGAGGTAATTGAAACTGAAACACAATCTGAGATTGAAGGGGATTGATTTGCTTTATGTCAAAAGATAAAACAAGCGTTTTAGGGGAGTTAACGGTTGAGGACTTTGAATTAGAGTCTAAACGCTTAAAAGAACCTACTTATACTCGCAGTCAGAAACCAAAGAAAAAAGAAGATAGCAGTATTTTAAAATTTTTGAGAGGTTTTACGGTATCTTTTATTTTCGTCTTTGCTATTTTAATGGTCTTAAAGTTAACTTTTAGTCCAATTAAGATTTCAGGTTCGTCAATGGACCCAGCTATGAAAGATGGTCAAGTTTGGTTTAGTACGATTAAAGAGTTCAAACATCCCAAGAGAGGAGATATTGTAACTGCTTATGATGTTTTGGATCGAGTTCGCATTGTGAAGAGAGTTGTAGCAGTAGAGGGAGACCAAATAAAGGTCTTAGACAATGGTATTTATGTTAACGGTTCCTTAGAAGATAACTCGACTGAGACTAAGAATATGGTGGAAGACACAACTACTTGGTTAGGGGCGCACAAAGGATTGATAACAACCGTAGGAGAAGGGGAGTATTTCTTATTAGGAGATAATAGAGAAAACTCAGAGGACTCTCGGAAGAGTGGTATCTTCCCTTCGTCCACAATTCGGACGGTTGTGACTCTTCAAGCACCAGACTTCGTTAAAAATATTTTAGAAAAGACTTTAAAACACTCAAATTAAGAAAATTTCCAAATTTTTGAGGTCTCAGAAACGCTGATATATCAACATTTTAAGTATAAATCCTTATAAATCAAGACTTTTTTAAAGAAATTTAAGTAAAACTGTTGACAGAACTGGGTTTGTGTGATATAATGTTTATTGTAAGTTAGCAAAAGCTAACTAAAAAAGAAAGGAGCCTATATACATGGCTAACAAACAAGATTTGATTGCAAAAGTAGCAGAAGCTACTGAGTTGACTAAGAAAGATTCAGCAGCAGCGGTTGACGCTGTATTCGCAGCTGTAACTGAATTCCTTTCAGCAGGTGAAAAAGTACAACTAATCGGTTTCGGTAACTTTGCAGTTCGTGAACGTGCAGCTCGTAAGGGTCGCAACCCACAAACAGGTCAAGAAATCACAATCGCAGCTACTAAAGCGCCTGTATTTAAAGCTGGTAAAGCTTTGAAAGAAGCTGTAAACTAAGAAAAACTAATAGAAAGACTTTTCCTATTAGTAATTTTCAAATATAGGTTTGAGGTTTAATACTTCCAATCTTAGGTATCGCTTGATTGCAGTGATTTTCACTTGGTGGTTTGATTCCATTAGATACCTATTGCAGTTTTTGAGACTGCATATTCCAAACGTTCCTAGTAAGTAAAGCGTTAAGTACGTTGTTTTACGTGTTTGTCTTATGGACTAGGTAATACAGTATGGTGGGCGTAATGTCGAATAGTTCATTATACTGTCTTAGTGGTCGGTTGAGCCCGCTAAGAATCTCCGCACTGTCTGGTTCGGCAGTTCCATTTACAAAATAAAATAAAGGTGTGTATCGTAAAGGTGGGTTTAAAACTTAGCCATTAGTTCTTTACAGTAGTATACGACGGGTCCAGATGACGAAGGACGAGAACCTTAGGGTTGAGTAGTTCTGCACCTTTTACAAACGGTCAAGTTGCTGACTTAATGAGGTTGGATTCCTCACGTTTGTTTAGAGTTAATTAAATTAGCTCTATCTTTTCCTCCATATTCTTTGGTGGTGTGAAAGACAATGTGGCTCATGAGACAACTATAGGTTGTCTCCCCTCGTTTGAGGGTATTATTAAAATAAGCGTGGATGGCGGAATAGGCAGACGCACACGGTTTAAGCCCGTGCGAACGGTATCGTTCATGAGGGTTCAAGTCCCTCTCTGCGCATTATGGTTAAACATTTAACAGAAGAAGAAAGAGTTTTAGTTGAGGGTTTGATTGAACTCAATACTCCAATAACTCATATTGCAAAAGCATTAGAGATTAATTATAAGACTGCAAAGCGTATTTTAGAGCTTCAGTTCAATAATTATAAAGGGAATCAGAGTGGGCGAGGTTTTTCTAAGGTAAAGAAAGACGCACCAACTCTTGAAGACTATTTCTCTAACAAAACTTACATCTCTTCTTATAAGTTAAAATTGAAATTATTTCAAAGTGGTTTGAAGTCTGAGGTTTGTGAGGTTTGTGGTTTAACTAGTTGGTTAAATAAACCTATTCCGTTGGAACTACATCATATAGATGGGAATCCTTACAATAATTGTTTAACTAATTTACAGATTGTTTGTCCAAACTGTCATGCTTTGTCAGAGAACTATAGAACTAAAAAGACAAAGTTATAGTTTCGATAGATATTTATACAGGTTCCATAGCTCAACTGGATAGAGCACACGCCTTCTAAGCGTGGGGTTTTGTAGGTTCAAGTCCTACTGGAATCATTGAGAAAGTTTCTCATAGTGGATAATGTGGCTGCTCTAAGCGTTGGAAAGCAGGTTGGTTTCTACATCTCTCACTTATACATTTTGTGCACACGTGGTTAGAGTGAGAGTGTACATCGGTTCGATTCCGATAATCGGGGGTTCGATTCCCTCTATCCGCATTAGAGATTATGTTTGTTCAAGATTTAGTCTAAAATAAGCATCTCTAAGTGATTAGTGTCGCGATTTCTAGTGTCAGTAGGTCAAGGTTTTAGACATTGAACGAAGTTATGTCCTAGACTTCACTAATCAAATTTTAGAACCGATAGCTCAGTTGGTAGAGCACCGGACTTTTAATCCGGGGGTTTTCGCAGGTTCGAACCCTGCTCGGTTCATTAGGTACTTAGTTAAGGGTATCATTTTTATTTAGGCTTGGTAGCTCAGTTGGTAGTAGCAGTAGATTGAAGCTCTATGTGTCGCAGGTTCAAGTCCCGCCCGAGCCATTGTAAGTTTAAGTAATTACGACTTACACTATTTAGATACCTAACTAGTAGGCGTTGGTTAGCTTACAAAGGGGTATCCTCATATTCCACCATAGCTCAGTTGGTAGAGCGCATGACTGTTAATCATGATGTCACTGGTTCGAGACCAGTTGGTGGAGTTCCATTGCGAGATGGAAATTAAAACGTTTTAATTCTGATTACCACCGATAGCATGGTGCTTATTGATGAGTCATGACTTCAATACACGAGCCGGTAGATCAGCGGAGTTTTCTTTGAGAACTGTTCGAATCCTTGCGGTGGTATTTATTTTGAGCCACAACGGCGTGCAATGCTTGAAAGAGGGTTGCTAAAGTTCTTAGAGCAATTTTCTTGCTCTTCGTATTTTATTATCGGAAAGTAGCGCAGTTTGGTTAGCGTACGTGTTTTGGGAACACGGGGTCGCAAGTTCGAATCTTGTCTTTCCGATTGAACTAGGTTGTTGAGTTATCATCCATCATAGCTCAGTGGTTAGAGTGCCTTACATCGGTAGACACTGGAGTTAGTCGTCAGTTATAAAAACAATGACATTTGTTACTATCGAACTAAATAAAGAGATGCGTAAGGAGGTTACAGGTTCGAGACCTGTTGGTGGAGTTACAATAACCTATACGTACCTTTAGCTTAGATGGTTAAAGCTCTCGGCTCATAACCGAGTAACCGTAGGTTCGAGTCCTGCAAGGTACATTAAAGTTATGGAAGATTACCCAAGTCAGGCTATAAGGGGACGGTCTTGAAAACCGTTAGGTCGGTAAAACGGCACGTGGGTTCGAATCCCACATCTTCCTTACCCTAAGCATGGTCTAAACTGTTTCGTTAGGTAACGTTAAACCAACGGAGATACCATTACCGTCAAGCTTTGCTTGTAAAGTTGGCAACTAAATTGACCTAAGTAAGTCGCCTTAACTGCTTTGGGTGATACCATACCCTTGTACTCAGAGGCATAAAGTTGGCAAAAGATTTGTCCTAAGTACGACACAAAACTACTGGGAAAGAAATCCGTTATCCCTTACAAATACGGGACTTAGGTAAATCAATTTGAATAAGGTTGGTTTATCATAGCCAAGATATATCTACACTAAATAATCTATTTAGTGTAATTAGTATATTGGTGTTATATCAAAATTTACTTTGATAATACAATTATCTTAGAAAGGTAACTAACATGAAACGTTTAGTTATTTCCCTGATTGCAGTTCTTTCTGTGTTCAGCTTCATTTCGGTATCCGCAGATGAGGGTGAAGTTATGGGTGGTAGTCATTTACCCCCAGTTCGTACTTTTTCTACTGTGAAACCAAAGGAAACTGAAAAACCTTTGTATGCTGAGGATAATCAAGCTATGGGTAATACTCATGACCCTATCTTGAGTACCTATACAAAGCAGTATCCTTATGAAACTGACTATAGTGGTGAACCGATTTATTATGGTTATTACGATTACTATGGTTATTGGCATGATTATACAGATACTTGGGGTTATCCAATGTATTTGTATCGTGGGTATTATTACTATTATTGATAACATGCGCTGATTAAATTCAGCGTAGTTTCGGAAAGATAGCAAAGAGGTTAAACGCGGCGGACTGTAAATCCGCTCCTTCGGGTTCGGGGGTTCGAATCCCTCTCTTTCCATTACTTAGTTTTATTTAAAACGAAAACCAAGTTTTAACTGAAACTGAGTAAATCTTTATAAAACTGAGTTGACTTCAGTATAAACAATGTCACTACCGTGGGCTACACGGAAATTAAAGTCTGTGGACTGTTAAACAAACAAGATTAGATAGATAATGAACTTCTACGAAGTTCATTATCGTTGAAATTGGACAGGGTGAAGCAGAAAGATTCCTAGTAATGAGGTTTACTAGTGATGTTCATAATTTGTAGTTGCTTACTTTTGACTACAAATTATGTAGCAGGTCGTAGGTTCGAGTCTTACCCTCGTACTGAATTTGTCCTAAATAGGACTTAAAACTGTTTCGGGGTTGAAGTGGAAACCTCGTTAGAGGATTGTTAATTCAAACAAATGTTTGATTGGTTCTTAAATAGCTAGGTGTTTATTCTCGGTTCAAAAAGCAATGTGCATAAATGAGACTTTTTATAGGGTATCCTGTAGTAACTTATGGTTCGACAATAACATTCACGCTATAACTTTTTGAATAAATTAGGTGTCTTTAAAACTGACTAAATGAGGTTTTGATACTTGTCTATTTAGTGAAGTTCCTCTTGAGTATATTTAATATTGTTCTGAAAAATTAAGTCCCGGTATCCGTGTATTTGGTAAACTCTTATTGGAAAGATAGACTAATTTAGTACCTATTTATTTAACTATGTTCCATTTGTTCCATTTGTTTCGTACTATCCAAGTAAAACCAAAATGATTTTGATTTCTGTTTATTAACTCTTGTTTTATTCGGTTAAACTTATATTTACTGATCTTTTAATATTATTTTTCATATTTACCACTTTCATAGGTGTTAAATATATAGCACGAAGTTGATTCCTTCGTGTGAACAAAAATACATAATAGAAAGGTTTCTTATTTGACTATTACTTGTCTTTAGCAACACCTTTTCCAGATGTAGATTTGTGATGTTTCATATTTTCTTCTCTTTAGCAGCATTAAGGAGAAGGCGGAGATTAGAGAACTGTTGCTCCAATCACAGTTTGGGTTACCGATGCGGTTCAAGTCCTCATGTCTCCATTTCCAAAATAGCAGTTTGGACAGAAAAAGCAGATGTTTGTCTGCTCTTTTTCGTAAACTGAGAGAAAAAGTTTAAAGCACTCTCAGAAGTCCCAGATTGACCCAGTTTCGATTTTAAAGTTGAGGTCGATAATTTCTACCTCTCAGATAGAAAATTTGATAGAAAGCAAAATAAGAGGTTTTAAATGCTAAGTGAGAAAGACAAGAGAGTAATTGAGTTTCTAAAGGCTCAGAGGCTCTTCATGGCAGACAAGGTGCGGTATCGAGAATTAACTGAGTTGATTTCTGCTTTTGAAACTGGAACATATTCTGCCGATATGAGCGAAGAAGAACTACCACATAAAGTTTGGCTGAACATACAGATGGCTCTCGGTGGGTGGTTTGAGCAAAAAGATGAGTAGGAGGGTCTAATATTGTTTTTAAATAAATCTGATATTTTAGCTCGATTGAGAGAATTAGATTTAAAGTCAGAAGGGGTATCCTCAAAAGTTGATGTGCTTATTGTAGGAGGTTCTGCACTTGCTTTGTTAGGAGAGTCAAGATTAACCTCTGATATTGATTACCTTAGCTCTCTCGATTATTTACCGAAAGATTATTTAGCGAGTTTGGGGTTCTCAAACAATGTAAAGACCTTCTTTGCTTTGTATGGTACTGATGAGTATAGTGCTTTAGAGCTAAACGGGTTTAAGAATTTAATAGTTAAGATTTTGTCTTATGAAGATTTAGCAATTATGAAACTCTTCTCAACTCGCATTAAAGATTTAGAAGACTTGATTCAGTATATTTTCTCTAAAATAAGTAGTTATTCTGAGTTGAAACAGAAGATTGAAACTTATAAAGAATACTATGTCTTTAATTCTGAGTTACCTGAGTTGAACTTAAATCAGTTAGATTTCATTAAAGACCGACTTAGAAAAGAGCAGAAAGTTATTCTAGTAGAGGATTATTCCCTAGGTGGCGCAACTGTTTGTGAGGGATATATTTGGCCAGATACGAGTTTTGATTGGGTACGTAAAAGTACGTTAGCTCCTCTATATGAAATTAGTTTACTATCGGTAGGTCAACTCGCCAAAATTAAACGTTGGACTAGACGTTATATGGAAGAGCTTGCAACTTATTACACAGATGTATTGAAAAGAAAATAGTATGACAAAAACACAGATGGTATCCTTACCTTTGACGGAATTAAATGAGCTTTTAGTTAAGGAATTTGTAGTGGAAGAAGCTTTAAAACAAGGTTTAATTTCAGAAGACTTTGTTGAAGAAGTTCGCAGTGAGTTTGAGGGGTGAGTGATATGGTTTGGCAATTACATGATTTAATTCACTTGTATGTAACGGAAGTTCGACAATCTGAGTTCAAAGACACAAAAACTCCATTGAGTTTGTGCGATAAGCTTATGGATACGGATGAAAGAGAGCTTTTGTTCACATTCGAACCTCTAACACAAGACATATTTGACGCTTTCAACGAGATTGTGCGCAGTGAGAGTAGCTATATCACTACACTAGGTCAAGTCATGGATTTTGTGAAGTTTTGTACTGCTGACCCTAACAAGTATTCGTTTCCAGTGCTTGCAGGGGTTTTGCTCACTGATTTACCTAATTTAAAGTTGCCTAAAGACTTGCTTGTAGTTATAGAATTTGAGGATTAAATATGGTTGAGATTGAAGAACTAAAACCTTTCCGTATCAACTTCAAAAACGGAGACCAAACTATTTATATGGTCAAAGACCGATTTCTAAAAATATTCTTCAGAAATGATTTTGGTTGGAGAATTGTGCCAGAGGAAATGTATAACCGCACTTGGTCTTATATTGAACGTAAGGGTATCACCTATATTTCTGATTCTGAGTTACTTGAACTCTCTAACCAGTTCACAAACGGCTCAGACTTGTTAATTACAAAATAGAAAAGGAAACATTTTATGAATTTAACGAAACCAGTAAAAATTGGAATTGCTATTATCACAGGACTTGTCTTGCTCGGACTTTTCCGTTTAACTGCGGTAAAACGAATCCCAGCTAATACTGTTGGGGTAAAAGTGAGTGCATTTGGTGGTGTGCAAGATACTACGCTACAAACGGGGTATCACTTACTTGTGCCTTTTATTGATAAGGTTTATACTTTGCCTACTTCGGTTCAAACAAAAACCATGGAGAAGATTACCACTCAGACTAAAGATGGTCAGTGGCTCAATACCAATATTGACGTGAAGTATCGTGTTAATAAGGAAAAAGCCATGACTGTCTTCTCAAATTACACAACATTGGAAAATGTTAACAATAGTGTGGTATCCCCAGCAGTCCAACGTGCGATTGAGTCTGTGACAGGTAATTACGACATTTATGATATTCTTGGAGATAAACGTACTGAGGTTTACGAAGCTATTGATAAAGCTCTCAAGGAGAAATTTGAATCGTATGATTTGGAGTTTGTTTCCTTCACTATCACAGATCAAGACGCAGGTGATGAAATTGAAGCTGCAATCAAAAATGAGTCTGTCAAACAGAAAGAAATTGATACTGCAAAACAGGAGCAGGAAAAAGCTAAAGTCGAAGCGGAAACTAAGAAAGTCCAAGCTCAAGCTGAAGCCAACAATGCAGTTATTAAAGCCGAAGGTGAAGCTAAGGCGAACAAAGTAAAATCTGACTCTATTACTGATAACTTGATCCGTATGAAAGAAGCGGAAGCAAGAGAAAAACATGGTTGGGTAACTGTAAATGGTGCAGGTGGTACCATTGTTCAACCGTAATTAGAGGTGGGTGAGATAGAATGGGTTGGTTTATTTCAACAGGGTTTCTAGTTACTTTCATAATTACGCTTATACTTGTGGTTATCATAATGTTCTGTGTGGATGGTGAGTCTAATTGGGAACGTCCTAAGTGGTTTAAATGTACTTATGTTGCCTTATTTGTTTTATTGCTGATTTCTATTCCTTTTTTAGCGTTGAATTTAAAAGAAGAGAAAGTCTATGCAACAGACTGGAAACAGATTTACCAAAATGATAAAGACGTTGACTTGACTCTTGCTTTTGACCCTGATTTTGAGTATAAGATTCCGTTGAATGAACCTCTTGCTAACACTCAGATTTACAATAAGGGTGAGAACTCAAGTATTTTAGAATATACACATTACTTAACATTAGAAAAAGATAAGGTAAGTATAACTAGGAAAGCTAAGTTAACTGAGTTAGTTGGTAAAACAGGTAGAGATGTAAAAATAATCAAGGTTGAATACCGTAAGATTGATTACACCTACAATAAATTGTTTAATCTTGTAGGTTCTCATGAAAAATCAGACTATGACGGTGAATTACGTTTAACTTTCGACAGTGGAAAAGGTTCTACAACCAGTGAAGATTTAATTAACTTCTTGGAGAAATAATCTTTCGGTATCTTTAAATTGAGCAAGACTTCGAAGGTCTTGCTTTTTACATTTGACAAACTATTGTCTTTTTGGTATAATAAAGAAAATAGAAAATGAGGTTTAAATTATTATGTATTCAGAAGGAATTGACCGTTTAACGGTCTATGGTTCAAGCAATATTGAGTCAAAATTGCAGACAAAGTTGCATGAGGGTACTTTATATTCGGTATCTTTTTGTGAAAATGGTTCTCCTATATTCAAGGGTTTTGGGTTAGATAAGGATTCCACAGTTCAACAAGTTTTGGACTATCTTGATTTTCGGTTTGCTATTGTAGACTTTAAAGGTTCTAAAGGTGATTGTAAGCTTAGTTTAATCAATACTGATTATACAATTATGGTTTCTATTTGCTCTTAGTAGTCTAAAGAAAGGTTGTTTGAGGGTATGAGTTTTAAAGCTAAAAATCGGTTAAAAGTTTATAGCCCAGATAAAATTAAGTCCATATTAGAGAGAAAACTTAAGAGTCCCACTGGTTATTATAATGTGGCACTATTTAAACGTGAGGATGTAGATATTTCGGTACCTACTTATGGAGTAGAAGATACAATTAGTATGGTTAAAGGTTTTTTAAACGGTAGGTGGGGTACATTATGCTTTGAAATATCTGAGTTCCACTGTATAATTGACTTATTGAATACTGACTATAGAGTGGTAATAATTTCAAGAGAATACTAAACTTAGAGAGGTAATAAGTAAATGAAAAAGAAATTTATGGTTTACTCAGCTGAAGAGGTAAGTAAGAAGTTAAAGAAAGTTTTAATAGATGACGAACAACTGTATATAGTTTCTGTTTTTGAAACGGACTTGTTTGGAAATGACTCTATTTCGCAACAACATAACTACTTAACCTTAGATGATGTACATACGTTGCTTTTAGATTTGTTGGAAGAAACTTATGTTACTTTTTCGGTTAGTAAAGACTCCAAATGGGTATCCTTAGGTGTTGTTAACAAAAATTCCAAGATTGCGATTATGAGTATAGAGGACTTGAGAAAACATAGAAAGCGGTAAGTTTTAGATTATGGAGTTAGAACAAGCGATTCAAAGTTGGAGGTCTCATTTAGCTATAGGTTCTAAGTGGACTGTTAAAATTTTAGGTAGCAACTACATAGGTCAGATTGTAGATGTTTACTATAACCGTAAAGTAGGTTCCATAATGGTTGATTTTGATGTCTTAAATCACTTTTGGGAATTGACTTATCGAGTGTCTGTGCAAGATTTCGTATCTAAATACGGTGTAGAAAAATTGATTGAAGGAGAATTAGAAAATGGATAAATTATTTGATGAACTAGCAAACTCGTTAAACATAAGTACAGATTTAGTACAACAGTTTGTGGGAAATTACCCACAATTACGCTCTCAGTGGCAAATATATAAAGTTTTCGACCTTTGGAACGACTTTCTCAGTTTCACTGCTTTTATTGTACTTGGTTTCTTGATTTACATCGGGTTCAAGTACCATTCGGACTTAGAATATGAGTCTGAGGAAGAAATAACGGCTACTAGAAAGAAATGGCTCAAATACCTAGCGGTATCCTTCCTTGTGCTTTGCTTGGTAGATTACGTTTTGTTGTCTATTCAAACTTATTTGGCACCAGACATTACATTACTGTTTGAAACTTTAAAACAGTTGAAGAAATAAACTTAAAAGGAACGGTCAACTCTCTACGAGAGTTGATTTCTCTGCTATTTTATGATAAAATACTTACTAATAAAACTTTTAGGAAAGGAGACTTAATGTGATAAATTTAAAAACAAAACGCACTTACAACGACTTATTAAATTTAGCTTTTCGTACCTTGCAAGAAGATTTAAGTTTAGCGAATAAGATTACAGTTGTAGGCGCTCATGCGATTTATTCGAACTATTTTGCAGGTCTGATTGACTTAGCGGAGGAAACACGAGAAACTACAGATTTAGAGTTAGACTATTTCGGAGACTTGTCTGAGCTTGATTATTTTACATTTCAAGACCGTTTCGCACTAAGGCTTAATGAACTAGGTTTAACGGTATCTTTCAAACCAATCAAAGTCCGTGAGACTTCAGTAACATATAAGTTCCAAGTAACAGATGGTACTTGTGTCACACCTTGCTTGAAGATTGATTTTAGCTCGAATAAAGGAACTTGGCAGTACGAAGTTCTTCCGATTGAACACTCTTTAGCAAGAAAAATCCAAATGTGCAATAGATATGTGGATCGTCGAGCGAAAGATAAGGTTGATGTGTATAACATTTTAGCTTATAAATTTCCAAACGATTTAACTAAAGGTGACTTTTTAGATTTACTAGATCATTATGATTGCTCTTTTAAGTTAAATCCTCGATGGACACGGTCAGATGCTATAGAGGTGGGTTTGCAATCTTTTAAGAACTTTAAACCAAAAGATGCAGTCAATGGGGTATCTCATAGGGTTTGCTTGCTTTACATCAAATACTTACTTTTAAGTTTAACAAGTTCTGATGTACCAAACGATAGGGTTTTGTGAGGTTTAGAAAATGCCTACAATCAGTTTAACACGAGATATAAAGCTAACAAATGAGGATGCTTTAAAAATCTTGGGTTCTAAACCTTCTGAAAAGCTACAAATAATTTTGGAGTCTGTTGACGTGCAAAGAGCTATAGTACCAACGGAAAATAAACTTATTTTAAACTATTTGCGCAGATAGAAACAAGTCCACGACTTGTTTTCTTTGTGTTTTTGTGCTATAATAAAGAAAATTAAAAAGAAAGGAAGAAATCATAATTTGAAAACCAAAGAAGAAGTCTTTGAGTTAGTAAAACACTACCTAATAGATTTAGATTCGGTATCTGAGGTCACTACTCAGCGGAAGTACATCCATGATGAGATTAAGACTTATTTAACTGAGAATTACTTAGGTTTCGCTACAAGTCCTTCAGTGAATATTGAGTTGATGAACGCTTTAGACGAGGTAGGTTGGCTTGATAAAGGTACATTTACCTTAGAAGGTCGAGTAGTCGTTCCTATTCGAAATGCAGATGGTTCGATTGCAACCTTGGTAGGGTGGCGAAAAGGATTCCCAAAGTATTATACGATTGCTGATAAGGACTTCTCTAAAGAAAGTCATTGGTTCAACTTAGATAGAGCCTTAGATAAGTCATTTAAAGGTGACAAGCGGTATCGAGGTTCTGTCGTGGTGGTTGAAGGTATTTTCGATGCTCTTCATTTGGATGCTTATGGTGTACCAGCTATTGCGACTATGGGAGCGGACGTAAATGCTTATAAGGGAGCAGTTCTTAACTTGTTCGACAAGGTAATTTGTGTTCCAGATAATGATGAAGCAGGGCAAAAAGCGTTGCTAAAGAAGAAGTGGCAAGTACCTACTAATTCAACTTTCTTATATGTAGAAGAAAAGCGGTATCAGTTTGGAGAAGGTCTTTCTTTTCAAGTAAAGGACATAGACAACTTTTTAAGTTTATTTGGTTCTCAGATACATGAGGTATTAGTTCCTTTGGTAGAAAACAAGGCAGCGGTAGTGGAGAGGTTGAGTTTATGAAATCACTAGAAGAAGTGCAAGAAGATTTATCTCTTAAACGTAAAGAAGTTCCCATAGGTTCTCTTTGGCGACATTTAAAGACAGACAACCTTTACACTGTTAAAGACATTGTAATAGTGGAGTCTGATTTAACTCTTGCGGTATCCTATAAGCGCCTTGGAGATGCTAATCGTCTACACTGGCTCCGTCCATTAGATGAATTTTTAGATGGTCGATTTAAGCGAGAGGTTTTGTTTAAAGATGAGGTAACAGAAAGATGAGGTAACAGATGGAAGTAACTATAGAAGATAAGATAAACTATTGGAAAAACTGGATTGGTATTGGTTCTGAGTGGTTGACAGTTGAGTTTGAGCCTGTGACAGTTACAGTTGTAGGTATTCGTTACTCAGATGAACTTCAGTCTGTTGTTGTAGATTATGCACATCAGAAGTTTCCTAGCTTTACGGAAACTATCCCAACGGATCAATTCACAGATGGACGATTTATTCGTAAGTAATGATTACTAAGAAAGTAGGTTAAGACATGAAAATTGTAAAACGTAACGGTCAATTAGAAGATTTTGACGCAAATAAGATTTATGGTGCTTTAATTAAAGCTGCACAATCAGTGTTTGTAGTGAGTGATGATTTAAGACAAAACTTGGCTCGAATTGCAAAAAGTGTAGAAGCTCAGGTAGAGGAAACACATTCTGAAAATGTCACGATTTCAATGATTCAAGCCTTGGTAGAAGAAAAACTCCTTTCAGCAGGGTATCTACAAATTGCGGAGCATTACATTTCTTACCGTTTGCAACGTGACATTGACCGTACAGATTACAAAGATAATGTAGTCGTACATTTGCGTTTAGAACGCATTCGTTAAAAAACTATAGAATAGAAAAAGTAGTAAAAAGTAAAGAAAACTCTTGACACACCTTACTTTTTGTGATATACTAAATAAGTAAAGTTGAGAAATACTTTACCGTGATCTATTTTTAATAAAGTAGCTCACTTTACCGTTAGGTAAGCACTCCTTATATTATTTAGTTGTGGTTGCAGATTGTAAAAGGTTTGCAACTAATACCTACAATTTTGTAGGATGTTCAATATTTGAACAAAACTTCTTAATTTTTCCATACTTGATTCTCCTATTAAGTAGCGCATATAGCAGCTTTAATCGGTTGTTATGTGATAGGTAAGGTTTTCTCATCCTTACCAAAAGAAATCTTAGAATTTCTTCTTTTCTTTTTGAGTTGTAGATTGTAAAAGGTTTGCAACTTTTAGAGGAGATTGGTTTCCCCCTCTTAGAATGTTTAATGCGTGACTTTGTTTGCTCATTGATGTTCTCCTAGTATTTATTTTGGTTCAGGGCTTTGAATTGTAAAAGGTTCAAAGCTCATTGTGAGGAAAAGTTTATTCTTTTCTTTCACAAGGGTAGTTAAGTTTATCTTAATACCTTTTCTTTAATTGTATTTTAAAGGTTAAATAAATTAAGTAATCTTTGTATTCATTTGAATACAAAGAAAACCCACCGTCCTTGGTCTTTGAGACTTATTTATCTGACGAGGTTTAAAAATTTAAATTTAACTTTTAAATGTAAACCTATATCTTATCTTTATTTAAGAGAGGGTTTAGGGGTATCGTAGGATGCCTTTAGCGGAAACAATAACTTGCTTTGCAAGTTATTGTGGAGCGTTAAGAATTGAATGGTACATTTATATCTGTTTTTAACATTTGTAACAACCCTTTGAACCTATTAGGTCACTAATTATAAAAGATTTGTGATTTATGGGTGAATTTTGGTTCACCAATTAGATAACGCATAGTTGTCACTTTCTTTTCAAACCTAGAGATTGTAAAAGGTCTTTAGGTTATAGGAGCTAGTTTTTAGGTTTATTTTCCTAGCTCCGAGTGGTTCTCGTTGAACTATTTCCTTTCCAAATTTTTTCAGGTCATAAGTTGTAAAAGGCTTATGACTTATAAGTAAGTTTAGCTTACTGAAGTCCGTAAAGGACACTTAATTTATTTGACCGTCGTGATGACAGGCGAAGCCAATGTAGAGACTACTGTAACCACTGTTAATGGTATCCTTTTTCATTGGCTTTTTAAGTCCGGCTGAGAAGTCGCACTGTTGGTTTTATGAGATTACCTCAAAAGGCACAACTATCGTTAGGTCTGGATGATAGACTAAGATTTTGTTAATTTGTTGGTTAATTGATTTGGTTGCTTAGTAATTCCTCTTTCAAAAAAAATTGGTTACATACTGTTAGTTAAACTAGCAGATTTTACTTTACTAAAAATACTAAATAGAAAGCTTTACAAAAGAAATAGAAAACTAACGGTAGTTACTAATTGCTTAAAAATGCTTTAAAATTGCTTAGAAATTGCTTTAAATTGCTAAATATTGCTAAATTATTGCTTAGAAAAACTTGAGGTAAAAAACAACATGGTAAAAATTGATATGTCTAAGATTTCTGCAGAACAAATGGCTCAAATGCAACAAGTTCTTGCGAAAGATACTGCTGGTGCAAAACGTTCTCCACTCACTGAACTTGGAGAAGAACTCGGTATCAAAATCTTCAACCGTGCGAAGGATGGTTACACAAACCAAAAACTTTTGGTTTACATCCCTCGCATGGGCTTCCCAACTGTTGATGAAAAAGGCGATTTAATTCCGTTCCGCGTTCCTATGCGTTCGGTTACAATGAAAGCCTTTAACAACGGAGATAAGGATAGCAACTGGAAAGGTTCTATGCCTTACTTTGAAGAAGCGAAAGAAGAAAACCGTATCTTTGCACCTTGGGGTCAATCAGGGGATAACGAATACCTTCGTGATTACATTTCTGCAGCATTTGACATGCGCCGTGCGAAAATTGAGCTTGAAGTAGCTCGTCAAGGGTATTCTTCTGTTGCTGAGTTGGTTGCAAACGAACCTCAGTACAAAGAAGAAAAAGACTTCACTAAAACGTTTATGGAATATGTGTTCTTGCAAGTTCAAAGCAACTCAGATATGTGGTTCCCAGTAGTGGTTATTCCAACTACAAAGGACGCTAATGGTAAGTTCACAACTACACCAGAAACAAAACCTTTGCTTGATGAAGCTGGAAACCCAACAACTGTGGAGAAACAAATTCCTCGTATTGATAATTATGGTAAACCTATCTGCGATAATGATGGTAACCAATTATTTGAAACACGTGAGTTTGCTCACACGATTGAAGGTGAAATGAAGTGGCATAAGCTTACTACAAAAGCCTTTACTGAAAAATTGGTGAAAGCTCTTGAGTTGCAAGCACAACAACCGGGTATCACTGAACTTGGCGGGTTCTTCGTTCTCTTCAACTATGAGATTGATGAACAAGCACTTGCCAAAGCGAAGAAAAACGGTGGTGCTGCTTACGAAAGTGAAGATTCTAAATCAGGTGCTTCATTGAACATTCAAGTAATGCAAAAAGTGGCTCCATTCACTGATTTGTATGACTTGACTGAGTACCTTGGTCTCCAAGAACAATGGGACAAAGAAGCACAAGCTCATTACAGCGCTCTTTACCTTGTACAGACTGTTCGCGCTTGCGAATTGCTTTCTGACGAAGAGGTAAATGAGAAGTTGGATAAACTATACGGTGGTCTTGACAAAGTGAAAGCTGAAGTTGAGAACATTCAAACAACTGCTGAAAACCTTAAAAAAGGTGTAGCAGCAGGGGGGTCTGCCAACTCTATCACGAATTCTGCAGCTAACCGTCTAGGTGCGAATGCAGGTCAACTTCCTCCAGGTGTAGATGTTGATCCCGCAAGTGCTTTGGACTTCGGTGCTGAGGAATAAAACACTCCAAACCTAAATTAAGAGTTTTTAGCCTTTAGACTCTCCTTAATTGGTAGAGGGGTATCTCATAAAACCGAGAAAGTCAAACTAGTTTGGTTTGGCTTTTAACAAAGAAATTATTTTCTTTGTTTTCTCTAAGTTCCTAGTCTTTTCTAGGAATTTTGCGAAGATAAAGAGGAAAGGAAGAATACATTTGGCAACAGTAGTAGATGAACTATTTGCTGACTTACAGGTGAGTAAGGGTGAGAGCAAAAGTGAGTTGAAACAAACCTCACTATTTGACTCAGAAGAACACCGAAATTACCTAGAAGGTATTATTGCTAGGGGTCAGAAGTCCAAGCTATTAGCTTGGGAAATTGAGAACTTTGCTCAATATGAGAAAGAACGTTTTGAGTTCGGTTCTCATTGGGTTTTGTTATTAAAGGCTTTCAACTCAACTGGGAAATCCAACGCTTTGAAGGCTTTGGAGTACAACTTAACCACCAAGGGTATCGGCTTGCAACTAGCGAAAGGCTTTATTAAACATGGAGCGTTAGAAGCAAAAATTACAACCTTTTGGTCGGATGGGTTAGAGGTTGAGTATTATTTAACTCGAACAAGTTTAAGTTCTCGCTCTACGTTTAAGAACGGATATAGAGTGTACTTGAGTGAAGACGGCACTCGAAAGGAGGTTTATAACACCCTTGTAGATGGTCGTTTTGTAAAAGTCTCTGAAACCCCAAGTTTCTTAAAACGCTACTTCAACTTAGCAGAGGTTGGTGGTCGTTATTTGAACTTAATGAGGGGCGCAGAGGGTCTTCCTGTATTGGAACAGTCACCAGCTTCACTTAACAAGATGTTGTCGCAAGCAGCAGACTTAGAAACGGCAGAGCAAGCGATTAAACAAATGACAGATGATAACAAGGAAACGTTCCAACAACTAGAGGTTGTAGAGGGTCGTATCCGAGTCTATTCTCAGGATATTGTAGAGCGTAGACACTTAACAAAAGAGGTTATTCGACAACTAGAAAACCAAACACACACTTTTGAACAATTAGAAAAAGGCTTAGAGGGTATCCTCGAAGTCGCAAGCGACTTGAAAGCTATGTCTGAGTTGGAAGGAACAACTACGATTGATGGTGTGGGTTTGAAGGCACTCAATCAAGTCCACTCTATTCAAACTAAGTTAAAAGAGTTTGGCTCAGAGGTTTCCTTACCGATTGTTGAAACTGCTAATTTAACTGATTTGGCAACCTTAGATAAGATTTCAAAAGGTCTAACTGCTTTAAATGAGGTTGAGAGTTTCGGGCAAGCTCCTAGTAGCTCTTCAACTCAAGTTTTGGAAGTTATTTCAACTTTAAACTCGGCTATTGAAGATTTGAATACTGCACCTAGCTTTGGAGTGATTGAAGAGAGCAGAAATGATGAAGTTTTATCTCTCTTGGCTTTAGAGTCTCAGTTTTCAGAATTGGAAACTTTAGACAAACAGTTAGAACTTGAAGGTTCAGAGAAAGAGTTTTGCTTTAAAGAAAGCGAAGAACTTCTACAAGAGTTGAAAACTCAAGGGTATCCCGTTGGTGTCTGCTCACACTGTGGTCATCTTTCGATTACAGAACCTTTTGAGATTGGTTCAACCGTAGTAAGTCCACATGAGCATAGCTAGGAGGTCTCAGATTGGCTCAGATTTGATTTTAAATTAGTTGGGGTCTATTTGTACCTTTGAGATTTAAAAATCGAGTAGAGAGCAAATGAGAGGGTTTTAAAACAAAACAGAAGGAGGTTCGTGTTATGCGAATTTTATGCGGTACTAAAAGACATACATACAAAGGGGTTCGAGCGTTTTTAACTGATGAAAAGACGGTTGATGGGTTGCAAGTTGTTGAAGTTTTCCCAAAAATTATGAGTAAATCTTCTTTTTATGAGGGTGAAATAAACGCGTTTGAATACTTCGAGAAGAAAGGTTACTCTATTTACATGAACTCAGTACATGAGGCGGATGATGAAGAGGGGATTCAAGATTGGCTGACTCTTTACAATAACGTAGAAGAGGTTATTTTATGACATCTAAAGTACCAAGAGGGTATCCGAGTCGAGAAATTACCGACAATTCAGCTCGTATGTTGGTTGCAGGTTTTCAACAGTGTCCAGACTTGTGGTCTTTTCGGATTTCTATGATTTTAAACATTGAGATTTGTATTAAGAAATTGACCTTACATTTAGTACCAGAAACAGTTTCTTCGACTGCAAAATCTCACCTAGTCTTAAAATTGTTAGGTTTGTTGCGAGATTATATTCCAGAGTTACACTCTTTTATTCAAGAAGTTAGTAAAGATAAAGCTCGCTGGAAGTCTGTAGGTGCTTTCAGCTACACTCAAGAAAGATACAGTCAATATGTTGTAGATTCTCTACCTTTACTTCCTTTACCGGAAGATTTAGTTACTATTTATTGGATTTTATCCGATGCTTTAAGATACTATGGCTTAGATTAAACGTTAAAAGGAGAGGAAAATTTGAAAAAAGTAATCGGCAACACCTCAGTTACTTTTGGTGACCGCCACATTGAAAATGTGTATAGAGGTCAACACATCAACTACCAAGAGAACTGTTATTGGTGCATGGATAAAACGTTGGAGAGAGTTCAACTACTCGAACCAGAGTTATATAATGAAACAGGCGACTTTATAGGGGTTCGTACAGGGGTGTCTTGGCTCTCTGGTGACCGCATTATGCTAAGTCGCACAATGAAATTTTTGGACTCAATTAAGGGTCACAAGGTTATTAACCGTGGAAACCATGATTTGCATGGGTCTGAGGAACGTAATGATTATTTGTTCTTGTCATCTTTAGGTTACTTTGACTCACCAGCGCATTTAGCAGAAGAGGATAAGCAAGTAGGTCGAGTGATGTTAGAGTCACCTGACTTGATTGATCCAGACACAAATGAGCCTTTGAGAGTGGTTTTCCACTATGTTCCTTATGGGAAAGAGTTTGAAAAATTGGATATTATAGAGGGTATCACTAATATTGCGATAACTCACTATGATTTCCGAGTTGGTTTAACAAACTTTACAAATAACCCCGAAGCGATTGATTTAACGAATCATGAACCGTTTTATGGAGTGGACTTAATTTTGAATGGTCACATCCACCAACCTAGTGAGTTGAAGTCGTTCAAAACTGAGGGTGGAACAACTTGCGCCTTTATGAACTTAGGTTGCATGGCTCGTCCGAAGCGTTCAGAGGACTATAGCTTTGTATGGTGCGCAGTAGTGAAGATGCGTAAAAACCCAATTACAGGCTTACCAGAGGTTCACTTTGACCCACAAGTATTTGAATTAAAACCACCTTCTGAGATTTTCTTGGAAGATACAGAAGGGTCAGTAGCAGAGCAAGTCAAAGCAGAAGGAAAACAAGCTCAACTCTCAGAAGCCTTAGAGGGTCTGAGAGACTTCAACTGGGCAGGGGTATCTCTTTCAGAACGTTTAAATCTTATGGTCTTGGAACCAGAGATTAAGGACTTGATTAAGCATTATTTAGCGCTTAATTAACTTTTATTGTGAGGATATTGATTGCAGTAGGTTTGTTGATTGTTTTTCAACTCTCCTACATAATGATTGAGATTGTAAAGTTTTCGATAAGAACAGATAAACGAAGAAAACAAGAAGAAAATAGGAAGGACAAGTAATGTCAGTAGAACAAACATTGGCTCGTTTGGAGTCTTTGAATAAACAAGTTTTGGAACATAACCGTAAAGAGCAAGAAATTCGAGGGTCTAAAAAAGCACGTGTTCAAGCGATTTTGAAGGAAGTTGAAATCCTCAACTCTCTTGGGTATCCGATTAAAATGGAACTCGCTAGTGAGACGGAGTTCACAAAAGAGTCGATTGAATCTTACAAAGCACTTGCAAGTAAGATTTTGGCTGAGAAAGTTGCTGAAGCAGAGCGCTTAGAGAAGTTCTTTGAAGCGGTAGAGAAGAAAGACTATGACGCTATTAAGGAAATCACAGGAGAAGATGTGTCTGCGGTTTCTTATGATGTTGAAGTAGCAGATAGTAAAGAAGTCAAAGCAGAAGCAAAAGAGATGACTGCTCAAATGTTGGAAAACGATGCGGTTGTTGATATTGCTAAAGGTGACTCTCCACTTATTCCAGAGCCTACAAAGGAACTTAAATTTGAAGAAACGGTTCCAACTAAGGAAGAGCAAGCGATATCCCCAACTACCTCAGAAACTCCAACAAGTGTAGAAACTACACAAGTTGAAAATAAATCAGCTACTACAGACACAAGCGCAGTTGATTTGTTAAGTGGTGTGTTTGGGGGTGCAACTCCAACTGAAACTGTAGAGGTAGAAGTTCCTAAAGTTGAGGAAACGCCTAAATCAACACCAAGCGCAGACACTAATCCCTTTGCAGGATTTGACACTGCTTCTTGGGAGCAAGGGTTCAAATTAGATTAAGGGGTGCATTTAAGTTATGTTTTTAAAAATTGCATTTGACACATTAGCAGAAGAAAGTCGCTTGTTGATTGATACAGTAAAGCGCTCTATAATTGACCCTAAGAGCAAGAACGTAGTTATGAAGGTTGAACCTAACGGTGCGGTATCCTTCCTTGCCCTTACAGATATTGTGGTTGCAAAAACAAGTGTAACCACTTCTGCGGTAGAGGTTACAGAATTTGAAGGGGAAGAACCCATTTACTTCCAAGTACCAGCTCTTACTTTAGAGAAGTTGATTTCAACTTATGCAGCTAGTGAACTGACCACTCCATTGAGTGTAACGTTCCACCCTCTAACAGATATTGAGGTAGCTATTACTGTCCAAGAGAGCTTGAAATTACCAGACAAAGATGAAGAAATTCGTAACTCTTCTCTCATTGCAACAACTCCGCCGTTCTACATTTCAGATTTGTACCGTTTGGAGTATATTAGTGTTGCAGACAATGAAGAAGTTCCATTTGTAGAATTAACAGAACAACAGCGTGAGGATATGATTCAAACCTTGAATGATTTAGCTCCTTACACTCCAACAACGAATGAAATCCACAATGATTTGATGTTTAATCCGACTACCAAAGCCTTGGAGTTCTACAAAGACACTTATATGCCTAGTGTTCAGAACAATATGGATTTCTTCTTAGAAGAGGGTGGTCTTCGTCCAATGAGTTTGATTGCTTTGAAAGACTTGTTGGCTAAAGGTCTATTCTCGTTTTATAAAGATGAAGAAAAACACTTCTTTGTCTTGAAACAAGGTGCTACTGTAATTGGTGTCCTCTATGATGTAGATGTGGCTTACCCACCAAACTCTCTGGATCAACTTGGAGATTTACCTTGGGTATCCTTATCTCGCCCTCTTGTTGAAATGTATTTGAAACGTATTAATGCTTTAAGTGGTCTCATGTCTGCAGAGCGTATTCAAGTCATTATTTCTGATGATTTGAAGAATGTAACCTTCAAATATGGAGATTTAGACTTGACTGCCCCTATTGAACACGTGCATAAGGTAACAGAAGGTAACCAAGCGAAGTTGGAGTTAGGAGGTTTCCAATTTGGACTTTCCCCAGTTTACTTTGATTACTTGTTGTATGGTAAAGGTGAGTTTGCTGACGATATTCGCTTTGGTTTTGCTGGCGTAGGGAAGTTTGTCTTCATCAAGAGTTTTGACTCCTCTAACATTTGGTCTGTTGCTATGAGTAGTAACTAAATCTAAGTAAGTGAATAGAAAAGGAGGGTTTCCTTGGTTTCAGAAACATTCGCAAGTCGCCTCGGTGCGATTAAACAAGACTACTCCTTGAAAGAGGATAGACTTAGAAAGCGCCAAGATGACATTGCACAACTAGAAGATTTGCGCACTCTCTACTTGAATAGAGCGAAAGCCTTACAATACGTTGTTATGTTGAGCAATGATGGTACAAAAGGTTTGCGTGACTATATGGAGGGTATCATTAACCGTGCTTTGGCTTTGGTCTTTGGAGAAAACGTGTATAAGTTCTCTTTGATTTCCGACTTGAAAGCTCAGAAAGTTCACTTGAACTTGTTGGAGTTCAAGAACGGTCAATGGAACGAACTAGTGATTGGTAAGCAAACAGGTGACGGTATGGGTCAGATTATTGCCTTTCTGTTCTCTGTAGTATTGACTGAGATTACCAACCACCGTATGTTGTTTGTGGTAGACGAGTTGATGGGTGGTCTTCACGAGAAAGCAGTAGAGCTAGTCCAACGTTGTATTGCTGAGTTTGAAGGGCATGGTGGTCAATTTGCTATGATTGAGTACACCTTTGAGGACTTTGGTAAAGAGTTGATGTTGGCTTTCGACAACAAGAAAGAGCGCACCAATATTGTGGATTCAAGAGAATATCCATTGTTACCGGAAGAAAAAGAAGTTGCAACTGAGATTGCTTAGATATAAAGAAAGAGGATTTACCTAGCGGTATCCTCTCTTTTTCTTTGCTTGTTTTCTTTCTTTTTGCTAAACTAGAAGAATGAAGAAATGAAAGGTGGTTTGAGTCTTGGATTTGAATGAAAATAGGCTTTATAGAAACAGAGCGGACTTCAACAAGGTTGTCGTAGTCAAAGAGGTAAGTGGGAAGGAAGTAACTTTCCTCCACGCACCGCCAATAAATAGTGACATCCATTGTCTAATACCACCTCAACGTGAAACTTTGTCTTTGAGTAAGTTTAAGGCTTCATACAAACCTTTCAAGTAGCAAAACCTTTGTGGCATCAACCCTTGCCAACCAAATCGAAAATGTAACAAAGTCGTAATATGAAATTGCGACTTTCTTTGTTATAATGATTTTATATTTTGAAAGTAAAGGATTTTCCAGTATGAAAAAGAAAGTTTTATCTACTTTATTACTAAGTACAGTATTGTTAAGTCAAGGTTTAACAACTATTCAAACAGTAAGCGCAGGGGTTTTAAACCCTCATGAGGTAGTTGATGTACCACAAGCAACCCCAACCTCTAAAGGTGTATCAACCTCTGCCATTGCAGAACAAAACCAGAAAGTGGAACAATTAACTGAGAAACAAAAAGAAGCAACTTCTCAGTTAAATGATGTACAAAGTAAGGTTACTGCCTTAGAAACAGAACAAGCCAATTTACAAGCTGAAACTGACCATTTGGAGTCAGTATCTAAAGACCTAGAAAAAGACATCAACAACTTGTCTAAGAACATTGTGTCTCGTCAAGAGTCTTTGGAGAAACAAGCTCGTAGTGCGCAAACAAGTGGTTCTGTTTTAGACTATGTGAATGCTGTCGTCAACTCAAACTCTATCTCTGACGCTATTTCTAAAGTTACTTCTATGAACCAAATTGTTGAAGCAAGTAACAAAATGTTGGCACAACAAAAGAGTGACAAGGAAGACATTTTAGCGAAACAAGAAGAGAACAACCAAGCGATTAACACGGTTATTGCTAACAAAGAAAAGTTAGAAGATGATGCGCAGGCTCTTAATTCTCGCAAAGCTGAGTTAGAAGTTGCTAAGTTGAACTTAGAGGTTGAAAAAACTGAAGCAGAAGACAAGAAAGCTGAGTTAGTAGAGCAAAAAGCAGAAGCAGAGCGCCAAGCAGCTAAAGCTTTGGAAGAAGAAAAAGCTTATTTAGCTCAAAAAGAGAGTGAAAAAGCAGTAGTAACGAACTCTGCCAACACTTCTTTAGAGCAAGAAGTTTCAGCGGTATCCACTCCGTCAGCACCAACTACCTCAGAAGAGGTAGCTCCAAGTTCTGAACCTCAAGAGGAAGTAACAACTCCAACACCAACTCCAACAGTAACTCCTCCTAAGTACAACACAGACGCTTCAAGTTACCCAATGGGAGAGTGTACTTGGGGAGCTAAAACACTAGCACCTTGGGCTGGAGATTATTGGGGTAATGGAGCGCAGTGGGCTACAAGTGCTGCTGCCGCAGGATTTAGAACAGGTTCTACCCCTCAAGTTGGTGCCATTGCTTGTTGGAACGATGGTGCTTATGGTCACGTTGCGGTAGTTACTGCGGTTGAGTCTAATACTCGTATCCAAGTTTCAGAGTCAAATTATGGTAAGAAGCGTTATATTGGTAACCACCGTGGTTGGTTTAACCCAACAACAACTTCGGAAGGATTTGTCACATATATTTATCAAAACTAAGAAACTAGTGAATTTTATCCAGTATACGAGGGTATGCTGGATTTTTTGTGGTTTTCTTTTGGATAATAAATAGAAAATCTTGAAAGTTGAGATAAAATACATGTACGAATTATTAAAAGGTTCGCAACCTGTATCAACTCAAAGCCAACAAGGTCAAGGAGTTGTACAAGGTAAAGTAACCAATAAATACGTTGAAAATTTTGAAAGGCTCTTGTGTGCAGGAGCTTATAAACAGTTAAAAGAGAGAAAAGACAAGGGAATTACTGAGGGTATCATTTCGAAATTCTCGCCTAATAATGTTCGTAGAGTGATTCTAGGTTTAGATGGTATTTATGTTCAGTTTTATGTTTCCCCAGTAAACTTTAAAGCTAAGGAGCAGTTTGTACCAATTACGTTTACAGAGCAGTTAGGTACAGAATTATCAGCAGAAAGTAAGTCTACTCCGATTACTAAAGTATTGAGGGGTGATAGTCGCTCTCTCTTTGGTTCACGTGTCTTCTCAAGTGTAGAAGAGATTATTGTCTTGAGCAGTAGCCCAGAAGTTCAAGGGTATCTGCTTGATAACCACGGTCTTGATTGGTTCTTAGACCCAAGCAGAAAACAAACGGTAGAGTCTTCCTTTAAGCGATTGAGAGCAGTTGGTTTGGTGGAAGACAGTGTGACTTGTAAAGAGTTTGTAGAGAGTCATAGAGAACAAATCAATGACCCTTATGGTCTCATTTTGAGAGACACAGAATTGAACTATGTTGGTGCTTTGTTCAATGATGACTTATATTACACCCACACAGCTCTCCGTCCTCAATATTATGAGATGGACGAAGAAGGTGGTGCTTTGTGGAACTACTTCCAAGAAGTGAAGAAAGGAACGCCTAAATCAACTAAAACCGTGGAAACTAAAGATATTGGAGATGGGTTCTTAAAAGACTCCGACTTAACTTTGGTTACTAACTTCTTAGGCTTGGTTCATGTCCTTGAGGGGTATCAATCTGAGATTTCCGCTCAATTTCCAACTTTAAAAGAGACTTTAGAGGTTGGAGAACATAACAAAGCTCTAGCAAAAGAGTATGTAAACTCGATGGTTGCTTTTGTGAAAGAGCATAGAGATATTACTTCTTATCCGACTCCTAAAGTGTCTATTACTTCTGACACAACTTATTTGAGAGCAGTTTCCGTAGCTAATTACCTTTTGAAGAATAAAGACAAGGTTGGGTTGAGTAAAGGTGTAGATTCCGTATTCGTGGGGTATCTTACTGCTTTAACTACTTGTTTAGAGTTAGCTTTGGAAGATGTTACTTTTGACTTTATGAGTTCAGAGTTTGTTTCAAGTTATAAGAGTGGGTTAGAGTTGTATTTTAGCAACGTGTCTGATGAGACAGAAGAAACTGAGGAAGATAACTCAGACACAAGTGAAGAGGTTTCAGAAGAACCAAACGAAGAAGACAAAAATAGTGAGAAATACCAAGGTCTTTACGATAAGTTAGTTAGCTTCGGCTTTGACTTAGAAGGTGCAGAGTTTAAACCTTTAGCACGTGAGATTACCTTAGAGGGTGTAGACTTCTTACCAGAGAGTGTTTTAGAAACAGTAGGTGAGGTTTCACCCTTGTTTGCAGTAATCAGTTGGTTATCAGTGAACTCGGTTTACTATTTTGATACGTTCTTTAACGAAAAAGAGTTCTTCCAATTAGCTTGCTCTTTGAAAGAGTTGGATTTATCAGATGAAGAAGCAATTAAACTAGCAAGTTTCGGTATCTTTGGTTTAGAGTCAACTTCTATTTTTGATGGTTACAATGAGTTTATTGATAAACACTCTAAACTAAAAGAACAGTTTGCAGAATTGGATAGTTACTTCGCAAATGAAGGTAAAGATTCAGAGTTTAAACAGATTAGACCTTCTTTTAAAGATTTTGCAGAGCGTTTCGCTAATGAAGTTTCTGTGGAGTTGTTGACTGCGCCTAATTATTTAGCAGTAGATGTCTTGCGTTCTGCTTATGGTTTTAATGCTTGGGGTGTTCCACTACCTAAAGTCTCTCAAATGCCTAAATTAGCTAGTTTGTTAACAGACTTAGTAAACACTACAAGGGTATCCTACCGTTTCCGTCGAGATTTTGAGAAGTTTGAACAGGAATTTGGAGTCGATACTTCAAATTACTTAAACAGTAAACACCTAACTAAAGAAGGTGATTATTTAAGTGATGTAATTGATACTAGAAGTTTCGTAAAGATTATGACTGAGATTTTTAGTTACAATCCACCTAGCGAAGTAAGAGATATTAGTGGGGTGTTTCAAAAAGCCTTAGAATTAGTAGAGAAGAAAGAAGGTGAGATTAGTGAGTAAAGTACAAGACCAGATGGAGAAAATCTCAAACCAACTTGGTTTAGGTTTAGACAATCAACAGATTGTAGATGTAGTCTACAGTTCTGTAGAGGAATTAGTAGAAAACGGACTTGAAGGTTCAGATGAGGTCGTTTATTTCTATGCTACTTGTATGTTAGCTTGTGCCTTCGGTCAACTTTCTTTAGATAGAAAAGCAAGCGGGTTTACCTTTGGTTTTAGTGACTTAAAACCGATTTATACTCAGTTAGAGTCAGAGTTAGCAGTTCATTCTGTTGAAAACCAACTAAAAAATCAGTTAGCGGTCTCCGACTTGCGTTCTAATTCTTTGAAAGACTTAAAAGCCGAACAATTAGAACACTTCTTAATTGATGATATTGCGACTGTTTCAAAGGCTTTAGATTTAGAGTTTGACCCCACTTCGGTATCCTCAGAAGTCAAAGACAGTTTGGTTTCTGTTGAAGATGAGACTTTCGCTAGAAAAATAAAGGCTTTAAAGTCGTCAAGTAAATTGAACGCTGATGTGGTTTCTTTGGTTGACTCTTTGCTTGATATTTATGATTTTGCTTTTGAAGCAGGCTATGAATTAGATAAATACGAAGGAGTTGTAGTAGGTTTACCTGACTTACCTATGGTGATTATCCAAGGAGAACAAGCAGTCCAACCAAATTACACTGCATCTTACTATGCAGGAGAAGCTATGTTTTCTCCTCTTCGTTCTATTTCTGTAAATACTTCAAGACAAGTAGACTTGAAAGAGATTGTAGAGTCTAGTAAACCTATTTATTACCCTTACAAAATGTTAGAATTTGCTTTAAGTCGTAAAGTAACGGTTCAAAAAGATGATTTGAACTTCCCTTCAGTTCCTATGAAGTGGAAAGGTTCAGATGGTCAGCGTGAATCGATTAAAGATTACTTAACAAAGAGAGCTTGGGAGTATTTGGTGTTGGTGTGTGATACTTACCAAGATGGGTATTTTTGGTCAGACAAAGTTGCTTACTTCGGTAAAGGTGCGACAAGACCAATTACTCCAACAGACAACCAAGTGTTCAAAGATTATCTAGCTAAGTTCAAAGCTACTTTCTCAACATTTTCTATCTTGAAAAACCATGTAGGAATGATGGAAGACGAGAAGTGGGCTTCCGCTGAGTGGGTGGTATCTGCTCCAATTTCAGAGTTACAAAATAGTGAGTTCAATCATACTAGTGCTTTATATACTGATGTTTTTGATTACGGTGGTGACTCTGAAGCTCCTTTAGTTAAAGACTTTAAAGATGTTCGAGTAAGTCATTATTCTCACATTGCAAAACCAGAGATTGCAGAGAGCGAACCTTTGTTTGCATATAAGGCTTTAGAGTCCTTGCAACGTAAAGGTGAGAAATTAACTTATGGCTACCAGTTGTTAGGTAAAGGTCTTGATGGTCGTATTCTAACAGCTTCAAATGATATGACGGCAGCAGTAAATGCTGGTGCTAAGTTGGTTCTCGCCTATTGGGCCGGTTCTCGCTCTGGCAAAGGGGTTTCTATCTCAAATGGTTTAGCGGTATCTATTGCCAACGGTCGTCCAGTATTTGGAGGTGATGGTAAACCAGACACAATGGTTCCTTACTACATTGCCTTTGGTGGAGCTGATTCTAATGGAATTCCGAAAGGTTACTTTATCCAAGCTGGTGTTTTCAATAAGTCTGCTATGCCCGTTGTCAACAACATTTCTGAGCAGTTGGATTGGGATAACAACCCAACGATTATGGGTTGGTTCGACAAGTCTATACCTAAGTGGTTTAGTGGTGTGAGCAGTTCTCAAAAGCGTTACACAGGTGCTTGGGGAGATATGGCTTTCTATCGCCACATGCTGTTGGTTATGGGTATTGTTTCTCTCCGAGCTACAGTTAAAGCGAGCGATGTTGCTTTGTATGAAAAATTAGGTGGCGATGAGGGTATTCTTGGAATTTTCGACGAGGTTACAAACTGGTCTAATCTATTTGGTTCTAAGGCTTTGAGTTCTAACGGTGGTTGGTTCCAACGTATTATGTCAGATCCAGAATTAGATGAGCTTGTAGATTTAGGTCAGAATTATTTAGGTGGTTTATTAAAAGACCAAGCTACTCGCAAATTTGAACGAGCTTTAGAAGAAAAGTCTGATGACTATAGAGACCGAGCTTATTTAAGAGACTTGTACGATAAATTAGATGAAAGTATGCAACTCTTGAACAAGTTGAAAAAAGCAGGGTTCCAAAATGAAGAAAGCTTACGTTCTAGTATTTATTTAGTTGGTCAGAGCTTTAATATAGGTGGTTTTGAAAGACTTCCTCGAAACAAAGGAAATGATGCCTCTTCGTTTAAAGCAGCTTGTGATTATAAGAATGGTGTAGTAGACCCTTGGTTGTACACCTTATTGAACTTAGACACGGGTTTCATGGTAGGTTACAAAGGTACTGAGAAGTCTCAATATTGGTCTAGTCAAAATGGTTCAGACTCTAAGCGGTATCTCACTTCAAGTTCTCGTAGATTTGCTTACTTTGGAGCAGTTGATTTTCCTACTATTCGAGATGAAAACCCTCAGAATAAAGGGTTGGCTCGCTCTGTAAATTCTCAAATGGAGGGTGGGGCAGTTTACTTTAAACCTTACTTGATTTTAGGTGACTCTCAAGGTTCTTGTGTCACTCAGTTGGAGAAGAACTTAGGAAGTAAAGCAGAGTCTATTAAATCTCGCAACTCAAATCCTAACAACCCTAATGAATGGGATGAACGCATCGGTGTTCTAGGGTATTTGAAGGCTTTAGGTTCTAGTGATATTAGTAAGTCTTTTGTTCGAGCTAGAGAGATTGCTGACCTGGTTGTAGCACAAATGGGTTACACAGGTTCTTATTTAGAGTTCTTGTTAGATTTAAGACCTGAGTGGAACTTCTCTTGTGAAGATGTTGTCATGGCTTTCACTAACCAAGACGCTTATTTAGCTAAGAAAAAAGAGACTGTTTACTACAAAGTAGATGAATTGCTCACTGAGTTACAAGAGTTTAAACAAAGTGGTGGAGCAACTGAACAAATTTCAGAAGGTTCTAATGTCGTAGACCTCCGCCCAGAGTTTGCGACTAAAGAGGTCAAAGCAGATGAAGTAGAAGAGCCAACTTCTCAATCAGACGAAGAAGATACTTCAAACTTCTCAGACCTTCACGAAGAAAATATCTCAGAACCTATAGCAGAGTCCCCAGTTTCGTCTGAGAGCAATTTAAACACATCAGTCGATAATTTAGAGGTTGAACCTCAAAAATGGACTAGAGAGCCTTCTGAGCCTTCTGAGAGCGTACAAGGGAAAACCCCTAATGTAGCTGACTCTGTAAATGTTGCATCAGCTTTAGCAAGTCAACTAGGGGTATCCGAACAAGCACTTATGTCTGTTTTGCAGTCTGCCTTTGGTTTGCAAGGTTCTAGTATTCCTAAAGTAGAGACGATTGTTTCTACTGAGGAATTGAATGATAGAACAACTATGAGTCGAGTTGCTTCACATCAAGCAGGTGTAGTCATTAAAGATGACCAAGATTTAAGGGAGTATTTGTTAGAGGACATTTACACTTACTTTGGTGATTGGAGTAGAGTTCGTAAGATTGAAATTATTGGTCGTCAGTTGTACTTCAATGGTTTACTTTATGAACCAGAGAAAGAGGGTATCCAATTTAGCCCTGAGGTTTCTCCATATTCTATTTCCTTGTGGAATAGTGGTGGTTTTGGGGAATTGTTTGATTGGAAGTTAATTCGACAATATTTGAATCCAACTTCATTGGTATTTGACTCTATGGACTATGCTTATAGAGAGTTTGACCTTATGGAGTCTAGTAGTTCTAAAGCAGTTGTAGAAACTGCATTTAAGCGTTATTCTATGTTGCAAGACTTACAAGTCGGTACATACACCTTTACAAGAGCAGAGGTTGAAGAAATGATACTTGAAAGACAACCGTTCTTATCAAGTTATGACCGTAGACAACAAGTTTTCCGTAGAGGAAATAGCAAAGGGAAATCTTTCCGTCAAAAACGTTGGCAGAAAGCAAGAGAACACATGGCTGAAGGTCATACTGGTAGAGCAGTCGTTTCGGCTATAGGTGCAGGTCTTGGGGTTGGTTTCCAAGGAGCAAGTCATGTCGGTGGTTTCTTCAATAAGGCTGCAAGAGTCTTCCGTCAAGCCGGTTCTTCTGTAGCTGAGAATTGGAAAGAAATGGACAAGTCGAAACACTAAGGGTAAGGGTATCCGCTTTTTCTCTTAGGTTTTCAAAATGTAGTTAAGAGAGCTAACGCTCTCTTTTCTTTTTACCTTTTTGCTAGTTGATTACTTGACATTCTTACAACTTTTTGATATAATAAAACAAATTAAATCAATAGGAGAACCTAAGTTTGAAAGTAGAAAAAGAAAAGGTAGAGCTAACCTCAGAAACTCTACCACAATTACTAGAGAAATTATATAAGTCACAAAATCACGTTTTGGTTCGCATTAACGGAACGCTCATTTTGGATTTATTAGACTTAGATGGTTTGAAAAAGCTTTTAATTACCAAAGGGTATCCTTATGTTACCGTGGTTTCCAAAAGTTATGGGTACGAACTCAATGTTCCACCGTCAATAGAAAGGTAGGCTTGTTATGTTCATTTTAAAATCAGATGTTTCAAAACCCTCTAAGCTAAAGGGAACCTCTTTGGTTTCGCTTTGTAAACTGTCAGTAAACAAATCGTCTAGGGAGAATATCGCTCGATTTAGCGCTTTTGTAAATTCCCAAACAAGTGAGGTATCCTCAGTTTCCTTAAATAAACCGGAAGCTTACTTCCATGCAAGTGATATGCTTATTTTCTTGCAAGGGTTGGTTGGTCTTCTAAACAAAGGTATTCACATTGAATTGTCGATTTACGGTGATGAAATTATCAATCTAGTCGGTCGTTTCATTGCAGACAACCTCATTTTAGAGACTGAGGTTGAGTTACAATTAGAGCTACCTCCCATGTTAAATGAAAAACATGGGGAAGTAGATATTGTAAGATATGATTCTGAGGGTTATTTAAAAGAGCCTTATAAAATTGGTTATTTTGATTATGGTTACTTTAACTATATGTAATAAATTAGAAAGCGGAGAAAAATATGTTTATTATCAAATCAGGAATTTATCAAAAACCACGATTGAGAGGTAAGTCTCTCGTTGATTTATTTGGGCTTTCTACTAGAAAGTCTTCTTTGGAGAATTTAGAGTTGTTTACCGCTCAGATTAAACCTCTTATTCAGAGTGGTGAGCTTGGAGGTAAAGTAGTCAATTTCCCTAATATGACAAGTTATTTCCACCAAACACACCTCAGAGAAGTTTACGAATACTTGCGGTATCTCATTATGGAACGCGCAGTCACAATCGACTTTTCAGTTTATGATGGTACTTTAATTAACTTAGTTGGAGAAAGCATTTTACGAGGTTCAGTTTTAGATGACCAAGTTCGCATTCAACTTGAACTTGTAGATGGTGGAAGACGAGAATTGCGCTTTGATGAGCAAGGTCGTATCCGAAATTGGCCAGTTGGTTATTTTGAACCTAGCGCTCCATTTGATTTAGGTTTGTGAGGTGTTTGTATGTTACGAATCTACTCACAAATTAGTCAAAAGATTAAGCTGAGAGGTAAGTCTTTAGTTGATTTAGGTGGTTTATCTGTAAGTGCAACCTCTAGTGAAAATTTAGATAGATATTTGAGTGCAATCAAACAGATTGCTTTGTCTAATCGTAGAGAAGTTAATTTCCCTAAACCAGAAGCGTATTTCCACCCAGAACATTTGGGTATTGTCTACAAGTCTTTGCTTGGTTTGGTTTTGGATGGTTACATAGTTGAAGTTTCGACTTACTCTTCTAGCTTTTTGAATTGGATAGGGGAAAAGATTGAGTACCAAGAAATTTCCCCAAAAGAAATAACTGTTCAAGTTGAACATTCTGGTGTTTCGGCAATTTATTTGAACTATAACTCAAATGGTGTGATAGAAGGTTTTCCGATTGGGTATTTTTCGCCTAGAAAGTAGGAATTATGTTAGAAGAAGTTAAACAATTTATCAAAAGGGAATTAAGTTATACAGAACTTAAGGAAACGGCTGACGGTTTAGAACTAGTTTTCAACCGAGGTGCTAATGAATTTATCCTTACTTTGGTAAAAGATGGGGAAGTAATTGAGGTTGTTGAAACTTATACCGCTAACGAACTAGTAAGTAGTATCTCCAAAACGCACAAGTTCAAATCTTTTGCTTATTTGAAGAATTTTTTACGTTTGTTCGATTTAAGCTCAAGAGGTTGAGTATGTCTGAATTAACAACTATAATCCAAGAAATTTTTGACGAACCGAACTTTCAAAGTCATGGTTCACTTTATGATTTCGCACTTAAACGTGGTTTTAACACCCACCACATTCGTATTATTTCAAGAAATTGGGATTACAAGGTAATTGAGGTCTTACGCAAAAGTGATAAGATTGGTGAAATTAAGCGCACCAATTATTTTAAAGACCTAATAGAATTGGATTTACACTTGAGAAATATCAAAAAGGGATATCCTAAATTTGAGTTCATTCTTCGCTTTTAACTAAAGTTAATTTAGAAAGAAATAGAAAAGAAAATGCTACATAAACTTGAGATTTTTAGGGAGCCTTACCCTCACATAAAAGATAAAAACTCAGAGTTTAAATTGAAGTTGCTACAAACAATCGAGAGCGAAGATTTACCAGCAGCAGTAGACTTCGGTATCAGTTTTATGCGTTCAGAGTTTGAGTTTGCAGATTTGAGTGCTGATGACTTAAACGTAGGTAGTTTTATCTGTTCTGACCTAAGTGGTTTGGATAATTCTGTAAAAGAAGAAGCTTTACGTTTACTTTATCAGTATTTAGTAGGTGATTTGTACTCTTTTATTCCAATTACCTTCTACGACAAACGAGTTTGGTCGAAAGTTACTTACATTGTCAAAAATGAAGAGTTAGACTCGCAGGGAGTAGGTGTTTAACTGTGGTTTCAAAAGATAGAAAATTTTTAAAAATGGTTGACCTATATACTCAAGTAGTAGAGTCAGGCTTAACTTGGGGTTTTTCAGACTATGAGGAACTTGCTGAACATAAGCGGTTGACTGGTTTATTTGCAACTCAAATTAGTCGTCAAAATGATAAGTACGAACAACGTCACACTGCAGACTTAAAGGCGCAGAGTAAAGAATTTGGCTATGTACAACCAAGTAACGGAGTTCCTATTTTCAATGATGAGGTTGTGGATTTGGATAATACTTACAAATATGTAAGAACAGGCACTCCAATTAGAGAACCAAATAGAAGGAGAAGTTACTGGTGAACTTAGAACAGAGAAAACAAATTGAAACAAGAGTAGAACAATTAAATGTGAAACTAACCGAACTCGGTATCCCTCAACTTTCGTTCCATTTTGACATTGAGGGTGAAGTGGTTCAGTTACTTTACAAATTGAGTTCCTGTAACTTCTATGAGTGGATAGGTTCCGTTGTAGACTCCACACCGTCTGAGATTTTGGATTGGTTGAAAGTTCAAGAGAGTCAGTTTTACTTGTACAAGCAACTGATTTCTTATTTTGGGAGTGGTTTTGCACATGCAATTATTCCAAATGACTCTACGGTAACTTTGACTCTAAGTCACTTGACTTATGTTTTCAGTTACGATAGAGAGCATTTAGTTATTTTTGCTTACAAGAATTACATTGGCAAAGACTTAGCTAAGTCAGGTTCTAAATTGGGTGAATTGAAGTTAGAGAGACTTGGAATGCCCCATAGCCGAGAGCCTTTAGGTACTAAGGTTTCTATGACTAGAGTTTGTCCTGAGACGGAAGTAGTGAAGCATTTAGATTATATTATTAGCACGTTTAAACAGTTTGAACAGATGGTTGTAAACCAAAGCAATTAAGAATTGAGGGAGAGTATGTATTTAGACGGAAAACAACAAGTAGAATTGAAAGTTGAGCAACTTAATCAGAGACTAACTGAACTCGGTATCCCTCAACTTCGCTTTGAATTTGAACCGAAGTTAAGTTTGATTAGATTGACTTATCAGAAAAAGCCTTGCTTTGATGTCATTGATTATGAAATTAGCGATTACTATGACGATCTTATAGAATGGTTAAATTATCACGAAGGTAACTTGTTCCTATACCAACAGTTGGTATCACATTTTAAAGGCGCATTCGCTCGCCTTATCAAACTTGATGATGGCAGTTTAGGTTTGACCTCAAATGGTTTGACTTATCAATTTGGTTACTTGAACGGTCAGTTACTTGTAGTTTGCTCTAAAAACTACGAAAAAGACTTACTTGAGTTGGGGACTAAATTTGATGAGATGAAACTTGAAAGAGTGATTGTTCCCAAGGAAAAGAACCTTATGTGGACAAAATGTAGTGTAGGAAAGATGATTCATGAAACAGAAGTTGAGGAGACTTTGCTTAGAATTGAGTCTGATTATAAGAACTTTGAAGATATGTTTGTATATCAAACGGCACAAATTACAGATAATTAGAGGTAAATTGTGAAGATTACAATTCCAAAATAAAGAAAGAGAGATGGGTATCCTCTCTTTTTGTTTGACAAAATAAATCAATTTTGATATAATAGAGAAAATAGAAATTAAGGTAGTAACTATGAGTAGTATTGCAAAAGTTGTTGAAACGTTCAATGATGGTCAGTGGGTCACACTGTTACTTTATAACGAAATTACTAAAATGGGGTTTTACTACACCTTCGCAACTTCCGACTTAGTTTACAAATGGTCTGAGATTTTGAAAGACTTACGTGAGTTAGATACCTCTAGTCATCCAAAATCTGCAACTGTCATTAGTCGTCCGTTTGACACTGTTGATGAACTAATTAGTTATTTTGAAGATAACTTGTTATAGTGAGGTGTAGGTATGGAAGTTAAAGAAAACACAAAACTAATCACATTTAGAGAGTCGTATCGTGGAGAGACTTATGTTGCTTTTGCAGAAGACAAGACTGAAGTGTATGTATTTAAAAAGTTTTTGAATTGGGTTTCTTGGTATTCTCACTCATTTTCTAACTATTTTTATGTTTTAAATAAAGATAACCTAACTAAAATTGTAAGTGATTTTGAAACGTTTCTGTCTTTAAGTGACTCTTTTAAATATTGTGAGTACGGCTCTGAAGAAGCTGACTTACAAGTAGTAGCTCAATTTTATAGGGAAGACGGTCGCCTACCTACTAACTTGCATAGAGGTAGCAGAAGTCGTTCAATTACTGTAGATTTTGAAGTAACCATTCCGTCCTTACAAGATGGTAACATTCTACACGAAGATTTAGCACATCGATACTATACTGTGGTTATTACAAACTTAGAAGATGTACGGTACTTAGAAGATTACTAAAGAGAGGTATATCCTCTCTTTTCGCTTGACTTAATTAAATAATTTTGATATAATAGAGAAAATTAGAAAAGGAGACAAATGTTATGAAACCAACATTATTAGATTTTAACAAATTGGAGTCTATGGTAATTCGTGGAGATTATCAAGGGTTTAAAGGTCATGGGGCAAAAGGTAAGGGTTATTTGCAACCTATACACAATGGACAACGTAACCGTAAAGCATTGTTCAATGATTTAAGAAAAGTTTTCGCTCGCGAATTGGGTATCTATTCTGAGTCTGACCTTTCACCTCGTCAAAAAGAATACATCAATTGTATTTTGAACTTGAAGTTGAATGAAACAAATCAGTTGAAGTTAGAGAGTTCTAAGACTCGTCAATTAGCTTTTGTAAGAGCAGTAAGAGATTATGTATCGCAAGGGAAGTATTTTTATTTCATGTTTGGACAAGAATTGACGCTTATGCAATTAAAGAAGGAGATTTGAGATGTCTAATCTATCTAAATTTCGACCAAATAAAGAAAATCAAGGTGTTGATATTAAGACAGTTCGGTGTGACACATATTCCTCTAGCTTTGAAAGTTTGTACAATACTTACACAACATACTGTGAGGAACATCCTAACGGTTCTTGGTTCCCAGAGTTTCAACGTGGGTTGGTTTGGACACAAGAACAGAAAGAACAGTTGATTTTATCTATGCTCAATGGTTTGCCTATTGGTGCGTTTTACCTAAACGATTGGTGGTTTGACGAGGATGAAAAGCGTGCTAAAATGGATCACGTTTTATTTGATGGTCAACAACGATTTACTGCAATTTTGGATTTTCTTACTGGAAAATTTCCTATTACCTTTGAGGGTAAAGAATATTATGTAACTGATTTGTCTTTCCAAGAATGGCTAAATATCAAGCGGTATCCAATCAGCATTGTCCACTCTTACATTGAAGCTTGGAATGACTTAATTGACTTTTATGTTTTGATTAATAAGGGTGGAACACAACATACAAGTGAAGAGTTTCAAAAGGCTTTGGATTGTAAGGAGTAAAGACATGAAAAAAGAAGAAGTAATTTTAACTAACTTAGAACAAATAGTGGAACACAGTGAGGTTGAAGGATTTTTAACAGTTGGTAGATACTTGAAACAAACACCATCAAATACATTACAGTATTTACATACATCCTCGGATGGTTCTCTTTTAGAGGTTGACATTTATGCAACTGTGGATGGTCAGCTGCGAAAGTCGGTATCTTTTGAAAGTTTTGAGCAATCTAAAGGTTTCCCTATGGAAGTTACTTTAGCTGATTTAGAAAATGCTATTGAGCGCAGTAAACACCAAGCTCCTTTGAGATATAGAGGAATTTGTGCAACTAAGTGGGAAGAAATCAAGTTTTTGATTGGAGAAGTATAATGCGCACAAAGATAAACGATACATCAATCGTAGCTTCAAATTTTATCGCTAATAACTCACTTGCGGTATCCCACAAATTTAACAAAAGTTGAGGATTTTCATTGACTTTTTATTTTGTTTTTGATATAATTAAGTCATTAAATAAAAGAAGGTAACAACTGTGACAAATTCAGCACAATTAGATAAAGAAATTAAAGAGTTAGAAGATAAACTTGGTTCTCTAAAAGCAGAACAACGACTTTTAAAAGCACAAGAAACACTAAATAAAGAAAAATCAGTAAGTTTACTTGATGATAAGAGTTTTGCTCCTTTAATTCAACAACTAAAAGAGAAGTTAGTAGATTATGATTTAGGTTTAGCTTTGAGCTTTAATTACAAGAAGAATTGGGTATTTCTAGTTAAAGATAAAAACCACAAAGAAGGTTTAGCTAGTTTTAAAATCCTTGACCTTGAGGATAAGAATATTTTTTAGGGTTTGATTGAGAGTTCTAACCAAGAGATTACAACAGTAAGTATTCAAACTTGGTTTGAAAATGCTCTAAAGGTAGTAGATTTCTTAAATAAGACTAAACTATTGTTAGAAAAAGAGGGTGTTTTTGAAGTTGGATTTAAATCTTATGATAACGGGTTTAGTGATCTGTACTTTAATTTAGAGGGTTTAGGTTTACATATTTATGATTGTGCTTTAACTATGAGACGACCTTATAAGTTAAAGATAAGTAAACGATTAACTTATGATGCAGAATACTCAACTATCTTTTTCTTAGGTGGAGGGGTATCTCTTGAAACCCTTGCAAATTCTCAATACATTCGTGAAGAAGATTACCTCGGTAGTTTTGAACAGAAATTGTCTGTAGAACAATCCTTTAGAAAGTTTAGTGAGTTTGGAGAGGTAGTAAAAGAACTAGAAGATAAGCTTGCTACATTTTATGAGACTATGGAGCCTAGATTTAACTAAAATAGAGAACTGAGAGGGCTAATTTATGATAACCGAAACACTTGATTATAATGAATTAAAAGATATTTTTTACAGTGAGAATTCACAAACACTTACTACTCAAAAAGTTAATGATCTTTTTAAAGATTTAGGTATTGGTTTTGAGACTTGCCATAGTAGAGAAGATGGGTATCTTTACTTGTATACGCGCTTATTTAAATTACCTTTATTTAAGTCTCGGTTCTCTTATAAAAGTTCCGAAGATTATTCTAAATGGGTTTCTTATCAACGTCAGTTACTTCCAGTTTATAAAGTTTTGAACACATTTTCATCCGATATTTCAGATGGAACTATGCAAACTTTATCTGCGGAATTGGTGTTTAATTTTGAGAAAAAGTATACTGTAAAATTAGAGTTAGTAGACTCGGATAATTTGTTTGTAGAAGTTACTTACTACAACTGTAAATATACTTGTGGTTCTTACTCTTTTGATGTAGACGGTGGTGAGTTAACCGTATATTCTAAAGGATGGGGAGGTTCAAACTCTTTTTGTTATAAGGTGTCTGATACTATAAACGTTTCTGATTTTGCGAAGTTTACACTTAGAGAAATGACTAATAAAGTGAAAGATAATTTGGTTAAAATGGGTTATACCATTTAAGTTAGGAGTTTAATATGAGTAATATTGTAATGATTTTTAAACAAGTAGATTATGTCAAATTGTTAGAAAAGTACCCTAAAAAGTGAACTTGTTCTTCTGATTTAAAGGAGTTTGATGCTTACTTAGATAGCGTTGTTTTGATGGAGACTAGTTATAGTTCACCCTATGAGCGCTTATATGATATTTTGGATTTACTACCAAAAGTTCCATCTGACATTTACACAACAGATTCTTTATTTACTAAATATGAGTGTAGCAAGAAACTTCTACGTGAATATTTAAGTTCTGTGGATAGTGAAAATACAAAACAGACTTGGGAGCGTATTTTAGAGTGGTTAGATAAGCAAGATGGGGTAACAGAAGAAGACCTGTTGTACATTTTAGTGGAGTATTGATTTTATGAAAACAACAGAAGAATTAAGAAAAGAACTCGAACAGTTGAAAAGAGAGGAATTTGACACTTGTTTGGATTTCTCACATAAAATCAAACCTTTAGAAAAGCAGTTGAAAGCAGCAGAAAAGGGAGATTTGCTCTTTGAAGATTTTCAAGTCCGAAGCAAATTAGTTTATGTAAATGACCTACTAACTAATAGTGGTATCCCACTTTTGGTTGCTCGCAAGTCTGACATTTTAGATTATACTCATTCAAGTGAAGTAGAAGATTGCTATAAGAAACTTGCTTTGCTATACTCCAGAAAAGATAACAAAGGGTTTCAACTTTTAGATGCCTTTGAAGTTGTTGAGTCTGTGGGAGATTTGCTTGACCAACTTGCGTTAGTTGAGCAACACCTTGATTTGTTAGCGTTTCTGTGTTCTTTGACTAAATCAAAAGATAGACCTCCATATTATCGAGGTCAGTTAGGTAAGGGAGAACTTAATTTTCACTACTTTGGCGAAGAAAGTAGTTTGGTTGATGGTTCAACCTTGTTTATCACTTATAATTCTGAAACTGACCGTTACACTATTGGTTTTGAGAAAACTGTTAAAAGTCGTTGTGATATTGGTGCTAAATTACCTACACTTAGTGGTATCGCTACCAAAACGGAAGTTCATTTACCAGATTTAGATCGTTTAACGGTTATTGTAAGTATGGATAATGTACGTTCTACTGACTTACAAAGTGCTTTGGATGAGTTGAAAACTCGCTTACTTAGGTTCTTAAACCAAAAAGAACATGAAGTAACTGTAGCTGTTCGAGTGGTTACAGACTAGAAAGGAAAAATCATGCGTATATACGTTGCCTACTTGTCCCAAAGTTCTGATTTAGATAAATCAAAACATCGTCAAACTCGGTTTATTACAACAGATAAACAAATTGCAAATTCTATTGGTTTTTATATGAACCAGATTAAGGTTAGTTCTTACAATCAAGGACAAGCACCAAAAGGAAAGAGATTAAATTTAGATGAAGTTCAACACATGTTGAACTGCAACTATGATAGTGCTTTACACATTTACAATAAGCTACAACAGAAAGTAGTTGTAAATGAATTTGAGTTAGCGCACTTTGACTATGATTTAACTTCTTATTTGTTCTCATTATTGGATGATGTGAAGGGTGTAGAGAGTTATAAATAATAAAGAAAGGTTACTGATATGATTGATTTATTAAAAGTAAAGCCGAACTTGATTTGCGAGTCTGAAAGTGTCTTTGATTGGTTAGAGGATAAACCTCTAGTTGCGGGTTCTTTACTGTCCGTTTTAGGGGAGTTAGAAGTTCAAGATATACCTTACTGTGTAGTCCTAAACTTAGAGGGTATCATCAACCCACCAGCTTTTCTAACAGTTACTTTGCAAGATAGGTTGGCTTATTCTAAAAGGGCAACTCTCAACCTTGCAACTTATTATCGTAGCTTTGAAAATGCAGAGGAAAGCTTGGATTTATTTAAAACATTGAGGTCTCATATACCTTTGTTGAAAGTTCTCTATGACTATAATTGTAGTAAACCTGAGTTGGTTATAAATTACACTGAATTATTACAAGGTGTAGTTACTCTGAGTTACTATGACTTTTCAGTTCGTTTGGCTCATGACTCTAAGTTTGGTCTAACTGACGTAACAGTAAGTACCTACTCCGACACGGCTAACTACTTTGAATTGGAAACTCAAGGCGCACAAGGAAACGCTCTAACTGTTCAACTTTCCGTAGATGAACAAACTGAATTGACGCTTACAAGCAAGAAAACTTATGTGCCTTTGGAGGATTTAACTGATACATTGGTTTCTATGTTTTCAGACCTCGTTCAGTACAAAGAAACAGGTCTCAAAATTGATTAAAAGAAAAGGAAGTAAACATGAAACAAAACTAAAACAGTTTGCCACTTCTCAGTGGTTCGATTTACTAGGTGTAGTAATGGTTCTCACCATTGCAATTTCCGCAGGGTATCACACTAAATGGCTCAACCAGTTAGTGGATTGGGGAAATTGGACAGTATTTGTTCCTTTTGGTTGGATTTCCGTAGTAAATGTCGCGATTTCCATGATGTCCACTCGATTTACTGGAAAATTGAGTAAGTTAGGGAATTATCTAGGTATACTCAATGCAGTCTTGTCTGGCTTAATTGACTATATTTTAGGCAATAAAGCTGCCATCATTACCTACCCAGTAACCTTCTTGATTTATCTCGGTGCTATTTACTTATGGAACAAATCGCAAGACGGCAAAGCCAACACTATATCCAAAGCTCGTTTAAATTGGATTGTACCCGCTCTGGTGGTTATTTCTTTTGCCTTTTCGTACCTCACCAATTACATAGGGTATCAGGGTCAAATGAACCCTCTTGCCTATGTGACAACAGTAGCTTTTGCTTTATCTTTAGTTGCTAAAGGTTTAAATGCGCTTAAACTCACAACTCAGTGGAGTTTTTGGTTGTTTTACAACTTCGTGCAGTTAGCGAAAGCACTTATTCAAGGGAATTTTGCTAACGTTGGGAAGTACCTTTTCTACATTTTGAACAGTTTAGGTGCGTTGTTTATTTGGAAGGAGAGTGAATAAACTGGGCGTTGAATTAGGTAAACAATTAGAAGATAAAGCAGTTATTTTAGGTAGAACTTCTAATGACTACTTTAAAGATAATCTTAAGTTAGACTTCTTGATGAGATGTCTTTCTTCACAACTCTCTTCACAACTCTCTTCACAACTCTCTTCTGAAGTTATTGATATAGCTACTAGAAAGATTGGTTTAGATTATCTAATTGAATATAACGATAGGGTTCGAAAATTACATAGTAAAAACTTTGATTGGCTCAAGAATAACAAAGGTTGGATTCGTAAATTTTAGAAAGGAAGGGGTGTTAGTTGATGGTAGTAGAAGATAACTTTGCAAGTCAACAAGACTCACTGTCTCAAAACTTATTTTACATGCACTTAGGTAAAGATGATGTTGAGTACCTTTTTAGTTCTATGGACAGAGCTAAATTAGTTTCAAAGTTTGTAGATTTAGCAGAAAGTATGGGATTGACCCATTCTCAAAACTTCATAGACTCTGTAATTATTAAAGTAAACTCCAATTTTTATATCTCTCAAGATTTGGATGGGGGTATTTACATGGTTGGGAAATACACTGACTTAACCTACATTACCTCTAGCACTATAAAGGAACTTCTTTCAAAAGGGTATGATTTAAAATTTGACGGCATTTTAATTCTGATAACTAGAAGTAACCATGAAATAGAGCGAAAGCAGGTAGAGTTTTTAAAAGCTTTAGGAGACCAATATCCTCTTGGGTTCTCTAGGTTTAACTCTGAGGGTAAATCTTAGTAAGTGAGTAAGGAGAAAACTATGGCAACAATTTTCACAAAAGAAGATATAGAGTCAATGTACTTCACTATTGAAAAAGCAGGTTCAACTTTTGAGGGAAATAAACTTCAGTCTAAACTAGATGTTTTAAAAGCTAGAGGGTTTTATATTGTGGATGTTTCTTTGGTTTCTAACCATGTAGGAGCAACTTTTATTGTAAATACTTACCTTATACGCTATGTGAAACCTAAGTATGAAGTCCGAATTGAATCTCAGAACTACGACTCTGAGACTAACAAATGGATTTCATTAGGTTCTAAGGTAGAGGGGTATTATTCTTCGCATGAGTTAGCTCAAAAGGTTGTTGACAGTAAACAAAAAGAAGGATTCATTGCTACGATGGTAGTTCACAGTCCTTTAGATTTACCATTATAATTAACGTAGAGAAGGTCTTCGGTATCTTCTCTTTTACTTGACAAAGTAAGACATTTTTGATATAATTAAATCAATAAAATGAAATGAGGATAAAATATGCCAAAACGCACACTTCTTTATACTGCTGAAACAGTTTACGGAAATTATTCTTTTCTAAGTGAAAAAACAGCTTTACTTTTAGAGAGGATTGCCTATACGGTTATGATTGATTATGACTTGGAGCTAAAACAAACAAGTGATGATTATTTTAGATTTAAAGTAACTAACCGTTATGACTTAGAGTTTTCTCCCGAACTAGGTCTTAGATTTGTAGAAGAGTACGATCCAGAGCCTTATGTTTCAACTAAAAAGATTTTGAATCTTTATGATAAAGGTTTAAATTATGAATTAGACAGAGGTGTTGTTTCTATTAGTTTAATAGAACCTACTGACCTTGTGCAAGATTTCAAGCGGTATCTTGAGCTTGCGAAAGAAATTTAAAGAATGTAAAAGAGAAATTTACCTAGCGGTATCCTCTCTTTTTTTTTCTTTGACAAATTTTATATTTTTTGATATAATAAAGAAAATAAATCAGAAAAGAAGGTAAACTAATATGGATTTAATTGATGTTATTGATAACCGCTTGTTGGACTTACAAAGTGAAATGTCTAAACTACAGACTTTAAAAGAGCTGGAACAAAAGAAACAAGCTCCACAAGTTGAAGTTCCTCTATTTAAGTTGAGTGAAAAGTTACAACGAGAGCTTGATAGCTTGAACTCCACTTTACGTTCTAAACTGCAGATGGAGGTTGTAGTAAACCAATTTTTAGGTACATTGCAGTTGGTTCAGCATTACTCTGATATTTCGTACACTCTTGCAACTTATTCTGAGAAAGAAGTGCGAGCTAAAATGGACAGAATGTTAGGTACGACAACTACTACGAACCCTATTCAATATTGGTTTAATCATATTTCAGGGTTAGTAAACGCTTTGCAAGTTCTATTTGAATTGACAGGTGGTCGTTTCTATGAGTTTGATTTGAAATATGACTTTACAAAATCTAAGATTTCCTTTAATTTCAACCAATTTCAAGTTGTTGTAACTGCTATTTCTAGTGTCAGTATTGAACATGTTGAAGTTTCTAAGAAGGTCACAGGTTCACAAGCTCAAAGGTTTAATTTAGGTTCTGAGGGTTTGGTGCTTGACTTTTCAAATTTTGCTAATGATCCACTTACTGCGAAAATTACTGTTCCTTGTAAGATTTACTCTAACCCAGCAGTTATAACAAAGATAAACGAAGCTATGGAAAAAATTGAGAACTTTTTGCACAGTGCAAGAGTACCAGTCTAACCCTTCTTAGGTATCCCCAATTTCCCAAGATTTTCTTATAGTTTAGAAAGGAAAAGCAAAATAAAATGAAGTTGAGAGATTTTGTAGATTTAAACTCCTTAATGAACCCAACCACTACCAAAGCAGTAGCTTTTGACATTGAAACAACCTTTGACAACTCACTCACACCTACCGTTACGGTATCCTCAAAAGCGCCTTTGACTGCACCTTGTGATATTTGCCACCGTAAAGTAAAGCAGTTGTTTGCTTTAAATCAAAAGGGTCTGACTTTCTTTGTCTGCTGCTATTGTTACAAGGAAAGATATAGGAATTGTAGTAAGGTAACAAAAAGCTTTGTAGACCCAAGTAAACTAATGATTAACCCACAACCTAGAATAAAGTGGGAAGACATTTGCACAACTGCGGAGCAGTATGTACCTCGCATGAATAAAGTTAGAAAACAAAATAGAAAGAACAAGAAGGTTTAGGATAATGGATTTTAGAGAAGAATTTTTAAATGAATTTCGCAAAACAATTAAAGATATTTTACTAGAGGGAGACTTGGAACGTCTAAAACTCGCAAAAGAGTTTCTAGGCTTTGATAATAAAGTTTTTGGTGACTATTTAGCGCCTTTATAGAAAGAAGAGCAAGAATTGGTACTACATCATACCTTTGCTCACTCAGAAACCTCACAAAACCTTGTAGCGGTATCCTCAGAAGACCATGATCTTCTTTCTGAGGGTCAAGCCCCTCAAACCACTACAGTCGAAGTAGACTTAAGTTACTCAGACAAAGAGGAGAACACAGAAGGAGCAGAACCTAATTACAAATGGTGTCTACGTGTCTTCTCGCCAAGCGCAAATGGTAACTTGTGCGGTATTGTTCTCTTGACAGAGCGTGGTTTTGAGATTGAAGATGTGGAAACTGGAGAAGTCCTATACGATAATAATTTTGAGGTGTACAAACGGTTTGATTTGAGTCATGGTTTAGTTATTTCCTTTAGTCTTTCAGGTTCTCGCATTTACAATATTTCTTATGAAACCAATTTGGAACCTAAAACTGGCTTTACTTACGTTGAAAACTGCCCTTTAAACAAAGATGAAGAGGGTTACTATGTACCGTCTGACTCAGAAGGTAAGTCTCTAAGGGACTACGGTTCTCGTTGTGGGGTCTTCAACTTCAATGATTACCTAGTGAAGACTTATCGCCTAGCGACTGCACACTCAGTCGATTTGGTGATTAAAGCGGGAGAAATCCCACGAATTGCGTGGGTTCATAAAGACAATCAAATTAAACAAACCTCATCATCTTCTTCTGCGGTATCCTCAAAATCCAACAGAACCTTTGCTAAATATGACTTCGACTTAAAAGGTAAACGAATTGCCATTATTGGTCTACCTAAGTCTCAAGTAGAGCCCTTCAAGTCTCTTGTTTTAACTGAGAAGAAAGCCGAAGAGTTAGAATTTATTGAGTCTAGTTCTCGCAACGACACAGAAGTTGCGCCTGATAAATTAAAAGACTTTGATATTGTCGTAGTTGTAAAACGTTTTGTAGGTCACAGTACAATTAATATTTTGAAATCTGTGTTAGGTAGTTCATCAGCACAGTTGGTAAGTTCTTCTTCACACGGTTTAGATGGGCTTGAAAGAGCCTTGTACCGTGGAGTTAAAGGGCATCCATCAGAAGAAGGTGCAACTGTTGTGGACTACCCACTTCTTTAAACTAAATGCGACTAGGAAGAACTGAAGTTCTTCCTTTTTCTTTTTCCACCATTTCCAAGCTGTTTTCACAAATTTACCTTATTTTCTTGACTTTTACTAAAATTTGTGATATAATAAAAAGGAAAATCGAGATGAAAGGTTATTTAGTAAGTATTATGACATTAGAAGTAGGTTTAACAAGGAGTGAGTACAGAATTAAATACCAAATTCAGGATTCTTCCTTTAACTACAACTTGCAAAGTGGTAGAATTGGTATTGCAAGTAAACCTTTCCAAACAGGAGAGGTTAAGTCGCGTGTGCGTGGGTTAACTTATATAAACAAAGCGCCCCTTACAGATCGAGAGATTATTGAGAGCGACAAGTATTTGGAAGATGGTTCTAAAATTGATAATAGTGAGATTATTTCACTTCATGAGTTAGCTGAGGTTACAGGGGTAACTCGTTTGTCTAAGTTGTCCTCTTTAGTTCACGCTTTTGCAAGTGCAGAGGGTATCGATGTCTTGCACTTCACTTGTTTCCCATTCAAAGAGCAAACTATTTACTTAGTTGGTCTTAAACGTGGTCTTGAAGTTCCTTTCAAGAAGTGGCTTCAAGCTCAAAAAGAAGTAAAAGTACAGTCTCGTAAGAACAGGATAAGTGGAGTTGTAGCTTACCAAGAAGCAACACCAGAGGTTTTATCAAAGCTTTATCCTTACAATGTTGTAGCAAGTGCTTTTAAAGGTTCTGAGGAGAACTTGTTTAGAGTCTCACCAGCTAAGTTGAAGACTTACTTGAAAGACAAAACAACTAAGCAAATGCGAGATGACATTAGAGCTATTTACTTCAAAGGTATCCCAGTCGTCCAGTGGGCTGAAAAACAAGGAATTTCAAAGGCTGCAATGTACATGCGTTTAGATCGCTATACAGAGCAATTTGCAAAAGACCAAGAACACTTTATGTTCGGTAAATAATTAGAGGGAGTTGGACTATTTGAAAGAGCAAAAAGCAGATTTAGACTTAACCAAGTTTCCGTCTACACCTTTTGTCAAGGTGACACAAGAGATTAAAGATTACTGGGAGAATCAAGTGGTCAATAATGTACTGAAACAGTTGTACCATGACAAGAAGTACAAGTTTAACACTCGTTTGTGGGGTGATTTGGAATATGTACAAGAGGGTTTAGACTTAGATATTACCATTAACCGCACCATTACCTTGAAGGTTGAGGGGTTGGAAATTCCTATTCAGCTCCATTTATGGATGACAAAAGATGTTGATATTCAGTTGAAACCTTATATGTTGAAGAATTTACCTTTGTGTAATTTAGGTGCTGAGTTTGTTCTTCCAGAGCGTAATTACCACATTCCTTTGGGGTACACAAGTAAGACTGAAAAAGTCTTCAAAATTCAGCTCCACCGAATTCACCAAAGTTTGGTCAAGATTCGTAAGGAGAACGGCTTAGTGGGAGAGGTTCGTGTTACTCGTACTTCCATGAACCAAACTATCCACGGGTATCTCGAAACTGGCGCAACCGTGCGCCTTGTCTACTCTCAGTCAGGTATTTTGAGAGAGAAATATATCAATGATGAGTTGGTTGACTTATATAAGAAATTTGGCGAAGTTGAGACACCAAAGGTCATCCGCACAGGTTCAAGCAGTAAGAAGAGCGCTAAGTCAGAGGAAGACGTAGATACTACTAAAATCGCAAAGACTTCTAAAGCTAGAGTTTCTGCTCGTACTTTGAAGACTAAGAAAACAATGAAAACGAAAGGGGACTAACCTTTTGAAAGCAGATGTTCAATCTAAAAAACAAGAGAGTTCAGCTTACACTTCAGTAGTCACAGACTACAAACATGAGTGTAAAGACACTTCTTGTAAGGATTTACATAAGAACAAGGAAGAACCTAAACCTCGTAAGGTTTAGTGCTAGTAGGTGTCACATGGAAGACAGACACTTAATTGTTACAATTTATGAAAGAGATAAACTCCTTCGAGCTTTGAAAGAACTAGGTTTCTTGTGGATTGAGGGTGAGGGTATTCTTGACAGGGTGCTGATTGCTTTAGCTCCTAATTCACTTGTACAGACCAATAAGGTTTATAAGCTTACTCCAAGTGAAAGCCTTCAGTTCTGTAAGTGGGTTCGTAACTTAGGTTTGGAAGACGCCTTGTTTTATAGTGGAGTATCCCACTTAGGTTCTCGCTTAGACACTGAGGTATATCAAACTATTTATCCTCAATTTAATTTAGAGAGTTATATAGAGAACTCAGAGAATACTATAAATAAGTTTAGTTTAGAAAGAGTTTTAAAGTTCTTTTCTAAATTTACATGGGATGAAATAGTTTTTATAGCTTTAGAATAGAGACTATTCGTAGTTTAAAATTAAATTTTAGTGAGGTAACAGGTTGCGCGTTTATGTCGATTTAGATAATACACTCCTTGATTCAGCAAGTCGTTTGGTTGATTTCAAACCGACTTATGAACCGGAGAAACAGTTGTCTTATGAGTTAAAGAAAGAGTTGTTAAAATACTTCTCAAATCCTCAATTTTATGAATATGGCGAAATTGCAGTCAATGAAAGAGTTGAAGGGTATGTTCAAGGTCTTGTAGACTCTAACTTAGAGGACATTTGCTTTATTAGTTTGAGTCCTAACAAGGAAATTGCAGAGAAGAAAAGAGAGCTACTTGATAAGTTAGGTTATGGAAACTCAGCTTTTATGTCTTTCTACAGTGTAAATCAAGAAGAAAAAGTCCTAGCTCGTCTTTTACAATCTGCAAAAGATAGCTCAGATACAGTGGTTTTCGTAGATGACAACCCTTACCGTATCCTTCAGTACCAAGACAAACAAGCCAACTATAAGGTGGTTCGCCACCCTTACACAGTGGGGCGCTACCCAACTCATGTTTATGTTGCTAGTGCCAACTATTACAGATAAAGAAACTCTTGCAAGTTTAGATAGATTATGATAGAATTACAGAGAATTAAGAAAGCACTACAAACACTCGGCTTTGAGGGTGTTGTAACTGTAGAAAAGACCATGTTAAAACAAGCGTATAAAAAGCGCTCTAAAGAGGTTCACCCAGATGTAGAAGGTGGTTCTCACGAAGAATTTAAAGCCCTACAAGAAGCTTATGAACTCTTGTTAGAACATGGTTTAGGTCAAACTGTTGATTTAGTACACCGAGAGGTGTTGGTCACACAAGGTTCAGATTTACTGCAGTATCACCTCGCAGGGCGCGAATACAAATGTAGGCTTTAAGGAAGGTTAAAAACAATGAAATATATCAACAAATGGAACTTACCATTAGCAATTTTAATGACAACAATGATTCTTACAATGCTTGCAGTTGTTGTACTTTTCGTTCTTCGTCTCACAGGTCTTTCCAACCTTGATGTGATTGTAGCTACGGTTCCCCTCGGACTTGTAGTTGGTGTTGTGACTATTTGGTACTTTGGTTTATGGATTTACTCTCTCTTTACCAAGAAGAGTTTCCGTGACGGAGCTGAAGTAGACTACGAGAGCGTAGCAAACTCAGATGATGGTTGGGAGTAAGAACTTTGTGGTTGTTACTCGCAGTATTAGTTTTGGGTAGTCTAGGTTTTCTTTACACCTCGAAAGAAGTAGATTTTACAGACTGCTTTGAAGAAGAAGTTAAACCTAGCAGTGCAACAAAACGTAGAAGATAAGTGAAGATTTTGGTCTTCACTTTTTCTATTTCTCTAAAAAGCCCTAGATTGCCCCAGATTTGAGTTTAACCTCTCATGGTATGATATGTCCAACTCTAATTTTAAATGCGACACGGGGTAAATAAGAGCCTTTAAAATTCATTCTGAGAATTTCGTCTCCAAATTATTTTGCATAGATCTCCCCAACTAGGATACCTTCCTTTCGGGTATCCTTAATTTACCGACTTTTGCGAAGTTTTAGTCTTTTTCTCTTCTATTTGTCTAACTTAGTCTTCTAAAAAGCAGTAGTTAGAGGTTGTCATACCTCTTTTTATTTTTGTCATAGATTTCCTAAAAAGTGTCATAGAAATAAGAATTTCTGTCTTAGCCTTGTCTTAACTCTACTAAACTTTGTCATAAATTACTGCTTTTCTGTCTTACTTTCTTCCAAAAATGTCCTAAAATGATTTTATTTTGTCATAGATTTAATGAATTTTGTCCTAACTTATTTAAAAAGTGTCCTAAAAACTTCCTAGTTTGTCATAAATTGAATGAAAAGTGTCATAAAAGCTTGCCAGTTTGTCTTGACTTTCTCTAAAAGTGTCATAGATTGGAGTAAATTTGTCCTAAAATGAGCGAGTTTTGTCCTAAACTCGTTCAGATTTGTCCTAACTTTAGGTTTGTTTGTCATAAACCTATTCATATTTGTCCTAAAACACCTTGCATTTTGTCATAACTTACTGATTTAGTGTCTTAACTTCTTTTCGAGGTGTCATAGATTGGCTTGCAAAGTGTCATAGAAAATCGGTTGGTCTTCCTCAGTTTGAAGGTTTGATAGGTTGGAACGCCCTAATTCCGTAAGGATTTGGTGGCTTTTGATTATTTGTGCTGGTCTGAGGTTTGAGGTCTGAGGTTCAGTTCCCATAACTTCTCAGCGGTATCCTTGCTTTGTGTTTCCAACTTTGCTACTGAGTTCAACTTCCTAATCGGAACGCCCAAACTTCATTTACTTCCTTCTAGCAAGCTTTGTTTCTTCTGTAGGTCTTAGTTCTTCTTTATTATTAGTCCTAATTCCCTTGCTTTGTTTTATAGTTTAATTAAAAGAACGCCCAACTTCGTTGGGCTTCAGATTAACTTTGCTGGGTTACTTTCTTTTATTGGATTTAGCTTTAACAAAAGGTTTGAACTTCAGTTAAGTTAAGTAGAGGTTAATGGAACGTCCAATCTCCGACAAAATAAAAACTAGCTTCAACCTCTTGTGGTATCACTAGTCCACGTGTGTTTCTAATTTAGTTTTCAGTTCTGAGATTTTTTGCAGTGAATTAAATTTGGAAACCAGAAAGCAGAAATCAGAAAGTAGAAAGCAGAAAGTTATAGACTAAAAACCGAAAGGAGATTTCAACCCCTCAGTTTCTTCTATTAAAAACACTTCCCAAAACAACTCTTCGGTATCCTCAAACTTCCTTTTTCTTTATAGTAAACTTAACTTCAATCCAATTTCTTTAATTTAGTCTAAAAATAATCAACTTATCTCATTTTGATTTAGATTTTGTACATCTTGTTACTTGATTTTTATTTTAAAATAATGTATAATAGACCTTAAGAAATTCAGCAAAGAAAATTTCTAGCCATATAGCTAGGTTTCAGACTGAAAATTTTACAGAGAGGATAAAGTACAGAAAAGTAGAATGATTTATTTTGTGCTTTAAAAGTAAATCATAAAATAGTAGTTTTTTGTGTGGTTTTTAACTTTTATGAGTAAAAAGAAACCGATATTTAATACTTTAAATCAGATTTATTCTGATATTACTTTATTCCAAACTAGATTAGAGAATAACAAGCACATTCCTTCTAGTTCGGTCTTACAAACAGTAGAGGACTTGCAGTTTGCAAAAACGCTCGTTGATTTTTTGAAGAGAGGGTCTTACTTAAATTTGAGTAAGTCAAATGAAGAAAGCACACTTAGTCTTTTGAAATTGTATCGGTCAGGACTCAACCGCAAGCAACTCGTAGACCTTTCAGGATTGACTTCTCGTCAAGTTTACTACGCAAGTTTAAAGGTTGAAGAGAGTCTTGAGTCTAGGTTTCCGACAGGTTTGCTAAGTCTTTGGAAAACCCGTCAATTTCAAGTGATTGAGGAGTATTTGCAGGTTAATTCTGATGAGGTTTCTTCTATTATAGAGACGATTTCAAATTCAATCTTGGTTCAGTTCGTTCCAAGTCTTTTAGATAAGAAAGCTAATGAGCTTTACCAAACCCACTTGATTAGAAACAAGTCTACAAATGAGTTGGTTTGCTCACTTTATAAGGTCTTAGAGGTAGAGAAACAAATCAAGCAGTACCTATTAGAAAACCTTGAAGATATTAAGGTTTGGGGTTCCCTTACTCGGTATCACACCTTGAACAAGAGTTTTTCTGCGGATTTAATGATTGAACTACAAAAGAAGAACTTCCCAAAGCAAACGACTGTTGAGTTTGAAAGGGTTGAGGGTGTTTAACGATGGTTGATAAATACACGATAGACTCCCCTTATAAAGCTCTTTATTGGTCTTTCTATAATATTGCTTATAGTGAGATTTACAAGACTGTACCAGAGTTTATTCCAACAGTTCCTTTTGAACCAAGCGCCCTCAGTAAACTAGACGGGTATCCGTATGTGAGCACGGCTTCTGCTCGTAAGCTTTTAACTTTAAAAGAAACTGTAGTAGCAGTTCCTCCGAGCTATGATTATCGTAAGTTGTTGGCTCACTTTGAAACAATCGTAGAGCATTTCAGAGTTTCAAGCACTTCCTTTGTGGTAACCGAAGAGAACTATACCTATTTAAAACCTAGCAATTACCCTTACCAACTCTCGTATAGCTTGGTAGTCTTGTGGTTTGCGATTTACCTTGACGTGATTGTTGGAGACTTTCATTTAACGGTCAAAGGTCTGTCCTCAGAACTAGCAGAGTCTAGTATTTTGTACTATTTCAAACTCTTTGAGTATTTACCGGTGGACTACGATTTAAGCGCTAAAGATGTCGATACAATCAACAGTCAGCTCTATGTTGAAATGGCTCGTTTTCATGGGTACATGAACAAGGAAGTCTTACCAATTTCTGAGAAACAAGCTCTCTTTAAGGAGCAAGGGTATCAGGAAGGTTCGATTGTCTTTTTGTACGAAAAAGGCTATGTAGCAAATGAAGAGGTTCGCAGTAGCAAGGGTACTAACAAGTTCATTAACAAGGTTCATTTAGCTAAGATTACCAAAGTTACAGACACAGAGGTGCAGTTTCACACTTACAACTTCTATAAGACCAGAGAGGGTCTGTTGGAAGACTTTGAAAGTCTTCCAGAGTCTATTCAAGAATTATATGGTAGCTACATTGAGTTTTTAGAGCCTTCACTAACTGTCAGCAGAGTAGAGGTAGGTTGGGACACTTTGGGGGTCAATTACGCTCAAACTAATAACTCAGTTTACGCAGAGCATTATTTCATTACTAAAGTAGAGTCTGTTTACTCTGTACCCATTACAGTTTTAAATGACAACTTACATTTTGAAACAACGGTTCTTCCGATTGAAGTTGCAACTCTCTTCCTATTATTGTCTTATGGAGTCTCTTTCGATGAAGAACTCTACCAAAAGCAGTATTCTGTAGAGGTTTCACACATTCGTGAGAGGGTATTCTTCTACACCTCGCAACTGGAAGAAAAGTTAGGTTATGAAATTCAAGACTTTTGTAAAGTTAAAGAGATTTACTAGAAAAAGTAGGTATTTACATGAAAGATAACTACAAATACAAGGTTGAAATAGTAGACGATGGGGTTGAGCGCACTGTTTCGTGTGTAAACCTCTTTAAACATAAGCTTTATAGAGGGTTGGTTCAAACAAATAAAAAGGGGAGTTATACTTGTCTATTTGAGATTCTTGATTACCCTTTTGATTACAAGAAAAATAACTTAACGAACTACTCTAACCGTTTGTTACGTAAGGATTTATTTGAACTTACAGAACTTTCTAGGCAGGGTATCTATTCACTACGTGAGACTTTTCCTTTAGAGTTGTTGCACCAAACATTTAAAATAGCAGTACCAGAGCTTTACCTCTACAATAAGAAAGTTACTTCAGATAAGTACAAGCTCTTGGTTTCAAACTATTCAGAGCTTGAGACAAACTATATAAGGAGATTTGAACAATGTTACGAAACTTTTCAAAAATAATCGTTGTTGGTTTACTGGTGTTCTCAGTATTTTCTCCAACATTGGCACTCGCTAGGGGTGGTCACGGTGGAGGTCATGGTGGAGGTCATGGTGGTGCTCGTGGGGGTTCACACGGTAGTTCACATGGTAGTTCGAAAAGCGGCTCTCATGGTAGTTCCAAAGGTTCAACTAGTCATAACGGTGGATCAAAAGGCTCAAAGAGTGGTTCTCATTTCGGTTCACATAACTCAAGTCACGGTAGGTCTTATAGGTCGAGTGCAGTAGGGACACCCGTTTCGTCTTGGCGCTCGTTAGGTTCGCAAGTAGATACACATAGTAAACCTAGCTTTGGTGCTTCTTCCTCATCTGTTGGTTCATCTGAACAAACTGTAAAAACGTTTTATTCTGCAGAAACTCCTATAAATGCGCTTCTGTACCGACCTCTTTATGGTTTTCATCCACATTCAGCACACATTTTACCGGTTCAAACCGATGATGAAAAACAAGAGGACAAACCTAAATTGAATACTGTTATTCTGTGGGTTTTAGCTGCTATCTTGATTCCGCTCCTAGCTCTTATTGGTTATGTTGCCTTTTCGAATTAGGTTCTCTTAGGTGAAATTGTTTTTAACCTTGATTTAATAAGGTTTGCCAAGTTGGTAAGTGGGTATCTAATCACACCTCGAAATTTTCTCCAAATTGGCAAAGTTGAGTGTGGTGTTCTGACCTCAAAAGAGGTCAATTTCTCAGAAATTCAGTAATAGCAAGAGTTTAGCTAATTGAAAGTATAATTTCCTTGATTTAACAAGGTTTTGAGGGTATCCCATCATAGTTTGAGATTTTCTCTCAACTAAATTGTCTCTTTCCCTTTATTTACAATTATTTGAGCGATTGCCAAGTTTTAAAGTGCTTGGCACGGTTGGGTTTAGAGAATTTTACCAACTGGGTAGGTGGGTATCTAAAAAATTTTTTCAATTTTTCAATTTCTCTAGTTAGGGTTAAAGGAGTTAAAAATAGAAACTAAGTGCTTAAATTCTATAAACTCCTTAGTACGCTTGGTTTAAACTTACTTTTCCCAACCCACCCAAGAGGGTATCTACAAACACTTCTCAACTTTTCCTACTTTAAATGTTATGAAGAGTTAAAAATCTGTGCCAACAAACTTGAAAGTCTTTGGTGCATAAAGGTTCACCTACCTTTTCTCAAACAACAGAGGTGGGTATCTCTCAGCACCTCCAAAATTTTCCACGGAGCTTGCCAATGAAAAAGTGAAATTTACTGGCAACACACTTGAAACTCCTTGGTACACAAGAGTTTAAACCATATTTCCTAACATCACTTAGAGGGTATCTACAAGAAGACCTCAATTTTGGTTTTCACTTGCCACTTTTAACTGGATTTTCTAAAAGGGGTAGGTACTTTTCTTCAGAAAACAGTCAAATCTCTTATACCACAAGCGATTTAGCTATTTTTCTCTATAAAATTAAGCAAAACCCTTGATTTAATCACACTTTGGTGGGTATCTCCCCAACACTATGAGATTTTAACTTTTTCCGAACCTTAACTTGGCAGTAACTTTCCAATAATCGGATTTTGGATTTTTCACAGTTTTTCACCTCAAGCTCAATTTAGCATAAACATAACAAATTAGATTTTAATTATTCAGAAAAGATTTTAGACTGATTTCAGTCTCACTTTATAATAGAAGAAAGAAGGTAAAAATGTATCAATCAGCACTCGACAACCTCAGTAATGACAAGGGTTTTGCTAGTGTAAAACCTAGTGCAAATTTAGAGCAACAACCTACTGAGGAACAAATTTACGAAGCAAATATGAAGAAGTATTTGGAGCTAGTCGCTTCTAAAGGTTATAACTTGGAAGAATTAGAGCCAATTATCCACTCAGAAGGTCGCACAGAGTTATTTGCGACTGCGGGTTCAGGTAAATCCACTTCAATTTCTTTGATTTTAGCAAAGGATAAAACCATTGGGCGTTTGTCTCCAGCTCAGAGAGGAAAGAAAGTAGCTTGGGTTACAACTTTCCTCAGTAAAGGCGCAGAAGAGATTAAACAGAATGTAGAGCGTACTTTCGCTAAGTTAGGTCTCTCGGAGGTATCCACTTCTGACCTCACATTCAGCACCTTACAGTCAGAGTTCTTTGAACTTTTGCGACTTCGTGGGTTTAACCTTACAGATAAGTCAAAATCAGACTATGTTCAAATGTTGGACACAGGTGGTGGAGATACTGATGGTTCTCGTATTTTCAATGCGATTATGGGTCGCCTTTTCCGTAAGCATGACTTAGGAGAAGAGGGGAGTAACTATATTTCTCTTCAAGATAAACGAGACTTGTCTGCGATTATTTCAAACTATCGTAACTGCTCAATTACTGAGTACCAATTTGGTGAAGCAGCAGACACGGCAAAACGTTTGAACCTCCCAAGAAATTTACTTCCTACGGTCGTTGAAGATTACCAAGCCTTAAAGACTTCTATGAACGTCATTGATTTTGATGATTTGATGTCTCTTGTTTACGATTATATGGTTGTAGAGAAGAAAGATGATCCAGTTCAAATGGCTTGGGTCAACTTCTACAAAAACCGCTACGAATACTTCATGTTGGACGAAGCACAAGATATGTCTGAGTTGCAGTACCAAGTCTTGAAGCCTATTTTCGAGAACTGTCCACGTGTCGTTATTGTAGGAGACCCAGATCAGTCTATTTATGGTTTCCGTGGGTCAAACCCAGAGGTCATGGAGTGGTTCGACAAGGAGTACCAACCAACTAAGTACCCACTTTCGGTATCCTACCGTTGCCCTTCAAACATTTTGAAGCCGATTACAAAGTCGATTGAGAAGAACTCAAACCGCTATGAACACTCTCTACGTTCTTTTAAAGAAGGTGGAGTCCTTGAAGCTTACCAATTTGACTCTGTAAAAGACATGGCTGACGCTTCTTTGCAGTTGATTGATAAGTATTTAGCAGAAGGAAAAACCATTGCAGTTCAGTCACGAGTGAACTTTACTTATTCTCCTTCTTCTATTCTTTACGCAGTAAAGCGCCAAGGTGACTTCAATTTACTTGGGGACGTAAGAGATTTCAACACCTCTCGGTATCGAAAAGTTTGGAACCTCATTGAACTAGTGCGTGGTCGAGGGTTGGTTGATATTAAGAACAACTTAAAAGTGTTAGCTCCAGAGCTAAAACCTTGGGATGCTAAACGCTTGGCAGAACGCTTAATGAACGCTATTCCAGAGAACAAAAATGTCTTGTTCTCAGATAACTTTGGTTTCCTTGATTTTATTGCTCAAGAATATGGTCTTAAGTCCTTAGCAACTTTGGTTGATAAATTAAGAAACACTTATGGAGCAGAGTTCCCCGGAGAAATGGTTCTTTTCAAAGAACTGCTGGCTCATGTACTTTATTGGGGTGAACCCGCAAATGCAGAAGTTGTCGGTACAATTTCAACTTTGGCAGAAGAGAGTGATACAATCACAGACTTCTTTAGCAATATGGATTTTATCAATAATAAAATCCGTGAAGCGAAAAGAGGTGGAACTTCTCTCTTAACTTTTGCAACTCCTTTTAGCTTTAAAGGTCGTGAAGCTAATGTCAACATTATCTTTGATGATTCTGATGGTGTCTTCCCTTATACATTGAGTGGAGAATTGAGTTATGAAGAAGAACGTAGGGTTCACTTCGTAGCAGGAACACGTGGTGATGAAGTTACGATTTACCTCACTCGCAGAGGAAAAGCTTCACCATTCTTGAAAGAGATGGGTATCCCTATAAAAGCGTGGACTCCACTTGACGGAGTGGTACTAAATGGTGTACAATTAAAGGGTGAATTGAGTCTGAAAGAACGCATGCAAAAAGCCAAGGTCGAAGAGCAATTAGGTGCGTTCACAGACTTCGATTTGAAACTTTAATTTCAAGATTGTGTGGTAACTAATTTGAATAAGAATGCGAATTTAGGTCTTTCCTTTTTTGACATACAAGCATTAGATGTAAACCGAAACGTGAAGGACGAGTTGACTCTCGGTCTCCTTCATGGTTTGGATTTAACACCATTTATAACAAGTGATAAGGTAGATTTTGAGCTGCTAAGAGCAGTTCGCCTATGTTTGGAACATGAAGTACCTTTATATTTGGTAAACGCTAATTTGGATAAGGATATTTTAACTCCTTTGTACAAGTTGTATAGCGCTCATAGAACCTTGGACTCTAGTGGTTTGTCTAACTACTTTAACTCAACGAATTATGAGTTGGTGGTAGAACCAAAAACCTTCGGTATCCTTGTTGATTTGGCGCTTGAAAATGTAGACTTCTCTAAGGTAGACTTTACCTTAATTCCTTTATCTACGATAGAAGTATTTGCTTCTGCTTTGGTTCAAGGTGTTGAAATCACTGACTTGCAGAACAGTCGAGTGGTATCCGACAAAGACTACCTCGATTTTCTGATTTCCCTTCGTATGGCAGGAGTCGATATTTCTCCATTTTTGGAAGGTTCATGGTCTGAGAGTCAGATTTTGGCGATTTTAAGAGGTCGCTTGAAAATGTCCGTTGTGGACTTCATTCAACATTATATCAATGAGAACTTCACTGCGGGTCAGATTGAACAATGTTGGAGAGCTTCAGACTTTGGTTGTTTGAGTCTGGTTTGTAGCACCGATAAAGACGGTTTTCCAATTTACAATGAGTACCAAATGTACCAGTTGGTAGAAGGTGCGCGTTTTAACTTAGACTATCGTTTATACGCAGACCCTTCTTTGAATGACTCAGAGATGGCTCTAGCTCGTACAGAACTCTTCAAGAAGGCTGATGAGAATAAACGTGGAGAGCTTTCAAGCAAGATTAAGTCTTATAAACCGAAAGGAGCCTTTTGGTAAACCTCATGGACGGCTTTTATCTATGGATTCTTTTCGTTTTTAACTCGTTATTTCTCCTTGGAATAGGGGTATCCTATGTTTTGAAAGAACTCCAACTCTTTGAAGAAGTGAATAATAAGGAAAACATGAGAAGAGAGCATTTATATTTAGCAGGCTTGGGGACTATTGGTTTAACTTTGCTTTTTGTCGGAGCAATATTTGTGGTTTAGAATAAAGAAAATAGGTGTAGAACAAGTGTCCGCACCTATTTTTATTTGACTTATTTTGTCTTTTGTGATATAATAAAGAAAATAAAAAATAGAAGCAAGATAGGTTTAAGTTTATGTTAGAAACAGTAGAGAATTTGAAAGCAAAGTATGAATTGGAGTTGAACGGTTCGTTTGATTTGCAAACGCAAGGAGATACCTTTGTTTTCCGGTATCATTCTCCCAACTCGGCAGTTGGGGTTGTCTCTTCTCGCTCTATGAGAGCAGGACAATACGTTGCTGATTTATTGAGTTTTATGGAATGCGTAGCTTTGCTTGAAAGCACTCTTGGTTAGATTAAAATTTGGTTGAATTGGAGATAAAAATGTATAGATTGTCGCAGTTTCTTGCAGTTAGTGGTGCAATTATGTTGTTTACCTCATTTCGATTTATGGGAGTAGTTCTTCTAATTCTAGCAGGAGTTATTCTCTTTAAAAACTCGGATGAAAAAGGAAATTTGAATGAGGGTTTCAAACCAGATATTGAACAAGAAAGACAAGCTTATATGAAGCGCAGAACTGTTCAAGCTAACTTAAATTCTAGTCTTCCAAACCACACTTTTCTAGCCTTTAACAATGATATTCTATATGATGAAGTTGCGACAAGAAAAGATTTCCATAAGATGTTGACCGATGTTTCCTTGGTTCATAAGACTAACTCTTACACTTTAGCGAAGAAAGACTCACTAGGTCGTATCGTTGGTGGTTTTGTCACTTTCACAGGTGAAGAGTTAGATGAAAGAGGAAGAGACATTAAGAGAGGTTTTTACAAACGTGATGACGAAGCTCGTAAGAACGCCCAAGTTCCCGGATTTGACTTAGTGAAGTCTGAGTGGGTCAAAATCAAAGACCAACCGTATCCTCTCTACCATAGAACACACTTAGTTCCTTACCGATTCTGTTTGAATGATGGGGAGTTTGAGAGTGTTTTATTTACAGGAACGGCTCGTTTGAATAGTGGTTTCCGTGCTGATTTAAAGTTTATTCCCAATGATGAAAATCATGCTAAAAATGTTCGTCAGATTGTACAAGCGGTATCGTCAAATGCCTTTGCATTTTCAGACTCAAAACGAACTGAGAGGTTGTCTCTTGACGATTTTGAACGTGCAGTGGGTGACTTGGTTCATAGAAGCGCTGAAGCTTACACTCATACTTACAAATATGGAGTGGAGTGTTTCTATGATAACGATAGTCTTATTCCAAGTAGAGTCTTAGCAGTTCTAACTGATGTGACAGATAAGAAGACCTTGTTTGCAGCGGTTTTGGAAAACGTAATTTAAGAAAAGGAGCACTATTTTGTCTAATTTAGATAAAGAAGTTTACAAAGCAGTAAAAGAGGAATCTGATAGAGTATCATCAATTATGTCGGCTCTTATTTCGGGTCGCATTTCAGCCGCGGAAGCAGAAAAACAATTAGGAGTAAACTATTCCAGCTGTGCTCGTAAGAAGTTAAATAAGAGTGCTTGGACGAATAGTCGAGTAGTAGCTCCTTTGCAAAATACTCTTGTATTTAACCACGATTTACTAGATAATATGAGTGAAACGGCATTCGGCTCATTTTGTCGCTTGGTCTTTGGTTCTGAGATTACAGAGCTTTCAGAGGACTTCTTCGCCACTTTTTTACCCTTTGTAGATACAGTTGTAAAAAGCGTAGATGAAACAGAACAGAAGTGGTTTGAGAAGTTCTTCAAAGGTTCAACATGGTTGACTGCTGAGAATACAGGAGATTTTCTAGTTGCAGTTTCTAACACGCAAAGGGTATCCTCAACTCGCCAACCATTTGTTGAGAAATCAATCGCTAACATTATCAAAAACGTTAGCAAGTCTTGGTACATCAACGATAAAGGTTTGGTCATTCGTTACCGAAGCTCTTCTAGGGTTTCTGAACGCTTGTTGAAAGAGGGTCAAGTCTTAACTGAGGTTGAGGGTGTTGTTACTTACCGTCCGAAAAACACAGGTTCTCAGATTGAACCTTGTCTCACAGTTGATTTGTTCAATTCTAAAATTCGAGCTTTGTTGAAAAGTAAAGGGTTTACCTTTATTTCAGATTTAGAGTCTGTAACGAAGATTGGCCTGCAGAGCTTTGCAGGTCTTGGAATTTCGTCATTTTGGAAAATTGAAGATAAGGTAGAGTCTTTGGGGTATCGATTTAAAGTTGTGGAGGTCTAAATGGTGCTAGTCAGACGAAAGAAACCAGTAAATAAAGTAAAGCTATTTAGAAATTTTACAAGTTTGAATAGGGTTCGAAACTTTGTAGGTCATGTTGAAGTAGAGAATTTGATTTGGAAGGTTCGAGAGACTGAATTTGGCATTATGTTTATGTTCTCAGACGGTGTGGTAAATACATTGAAGTTGGAAGAACACGGAGCCTTTTGGAAGTCGAATGAAAAACATACTTCTGTTGTTTCCAATTCGGGACATTTAAAGAAGTATTTGAAAAAGAAAGTGATTTCACACTATTATAAGAAAGAGGGGAAGGTTAGTAAATGAAGTTAAAATATGAGGACTACACAGAAAATACAGATTTGGTAATTGAATTGAGTGAAATCTTAGCTAGTTACACTGTTTTTACTACAGATAGCGAGTCTAGCTTTAGACATCGTTTAAATTTTGTTCGCTCCGTGCATCTATCTCGTCTTTGCATCCAATTTGTTTTTACAGATGATACAACTAAGGTTTTAATTCTTGGGGATAATGAACCTTATTGGGCAGAAAATGAGATTAAACCAGATTTTGGTTCTAGTTGCCTTAGTGTAACTCGTTTATTGGAGAAAATGAAACAAGTGGCTATAGACTATCTATATGAAGAGGTGCGATAAATGAAATTAAAATATGAAAACTATATGTTGGACAAAACTGCTCCAGAATACCTAGCTTCCACTCTGATTTCGCTTGTGGTACACAGTGTGGATAAAGAAGAACAACTTTGGGACACTTATACTCTCGTTCGCTCTATAAAATTAACTAAATCGCACATTTCAGTTGAGTTTGTTGATGGTACAGAGAAGGTTGTGATTTTAGGTGAGTCTGAACCTTATTGGTCTGAAACTGAGGTTACACCTGTCTTTGGGTATCCTCAAATCGACTCGGAGAGAGTTTTAGAGCAGTTTCTTTTTGAAGTGACTGAGATTTTGTATATTGAAAGTTAGAGGTTGATTATGGTAAAACTTACTAAAAATGCTTTAGACGTTAATTTTGATTTAGATAAGTTAAACGTTGTCTTGTTTGTCTCAAGAAATAAGGATAATAAGACCCTTGAAACGTTTAAAGAGAGAAAAGTATCATTTGTTACAACTAAGGGTTTTGAAGAAATTAAGTCCCAGTTTCAAGTTTTTGTTAATGACGGTCAAGTTGGTGAGTTTTCGAGGATGTATGTCTCTATTAATCCTCGATCTAATTCAAAAACCTTTAAGGCTTTGCAACACTTGATGTTGGATCAAGAGTTTGATTTATCTACATTACCTCAGAAAGTAGCTTCTCTTGCAGCTAAGGTAGAAAATGCTTATGGAGATAAGCAGCATTGGTTGTTCGACTTCGATCCAGTTGAAGGTCAAGATACTGAGGTTTTGTTAACTAAGTTTGTTGAAGACTTACATATTGCACATGAGACCACGCAGACAAAGAAAGGTCAAAAGCGACCTCCAATATCTGTAACTTTGCACAAAACGCCAAATGGTTACTCAGTTATTGTAAATCAGCGTTTTGATACAAGGGGTTTGTTACAAGATTACCCGAATGTAGAACTAAAGCGTGATGCACTATTGTGTTATACTTGGGGAACTTGTTCTATTTAATTTAAAGGAAGAGGGACTAATTAACTTGAACGTACTTGAATTATTCGCAGGAGTAGGAGGTTTTCGAGTAGGGCTTGAAAAAGCAAGTCCTACTTTAAAAACTTTGTGGTCGAACCAGTTTGAACCGTCGAGAAAGTCGCAAGATGCCTTTGAGGTCTACAATTACCATTTCCCAGATAGTGAGAACTGGAACGAAGACATTTCCACTATCTCCGACGAGCGTTTTTCTGCTTTAAATGGTAAGGTTGATTTAATTGTAGGTGGATTTCCTTGTCAAGATTACTCTGTAGCAAGAACCAAGAAAGATGAAAAGGGTATCGAGGGTAAAAAGGGAGTCCTCTTTTGGGAAATCATTAGAGCGACTAGACTTTCACAACCTAAATATTTACTCCTTGAAAACGTAGATCGCTTGTTAAAAGCTCCCTCAAAACAAAGAGGTAGAGACTTTGCAATTATGTTGAGAGCTTTTGCTGATTTAGGTTACGGAGTCGATTGGCGTGTCATTAACCCTGCAGATTATGGTTGGTGTCAACGAAGAAAGAGAGTCTTTCTCTTTGTTTATCGAAAAGATACTAATTATTTCAAGCAACAACAAGCATTAGAAGATTTTGGAGTAGGGTCTAGCGGTATCTTCGAATCCACGCATGAAACTAAAGCTGAGATTATAAAAGACAGAGTTTCGTCTTTCACTTTACCTGAAGATATTGTAGAGGTCTCAGATTCGTTTTCTACGCAGTTTTGGAACTCAGGAAGTATGATAGAGGGTCAAGTTGTTGCAAAGGAGCTAGAGCCAAACTACGAGGGTTCTCGTAAGGTTCTAGGAGATATTTTAGAAGACCTCTCAGATTTACCAAACTCTTTTTATTTGTCTGAGGACAAAGTAGACAAGTTCCGTTATTTAAGAGGTGCTAAAAAGTTTGAACGCACCAACTCTGAGGGGTTCACTTATATTTACTCAGAAGGAGCGATGTCTTTAGTAGATAGTGCAGACTTGCCTTCTCGCACTTTATTGACTTCTGAAGGTTCAATTAGTCGCACTACTCATTTGATAGAAGACAGTAAAGGGTATCGCCTTTTGACTGCACTTGAAACTGAGCGCTTACAAGGTTTCCCAGATAATTGGACTGCAATTAAATTAAGTAACGGAAAAGAAGTAGCAGTTTCCGAAACTCGTAGAAAATTCTTTATGGGAAACGCCCTCGTTGTTGCGGTTGTTGAGCATTTAGGTAAATATATTGCTGATAGCTTATAATTAAAAGAGGTTTAAGTATGGAAATTATTTGGTTTAGTTGGCAGAAGAATAAAGTTTGTTTGAAGAAAGCAGATATTTTTGTAGACTTTAATAAGGAAATGACTAAAGTAGAACACGGTAACTTGTTTTCTGCAGTAGGGACGCTTTAGTTGAGTGAGGTGCTATATGGTAGAACAAGTTTACAATCGAAGAAGAGAAGTTTATCTTGTGGAGATTTACGGTGATTACCACTACTTAGTGACTGCAAAACGGCTCCAAACTTTGCTGAAGTCAGGAGATTTGTTGGGTGAAAGAGTTGATACTCAACTTGAGAAGCAATGTAATAAGTGGGTTGTACCTCGTTCTACTTTAGATGAGTTACATTCTCGCTTTGAAGACACAGGTTTGGGTATCTCTCCTTTGCAGTTGGAGTTTTGAGGTTGAAATTATGGTTGAAGAATTTTTCTTTATAGGAAACAGAGTTGGTAAGACAAATAGTCCTATTAAAGACCAAGATGGGTTAACTTTGATTGATTGTTGTTCAAATGGTACATTTGATAAGAGGTATATAATTGTAGTAGATAAGAGAGGTGCTTTTAGTGGAAACGAAAGAACATTTCAATAAACGCATGGTACAAAGAGTGCGTAGGATTTTGAAGGAAACTGAGCAATACAAAAAGGATTTACTTCGTTTCTTATGTGAAGAAAACGGTTTTGTCATTCAAGGGAACAACCATCGACTTGTAAATGAAGACTATATGCTCAACCGAGTTGAAGTTGAAGATATTCCTTTCACGTTTAGGTACTCTGGAGATAAAGCTTACGTTTTTGGAGATTTATTGGTTCGTTTAGTTGATAGTTGGGGTTCGAACTATTTCACGGTATCTCTTAAACCTCGAATTTTCGATTTGGAAGATTTTGACCCAAATCATTTAGATATGGAAACTTTTTTAAGTTTGTTGGAAGAATAAGGATTTACAGAACATGACTTGGTACGACTTTATGATAAACGCAGCTAAACAGTCTCGACATAATTCTCGCCATTGGTTCCGTTATTTGAGAAAGGTTATTTTTGAAGACTACACTTATTTAACTGATGAGGATATTGAAAAGTTACTTACTTCTAATGAGTTGACTGCTTTTCAAAAGGTCAGTTTAGAATTTGCAGTACAACAAGATTCTCCAACTCATGAACACGTGGTATCCTTGAATAAACCGGCAAATGTTGAAGAAGTAAAGAAGTTGATGGGGGATTTCAAGTTTGGATAGAAGACAAGTTGCTTTTGAGCTATTGAATGAAGAATTAGCAAATGAAGGTCTTAATTTAGCTCTTATTTGCGTTGGGGGTTTTGTTTTGGAGCAACATGGATTCAGAACCACTCAAGACATAGATGCTTTTTACATTGAAACACCTAAAATAAACGAGGTCATTTACCGAGTCGGACAACAACTAGGTTTGAATACTTCTGAGGATGTTTGGTTAAACACTAGCATTGCGAACTTAAATCCACGACCTCCATTTGAATTTTGTGAGGTTTTGTATTCTTTTGAAAACTTAACGGTCTACACAGTTTCACTAGACTACCTTTTAGGAATGAAACTAACAAGCGCACGTGAGCAAGATTTAAAAGATGTAGGTGACATTATCAGATATAGAGAACTGCAGTCTCCTATTGCTTTATATAAGTTTTTAAAGAAAACCGGTTTTAAGACCGTAGATTTTGCTTACATTTTAGAAGGTTTCAGTAGAGCTTACGGTATGGACTGGTTACGTGAATACTTTGAGAAACACCAAGAAGATTTAAGAAGATATTATTGAAAGGGTTTCTGATGTTACGAGGGATGAAAATCGCACTTGATTTAACTGATGAGCAAGAACAACAGATGTGGAAGTCTGTAGGTGTTGCTCGTTGGTCTTATAACTACGCTATAACTAGAGATAGAGAGCATTATTTAAATTATTTAGAAGACAATACATTGTCTAAAACTTTAACTGAAGGTCAAATTCGAAAAGAATTGACTGTGTTGAAAAACACAACTCACCCTTGGTTGAAAGAGGTAGGTTCTAATGTTATCAAACAAGCAGTTAAAGATTGGAACGATGCTCGTAATCGATTTTTCAAAGGGTTAGGTAAAGCTCCTAAGTATAAGTCAAGAAATACTTCAAAACCTAGCTTTTATGTAAATTACGAAAGTTTACGAAGGGTTGAGGGTGGTTTTGTAGGTGAAAGGTTAGGAATTATTAAAACAACTCAATCTTTGCCAAGAATACCAAAAGGTACTCATTACAAAAATCCTAGAATTTCATTTGATGGTAAATACTGGTATTTGTCTTTCTCTTATGAAGTTCCAGAGATTTCGGTGGAGTTAACAGATTTAGTTATAGGTGTAGATTTAGGGATAAAAACCTTAGTAACTTTATCTACAGGTGAGTTTATTGAGAATATCAATAAAAGTCGTAGAGTAAAACAGTTGGAGAAACAATTACGACGGGAGCAACGTCACCTTGCACGTCAGTTGCAAGCTAACACCAAAGGGTATCTCACAGCTGAAAACGGCAATAGAAAACCAATTTATAAGTGGTCTTTAGAGTTATGTTCTAATATTCAAGAAACAAGACGTAAGATAAAGTTAATTTACCGTAAACTTCATTCTATTCGGTTGAATCATCTTCATCAAACAACTTCTTATCTTGTAAAGCAGTTACCAAAAGGTATTGTAATAGAAGATTTGAATGTTAAAGGATGATGAAAAACAGGTATTTAGCAAGAAACATTCAAAACGCTATGTTTTCTGAGTTTCGCAGACAGTTAGAATATAAGTGTTTGCAATACGGTATCTATTTAGTTGTTGCAGATCGTTTTTACCCTAGTTCTAAAACGTGTAGTTATTGCGGTAATATTAAGTCTAAGTTGAACTTAAAGGAAAGAGTTTATAAATGTAGTTCTTGCGGTTTAAAGAAAGATAGAGACTTAAATGCTGCTGAGAATTTAGCTTATTATTTCTATAGAGGTTAATACCTTATGTACCCATCGCTACTGGGGAATTTAAGCCTATTGAGTGTTATATCAAATGATAGTAGAAGTGAGGTTTACTTTACTTTGAGGTCAGACACGATGATGTAGGAAGTGAAAAACGAAACGGATAAGTCTATAAGTTCTAAACTTATAGCAACATAAGTTTTCACAAAGTAAAGATATAGATACAAAAATCTATATTTTTCGTAGCGGATGTTGAGATTGCTTTCCCAGAGTCTTCTGAAGATAGTGCAAACGGAGTTCCAAAACATGGACTTGTAGAAGTAAGTGCCACTGACCTTCAAGGTAATTGGAACAGTCACTCCTTCATGTTCAACTCACCAGAAAACGTAGATGAAGAAACAAAAAGTTACTTCACAAATTGTACTTTCCCTTTATATGTGAATACCTCAAATTCACTTTTGTGGGAAGAATAATTCACTTAGCGGTATCCTCACTATTGAGGATACTTTTTCTTTGTCTTAACTTTTCTATTATCTGTCTTACTTTATATTGGATTTGACTTACATTTTCTTATTTTAGTCTTAGTTTCAGTTAAACTTGTCCTACATCTTCAGTTTCTTGTCATACCTGCAAACATACTTGTCTTAGATTCCTTTTTCTTGTCATACGGTTGTCATAAGATTTGCAAAACCCTTTAAAATCTGCTATAATAATCTTATTGAACTCAGAAAGGAGCTATTTAGACGATTGAACTTAAACGATTACACTTTACAAGGTGTTGACTTAGCTAAGCAAGTGTTAGCAAATGGTTTAGCACGTGGTTATCCCATAGTTCTCAAAGGCGACCCGGATGTTGACGGTCTTATGGCTTGGTACGTAGGCGCTAAGATGTTGCAGAAAGCAGGCTATTCGTTCCATTCTTGTGTCAACACTGATAGAAGACACGGTATGGTCGAAGAAGAGCTTGTCAAAAAAGAGCGCAGTTGGGGGCAGTTTGATTATTACATCCCCACAGAGTACCACCAAAATGAAATCATTATCAATGTAGACTCTTCCATTTCGGCAGAGGAGATGTTGCAGTTGACCTCACAAGGAAACTTCGTAATTAGCTTAGATCATCATGAGGTTGAGAGCAATCCCTTGTTTCCAAACCAACAGTATTGGTCTACTAAGGAAGAGACCTCAGAGGGTATCCACTTAATTGGCGAAGCGGTTTTAATTAATAACCAATATGAGTTTGAACCTGAAGAGCTTAGATTTTGGTCAGGTACAGGTGTTGTTTTAAATGCTCTATCCAAGATTTTAGAGGTTGAAATTGAGACTGAGTGGGTTGCGATGCATGGTGTCACTTTGCTTTCTGATGTACGTGATATTGAAAATCCTTTAGCTAGAGAGATTTTAAAGGTCACATTTGAAACCTCTTTGTTAGAGATGCCTACCTTGAGAAAACTCACTCAGGTTTGCCAAGCGGAAGTACCTACTGCTTTTCAGCGGTATCCCGAAAAGTTAGATAGAACGTTTGTGGATTTCAGTTTGTCTCCTTACATTAACGCTTCTTATCAGCTCAATTTGAGTGAGTATTTGTTTAGACTTTGTATTCAAACAGACTTCTTTTACTCTTTACCAGCTAAAACCATTCGGACCCGTATCTTGAACCACATGAAAGATTATTTGAAGGTCACTGAGTTGGAGAATTTGGTTATTTTGGCTATTGATGTAGCAGAAATACCAGAGACTTCAGACTTGAAAGAGTACAACTTTAAGTACACTTCTTTCCTTGGTTTGATTGCGAATCAGTATTTGCGCGATTTAGGGAAAACTGTTTTGATTGCAGCAGTTGAGAACGGTAACTGGCTTAGAGGTTCTGTTCGTGGTTTCCATTCCGATTTGGAGTATAGAGACTTCTTTGAACATCACAACTTTGATGCACAAGGTCATAAAGGAGCATTTGGTTTGGTTTCGGTGCAAGGTTCTATTCACTTCCCTTCACTTGATAAAGAACTCGGTATCCTCGAACAAGGTGCAACTCAACAAGGTTTGAACATTCATGTTATGTCTAATTTGTTAGCGAACTTTGATAAGTTAAGAGAACTAGCTTATGAAAATGAGTTTTTATTGAGTTCTCACTTCCATTCTATCTCATATAGTGGTTTAGCTTATTCTACTTTCACAGAAACCGCTAAAAAGAGAGGTTACGAAGTGGATGGGATGTTTGTTGACTCCTTTGATAAGGACTTGAATCCTAAAAACGCTTTGATTGTGCCTTATTTATATGGCGATGAATTAAAATTGATATTGAGAAAATAGCTTTTTGAAGTTATTTTCAAAAATTTGAAAATTCCTTTTAAATTTAAGACTTATTTTTACAACACAAGAAATAGAAAGAAAAACGGTGACACAATGACACAAGTAAAATTGATGGTTGACTTAGGAAACTCAGAAACACGCGCAGTAGCGCAGATTGTGGAAGGGGGTATCGTCAAGCACACACGTGGTTATTTACTTGATAACCACTTTGTAGTAGAGAACTTGGCGACTAAGGAAACTTACTCTCCTTATATTCAATCTGAGGACTTCAACAAGTTAGACTCCAATGTTCTTGAGGTTTCTCTACAAGTAGGAGCAACTAAACATGAAAAATTGGTAATGTGGGGCGACCTTGCTACTGCAAACCTACCTAAGAAACTAAAAACACCAGTAAGTCACTTAGCAAAAGCAGATCATTTACTAAACTATGTGGTTCTCATTAACTTAATGGATAAGGTCTTGGATTGGGTCAATATGGTGTATCCTTCAAGTACAAAACAAGCTTTGTCTAAGGAAATTGAGTTTGAGTTGGCAGTCTTGGTTCCACCAGCACAAGCAGTTTCCGCACGTGAAACTTTTGAACAGAACTTAGTTCGCACTTTCACTTATAAGAACTTGTATGATGGAGCTGAGTTTAATTTAACTGTTAAGTCTGTTAAAGTTCTCCCAGAAGGATATTCTTCATTCTACTCAGTATTCTTGAGTTATGGAGATTTGAACCCTCGCCCACACTACGAAGACTTAGCTTCTCGAAATGTATTGATTATTGACTTTGGAGAAGGTACTACAGATTTGATTGGGGTATCCAGTCAAAGGCTACTTGATGGTTTAAAACACACTATTAAGATTGGTGGTTCAACTATTCTGAGCAAAGTAAGAGCTTCAGTAAATAAACGACTTGGTTTAGACATTCCGATTGCAAGTTTTAAAGATGTTCTAAAAACGTGTGAAGTACGCTATGGTTCAACGACTCACAAAGTTCGAGAAGATGTCGAACAAGCGATTTATTCGGTAGCATCCGATATTGCACAAGAAGTATTTACTTACTTGCGAGGAGCAGAAGTAGAGGTGTCTTCATTTGACCGTCTTTTGCTTGTAGGGGGTGGTGTTGTTCCAAACGGTTCAACAGTTACTATTTCTGAAGCGCTCTTGTCTGAATTGCAACTAGAACTCCCAACCTTGGACTTGGTAGACTTACAATATCTTGAAGAACCAGAGATTGAGGGTATTCCGTTTGACCTTACAAGCCCACGTTACTTGAACATTTTAGGGTTGATGACTGCCTTTTCATTGGCACAAAAGACTCAAAAAGTCTAATAGAGTTAGCTAAATAGAATTTGATGAGGTTAACAAGCAGATAAATTTTAATTAAAAATAATTAAAGAAAACTCTTGATTTTTATTTTCAAATAAGTTATACTTAAAATATGGAAAATACAGTTTACACATTAAATCAATTTGCAGCAAAGATTGGTGTCACACCTCAAACATTAAGAACTTGGCACAAAGAAGGTAGATTAAATCCAGCTTTTATAACCGATGGTGGTCATAGACGCTACACACAAAAGCAGTATTTAGAGTTTGTAGGAGATATTTCAAGTCAAACTACTAAATTAAATGTTGGTTATGTTCGAGTTTCTTCAAAGAAACAGTCTGATGATTTAGTTCGTCAAGCTCAACTGATGGAGAACTACTTAATTGCTAAAGGAAAACCTTTTAAAATCATACAATCAGTAGGTTCCGGTATCAACTATAAAAACCCACAACTACATGAGTTAATTCGTATGGTTGTGAATAAAGAAGTAGATACTGTCTATGTTTTATATAAAGATAGATTAGTTCGCTTTGGTTTTGAATTGCTGGAGTTCCTATTTAATGAATTTGGGGTTTCTATTGAAGTAGTTAATCAGCAATTTGAAAGTACGCAAGAAGAGTTAGTTACTGATTTGATTCAGATTGTAACTGTCTTTTCTGCTAAATTGAAGGGTAAGCGAAAGAATAAAGTACAAAACTTTAAGAAGGATTTAGAAGATGACTAATATCACTTTAGTTGCTGAGTCTAAACTTTATCTGAAAGACAATACTCCTTTGTATGATTACTTTGATGATTATTCTAGGTTGTTTAACTTCTTGGTTCGTAGGTGTGTTCACCACTTGAAAAATAAACTAAATGGAGGGTCTGAGTCTCGGTATCGAACCAAGTTGATGCTTAAATTTAATATTACAAACCGTATGGCAAAAGCAGTTTTAAGAACTGCCAAGAACCAACTGAAGTCATTAAAAGAGTTAGCTAGATACCAATATAGCAATTTATATAAGCACAGACGCTCTTTATATAAGAAAATAGCCAAGCTAAAAGCGATTTTATCTTCAAGCTCTGCTTCTTTAAAGCAAAGAAAACTAGCTAAACTGCAGTTATTTTGGACTCAAATGAAATTAAATAAAGTAAGTCAACTCATAGATAATGGGTTGAAACTTCATTTGACTTTCGGTACAAAACACTTATTGAAAACTAATAAGCGAAAGTTCTTAGCTAAAAGAGATAACCAAGTTGTGTATATCGGAGATAAAAACAAAACTTGTGGTAATCAACAGTTTCAAGTCACTTTCAACTCGAAGTATAATAGGTTTGAGTATAAATTGAGGTTAGATACCCAATGGGTATTCGGCACTGACAAGTACATTTATGGTTCTTTTGTTTTGAAAAATAAAGAAGCAAAAGGACATATTTTGAAGACTTTATCAGAGAAGAAGTCAAACCCCTTGACTTATCGAATACTAAAACGTGATGATAGTTTGTATTTACAGATTATGTACCGTAGAGAAACTACGGATGTAACTAGATACAGTCATGGTGTTCTAGGTGTTGATTTTAATAAAGGTTTTATATCTGTGTCTGAGATTGACTCAGACGGCAAGTTACAGTCTTTAACTAGATACAATTATCTACGTCAAGGAAAAGCAACCAAAACTAAAACATCTATGTTAGAATTGGTTTCTAAGTTGGTTTCTCAAGCAGTAAGTGTTGGGAAAGATATTGTCATTGAAGATTTAGTCAGTTTAGATTCAAATAAGAAACAAGAGAAGACAACTTCAAAGAACTATAATCGAATGATTAACACTTTGAAGTTTGGTTTATTTAAACGTTGCTTACTAAGTAAAGCAACAAAAGAAGGGGTATCCATACATATTGTGAACCCTTATAATACAAGTAAAATAGCTAAAGCAAGTTATACAGATAGAATGAAATTAAATGTGCATGATGCAGCATCTTATGTCATTGCAAGAAGATTTTATCAATACGACTAATTTCTAATTATTTAATACAATCTGAAGACAAGATACGGAAAGATTGTGAAATTAAGTAATACAATTTAGTGTTTGAGAGAGTCTTTATTGCTTTGAAATAAAGAGGATTTTCAAACTATTTGAATAGCTTACCGTACAGCTAGTTTAATTGAAATATTAGATGAGAGGACTAGGATGGCTATTTTATAGTTACTTCTTCACGGAATAGAACAACTGTTTATAGTTATTTCTTTACGGTAGAAACATGTCAGATTTTGACTATTACTACTTTGAACTGAGCAAGTCAATTATTTCAGAAGTTGAGAATTTACTTCTCAGAGCGCATAGAACGGATATTCGATTTGTTTCAGGAGGTTCAAAGTTTCAGCCTTTATCAGCAAGAAGTCACGCTAAGAAAATTAGCACGGCAGGGTTCTTATTAACTGCTGATGAAAAGGTTAAATTAGATGCAAATGCTACAGTGCGCGACACGGTGGGACTAGACAGAGCGCACGTGATTACAACTGCGGATGAATTGATATTGTTGCTGGAGAGTGAATTAGGGGAGTCTTTAACGGCTCCACCTAAGAAAGAGGAGGTCGCACCTTCTCCAACTCCAACTTCAACTCCACCAACACAAAACGCTCAACTAACTAAGGAGAACACAACTTATTCTCCAAATTCCCAAGCGGTATCCCCATTAACCCCAAAATATGGAGCAGATCCAATTATTTCCAAAACGGAAACAGTTGATTCTTCTAGTGGTTTTATAAAGGTAGAAGAAACTCCCTTGGCAGCAGAACCAATTCAAGAAGAACCTTCTCTTCCAGTAGATGACGGTTTTGGTCTCACTCTTGAAGACGAGGTTCAATTCTTGCGGGCGGACAATGAGCGCTTGCGTAGAGATTTGAAAACTGTTAACGCAAATCAAGGTTCAACGGTATCTTCAGAACAACTTAAAAACTTGAAAGAGGATTTGGATTTAACTAAAGCAGAACTTGAAAATGAGCGTAACTCACATAATCGCACTAAAGAGACTCTGCAGCTAGTGGAGACTGACTTCGATAACAAGAAGATAGAGTTTGCTAAACTAGAGGTTGCAAATGAGGATTTGAAAGCGAAACTTAAAGAGAGTGCAGTTGTTCCAACAACTCCTTTGAGTGTCCCAAGGAATGTAGAAATTTATGTGACGGCTTCAAGTTTGGACTTAGTTCCGTCTTACCAATATTTGTTGGTAAACATGAAAGACACTCTTGTGATTGACTTGTCTCCAGAGAGCATTATGGACACTTTAGTTCGTATCACTAAGCGCAACCGTGTTGCTAAGTGGTTGTTAGGAGAGCAAAACATTCGTTCTCTTTACTCTCCTTATGATGAGATTAAATTGAGAGTAGCTGATGGTCTTGATTTATTGACTTCTCCAAACGCATTACTTCCAGTAAATGTTTTGTCAGAAGTTGATTGGGAGAGAAAATTTGATGATTTAGCTCGTTTAAATAGACCAGTTGTCTTATACTTAGGTTTGGAAGCTAATAGAGGTGTCTTTGAGTTTCTAAGTCGCTTGGATAAACAAGCTAAGGTCTTACGTTCAGGTAGTCCATTAAGTGAGCGTTCATGGTCCCGTGTGGTTCGTCAACACGAAGGTTCTGTAGAGGAGGTGTCCATTTGAGTTTGAGAATGACGTTGTCTGTACGTTTAACTGAGGAGCAGTCAAATTTAGTTGATATCCTTCGTACAGAAAAGAAATTAAGCAGTTATATATCTTTGTTGCTAGGAGCTTTGCTCCAAGATAGAGTTTCTACAACTCAATTTTTGCTTGGTTTGTCTGACCAATCGGTAGCTTATAATAGTTTACAAGAGTCTACGATTCAAGCGAACTTGTATGAGAAGTGGTTGTCTTTAAAATTAGACATGCCTTTTGAAGATTGGGTTACAACTCTTCGCAGTGCTGAGATTAAGCACTATGGTGGACTTGACATGCCTAAAGTGGATGTCAAATCGGCTTTGCTTGATTTGTTGGATGACTTAGGTTTAGAGTTGGTTGAAAAGGGTTCAATTGCACAGTCCTCTGAGGAAAACCCTCAAGCGGTATCCTCAACTGAGTTGGGTTCTACCTCTTCATTCTCGCAAGAGGTAAGTCCTCATGACTTAAAAGATTTGGTAGCAAGCATGGTTCATGAAATTTTGTCCAACAAGTCTACCAATCAAGGAGTTGAGCAACCTCTCTCAGAAGCTCCCACAGAGCCGCTGGTTGCAGTAGAGACGATTGAGAATACAAGTACACCTCAAGAGCTAGAAAATGCACCAGAGGGCGCGACAGAGCCTCAAAATGAGGTTGCAGAGAAAGAGGAAGATAAGAGCGAAGGTGTTGAGGAAACTCCACAAGCTGTCTCCCCAGTTGAGGAAGAACTTCCGACCTCTGAGATTAGTCCTTTGGTAGACACTTCAGCTCTTATGAGTGGTTTCGGTGAATAGAAAGTGAGGTGATAGCGTATGAATGATCAAGTTGATTTATTTGGATCCGGTTCTTTTAGTTCGAACTCTAAAGGAAACGGTTCCTTTGGTTCTAATTCCCAAGGTGGTTTTGGAGGACAACAACCCCCACAAGGGGGGTTTAACTCCAATTTCAACCAAGGTGGGGGTTTACCTTTTAAAAACCCTCAACAAGAACCCCCTAAGAGGTCTTATAAAAAGTTGTGGATAACTTTAAGTGTTCTTGCAACTCTCGGTATCATTGGTGCAGGTTCAACTTTGGCTTATAAACATAGTCAAAAAGTAGCGGTTGAGAAGAGAGCGAAAGAAGATGCTTTGAAAGACTTGCAAGATAAAATTTCAAGTGGTGTATCACAGTTCTCACTAGCAGAAATTTCAGATACTTCTGAAACAAATGGTATTTCCTTATGGGATTTGAACCTCACTTATGTTAGTACCAACACCTCACGCACCGACTTTGTAGGTGCAGTTTCAAAAGCAGTAACCATTGAATTAAATGGGTCTGATGCTACAATTAAGTCTCCTAACTGGGAGTACATTGGGTGGGTTATCAAACATGTAGACCACGATAAAATCAAGGCTTTAACAAAAGACTTGAAGAAAGACTCTTATACCTACAAGGATGATTTAGTAGATGCTTACGCTAAGTACATCGCTCAGAATTTAGCGGATATGTTAGAGTACAAGAACGCTTATGTAGCTTCATATATGCAAGGTTCTGATATTCCAAAACCTTACAAAACTACAGAGGTTGCAGGAGCGGTATCCTCAGATAACAAGCTCACTGCTGAGTTCACAAACACTCTTGATAAAGAGGTTTTTAGTGCTGAGAAGTTGCACACTTCCCAAGATTTCTTTGTAGGTGTAACTGAGGATAGTTATGGAGAAAAGAGTGAGAGTAAAGCCCATTCTGAGTGGTCTGCAAGAGAGAAAGAACTTTCGACTTATATCAACAACTTGCGCCCTTACCTTGGTTTAAAAGCACGTGAAGTCAAACAAACCAAGAAAACAGATAAAGGAACAGAGCAAGTAAATGTTGAAAACCCTAATACTTTCGATAAGCTGGACAATCCAACCTATGACAGTGCGGTATCCTCATGGTTAGAGCTGAAAAAAGTTGAGCCTAGTCCTTACACTTATGCAAATGGTGAGAAGAACCTTGATAAAGTCGTATCTTACGGTTGGGTAGGGTCAACATACATTGCAAGTAAAGAAAGCGATGCGAAAAGCACTAACGTTCATATTGGTTCAGGTAAATATGATGATCCAGTTACTTTAGGTACTCCTTTTGTCACTAAAATGCAAGACACTTCTGGTAATTACCAAGATGTTCGAGTGACTGTGACTAAGGTTTTAGTAGGTGATGAGGCTATTAAAGATGTTCAAACCTTTAACGATAAGAACAAAGGTTTTACCAATGTTTCTGATTTAGTATTAGGAACTGTTCATTTTCAAGTGGAGAACTTGTCTGATAAGGAAATTGAGGTTGACTCTGAGTTTACATTAGCGGATCCAGAGCAGAACCTCATTAACCGAACAGGTAACATGTATGGTCTTCCAGAGCGCTCGAAGATTGCTGCACGTGGAACTGCAGAGATGGTCGATTGGTTCAACACCAAAGAAACTAAGACTTTGAACTTGATGTGGGGCAAGACCTTTAACCACAAGTTTGAAGCAGTTTATATCAATGCTTTAGGTGATGAAATTTACGACCAGTATGGACGTAAGATGGAGCGTAATACGAAGAAACTCGTAGAGAACAAAGCCCAAGCAGACCAAAAAGCTCTTGAGCGTTTGGCGAAAGAAGAGCTTGAAGCTCGTAAGAAAGCTGAGTTGGAGGATTAGTATATGTTTAAACGTAAACAGAAAACCTCTAAACCTAAGTCTCTTTCGGTATCCGATACTCAGCAGGTTAAAAAACCAAAAGAACCCTTTTTAAAGCGTTTGGTGTCTTATTTCAAGACTCACAGAAAGATTCGGTTGCTTGTCTTTGGTCTAATTGGTCTAGCGGTATCTTTAGCTTTGCTATTTACTCTTTATAAGCTAATTTTGGTGTTGTTAGGAACCATTATGCAATTTTGGTTCCGTTACACAAGTAATGAAATCCTTTTGTGGGTATTAACTTTAGTTTGTTTTGCTCTCATTTGTGGTTTCTGTTACTTCTTGTGGATTCGGAGGTCAGAGTACCTAAAACGAGAAGAACAAGAGGAAAAACTAATCGCGAGTGAAGTAGAAGTAGATGAAGATTGGTTTCAGTCTGATAACGGTTGGAACTAAGTAATTAGTTTGGGAAGAGGGGTATCTTTCACATGATTCGATTTTTCAAACGGTGGTGGTTTTCTCTGCAAGACCATACAAAAGGGGCTTTAATTTGTCTCATTATTATCTTTATTGCTTGGTTTTTCTTTAGAAATTCCTTTTAAACTAGATAGAAACGCACTTCGGTGCGTTTTTCGTTTGACTTTTACTAAGTTTTATGATAAAATAACTTTATAAAATTAAACTGAAGGAGATATTTTATGTCCAAAAATAATGTTCCCTACAATCAACCTATTGAAGAAAGTAAAGATAAACCTCTCTTGAATATTTTCACAAAAAGCAAGGTTCAGAAGTTATTGAATGAACAACTTGAATTTACTCAGGGTTTGCTAAAAGATGAAAAACCAGTTACCGGTATCCTCACTGTCGCTTCTGTTGAAGATACAGATGAGGAAGAGGCTCATGGGGAGAGTTTACTGACTTGTTCAAATCATCTGTACTACTCGCTTATGTTAGGTGCGCTTGATACTATTTTAACTGCTATGGATGAGGGCAATAATTTAGGTAAGTTTGGACTTAACACTCAAGATTTAGCTTCTGAGGTGGTTGATTACTTATTTAATCGTATCAATACTGCTTTGAACATTGAATCAGTTGAGGTTGGTGACTTAAATAACTTGTTAGAAACTCACCCAGAGATGGAAGATTTTGTAAGTAATCACTTTTCGTCTTTCATTTTCGTAGCTGATGAAGATTAACTCACATAGGGTATTCTCTTGACAAATTAGCTCTTTTGTGCTATATTATTTAAGAAGTAAGTAAAAGACTTCAATTCGGTCAAGGATACTTGGTGGTGCAAGTTAGATCGAAACTAAAAACGAACTCACAATTTAACAATGTAAGAGAAGCCACGAAAGAGGCTTCTCTTGTTGACTTAACTACTTATTTGTGGTATAATAAATTAAATTTAAAAATTAAGGAGTTAGGAACTTATGACAAAAACTAGTCCATCAATGGAGTTGAAAGAACACAAACAATTTTGGGAAGACCGTGGTGCTGAGACTTTGGAACCAATGTCTTTCGTCTCTCTAGCAACGTTTGAGCAAGAAGACAAACTTGGTTTCAGTTCATTCCGTGAATCTCACGTTCGTAGTGACTCGGTTTATGTCACACTCGACACAATGGTTACGGCTATTACTCGTATCCTTGGTACTAAAGAAACCTTTGAAAAACTAGGTTTGAACGCTGATGACCTTGTGAAAAACACAGTTATGTTTTACATTGGTCAAATCGTTGAGAAATTACCAAAAGATGATGAAAGTATGCTTGCCTTGGTTGAGGACAATGAAGATGTCCGTAACTTGCTTGATCTTCACTTTGCAAGCGCAGAGTGTTTGCTAGGTGACAAAGCCGAAGAAGAAGAAGCGTAAACCTATGGAAAACACAGATTCAAATGTTTTGGAAACTCAACTCTTACTTGGTAAACAAGTCCTAGAAATTCTCTTAGACTTGGTAAGCGATAAGAATAAGGAAGGTGCAGTTCTTCCTTTGGATTTGAATGGTAGGAAATTTACCATTACTGTCGAAAAAGACTAACTTCCCCATAATTCAGAAAGAAAGCACTAACTGGTCTAATGTGCTTTCTTTTTCTTTTCTAGCGGTATCCTCTATTTCGCAGTTCCAATCAAATAAAGGTTGGAACTTTTTCTTATTTTCAACTTTATTTACTTGCTTTTAATCTTTTTATTTGTTATATTATATTTATTAAGATTTAAGGAGAAGAATAGTATGGTTGCCCAATATGTCAACGAATTACCAGAAAATGTACAAGTTTTATTAGCAATGCGCTCTGCTTTTCAAGTTTGGTTTGATAACTCTAGGTACTTACAAAGTATTAGCGCAGAGGGTTTAAAACAAGACGGAGTAGAGTGATTCTGTACTTCAAATACCTTTAGTTACACAGTCTTAAGACAATCAGGACGTCCATTTGTGTCTTTGTATTTTATAGTAGCAGACAATGGTTTAGAGCTAACTTTAATGGTTCAAAATTATTCTCATGGTAAGTTAATGGACACAAAAGCACTTGAGGGTGTTGCCTTTTCTGTTGAAGACTTTAGAGTTTTATTAGATACTATTCCGCAAACTGCGTATGTACCTATTTTACGTTCCTTACCTTTCTTCTTTACGTTGATTGGTTTGGAGTCACAGTTCCAAGGGTATCAACACCGTTTTGCGTTTTTGAATGATTGGATTGATTGATTAAAGAGGTTGAATTAAATGAGTAAAAATTATCGCAGCGAATTAGCTAAATATTTATATGCCACTTACTTGTTGTGGCACGGAGACAAAGGGCATTATGGAAAAGCACTTCTTCCAAGTAGTTACGCTACATCTGAAATTGCTTTACCTTGTGAGTTTGTCTTTTACGATGGGTTATTTGCACTTTTGGTTTATAAAGAAAATGAAAAATACAAGGAAATTTCCTTTGGGTATTCTGAGGTAGTTGCATCTTCTATTCTTTCCATTTCGACTTATCGCAATGATGAAAGAGATCGCTCTCAGATTAAGATTGCGCCTATTACAGATTTGAGCAGTTTTGAAAAGATTTTAGAAGAGAACTTTGCATTGAACTACTCTAAAGTGACTTTAGATATTTTAAAATCCTGCTTAGATGATTATAATGTACTAGATGAAGTTGAAGTGTTTGTACACAAAATAAAGTGAGGTTCTAAATGGTACAATCCGAAGCAGAAGTAATTAAAATGACAACTTTATTTAAAAAGGTTTTGTATAAGTGGTTGGATGGTTCTCCATTTATGGGTTTTTCGATTAACGTTGAAACTCCACACTTAGATATGTTTATTGACCGTAATTCTTTAGAGGTTATTTCTTGTAGTGAAAATGGTTTTCCAAGATGTAGTGTAAATCTGAGAAAGCAAGTTACTTACCCTTATGACTATTGGAAGAATGAAGTAGCTGACTATGAGATTTACTCTAGTGTTCGTTTTTACGGTCGAGGAAAACTCTTGTTGGATTTCACACGTTCTAACATTAACACCCAAAGAGAAGAGTGGTATCTCTATATTTCCGAGATACTGCTTTCGTTAAACGAGTCTCAGCGCTTTGGTTTGAGATTTATCTTGAAAGAAGCTTTAGATGAGATAGAAAAAGAACTTGAATTCAGAAAGAAGATTACAGAAAATGTAAGTTAGAGGTAACACATGACAAACCTAAAACAATACACAAAAGAACAACGTTTTGCTTTAGTAGCAACTGCTTTGGTTGATACTTGGGAGAAACTAAGAAAAGAACTAAACGGACCGGCTACAGTCGAATTTAATATTGATACTATGATTTTAAACATTGATAGTCATGGTTGCTTTGTAAACGTGCTAAGACAAAACTATTTAACTTGGTACACATTTAGTTTCACGTTCAATAAAGATAACAAATTAGCATTTGCAGTTACTCCTTACGTTAGAAACAACCCTCAATTTAATGAAGTTACACACGGTATCTTCACAGCTCATAGCGATTTTGAGAAATTAGCTTCAGATTTATCGTCTGACTATTTAGCTCCATTTGTAAATAATTTATTGCTTATTTTTAGCGAAGATAACACATGGTCTCAAACTTTTAACCATTTCTTATCGACTTCTTTGCAATTTCTTCCTACTGCTAAACAGTTAGCAAAACGACAACATGCCACAAAAGTAGATGCAAGAAAAGAACTGAGAACAACGTTTCTCCGCATTTCTGATTTCTATAAAACTCTTTTATTACACTTTGTGTTAGTTGATAAATCTTACTCCGTAGAAACTTCAAACGGAAGTTTGGATATAACTGCTAGTGGTTTGTGTTATCAAGTTTCAACTGAGTCAGGTCAATTCTACACTTTCAATGTGTATAAAACGGTAGGTGAAAGAGACAAATATAGTTATAATTTAACTAACGATAAAGGTTCTTTAGGTAGATTTACAGATTATGGTATGTTCTATGAAGATGCTGATCACCTATCAGGTTTACTTCCCGGAGAGGATATGTTAGATTTCGTCAAGGAATTTGAGTCCTTGATTACAAAAGTAGGTCTTTGGTCTGCATACACAAGTTTAGGTTATGTGAAATAAAGGAGAGAAAGATGTTCCAAACACTAGACAACAGAACGCAACTAGCGATTATCATTATGGCGACAGAGAAAGTTTATTCTAATTGGGTTGAGAACTACAACCCCTCTCGACCTTTCAAAAGAGATGTTAACGATAAATTTAACCTTTATATCCGACCAGATGAGTTGACTTTCCATTTATGGAGAAAAGGTAGCGACTGTGCCTTTGCAAGCATTCTCATGCAACACCAACCTCAAGGTTATTGCTACATTTCTGTAGAAAATTACTTTAGGGGTATCGCTCGCGATACGCTCGACTTGAACAACTCTCATGCTACCTTTGATGATTATTTGAGGTTAGCAAATAACTTCCCAGAACAAGCAGTGGATTCAATGATTCAAGGTTTTTTTAAAGGGTTTGAAACGGTTGGTTTACTTTCTGAGTTTTCTTATTATGTAGGGGTTGCTACTAATTTGTTGGATTTGAAAGATTAAACCAAACAAGGAGCTTTTGCTCCTTTTCTTTTAGGGGTATCCCAAATTTCTCTTATGTTCCCTCTGTTTTATTTGACAAACTTTAATAGTTTTGGTATAATAAAGAAAATAAAAGGATGAAAGAGGAAAATCGAATTATGGATAACTGGACTAGACTTCTATCTACTCAACAAACAATGCTTATTTTAAAGGCTTTAGTGAAAACTTGGGATGAAGTGTGTTCGACACTACCTACAAAATTTATGTGTGAAGGTATAATGGTGACTTCTGACAATAGAGGGTTTTATTTAACTGCTTATCGTACATCAGGGTCTCTGTATTTTACAATGAGTTTCACAAAGATAACTCAAGGTGTGATTGAAGTTTGCGTTACTCCGTATCGTTATTCCAAACCTATATTTGATGAGATGCTTGTAGTCACTTCAAAGAGTGGAGGTTATATTGAGTCGTTAGTTTCTCAACTTCACAAAAACTATATAGAAGTATTATCTAAACTTACTCCTATTGTGGTTTCCGACAGAAAATGGGCGGAACAATTTAAGTTTCGTTTGGAGCCTTTGGTTTTCGATTTTAATAAGGATACTTCACTACACTCTAAAAACTCACGAGTTATTAAGGACTTAAACCAAGAATTTTCCTATATGTTCTCTCGTTTAACTTATCTTTATGAGAGAGGTCTTCGCTCGTCTCGTTGGGTAGATAGTGGTTCAAGTGTCAAAGATACTGATAACTCTGAGTTAATTATTTCTGAGAACTATTTGAGTTTTAAAACTGCGTTTGGACGTGAGGTTGGTTATATTTTCAAAATAAAACGGATTCCCGAACACAAGTATATGATTTTTGATTTTGAGCTTTCAACTGATTATGGTTACTTGTCTAAGTTCACAGGTCATGACTTAGATTATAAGTTAGCTAGTCATTTAGCAAGTAAAATACCGGAAGAACAACAGTTGCAGTTTTTGAATGAAGTAGAAGAGTGTTTGGTTTCTTTAAACTTGTGGTCTGATTACTTTATTCCGATGGAATACATTTATAACTGAGGTTTGATTAAATGATAGAATTTGAATACAAAAAGTTTTGGGTCGAAGTAGAAGAGATTGACCAAACTGAAAATGGGTATCCCGAAGGTGGGTTTACTTACACAAGCTATGTTTATTGGAGCAAAGAAGATAGAGATAATTTCAATGACCCAATCGAAGATCTTTTGATTTCTTACTCAAACCCTACAGATTTGGTTTTAGAAACACCTCATGCGATTGACAAATTTATGCGCAAGAAAAAGATTAAACGATAAGAAACATTTAAAGCTACGGAATAAACCTCGTAGCTTTCTTTTATGACCTCAAACAAGGTATCGAGCTTGCAAAATCGCTCATTTTGTGTTATAATAAGTTCTATTGAACGCAGAAAGAAAGGTAGTTTAGATAGATTAGAATATGCAAAAACTAGATTTAGACAAATCAAAAATCGTCTGGGTTGTTGACTTTAACCACCTAGTACATAAATATTTCCAAGGAATGCGCGCCCAAGGTGTCACTTTGTCTGCAGAAGTAGAAGTTGAAAGAGTAGACTCTATGGGGTCTGTTTATACAGAAACCGTTGTAGTAGATACCACGGTATTGTCTGCAATGTTGAAGTTCTTTGCAAATCGACTTTCAGGAGCAGGTTATAATCCTATGGTGGTTTGTGCTGATTCGAAGATTTGGTCTCGTAAAGAGTACATGAAAGACTTAATGAAACGCGAAGGTAAAGGTGGTACTTATAAATCAGGTCGTCCGAAGTTAGCACCAGATTGGTGGAACTCCGCAGATTTGTGCTTGCGACTCCTTAAAAAGATTGGAGTCTGTGTCTTAAAGAAAGACAATTACGAAGCTGATGATTTGATTGCAGAAGCGGTGAGAGTTGCTAAAATTCAGTACCCAAATAACCCAATCTGTGTATTGACTGGAGATTTGGATATGGTTCCTTTAGTTGATGACCAAGTGTCTGTTTATATGTACCCAGCAACACAAACCTACGCAGAACAAGGGTATCCCGAACTCAACAACTACGAGCAAATTACTCCTCGCACTTACAAACGTATGTTAGAGCGTAAGTCTTCTGTTAAGAAGTTAGGTGGGTTTGCAGACTATAACACTTTGTTAGCAACTAAGATTATCCGAGGAGATAGTTCTGACACCATTCCTTGTATGAAAGGTTTCTTTAGAAAACCAAAACGCTTGGTTGACTTATTACAGAAAGTCGCAGAGGAAGAGGATTTCAAAGAGTTTCGATACGAACCTTGTGAAGTCTTCTATGAACATAAGCCAACAGGCAAGTGGTATCCGATTTTGCCTTACAAGCGCCAAGCTGATAGATACACTCTACCTAGTCTAGCAGAAGTTCCTTTCTCTACGGAAGGTCTTTCCCCTTTGTTTATTGCAAAAGATTGGTTTGTAAAGATTGAAGAACCGACTGAAAAGGTTGGACAGATGGTTTCAGTTTTGATGAAACATGGTTTGACTGAGGAAGAAGGGCAGCAATTTAAAGATAGATATAGAGCTATGAACTTAAATGGAGCGTTCTTGGAGATGCGCGAGCCAAAACTCCGAAGAAAACCATATCGTCTGTTAGAGCCTTTAGAATATGGTGCTGATTATATCATTCCACCGTTGGATTTGGCTTTACTCAATGTTGAAGCTCTCAAGTTTCAAATTCACATTTAAAGGGGAGAAAGTATGAAGTATACACTAATTTTCTCTCCTATGGAGGGTGAAGAGAAAGGTTTCGACTTTACGGTAGTAGATCGAGTGTCCTTTGGTACTTACAACAGACTACAAGATAGAGGTTTTCCTATTGATGAATTGAAAGAGAATACGGTCTTAGTAGCAGTATACCCTAATGTTGGTAGTCGATTTGATGGTGTCAGAGGAATGTTTACGAAGGAGATTGGATAACGTAGTATGGTTCATTTAAAAGTTTTCGAAGCCTTTGCAGGAGTAGGCTCTCAACACATGGCTTTACGAAACTTAGGGGTTGACTATGAGGTTGTCGGTGTATCCGAAATTGATAAATTCGCCCATCAATCTTACGAAGCTATTCATGGAGAAACTAAAAACTTTGGAGATATTTCAAAGTTGCAACCAGAGGACTTACCAGATTTTGACTTGTTCACTTACTCTTTCCCTTGTTTCACAGGAGATTCTTTAGTCTTTGTAAAAGACAAAGGTTACGTTCCTATTAAGAATGTGGTTGTAGGTGATTTGGTTTTAACTCACACAGGAGAGTACAAAGAGGTAACGGCTCATTACAATCAAGGTTTGAAACCTTTATTTTCGGTAAGTTCTGAGCTTACAAGAGAGATTTCAACTACTGAAAACCACCCTTTCTATGTTCGCAGTAAGGTAGAGGGTGGATTGAGTTCTCCTAAGTGGAAAGAAGCACGTGAGTTGACTACCTCAGATTACTTAGGTTTCCCAATCAATACAGAGTCTCAACTCCTACAAGGGTATCCCTCTTTAGAGTCCAAATTCCAAGAGCTGAATTTTTGGAAGTTAGTAGGTGTTCTCTTAGCTTTTCCTTTTACCTTAAAGGGCGAAGAAGTTATTCTCAAAGTAGATAACAAACATTTCGGTTTGCTAAGTACTCTAACTGATGACCTATTTGACACTTCTTACAGAGATATAAGCGCCTCACAAGTAGATTTCCATATCCGTGACTGTGCTCTTGTAAATTATTTGCGTGAGAGTGGTCTAAAACACCGTAAATTGCGTTTTCAAGCTCAGTGGGTAGATTTACCACTCCCACACCTTCGAGCGCTTCTATGTGGGTTTCAGAGCGTTTCAGGACAAACGGTTGAGTCTACTTCTGCTTTGTTTATCGTAGGAAAAGAACTCTTTTATAGTTTGAGTCAATTAGTGCTAAAAGCTTATAAAACTCCCTTTAAGGTGGTTGAGTCAGAGAACAACCATTACACGATTACCTTTAGTGAATTGGAAACTCAGTCAGACTCTATGATTTTTGAGGGTGTTTATGTTTGGGTATCTGTTCGTAGCGCAAGTTACACTCCTTACAAATCAAACGTTTATGATATTAGTGTAAAGGATAATCACTCATTCACTGTTCAAAACTGTATTGTTCATAACTGCACGGACTTGAGTTCCGCAGGAAAACAACGTGGATTTGAGAAAGGATCAGGTACATCCTCTTCTCTTTTGTGGGAGTGCCAGAGAATCATTGAAGATAAGAAACCAAAGGCTTTGTTATTAGAGAATGTAAAGGCTCTAAATAGTGCTAAGTTTCGAGATGGTTTTCACTCTTGGCTCTCCTTTCTGAGAGGTTTAGGGTACACAAATTACTATGGTGTTCTTAATGCAAAAGACTTCGGACTTCCCCAGAATAGGGAGCGCATTTTCGTAGTTTCTATTTTAGGGAAACACAAACCCTATCGCTTTCCAAACAACTTTGATGATGGTTCAACTATGGCTCCTTTGTTGGGTAGTGAATTAGATCCAAAGAAGTGGCACAAGCAGTACAACATTGACCGTTTTACTTATGAACTAAGAGATAAGGGTATCGTGCATTACTTAGGTCGCTTTAATGTTCCGATTGATTATAAGTTAGATAAATTGAAAGAACAAGGTTTAGCGGACATAGACCCTTCAACCATTAAAGAGTCTATTGGCATGCGCACTTAGTGCCTTTTTCCGACAGGAAAAGCAAGTTGCATGTTGGCTTCAGACTATAAGTACCCTAAAACAGTTGTAGAAGGTGTAGGTTGTGAGGTTCCGTCTAAGTTATATCCTTCAGATGCAAATGATCCTTTAGCTCGTCCATTTGTAGAGTATGAGCGTGGTTTGTCTTCTACAAGAGAAGAGTTAGCAAAAGACCCAAATGTATTATGGTTGTCTGAGAAAACTGCAAACCAACCTCAAGGTTTATTTAACTTAGCTTTGATGTTGTCTGATAATCAGACAGAAGAATATAAACCTTTGAATGGTTTCTATTCTATGCGGTATCTGACTCCCGGCGAGTGTTGGAAGTTTATGGGGTTCTCCTATGAGGACTACCAAAAAGCAAAAGCAATCGGTCTGTCTGACTTGCAATTATACAAACAAGCAGGAAACTCGATTGCAGTTCCTTGCTTGGAAGCATTATTTAAGAATATTTATAGTTCTTTGGAAGATTAAAAGAAAATGAAGTCAAGTAAAGTGAGGTGTTGGTGTGATTGTTTTAACTGAGTTTAAGAATTTAGCAAACGGCGAGTTAAACGTGGAAGAATTTAAGTCTAAGAAGGAGCAGTTTAATCGACACTTTTTACTAGAGACTTTTGATTATTTAGCTGAGTATAAATTACTTTGGAAGGTTGTAGATCGTGATTCTAAAGGTGCAGAAACTTCCTTGGTGGATTTACTTTTTGAGGTAGTTTACCCAGAGATAGAAGATGGTGTGGTTTTACCTGTTGGTTTTAAACAATCTATGTCTATTTTTTAGGAACTCGACTGTTTCTTGTGGGGTAGATGTAGATTGCGTTCGTATGGTATTTGTTAGATTATGTAGAGCTTTATTTCGGTACAGGTTATAGAACTGCTATGAAAATCAAGCAGTACCAAAAGAACCAAGCTTTAGTTGAGGGTCACGAAGCGGTAGCGAACCTAAGAGTAGGAGAAGTTGTGGGGTATCCGCACGTCTTGCCAGAAGTCGCACCTCTACAAAATTTAGATGAATTAGAAAGTGGAGATGATTAAATGAACAAAGAAGAAAAGAAGTTCAATTCAGTAAAACAAGATAAAGTGTTGAAAAACCTTATGCTTTTTAACCAAAAGATTTTGAAAGATAAGGATAAACTTGAAGGGGTTATGGAATTATCCATGCACAAAGACTCCAATGGTGATATGTCTGCTTCATCATTTATTGCAGTTTCTAGGAATAATGTTTATCAAGCGTTTGAATTATTGCTAAAGCAAGGAGTTAGTTTGTTTGATGCAGATGGTTCTTTTGCTTCTCTTGGTTTGTCTACGGATGAAGTGATGCGAGAGTTGTTTTTCAACTTTATGCGTATTGTTACTGAGAAATTACTAGTAAATGATCAACTTGACAATTTGAAAGAGATTGAGAAATTAAATCCTCAAGTACGGGACTTCATTCAACATCACATGCAAGCTTTAATTTCTTACGGTATTTTAGGTGTAGATGATGAATAAGTTTAGGTAAATAGTTGAACAAAATATCTAAAGCCATGTCTTTAGATATATTTTTTTATTTTATTTTAGATAGTGTATTTACTGAGTTTTCTTGAAATTAAGGTTATGTACGTTTAGTTTATTTGGGGTTTTTAATTGATAATAATTTTAAAATTTCTTATGTGAAATAATTGCAATTTTTCCATTTTTGTAGTAAACTAATATTATTTATTATACGATATAATAAGAAGGGGGGTTTTTATGATTAAACAAGCTCATACAACCATAGAGGAAAATAAACTAATTGATACATTGGGTTCTTTTGCTTCTGCTTTGGAGGTGTTATCTACTGAGGTAAATTATCCTTTGCAACCTAAATATGTTAAAGTTAATTCTAAATACTCAGTAGGTTTAAAGGTTTCAAGAGACTTACACGCTTCAAGTGAGTGTAAAATTGAGATTGAATTACGAGTGGTAAGTAACTCTTCTAATTTACCAGTACATGTAATTACCCTAACTAAGCAAGGGTATCTTTCAGATGCAAGTTCTATTTATTATACTGTCTACAGCAAGCCTTTCTATAGAGGTAATGTTAAGTCAGATTTAGTTAGTGGTCGGACTACTTATTTTATTACAGTTTCAGATTTGGAAACCGTTGTTTTAGGTGATAATTTAAAACCTGACGTTTTCAAAGCGTTTAGTTTGGGTTTACCTTCATTGTTAGACTTTTTGTTTACAAGTTGTGGTCTTAACTTGCATGGAGTAAAATAGAGACTTGAGACTAGTTAGTTATTTGAGGGGGTTGTAGAATATGTTGAATGAAAAGGAATTTTGCCTTCTTCGATTAGGTTTTGACACTTTAATTCAAGACTTTTTGAGTAGTAAAGTGTTGAATAAACACTTACCAAAAATGCCTATGACAAGTGAAGGTAAGATTATAGGTTCTATTTATAACGATATTATGAGACGTAATCCGAATCTTCATTTACGATTCTACAATAGGAGTAAACGGATGGTCTTTCAGTTAATTGTTACAAATTACCTAGATGTTTTAACTTCTCCGACTGAGCCTTATATTGTTTATGTAGAAGCAAATCATTACGATTCAAGTGGTGAGATTACTGAGGTCAACCACTTTGAAGTTTCTCCTAATGGAAGACTTGCAGACTTAGTTGGTTTGTTAGAGTTCATGAAGTACAATTATTTGGAGAACACCCTTTTGCGGTATCTTCATGAACTTTACCCAAGTTTAAAGGAGATGTGAGGTTTATAATTTGACTAAAAGACAATCAAAAGAAGAAAAACTAGCTAGAATAGCTGAAAGACTACTACGGTTGTACTTCCAACTTTCTCTAAGTTTTCAAAAGAGAAAACCATTTGAAATTCCATTCAAGTTAAAAGAAAATGAAAACTACAATGGTCTTATAGAGTTCAGCAGAACTGAGACCTCAATAACTTTCGGTATCACTTTATTAACTTCAACTGGTGCACCTTTACACCGTTTTGAGGTTAGTCATATTCTAGAAACATCTGAGAACCCATTTAGTTATTGTGCCTTTACAAGTTTATCTTACAAAAGAGGTCAAGCTTTAGAGAATTTGAAAGTAGGTTTTACAAACCAAATCCCGTTTAAATCTTACATTCGTCAAATGGTTTTGACAAGTTGTAAGAGAGATAATATACTTACACCATTAGTTGCTTGTTTGGAGCGAGCGGTTGGTTTGATTGAGTATGAGAAGAATTTTAGTGATTGAGAGGTATTGTTTATGGTAGCAAAACAAGAGAAACAAGAAGTATGTATTAGGAGTTTAGAGAAGTTGGCTGTTTATGTTCGTAAACTGCGGAATTTTGAGTTTAAAAGAAACTATATTGGTTCTCCCCAGTATGAACTTGTATTGAATGTAACTTCTACACATTCATTAAACGTTATACTTACTGAGCCACATAAAGGAAACAATGAGTCTGGGGAGATAAGTGTTGAAGTTGTAAGTAACACTTCTAATCTTATTCAACATCGCATTTGGTTAGCTATTGAACCTTCAGCTAACTCAGATACTTATTTTGGTTATAGTAGTCCTTTCTTTAGAGGAAAACCTAAAGAGTGGGAAAGAGTAGGTTCTATGTCTAGTGATATTTCAGCTTTATTTGCACCTAGACTCATTACCGAGGGTATCCAATCTAATGCAGTTTTAAACGTGTTTTATTTAGGTTTACCAGAGTTTTTGAATAAAGTTAAGAAACTTCCTGATTTAAGGTTTGAATAAGATAAAGGTCACGATTTAAGTAAATGAGGTTTAAAATATGTCTTATAAAGATAGAACACAATTAGTAGAAGTTTTGGATAATATGATTAGAGGTTTACACATTCAATCGACTGTGTTTCAGGAAGTTCCTCCTATGGTTGAGGTAAATGATCGTTTAACTTTTGGATGGGGTATCACTGAGAATTATACAAATTTATCTATTTCTTTTACTCTATACACGCGTAAACGTTGGAAACAACATTGTAGTTTAATTATTGGTTTACAAATGATTGAAACTGGGGACTTGTTGTATAGTTTTAAAGCGTTTAAGTATGATGTAGGTGGGAGAAGTTCTAGTGTTGTAGATGTTACATCCATAAACTATACGAAAGAGTTTAGTCGTTCTGATATTGTAGAAATAGTTAACTCTTTAACTGATGAGCAGGTTTTAGCTTACTTAGAAGGTTTGCAGTACATGAAGTTTATGTAACTGTTTAGTTAGTTGATTAAATAAAATGAGGTTGACATTATGGGTGTTCGAGTTTCAAGAGCAGAAAAGTTAGATTTTTGCTTACAGGCATTAGATAAGTTATATAAACAGTTAGATAAGCATTTTGATACGTTTATGGGATATGATATTCAGTTTAGTGCTGAAGGTAATTCTTTATACAATGTAGAATTTTCAAATATGTTTATGCCTTTGGAGAATACATTATTGGTTGATTTAAACTTTGATATTTATCGGAAAGGCACTAATACTTTAGTACATCGTTTAACTTTAAGTGAAGAAGCGGTATCTTCAAGTACGCATGTAAATGGTACGGGCATTGATTTTTCTCCTAGTTTCATAGGTTTGAGTGTTCCTTGTTATAGAGGGAGACCACAAAATCATTTAGCTAAGCAAATTAGTGTTACTGATGTTAAATACTCTGAATTGATGGTTTTACTGAGTGCTATTCAGAAATCTGAGGTGCTTGATGCTTTTTATAAAGGTTTACCTAAATTGTTTACAAATATTCATGATTTTTGCGAGGTATAGAGATGACTTTAACGAAAAATAGACAAGCATTAAATGATTATTTAGTAAATTTTCTTCGTAAAGAGTGGGAGAAAGCTCCTTACACAACAGGTATAGTTTTTGACACTTCTCTTGTGTATGAGTTTCGATTTCTTAGAGATGGTTCTGAGATTGAAATGTCTTTATATACTTACAATGTAGGTAGAGAGCATGTTTTGAACTTTGACCTTGAAGATGGTTTTGTTTACTGCAGAAGTATTCGTAAAGGTTATACTAAAGATGGCGAATACCAAGAAGTTCGATTTAAGTTAGATTTTGAAGAATTTAAAACTAAGAACTTAAGTAAATTTGAAGATTTGATTGAATTTATCAGTTCTGATGAAATGGCGCGTGTGCTTTTAAATGCTTTGAAAGAGTTAATGGTGGGAGTAGATTGATGAATTTAACCTTTGAAGAGCTACGTCGCTTTGGAACAGTAATTAACGGTTTATTGGAAGAGTTACCTAAGCTTAAACATCATAAAGATGAGAAACTTCCTTTAAATAATCAGAAATATACTTACTCTTATATTCAAGATGTAAACCGACTCTACATTAGCTTATATTGTAATGGTCAGGACGCTTATTATTTTTACATTGAGTTGGCTTCTGATTCTGATACTTATGTGCTGAGGGGTTGGTCTTACCTTAAAGGTAAACCAGACAATTCAAACACATTTACAGTATTTGTAAACGTGTCAGATAAGTGTATCACGTGGGGAGATTTAGACCTTATTATTGATTCTATTTCCTCTAAAGAGCGCTTTGTAAATCTATATACTACTCTGTGCTTAGTAGATCAAACAAATACGTTTCTTACTTGGAAAGATTGAGGTTTTGTATGGATTCAAAAGATGGTTTATTAGTGTTATCAGATGGGACTACTTTTCCATACAATCCTTACATTTTCAACAGAGACTCGGTAATTTCTTGGTCTATTCGAGACGGTAAATGGACTTTAACTGAGGAACTTCTCTTGCACTTAGTTCCTTTACTGAGTGTAGTAGAAGTTAATTTTGTAGGGAAGAGTCAAGTTGTTGTTAAAAGCACAGAAAACTTTTATGTAGAAGTGAAGTTTACAGAGAAGATGGTTACTTCAGTTAGGGTTATTCAATTCTTCAAATGTAAAAATCAAGGTTTTGAGTTAGTGCTTTATAATACTATGAGAGGGTATCTTTCATGTGATGAACTTCCAATTTCAGTTGAAGAAAAAGTTTCAATTCCGTTATCCCAATTAGAAATGGAATTGGGTGCTTTGGTTTCGGTTATGTTGACTAAGTTTTATGGGTTTAAGTTTGAGATGGATTTAGATTAGAGAGTGATGGGTTGATTGAAGATGAACTTAGAGAGTAAATTAGATTTATTAGCAGAATTACTTTACCATTTACACAAACTGCATATTTCAGAAGTTGAACGGTACAGTAAATTTAAAGTTTCTGATACAACTTGGTTTCAAGTAAGGGACACTCCTTGGAACTATCTTGAGATTGAGGTGTATACTGAGAAGAAAAGACATACAATTTCTTTCGATGCTTACGATTATAACCTTAGTCAGTTGAATGGCTGGCGTGTTCAGAGCTTAAGCGCACCTCAAGTTATTTCTTTTGGGGAAATAGAGGTTGATAAGGTTAGATATGAACATCTTTCACCTTCTATCATTCGACAATATATTGAGAATATACCAACTGTAGCTTTTGTAGATGATTACATCAAAGGTTTGAAGATTTTGTTGGCTTATAGTGATAATTAAGAGGTGTTATGAGCAGTTTAGAATTAACAGTCGCTTCTTTCTTTACAGGAGTTAGCGGTATCCCAAGTCAAAGTCGCGTAGTAGCTTTTAGAGATGCGTTATATCTAAATTTAAGAAGTTTTGTTTATTGGGAAGATTAGATAGAGAGGTTGTTTTTATGTTTAAAGGTTCAAGGGGAGTTCGTCTTCTATATAAAAAGAAAGATTGTGGTTATGACTATATTCAACCAGTGATTTTACCAAGTGGTGAGAAGATTTTAGTCTATGGGAACACTTTGGAAGGTTGTCCTATAGCTACAACTGCTGAAGTGGAATTAAAACGTGTGAGTGATTTAGTTTGTGCTCAAAATAGACTTGTAGAGATTGACAGGTATCAACCTATGCACGTTGTTCCTAATTGGGAAACTTTATGTGGTTATTCTGAGTTCTTTGAAGATTAAGCGGAGGTTGTAGATGGTTTTCAAAAGTAAAATAAAAGAGGAATTACTACAAGAACTTAAAAACTTCATCTTTTGGTATCGGTCTCAACTCGCAAATGATTTAGTAGGACCTGTATATATTGACGAACCTTTAACCCGTCAAACAGTAGCTAGTGTAACGGTTTATAATGACTTTTCTGTATCTGTAGGTTTAACTGACCCTAAAGAAAATCCGTTATTTGAGTTTGAGATTGATTTTGTGACTACTCTCAATTCAGAGTATGTAATCCTTAAATACAGTAATGAAGATAGTTTGGGACACAGTGTAAACTTGCCACTAACAGACATTGAGAGTATTGATTGTTTCCTAGTTCAAGCTATTAAATCTATGTCGTCTGAGTCTTATGTAAAGCATTTTCTAACTGTGTTTAAAAACCACATCCGTAAGTGGTTAGTATTTTAAACTTAAAGAGGTAATATTTTATGGAAAACAACGTAACTTCCACACGTGGAATTAGATTAAAATACAAAGATAGTTATGTTCAAGCAGTCATTCTTCCAGACGGTCGTAAGTTAGTGATTACAGGTAGCACTTACGGTATGGGTGCGCCTTTGTCGCCTATGTCTGAGATTGGAGTAGCTAAGAAGTCTGATTTGAAGTGGATAGTGAATGATTTGCTTAACTATGGGTATCAAGAAATTGACGGTTCTCGTTTTTACGATGAATTGAGAGCTTTCAATTCAACCATGCCTTGGAACTAGAAAGAAAATAGGAGATAATATGAACAACATTGCATTAACATTTAAAACAACGTGGGGTTGGGAGTTTGTACAGTTTGTAACTCTCAAAGACGGTCGTCAGTTTGCAATTCAAGGTCAAACGGGTTCAGGTTGGGCGATAGGGCCAGCTTACACGATTGATGTTAAGAAGAAGTCAGATTTAACTTCTCTATTAAAACAAGCAGTTAATCGAGGTTATATTCTAAAGGACAATTATACTGACCGACAAGAATTAACTTCTTATGCACGTTTAGTATAAGAGGGGTTGTGAGTTATGGTTAGAAAATTTAAAGTAGGTCAAAAAGTTAAAATCAATCCGGTATCTGATATTGAAAAAGAAGATTATCCTTGGGGTTGGGTTGATGAGATGGATGCGTATGTAGGACAAGTAGTTACAATCTCAGGGATTGTATCTGAGGAGTACCCAGTTATAGATGAAGAAGCTTGGGGTCACAGAGGTACACCAGACTGTTACACGGTTGAGGAAAATACTTGGACTTGGGATGCTAGTAATTTATCTTTAGTTGATGAGGGTTCTACATCGATGCGCAGATTTGCCTTATACCATTCCGGTTCTGACCAATACATTTCTTACTTGCAGTACAACCGTAAAACAAAGAGATATGATATGGAGTTCACACGTGACTTGCACTCTATTCGCTTTTGGAAAATGAAAGCAAGCGCAGAAGCACAAGCACAGAGAGTATTTGACTGGAACAGAGGGCTTGCTTTAGAAGTTGTAGAAATTAAATAAAAAGGTTATTTTATGACAAAACATAACTATGAAGTTCTTAAAACAGTGATACAACCTTACTACAAGTATAAGCAAGATGTTTACAAAAAGCTCAAAGACTTGGTAGTGCAGGTACTCGATGAGTTTGGGTATTTTGAAATGACTGGTAGAAGTAAAACCTTGAGAGGTCTCTATTTCGGAAATGATGCTGTTGGCGTTCCCGGAGCAGTTTATGTTTACTTAGCTGATGGTAGTTGTCTCTTCGGTATTGAAGGTACTCGAATTTCAAGTGGATTAACACTTAGAGATTCTTTAACTCCGAAAGAGCATGAAACCGTAACGAAGTGTTTAGCATCGCTTTTCAAACACAAAGGCGACCGTACTATTCCAGCTTACTTAGAGTCTCGAGTATGTTATTGGGAGGTCAACGAGGACTATTGTGAGTTTATTAGTTACAATGGGTTGCGGTATCTTAACAAAGATTGAGGTTTTTCTTGACATTACAAGAGTTTTCTGCTAAACTAAATAAGGTCAAAAGTGGAAACTTGGTTTATTAGGCTTACAACTAAAGAGAGTTGTAGGTCTGCATAAGCTAAGATTAGTTTATTTCATTATATTTTATTTCATGCACACTGAACCTTAGTTTAAAAATAAAATTTTTTAAATTAAAGGAGGATTTATCAAATGGATAAATCACAACAGTACACACTTCGTAGGTTCACACACCTAACCTCTTTATTTCCAACTTCAACTTCTGTTCGTAGACCCTCGGTTTTCGGTAGGTTCGACCAACCTGTTTCGAGTGATAATTTTCCTAAACAGAAACACAATCCATCGGTTACTAAACCTGTTTACATTATGGAGAAAGACGGTCGCACTTACTTCTCTAAGAGCTACACTCGGTTTGGTATTTTAGGAACGAAAGTCGTTTTCGGACAATCAAACGACCCTTTTACTGATGATGTTGCGTTTTTAGTTCACGATTTTTCACAAGGTAACGAACCTTTAGTTGTAGAAAACGCACAACCACTTACTTGGTGGGGTATCCGAGGTTTGATTATTCTCAACAATTTGAGAAGTTTAGTTTCTCCAGTATTTGCAGTGCTTGGTTTCTTGGGTCGAGTAATAGGAACTCGTGGATTTGAAGATTTAATTGTACTCTATGCTTTAGGTTACTTGTTCAATTACTTCCTTGGTTTAAATGAAGTTTTAGCTTGGATTTTCGGTATCCTTTTTGGTTTGAATTTATTTGTCAACTTATGTAATAAGTTGAAGTGGTTAAGAGCCATTGCTTTCTTCCAATACTACATTCTTCGTAGAGCTAGAAGATTTGAGGAAACAGTAGATAGACCATATAACTTCTACTTCAGTTTGAGCAAAATTCCTTTACAAACACCTAATACGGTGCATGCTTTCCCTTACCAACCCTCATCATCAATGGATAACCAGTTAAATGTTTTTGCTTTGGTAGAACAACTGTTCCATACGGTAGATAGACACTCTTACCCTTACAAAGCTACAAAAGAAGACTATGTAAAAGCTCTCTTAGACTTTGAAGCAGGTTACACTTATCTAGGTTTGTCAGATTGGTCTTCGTTATCTCGTGTTTTTGAACAAGCTATTCAGTCACGAGACTCTGAGTTATTTGTGGACTTCTTACAATACTTAGGGGTTTCTCAGGATAATGAAAACTACCACACTTATTTAGCAAATCTAAGACGAATTGCAGGCTACAAGAAAACAGACGATTAGAAAGAGAGGTGGTTTGTTTTGAAATTTAGAACACGACATACCTCAGCAAAATCTTCTGACCTCTTAGCAGTTCGGTTAGATGAAGTCCTACAAGATGTTGTAGATAGAGGGGGTATTCCAGATTTGTCTAGCCTTGCAATAACTTACACTCCCAACAGAATTGAAGGAGAACAAGGGTATATCAACGCTTATATTATTTACAAGGTTGAAGAATAAACTAAAGGTTAAGTATTTGATTTGTCTCGGTTTTCCACTTGACAAATCGGATACTTTTTAGTATAATAAAAACAATTAAAGATTGAGGTGAAATATGTTAGAATTACATACAACAACTGCAAATACCTTCGCAATTCCCCAAACGGTATCTGAGGTGGTAACAAACACTCTTGTTAATGAGGGTTTGAGTTTGTTGAAAGTTGAGAGTGGTGGTCTCAATAACGATACACAAATTTATTATTTTTCAAATAATATTGGTCATTTACTTCCCTATAAACCTAGTGAAACCCCGGACTTTAATGTAAAATTAGTATTTCTACGTCGTGAGATTATGGACATTGATGAACGAGTTAATGGTCAAGAGTTATCCATCTTCGGTATCGAGCACTTCGTAGTTTCTCAAACGTATACAGATAATAAGTCTGCTACAACAAGTTTCTTGGATACTCTTTATGGACAGTTGCACCATGAGGTTCTTGCTGAGTTCTTTATTTACAAAAACACTTTATATTTATCACAAGACGCCCTAATCGAAGATTATTTGGCAAACAATCAAAAGTAAAGTGAATAACTCTCAGAAGTCCCAGATTGCCTCAGATTCGATTTTAAACTTTATTTCGATAACTTATAACTTGAGAAGTTAAAATGGAACAGAGAGCATTTTAGAGGTCTTAAATCGGAAAGGAGAAGAAAATGATTGGTTCATTTATTGAGATAGAGGTTGTAACTAAAGGTGGAGAAACTTTTACTGAGATTCATGAAATCCTCCAATTCGGTTGGAGTGACTATTACAACTGCCAAGTCGCAGTAGTCGATAAAGACTCTCCTACCTATTTCGCTTACCCTTCTGGTATCCGTTTACTTTCCCTAAATTGGGAGAGTCCGATAGCAAGTGCCAAAGTTATTTCTTGGATTGACCCTTATCAACAATATCGATACGACTTACTCTTCTTCGATTAAACCTTATAAAACCCTTAACTTTCAAGGGTTTTTGTGATAAAATAAAAGAAATTTAGATAGGTGGTTTAGACAGTAAATGACTAAAAAATATGTTGAAAATGAAGAGTTGGTAAACCCTTCTCGTTACACTCAGAATAAGATTGAATCTTGGGATTTCTCATTGTATTCTTGTTTCCCCCACATGATTGCTACGGTAACAGAATACGTTATCAGATACAAACACAAAGGTGGCATCCAAGATTTAGAGAAAGCTCGAATTTGGTTAAATAAGGCAAAAGACTCTTACAAGTACCTAGCTTTGTGTACTCCTAAATTAAGTGTTTCAGAATACCGAGAATTGGCTCCAAAAGTCAATGAAGAGAACTTTTCTGATTTATCAATCGAACAACTCGGTATCCTCAGAACGGCTCAAACGTTGACAATGAGCTTAGACAATGAGCATATTTTCAAAGAGTGTATTGCTATTATTGACAAGTATTTAGAGTTGTTGATTGATATGGAGAAAGAGGTACTTTGATGTTTCTAGCTTTTATTCAATATATAGTTGCTCTTGTTTACTGCATGCATGGGTTTGCTCTAGCTTTTAGTTTACTTGTACGGAGAGATGCTTTGCCTGAGTTGGGTTTAAGTGTGCGTTCAGTTTCACTTTGGTTACTTACCTTTGTTCTTTATACAGTCTTACTTACTTTTATCCTTTTATTTGTAAGTCAAATCGGTGTATCAAACTTAGTTTTTTTTTTCTTATCTTGAATGGAACTATGTTTCTATTTATGATTTTGTTGGATGGTTGGTTAGTTAAGAAGGTGCAGTAATATGATTCAAGTTTTGTCTGAGGGTCTTGTTGTTTTGTACTTAACAAACTTATTTGTTTTAGGTATAGTTTATGCAAGTCCATATTTGCAAACTAAGTTTAAGGTTTCTTCAAAAGATGTGTTTAACGCAATTCTTGTTACTATTCTGTATACACTCAGCTTAGTTGCCTTGTTTTATGTAGTGAAAGAGTTAGGAATAGCAGAGTCTAAGCTACTTTACACTTTTGATGGATTACTATGGTTTTACCTAGTTTGTTTGTACGGTTGGTTTATGTTGAGAGAGGAGAAGAAATGAACGTTTCAGAATTGATTGCGTATTTATCGCAGTTTCCACCAACAAGTCCTGTGGAATTGAAGATTTTGGGTTTTGATGATTCAGAAGAGGGTCGTTTGAACTTATTTGGGTTTGTAAATGGAGTTGTACAAACTGAGACAGGGTATCCACAGTTGGTTGCAGACTTTGATACCGCAGAACCTTATGATTGGGGTGATTAAATTGTCCAGAGAATATTTAAAACATAGGTTTAACGCTTTCAAGAGTTCTTTAGTAGGTTCCTTTTTAGTTGCTTTACTTTCTTACTTTATTTTAACTATCTTAGTTAAATCAAGCTCTTTATTTATAGAGGTTTCATTTGCCTATAACTTTTTAATGCTTGGGTTGGTACTTTTAATAATTTTAGGTTCTAGTGTATTCTTTGTTTCCTTCTCATACATACTATTTGGTGATGATGTTCGACGAGACTTTTATGGGGAAGTTGAGATTAACTTTATGAACCTTTTTAATCTATACGTTTCTAAGGTTTTTCCAAAGGAGTTTAAAGATTCTGTTAAGTTTTTAGAAAGGGAGATTTAATGCTTACTTGGATTTTATTAGTGAGAGCGGTTCATTTAACAGTTGTCGCTTTCTTTTATTTTGTATGTTGGACATTGATGGTTTGGACAGATACTAAAGGGTACTTTCGATATTATAGTAGAGTTCGTTTTGTTTTAAAAACGATTATATCTGTCTTTTATTTTGTTGTAATTCACGAATTGCATTATGGTTCTGAGGTTTCTAGCTTCCACATTTTGGTATCCACACTATTGAGTTTGCTCGATATTGCTGAAATGTGGTCTCGTAGCTACAGAACTTATGGATTTAAAGAGTTTAAGAAGAATTTTGGTAAGGCAGCTTATTTCTTTATTTAGAATAGAAAGTAGGTATTTCGGTTATGGTACATGAGTTAAAGATTGCTCCTAACTACTTTGAGAAAGTTGTCTCTAAAGAAAAATCCTTCGAAGTCCGTTATAATGATAGACATTTCCAAGTTGGGGATATTCTAAAGTTGATGGAATATACTGAGGGTTCTTATACAGGACGTTCTGTTTATGCTAAAATAACTTATATTCTTCAAGATTTTGAGGGTTTACAACCAAATTTTGTAGTTCTTTCTATTGAGTTGAATTAGAAAAGAGGTTTTACATGAATTTCAACCCAGAATTAAATAACATTTTCAACTTAGGTTTACTTATTGGCTTTGCTAGTCTTTGGATTTTCCATGTGCTGTACTTTTGCCTTACCTCATTTGTACCTTCACTTCGTAGTAGCGTTAAGTTGAAAGATAGTGATTTGAACGCAATTTCAAATTTCACAATGGAAGTAGGAGTTGGGTTAGTTATTGGTTTAGGTGTAATTTCTTCTCAATTTTCTGATTGGGCTGATGCAGTCGGTTACATATATGCACTCATCTCCACTTTAGTTTTCTGTGTGATTTGGCGCTATGTTAAGTCTCATGAAAATTAAGTTTCTAAGGTGTATCTAATGATTATTTTAGGTTTATTTTGGTTTTCTTGGGTTGGTTTCTTGTTTATTTTAAAGAAAACACCAGAATTACAACATTATTTAAGGTTTAGTGATATTCAAGCAACTAAGTCTTTAACTTTCAGTTTACTTTTTGTTGGCTTGTCTTGTTTAAGTTTAACTGTAATTACTGCAGTTGGTTTAACTTATTATTTAGAGAGTATAGCTCTTCTTTTAATTGTAACAGGTTCTCTAGTTTCTTTAAGATTATCATTGAAAGGTTAATTATGGCGAAAAAGAAGAAATATTACGCAGTCCGCAACACCAATCAAATCTTCGAAGATTGGTCTGATTGTGAAAAAGTAGTAAAAGGAACAAAAGGTATTGAGTTCAAAAGTTTCCCAACAAGAGAACAAGCAGAAGCTTATCTGAGAGGGGAAGAACCAGTATTATCCACGAAGAAAACCTCTGAGATTGTTCCTTATGTTTCAGATAGTGGCATAAAAGGTACTATCAGAATGGCAGAAGACTCTGACCCACTCCTTTGGGGTATCGAGGGCTTTCTTTATTCGATTGACGGTTCTTTCAATACACAGACTCAAACTTATGGTGGTGCTTTTGCTTGCTATGAAAATGGGGTTTTATTGGATGCTCAAGCAATCGCCAACAATAAACCTCAATTTGCGCAGTCTCGTAATGTAGCAGGAGAAGTCTGCGGTTTCGGTCTTGCGATTGATGATGCAATAAAGCGCAAGCTAACTAAATTAACAGTCGTTTGTGACTATGAGGGTATCTTCCGTTGGACTGCTCCTAAGTCTGTAAAGGTCAATGAACAAGCTTGTTGGGGTACTTCTTTGAAGAAACCAGTAGGTCGTTACCACGCTCACTTATTGGAAGTTGCTAAGAGCAGTGGTATTGAAGAGATTGACTTTATTTGGGTTCGGGGGCACCGAGGTTTGAAAATCAACCAAACAGTCGATAAGCTGGCAAAGAAGGTTGTAGGATTGAGGGAATAGAAAGAGGTGTGTTTTATGAAATTTGAACCGTTTGAACTGAAAGTTGGTCGCAGAACTTACACGATTACAGAAAGTGATCAAGTTCTGTTTAACGGTAAATGTTATTTGCTTGTTACTCAGAAATATCAAAGTGGTTGGAACAAAGTAACTCCTACTTTGGCGAAAACCAAAGCTGAGAAGTACATTAAGCAAGGGTATCTTGTAGAAAGCTCACGAACGGAAAGTCATGGTCTTCCTATGGTTTATTATTATTGTTTTACAGGTTGTCCAGAAGTATAAGGAGGTGGTAGAGTGGACTCATTTGAATTAAAACTTGGTCGCAACACTTATACAATTACCGATGAAGATAGAATTATGTTCAATGGAAATAGATATCAGCTAGTTACTCAAAATTATCAGAGTCAGTTGAATTACTACACTCCAGTCTTGTCGAAAGCTAAAGCTGAGAAATACATAAAGCAAGGATATTTAGTAGAGCATTTGCGCACCAATAAATTTGGCATGTTGTTGATTTACTATAAATTTGTCGGAAATCACGAAAGTTAAACAAAGAAAAGAGGGTTAGACCTCTTTTTATATTGACAAATTTTAAGTATTTTGGTATAATATAGAAAATAAGAAATTAGAGGAAGAAAACAATGAAAAACTTGAAAAAACATAGTTAAAGATATAATTAAAGAGTTGGATAAGAAGTACACTAAATTGTCTATTGCCTTGCTTTTAGTGTTTACGATTTTTGGCGCATTCACTCCACTTATTATTGACACTAATGACTTCAAACTTACGGTTTTATCCACGGTATTGTTTATCGTTATGGTGACTGCAACTTTTCCAGTCTTAATTGCCTTTTTAGAGGTTATTGATAAGTATAAACAGGATATGATATTTAGCAAGAAGTCAATCGCATCTTTGTTTGTGAAGAACGCTAAACATGAAGACGTGAATTTTATGTTGATTTCGCTCTTATTGTCTTTCATTTATGTAGGATTGCTAATTGTAACTCATTCCGTATTTCCTCTGGGTATCATTGCTTGGTTAGTAACTATTTTAGCTTTCTTACTTGGGTGGGATTAAATCTTAAAGAGGGTGGTAATTTTAATGTTTAAACTATTAAAAACCAAAGAAGAACGTGATTTAGCGTTTGTTATGGGTTTGTGGGAACGTCCTAAACGGACGGATATACTGAGGGAAGCTTTGAGTTATTCTCAAACTCCTTATGAAATTACTGCTTATTTGTCAGATCCGAATCTCAATAAAAGTTTTCGTTATGTTGGATGGAATCATGAATATCAAATCCTTTATTTGGCAGTAGATAGGAACTACAATCTAGTCTTAACAACCACATACTCAGGGTATCGTTCATGGTTCCCAATTTCTGTTATTTATTCAGAATACTTTCCAAGAGAAGGGACGCTTAGAGAACGTATGGGTATGTTAGCTGCTCGTTACCTCTCTGAGTTCAACCAACTATTGAGTGAAGTTTCTCCTTTAGAAGTGAAGATTTCAAGCACTTACTTTGGAGAACTGTTTTTAAGTTTTGAGAATAAAGAATAGAGAGATAAGCTTATGACTACATTATTTCAAGACTACTTAGGTCACAACTTACTAGATATCGTAGCTCGTTCTACAGTCTTTGAAGATTACGTTCTAACGAAAGAAGAAGTTCAACAAATTGTAAATACACATTTTGAACAGTTGCCTTTTGGTTACAAAACAAGGAAAGAAATACTTAATTTGTACGAAGCTTGGATTTTTGTTCACTTGTTCAATTCTTCTGATGTGAGTTTGGCTACTTTTGAGGACTTGCATGAAATTATTTCAGATGGAGTGACTGACAAACCTCAATTAGAAGGTCATTTTCGTTCAGAAGATACACAAGTAGTAATAAGTGGTTCAACCTACCAACCACCTTCGGTATCAAGGTCTAAAGCCAAATTTGAATTTATAAGTACGTTACATCAGTTGGACAAACTCATTAGTTCCGACTTGTTTGACAGATATTATAAAGTAGAACAAATTTTGCATTTCTATGTCTACCTCATGTGTAGACAGTATTTCCATGATTGCAATAAGCGAACTGCAACTTTGTTCGTCAATTTGTTGTTTAACTATTATGACTTAAACTTTTTCCTTTGGTTTCCAACTTTAGAAGACTTAGACAAAGTTTTAGGTAGGTTGAAGTTGTGTTATGAGATTGGAGATTTCGGTACGGATAGTGCCTTTGTTGATTACATCAGCTCACAATTTCTTGTAGACTTAAGTGTGTAAACCTTTGACTTTCAAGGGTTTTTGTAGTATAATTTTAATATATTTAGAAAAGACAGAAATAATTACTATGTTTAAATTGTTTAAAAGAAAAACCGAAGAGGAAAAGCAGTTAGAATTTATTGAGCGTTATAAAGCTCCCTCTTACAACTTGGAGAAGTTGTGTGAAGTCATATCTTCAATACCCAGACCTTTTGAAATTTCGGAGTGTGTTGAACATGACACTTGTTTAACAGGTTATAAACAAGTTAAAGGGAACATTTACCAAGAAGCTTACATAGCGGTATCCGAGGATGATTGTTTGTTTATCACAACTAATCGAAAGGGAACTAAAGCATATGCTCCTTTTACACTTATTTACAGTATAGGTTTCCCTAGAGATGGTCATTTAAGCAGATATATGAACCAGTTAGCAGAGACGTATATGAGAGATTTACAAGAGATTATTAAAGATAAAACTAACATTGAAGTTGAGTTTATGGCTAACTATTTTAATGAGCTATTTTTGGTATTTAAGTAAGTTTAATTAGAAAGTGAGTTTAGATTTAACATGGATATTAACTACTGTAAATATTTAACAACACTACCTTTGATGATTCGTCCGTTGAAAGGTTATGGTTCTTGGAGGAGTATCTATTCTGAACCTGCCTTGTATTTTGATGTGGATTCTGACTATGTACCTATTTCAACATTAGCAGATGCACTTGATGATTTAAGTTCTGGAAGACCGTTTGAAGGTTATAAGGGTGGTCGTTACTGGTATAACGATGGTTCTCCTTTACACTTTGAAAGTAGCTATAGAAGTTGTTCTGACAATCCTCTTTCACTTTATTTGTCTCCAGAGTCAGTTGCTTCTTTGAATGGTATGGTTTAACTTATGATTTCTATTGATTTACAACAAGGTGACTGCTTAGAGTTGATGAAAGACATTCCAAGTAAAAGTATTGACTTGATATTGTGTGACCTACCTTATGGAACGACAAGAAACAAGTGGGATAGTGTACTTGATTTGGAGTTACTATGGGAGCAATATAATCGCATTATAAAAGACCGTGGAGCAATTCTTTTATTCGCTCAAACACCTTTCGATAAAGTCTTAGGGGTATCCAACCTCAAAAATCTGAGGTATGAGATTATTTGGCAAAAGACCGCTCCCACAGGCTTTCTAAATGCAAAGAAAATGCCTATGAAAGCTCATGAGAATATTTTGGTATTTTACAAGAAATTACCGACTTACAATCCACAGATGACCCAAGGTCATCCTCGTAAGGTTTCGAGTAAGTCTAGTAGGAAAAAGTCTGTAGAAAGACAAAAACTCAAAGTAGACAATAATGACTCCAATTACAACTTTTATGGGGAGTCTGCTGAGGGTTATGACTCCACTGAGCGGTATCCACTGAGCGTTCAAGTTTTTGCAAAGGATCAACAGAAAGAAAACTATCATCCTACTCAGAAACCTGTAGCTTTATTAGAGTGGCTGATTAAAACCTACACTAACGAAGGAGATTTAGTTTTGGATAACTGCATGGGTTCAGGTTCCACTGGAGTTGCTTGTGTGAACACAAACAGAGACTTTATTGGGTTTGAGTTGAATGAGCAATATTTTGAGATTGCTAAAGAAAGAATAAATAAAGCAGTAGAGAAGAAAGCAGTGAGGACAGAAAATGACTAAACTAGTCTTGAAAAATCCTTATTTTGAAGAGGATATTAAAGTAAAAGAAACTCTTAGTCGTATTCAAGACATGTTGCACTATATGGAAACAGGTAATTTGCAGTATTTGACTTTAAAACAAATTGAACCAACTGAGTGCTTAGTAACTATAAATCCTAAGAATTTTGCCAAGGTTGAGTTTTATGAGGAGGACACAAAATGATTCCAAAATATAGAGCTTGGATTTCTGAGGGTGGTACCATGACATATGACATTAAGGGTATCGATTTTGAAAATGAAACTGTTGTTCTCAGAAGAACTTCTTGGGATGAAGAACATTCCGTAGAAGAAGAGATTTTTGAGGTTGAGGTAGGGAATGCCATTCTTATGCAGTCTCTAGGTTTGTTTGATAAATATGGTGTTGAGATATTTGAAAGTGATATTATAACCGATGGTCGAGAGCTTGCATGTATAAAAAAGCACCCCACATTAGGTTTTTATGCTGATAGACACGGTTATGTTGAGTATATTGCGCGTAGTTTATCCTTAAAGGATTTTGAAGGTGCGGTTAAAACCGTTGCTAGGACTTTAGAGGTTGTAGGTAACATTTATGAGACGCCTCAGTTATTAAAAGTGGATAACGAACTTGACTGAATTAAATTTGCTTAGGAAAATAAAAGATGAACAAAAGACAGAAAAATAAGATAGGACTCATTCTTCCCAAGAAGATTAAGAACTTGGTACGAAGATATTCTACCTTGCACTTAAATCAAGATGAATTAGGTGGTACTTTTGATTATGGTTATTCCTTTGACGAACGTGGTTTCGGAAACGGTTTAGCTCCATATAGTACCTTAACTGATAAAACCAACTCCAAGATTTACAAAGATTGTGCTATTTTATATGAATTTGTAAACCGTTTAGTAGGTACTTGGTACGGAGAGTATTCTTGCGATTCTGTAGAGAATTGCAGAAATTATCGTATCCTTTCTCGCATAGAAGATGGAATAATTCCTGAGTATGTAGATTTTGCTTCTTCTAAGGTTCCTTATTATGTTTATCAAACTAGTTGGGATGACTATTATAGTGGTACAATTTATATACCCTTACGGAGGGGTAAATTTTTGGCTTATGATTATACTTGTTGAGGTGATTGAATTATGGTTTATGTAATTAGCTTAGAAAAACTAACCGATTTGCGTTTAAACTTATGGTCTCATGATGTTTTAGGTGTGGTATCGTCAGAACAGTCCGTTCCTCTTGTTTTGTTGGATTTGACACTTCAACAGTTTCCACAAGTAGTAGAGTTTATCCACCCAGAGGAATTACTCTCTCGTTTGATAAATGCATTTGCAAATAGAAAAGATAGAGACTATTTCAAATACACTGTTGAAAATGACGGTAAATTTGAGGGTAATTTCTATGTAAATGCAGTTCAAACTCTTGGATAAATAAAAGAAAGTGAGGGTTTACCTCACTTTTTATTTGACAAAATAATCTAAGTTTGATATAATAAAGAAAATAAACTAGAAATGGACGGTTTACATTTATGTCAAAAATTAAGAAAATTACTTCTTAGCGTGTTGACGGTAATGTTTTTGAAACAAAGGAAGATGCAGAGCGTTATTTGGTCAAGAAGGAGATTGATTCTGTACGGAGTGACCCTAAATACAGAAAAACTGAGTTTTATAACACTTCTTACTATGAACATTATGTCTATAAGGGTGCAAGTCATGAGTTTCGTGAGTGTGTAGGTACTTTTACTAACTTAGAAGATGCTTTGAATAATATGCCTCTCCACAGAAATCAGGTAGGTTCAGAAGGTTCAGGTTATATTATGTTGGTTAGACTTCAAGAAGCTGACAGTTCTCAAGGTCTTGTTGTGATTAAACGTACTCTCGTTATAGATGTGCGCTAAGATTTAGGGGTATGATTATGAGTTTAAAACGAAAACCAAAATACACAAAGAAAGACTTTCAAGTAGGTCAGACTGTTTATATTGAGCAGAACGCTGCATCTTCAGCTTACATGGTAGATACCGTAGGAAAAATAAAAGAGGAGGTAGTTGAAAAAGTAGGAACTACTTATATAACAACAAGCTCCCAAAACCGGTATCGTTATGAGGACGGGTTGATTGCAGATGCCTACAGTAGAGACTATTGCTTACATTTAACACGTGAACAAGCTGAAATAAGTGGCTTAACAAGAAAGCTAAAAAGAACTATTCTAGTTAAAACAAAATTTAGTTTGCTTGAAACTTTGACTTTAGATGAATTACAAACGATTGAATCAATTTTAACAAATGCAGAAGAGCGTTTGAATGGAGGTCTTAAATGAAACCAATAGAATTTACTTTAGCACCTACTTTAGTCATTGAAACACCTCAAACACTAGAGAGTTTGCTTAAAGAATTAGGAGCTTTCACTTACATAGTGCAAGTTTTAAACTTTAACTCGTTAGAGCAAGTTAGTGCTTACCATATTCAAAAAGCGCACTTAGAACGTGAAGATAAGGTTTATCTACTTAACAAAGAAACTTTAGAGTTGGCTTACATTCCAAAAGTAGGAGTAGAAGCATTAACTATTTTACTTAGCACCAAGGGTATCTTAGTTTTAGAGACTCTCCAAGCGAATCCAGTTATTTAAGGAGAATAAAGATGCAATTAGAAGAAATCAAACAGTACAAAGTAGGTTCAAAAGTTTTTGAAACCAAAAAAAGAAGCAGAAGCTTATTTGAAAGAACAAGAGATAGAAAAACTTCGCCAAAACAGTTCTCAAGTTGATTTTCCGTTAATACCGATTGTTTATTATGAAAACCTCGTCTCCATAGATGACCGTGGAAATTTACGAATTAAGGCTCGATGGTTTAGTTTGGAGGATGCGATAGCTGCTATGGAAGATTATGCAGATTTTTTCCGAGAAAAAGGAACTGGCTCTATTAGAAAAGTTACAATCTCTTTATCTGATAATCCGTCTCAAGGTACTGTTTCAGTTTATAGTGAGACAGTTGTAAGAAAGTAGGTAAAAGATTAAATGAATAAACGAATTAAACGAAAACACGCAACAAAAGAAAACAAAAACATGATGGATAGTACCTTGAAGTATTTAAAGACATTAGGGTTAACTCCATTTAACATTTCTTACCCAGATGGTTACTTTGTCTTTGAAAATAAAAACCCGTATGAAATAATGCACTTCCAACTCAAAGAAAACCCAGAGTTTTTGTTTGGGGTTTGGTATAAAGAAGTTAACTTGAAAACCCCAACTAGAGTAGTGAAATTACCTGTTATTTTTGGTGAGCGCCTTTGTATTTTAGATAAGTTCAAACCTTCACGTGCAGAATGGTCTCCTTTGTACAATAATTATGTTGATAAAAATATGGAGTTTGGTACTTCTGATTATTGGTCTACTTTGCAACTACTACCAGATTTTGTAAAAACACCTTGGAATTATATTCCTTATGAGACGGAAGAAGAGTTTCAAAAGCTAAAGAAATACTTCAAATTGAAAGCTCAATATACAGAAGAAGTGTCACAGTTGCTTTATAAGAAAGTAGAAGAAAAGCTGAAAGAATTAGACATCCCACTGAGTATCCTTGTTTCCGATTCGTTTTGGTCTCATAAAAACCTTTATCTGATTTTCAAAGATGGTATACCTCAAGGACAAATCGACAGTAGTTTCGAGAAGTTAGATGAGTTTGTTCAATTTGACTTAACGGATGTAGTTAAAGAACTTTCACGACCAGCTCCGTATACGGAGTATGTTAGTCCTTACAGTTCAGAGTTCAACTGGCACTTAAACTATTATTGGTTTAGCACGAAAGAAACTCTTGACAAAGCTAAGTCTATGTCCTTTATGGAACTAAATAAACAGTTCAAAGACCTTAAGTTAAAAGGTTCTAACTTTGTACGTTTGATTGGAGAATAGTAAAGGAATTTTAAATTATGTCTGTGTTTACACCTAAAGAGAACATTGCACAAGCTTTGCATTATATAGGTCATTACTTAGATTCAAATGATAAATCTAACTTGTTGAAAGCAAAGGTTTGGGTATCGAATCTTGAACAAAATCTCAAAGAAGTTGAAATAACTGCTTTTGAACCTTTTGATTTAAGTGATTTTTCAAGTGAGGTTGTTTGGGTTATTTTGTGGTCGGATAAGTTTGAAATTGATGATGATTCTCTTCCTCACTTAATTACGTTGTATTATTTTTTATCTGTTAATTCTTATGATTGCTTTAAAGCTCTAGTAGAGTTCGTTATTTCAATTTATAATCAATTAACAAAAATTTAGGAGAGGGTACCCTCTCTTTTTTATTTGACAAAATTCCATATTTTTGATATAATAGAGAAAATGAAGAAAAGGAAAGATTAAAAATGGTTGATTACACAGTAAAACGATATTCAAAAGAATTAAATTGGGCGATAGATGATGTGTTATTAACGATAGATCACTTTGATAGAAATTGTCCGTACTATGATGTATCTAGGATGACTTCCGCTTTAACAAGACTCGAAACCTTAGTTAATTCTATTGTTGTTTTCCCCGGTTTGGATATTGAATGGTCGGATTATCACAGAAACATAGAAAAACTTATTTTATTTGATGATAGGGTTTCCCTAGAAAAAGGTTTAAGAAGTTGGTATATTTTTAAATATAAAAATCAAGAAACTATGTGTAAAACTCAACGAACTTTAAAGTTTAAGTCGGATTTAATAAAGTATTTGAACATTCTAAAGTGCGTTGTAAACAGTCTTGTAGAGTGGAATAATGGAGGGTGTAAGTGGTGAACACCGTAACAGTAAAACAATCAGACATTCAAGAGCTTTTATTTTACGCTCAACAAAACCAAATTGACTTCTTTATTGCAGGTTATGGGAAGAACCCTTTAATTGCATTTTTGGAACACTATGCAAACCACTTCACATTCAAGACTTATACGATTGGTGGTTTAGAGTGTAACAAGAAGTCCGATTTTAAGTCACCTTATCACAAAGGTTTTTGTACACTTGACGAATTTATAGCAGAACGTAAACATGCTGAAGACTCCAAATTTGGTATAACTGAGATTGTAGACTTCGAAGATTACTCTTACTTGACAAAAGATGAAGCAGGTGCTTTCCTTATTGAGTTCCGTGACTTCGGTATCCAAAACTCAAACGAGTTTGCTGAGGTTTCAGTTGCAGATTTAGAAAGTTTAGTTAGTTTTGCAGAGACTAGTGGTACTCCGAATTACATAAAACATGAAGATGGTAGTTTCGCTTTAAATGTTTTGTATGCTTTTGTTTTGGCTTATACACCAAGGGAGTTGCATTTTTGTACAGTAAATTCTACTGACAAGTCAACAGGGTTTGCTACTAAAACTTTTTCTCTTATGTCTTTAGCTAAGTTCAAAGAGATGTGGTACAAACTAGATCGAAAATACGAGTGTGAATGTGAACAAGATTGGGGGCGAAACTGTGACTGTGAAGGTTACGAAGAGGGTTATGATTTGACTTATATTCGCAAGGTTAAATCATTAAAAGACGGTCACACTTTTACCTTTGAAACACCCATGACTACAGAGAAGTACACTCATTGGGTATCCTTACCTTCTGAGTTGTCCTAATTCGTTCTCAGACTGTCCTAATTTGCCCCAGTTTCGTCTCAATTATCAAAGAGGTAGAAATATACTTTAAAGATTTAAAATGCGATATAGGGTAAATTAGAGCGTTTAAATTTGATTTGATTAGTTTAGAGGTTTTATGTTTTTAAATTCTCAAGTTTCTATTGGTGGTTTTTTAAAAGAAGTTGATTTATTAAATTTTTTAGATTCGATTGGAGTTGAGGTAATTAAAGGTTCAGTTAAGGAAACTTACTTTGGGGAGAATGACCCTTCAAGTCCGTATCCGCCTTTACCTACTCGTATTATTTCAGGTAAATACCTAGTGTGGTATAGAGGTAAAAAGTTTTCCTTAGCTTATTATTTTGCAAAAGATAACAATGATGCACTTGAAGATTTATATGTATTTAACGATGATTTTGAACGAGGTAATTTTGAGCTTTCTCGGACTTATATTAGTGCGATAACAACTAAAATTACGATTGATTTGTTAAGGAGATTGGCTTTGCATTTCGATGCTTACCTTGATGAACGGTATAAAGCTTCTGAGGATAGATGTTTTCATAAAGTTTCACAACTTTAAAATTTGATTTAAACAAACCTTGCGCTTAGTTTCTCTTTATGTTAAACTGAACCTATTGGAGTGGAGGTCTCAACTTGGAAAAACTTGATTTGATTGATAAGATGCGCCTAATTTTAAGGCACGAAGTCTTGTACTTTTCTTTAGACAAACCAAGGCAAAAAGAAACGCTTGATGCTTTAGAGTGGCTTGAGTCTGAGGAAAATTGTCAGTTAGTTTTAGATGATTCTGTGGATTTACCTAAGAGGATTTGGGTAACAAGAGCTGTAGCACTAAAGGAGAGGTATAAAGATGTATTTAGGCTTACCGATGTTGTCTCTTTCTAACATTTTAGAAAACTTAGAGTCCTTAAATAAGCACTTACAAGCAGTAGGACAAACTGCTAAAATTATTATCACAGGCAGTTCTGCGGTATCTTTGCTTTCAGGAGGTTTGCGACAAACTTCAGATATTGATTATCTTGGGTCTCTTCCTTTAACTGAAAGAGAACTATATCAATTTCAGATGTCGAATGATGTCGAAAAGATTTTCGTAGTCCCAGATATTTCTGAGGTCTCTTTCGATAAAGAATTGAACTACTCAAATCTAACTGTTCTTGTTCTTTCTTGGGAAGACTTAGCAATCATGAAGTTCTACTCAACACGTGAAAAAGACCTTCAAGACTTGAAGACCTTTATTTTACCTAATATCTATGACTTTGCTAAATTGAAAACTCGCCTTAATTACTATAAAGCAGACTATATTTTCGATATAGACAATCCCGATTTGAACTTAAATCTATATACTCAAATTTTAGTTGAGTTAAAACAACTACATCATATCTTGGTAGTAGACCCAACTCAAAAGCTAGAGCAAGTCCTCAAAGCAAACCGTCTTTATAGTAAGTTTATTAGATTTGCTGAAAACTATGTCATTCCTTTGGACTTGAGCGTTTGGCTCCTCAATTCGGTATCGTTCTGCCTTTCCGACTACGGTTTCGCTGAGTTTTTCCAAGCAGCAACCTCTTATCAGTTAAGGATTTAATTATAAAATGTTAAGAAAGTCTTTATAATCATTGACTTTCTTTTTATTTTTTGATAAAATTAAACTATAAAAATAAACAGAAAGAAGTTGGATAGTAAATGACACGACCTTCGAAAAAGAAAAGTAATCGAAAACCACCTTTGGTTTCAAGAAAATGGCGCAGAGAATTGGTTCAACGATTTGCAAACATACCTAGAAATGTAGAGCAAGAGAAAGTGGAGGTAGATCACTTAGATGCTTACTTCACAGATTTCAAAGATATGCCTTTTACAACTGTACTTTCAGCTTTTGGGTATCATACAACATTTGACGGTTCTCAGTTTAGACCTGAAGCAGAGGTTTCTCTCTTACATACTGAGAAAGACTTTTATTTGAAAATTCAAGGTTTTCTTGACACTTTTGAGTTTACTGATTCAGATAGAGCTGAATTGTGGTTATTAAGACGAGCTGAGACTGCTTATTTCATGAAAGCTAAGTTGGTTGAGAATTACTTTCTTTCATTAGTTGTGATGATTCGTACTGCGAAGTATAGAAATGAGGTAAACAAAACATGGCAAACAAACTAAGAGAGATGGGTTCTTTTTCAGCGGGTAAACGCGAGGAAAACATTTATAAGGTCTTCGCTTACTTGCACACAAGAGAGCAGTTTCACCCAGTAAACTTGAAAACAAAAGTTTTGGTGTCAGACAAAACGATTTTGTCTTACTTGAACCAAATTCAAGATGCACAGTTATTGACTAAGCCTTATCGTCAAAGATTATTGGAGTTAAAAGTAACTGAGCAATTCAGACAAGGTTCTAATACTGAGAAAGAATTATCTATTTTGGATCAGTTGGAGAACAAGTGGCTTTCACTTGCAGAACTCAACCACAAGGGTATTAGTGAAGAACGCAAGCGCCAGCTTGAGCAATTTGTGTTTACACGTGAAGATGAGTTGGAGACTTTGTGGCAGCGTTTGGAGTTCTCTATACTGTTCTTTGAAATGGTGAAAGGGTAAGAAAATGGCAGATAATAAGACGATTAGTAGTGGAGAAACAGTAGATAGTGTTTTGATTGAAGAAAAACCTAAAGATTTCCAGTCTTTGTGGTTGCGGTTTAAGAGTAGTCCAAATCGTATAACTTGGGGTAGTTTGGGTATTTACGGAGTCAGTGTTATCTTGGTTTTACCTTATGTATTTTTCGCTAAACACGCAGGGTTATTTGCGCTTGGTTCTTGTCTATTAGCCTTAACTACTTTGTGCTTAGGCTTTATGTCAGTAGGTAAACACCCATTGGAACCTAAATCGAAACTTAGGTCTTTTGTAACTTTTTACTAATGGTTACAATCTTTGGTTTAGGTTTTCGCATAATGAATTGGGACAGACATATTCTTGTAGATTACCATGAAAGAACAGAAGACTTTCCTTACCCTCTTTTGACAAATGAAATAGCGAGTCCACTTATAGGTTGGACTGATTCGTTCACTATTTTAGTGAAACACGAAGATTTAAAATTCAAAGGTCCCGACTTTACAACTCTAGCGACTGAGGTTCGTAGTAAAGAGAAAGAGTACCATGCAGGTACGATTCAAGAGTTCAAACCGTTTACCATTTATTACGGTTCGGACGCTCAAGGAAAAATAGGCGATATTCACGGAAAACGCACCGTTTACGGTTGGTTCGGTTCAACTTCAACAGACTTTGTAATTGAGTTAGAAAGGTAGTTAGCATGACTAAGCAACTTATTGTTTCTTTTGATGTTTCCTCTATATCAATCACAAGTGAGTCCTTAGCTTTATCATTTTTACATGCCTTTGATACAGAACTAAAGACACCTCTTACTAAATTGGAAAGTTTTAGATGTGCTGAGATTGAAAAGACTTTAAATTGGTTAGAGTTTCACTACTTGAATGGTTTATTTTTAACTAAAGCTGAGATATACTTTTTACGTTATGTACATTTTAATTTATACAATTTATATCAAAGCGGTGCGATAACTGAGGTTCATTTTCGAGTTTTGCAAAATGATTTTACAAATGAGGTTACGATTAGAAAGTGAGAAAGAATTGACACAAGAAACAGAATACTATAAGGCTATTAACTGGAACGCCATTGAGGATGTAGTTGATAAAGCGACTTGGGAGAAGTTGACAGAGCAGTTTTGGTTAGACACTCGGATTCCTTTGTCGAATGATTTAGATGATTGGCGCAGACTATCCGATAAGGAGAGAGACTTAGTAGGTAAAGTATTTGGTGGGTTGACTTTGCTAGATACTTTGCAGTCTGTTGACGGGGTATCTGCTATTAAACCAGATGTTCGCACTCAACATGAGGAAGCAGTATTGAACAATATTGAGTTTATGGAGTGCTATACGAAAGACCATAAACTTTTAACGATTGATAGAGGTTGGGTTCCTGTGGATCAAATTAAAGAAGGGGATATTGTCTTAGCTTATAATAGAGAAACTGAGACAACTCGATTTGAGAGAGTAAGTCAAACTTCTAGTCATTTTGCAGAGAACATCTATCATATTCATGCGAAAAACTTTGATTTGAAGGTTTCAGGTGGACACCGTATGTTATTTGAGAAAGCTCAGAACTCTCGTTACCGTAAAGATTCGTGGGATACTTATACTTCTCATGTATTAGAAGCGCGAGAGTTTGCAGATTTACCTAAAAACCCCTCTAGACGTTTGGTTTTGGTTCGTCCTTTTGAATCTAATGAGAAATTTCCTTTAAGTTTACAGGAACAATTTTATATTTTAATGAGAGAGCGTTCGAACATGAACCCTACTGAGAAGGCTCGAATTACTCATTACCTGACTAATAGAAGTAAGGTTAGAACAGATACATGTACGGTTCTATTTACTTTTCAGTCAGAAGATAAGATTCAAAAACTGTATGATTTATGTGATTCTTTAGGTTATTCAGTTAAATTAAACCTTTTGAATACGAGGTCTAAGACTTATAAGAGGTTTTTGGTATCGATTCCTTTAGAAGACTTTGTAAAGAGTCGCTATGATGCTTTAAATTACCAAGATTTCTTTTCTTTGGCAGATTTTGATAGGAACAAAGCTGAATTTTTTATTCAAGAATTAACTTCTTGGTGCACTTATCGAAAGCAGAGTGTTGATAACCATTTACTGAAGGTTCTTTACTTTACAAAAAGTTGTGAGGATTGGGATTTTGTACAAGCGATTGCAACTTTAGCAGGTCACGCTTTCACAAAAACAAGTACGGATTATGTGACTAACTCAGCAAAAGCTAAACTGTACACTGTTCGTATCTGTATGAGTGAAAAACAGAACTATCTGCAGTTGACAAGAGTTAAAACAGATATACTTGAAGGAGAGCAAGTTTATGGTATCGAGGTTTCGTCTAGTTTCTTGGTGGTCTTAGCAGGAGATAAACCTGTAATTTCAGGTAACTGTGTCCACGCTAAATCTTACTCATCAATCTTCTCCACCTTGAACACCAAAGCAGAGATTGAAGAGATTTTTGAGTGGACTGCAAACAACCCTTATTTGCAGAAGAAAGCAGAAATTATCAAAGAGGTTTATGATAATGGAACTCCACTTCAAAAGAAAGTCGCAAGTGTCTTCCTAGAGTCTTTCCTTTTCTACTCAGGTTTCTTTACTCCTTTGTGGTACTTAGGAAACAACAAACTTCCTAATGTAGCTGAGATTATTAAGCTCATTATTCGAGATGAATGTATGACAAAAGACCAAGAGGTGCTAACACCTAAAGGTTGGGTATCTGTAGCCGATATTCGCCCTCAAGACTTGGTATTACAGTTTGATAAAGAAACACGCAGAACAAATTTTGCACCTGTTTCTACGATTTCTACGGACTTCGCACCTAAGATTTATCAGTTTAAGTCTAAACTTGGTTATGTTGATTTAAAATGTACACCTAATCACAGACTTATTCGTAAAGCTTTGACTAGTGATAAATTGATTACTCGGCCAGCGGATTTAACTTTAGGTAGTAGCTCTTATTGGTTGCATCCTACTGAGGTTTTATCTCCAAACTCTAAGGTTGAGCCTTTATCTAAGTGGGAAGAGTTTTATATTTGTCTATCTAAGTTTGGAACCGTAGTAGAGAGTGCTTTAAGTAAACATTTAGTATTGAGCAGTAGTAAACTTGAGATTATTGCGAAGATGAAAGATTTGTTGGAGTCTTTAGATATAACTTACAAGGAATATTCTTATCCCGAAGGGAATGGGACTGTACTCCGTATTTCTAAATCTAACCAATTCGGTATCGAAGAAAGTAAACTGAAGTCTTTACCTAAACGTCCTTTGAATGAAGTAGACTCTAAATGGTGCTTACAATATTTGGAAACACTATTTGATTGGGTAGGTGCTAAATGTAGTGATAACTCTTATAGATATTGCTCTATAAATAAAGAGAGTGTAGATTATGTACAAGCCTTGTGTAGTTTAGCGGGGTACAAAACTCGTATTCGAGAATTTGAAGATCGGTCACCTTTTAGTGCAGAGGGTCTTGTTAATTATTCTTTAACTATTCTACAGGAGGGTTCTACAAGTTATGGTGCGGCAGTAACAAGAACTGAGCTTGAAGGTGAGCAGATTTACGGTATCCAAGTTCCGTCAGGATATTTGGTAACTCGCAGTAAAAGTGGTTCTGTAGTTGTGACTGGAAACAGTGTTCACGGTACTTATATTGGTTATAAGTTCCAATTAGCCTTTAATGAGTTACCAGAAGAAGAACAAGAAGCGCTAAAAGAATGGATGTATGACTTACTTTACACTCTCTATGAGAACGAAGAGAAGTACACCGAAGAGTTATATGATGAAATTGGTTGGACTGATGAGGTTAAGACTTTCCTTCGCTACAATGCCAATAAGGCACTCATGAATTTAGGTCTCGACCCTTTGTTCCCAGAGAGTGCAGAAGATGTCAATCCAATTATCATGAATGGTATTTCGACAGGAACTTCTAACCATGATTTCTTCTCACAAGTTGGGAATGGGTATTTGTTAGGACAGGTTGAAGCCATGACCGATGAGGATTATACTGTTGGTTTATAATATTTTTAAGTCAAGAGATACCCTTGACTTTTTCTAATTTATTTGCTATACTAGATTTAATAACTAAACAGAGGTGTAAATTATGGCAAATAGTACAAAAGTGGCTCTTTTAGGTCATGTTTCAGTGAATGAAATTGTAAGTGCATTAGAGTATGTAAGTAGATTTATAGGCGACCTTTCCGTTTTAAATATAAATGTCGGGGTGGATAAACCTAATACCCATCCAAAAACTACGACTGTAAACGGTGTCTCTTGTCCTATTTTATACCGCAACGGTGAAGATTTCAAGGAATGTGGTTTTATTGATGTTGCTGTTAACGGTACTACTCGTAACATTTTCTATCACTACAATTCTCGCTTTATTTTAGAACCAGAGGAAATTGAAGCGAATTTAGACTGTGATTTACCTGAGTTCAATCAACCTATTACAACCTTATCCTTGGGTATGGATCCTGTTGCGGTGAGTGTTTTAACAGGGTTGGCTCGTTATTTTGGTGGTTACATTGATGAAGATGATTGTGATGACCAATACTATCATAAAGTTTTGTAAGAGTATACTTTTCTCTTGACAAAACGTTCAAGTTGTGCTATAATAAAAACATAATTGGCATAAAGGTGTTCCTTTTGAACTATTTTAAAAGCTGATGAATTTACACCTCGCCTAATTGAATTGGTTGCACAAAGTCGTTCCTTTTCTTAGGAAATATTTAATAATCGTAGTTTGCAGAACTCGCTAATATGAGTCTCCGCTGCTATGATTGGTTTATTACGACTCGCAGAAGTTAGCTCTAAATCGGTTGGTTTAGAGCTTTCACTTTGGAAAAATAGAAAGAAGTAGGTTAGAGATGAACTACGCACAAATTGAAACTTTAGCAAAATATTTAAAAGTTGTAGAAAGCACAAAAGAAATAGGAGACCTTAAAAACACTCATTTGTGTTTAACTTACGGTATCCTTGTAGACCATCTTGAACCAATTTCAAAAGAGACTGCAGACGCTTTGATTAAACTTTATGGGGTTGACCTCAGAAACGCCAATGCTACTTTTTATGAGACTTTTGAAGTTCGTAAAGGGTTGACTTGGGGTGAGGTAGTATTTGACCGTCTTTGTCATTACGCAATGACTTATGGTGGTTTGAAAGAGTTTTTCGGAACAGACTTCATTCCTAATTCTGAGGAAAAAGAATTTCAAACTGCTTTAAATACACATTTAACGACTATTGACATTAAGTCTTACATGGAAGTTCGAGAAGATTTAGAGAAGTTTCTAAATCAACCTTTAGCTCTACCTACAAGTGATATTTCAATTTTGGCAGACTTGGTTGAACATTACGGTATAGAAATTGGAGAGAAAGCGAATAAAGAACTTCAGATTGAGTTTGGGTATCGCTACAAGGTTGCCCCTAAAAACCCAGAGTTGTTGGTTCGTTTGTTGGTTCGTACTCTTTTAGGTACAACTGACTACTACAAGAACAAAATGACTTTCAACCATTTGCGCCACGAAGTTCAATACTTATCAAAAGACAAGACAGACTTGATTGTGTCTTTGGTTAAAAACTTTGTTTCAAAACAAGGTCTCCAACCTTTAGCAAATCATTTTCGTCCAAATAAACAGTTGTGGTTGACATTGCGTAAATTGGGTCTTCAAAGAGAAGTAAACGCTATGAAGCGTTTGTCTGAAGTCTCTCGTAAAGACCATACCTTTAAAACTCTTTTAAAGGAGTTCCCTAAAGACTTGAGCGGTATCACAAACTATCAACTCATTCGCTACTATAACTATTTGAGTGAATTGCTTGTCTTGGTTGAGGGTGATTACCAAGTTTATCGTATTCGTAACGGTAAAACTTATGTGAAAGTTATCAAACGAACTCCTATTAGTGGTTTAGCGAACCATGTGGTTGCCTTGTACTTAGAACGTATTAGAGAAGAGTTCAAGTCTCGCTTTGCAGGTAATGAGTTGAAATTCTATCAACCAGAAGAGCACATTTCGATTGCACTTCCAACAACTGCTAAGTCTTTCATTGGTTCATACCCTATGTACACTCGCATTGAGGTTCCAGACAACTACCAAGTCGGTATCTATTGGAACCAAGACGGTGATTTAGACTTACACGCACAAAGTGTAGACGGTCGCCACGTTGGTTACTATTCTGAGAACATCAGTGGTGCCACTTACACAGGGGATATGACTTGTCTTAACCTTCAAGGTTTAGCGGCAGAAGGGTTGCTCATTGAAGGTGTTCAGGGGTTGACCTTTAGTATGAACCCTTATAGTCACTTAGGTTCAGATGCTTGTAAGATTTACATTTCTAAGTCATTGGATAAGAAAGCAACTTCTGTAGTGGAAGATGGTTCTATTTTGTTCCAAGCAAGTATTCCAACTGACCGAGAGATGGTCTTTGCAACTAATGTTGAAGGAGCAGTGGTGCTTACAAACTTGTCTGTAGGTGGACGTGTTCCTAACGAACAAGCAAGTGAGAAATTGACTCTCGCAGTAGAGCGTAAGTCACAAACTGCATTGAATTTGAAGGATTTCGCAGAGTTTGTAGGTGCTGAGTTTGTAGACTCCACAGAAGAAGCAACACATGATTTCTCTCAACAAGCGGTATCCGTAGCTACTTTCACGGATTTGTTGGGATAGTCTGTATTTAGAGGTGAGGTAAAAATATGAGCATCGTAAATGAACTTTTCGTAGACAGTCAACCACGTTTAGAGAACTTTCAAAACACTTATTTTGAAGAGTTTTTCAAACAATCTTCTGTCTTGCAGTGTTTAAAGCAACTGCGTAGAACTGTTACAGTTTCCAAGAGTGGTGAACCTGTTGTTTTCCGTGATTCTTTTGTTGATTCTTTGGGAACAGTACAACACGTTTTAGTAACTTTTTATATAACTAAGGACTGTACATACACGTTCGCTATTGATTTAATTTCAGAAGATTACTATGATTATGGGAAGTATGAGCGTAGTGGTACTAGAGAACAAGGTTTTTACTTCAATTTTAGTGAAGTCACAAAGAACTTGCAAGTTCAGTTTGTAAACTACGCTAATTGGTTTGATAGAAAAGAAATTCTTCGTTGCTTGGAAGAGTTATTTAGCTAATAAATAGGGGTATCCAACTTTAGTTGGATATTTTTCTTTTTTGTTCTTCTTTGCTATAAATGGTTCTTTATGATATAATAAATTCATTAAAGATTAAGAGGTTTTCCAATGAATTATAAAGATTTAGATGAACGTACAAAAGACTTAGTTAAGTTCGCAGACTTCTTAAAACGTTTAGTTGTGGTAGCAAAATCGAATTACTTAGCTTTAATGCAAGCTTTCCCGGATAAACTAATTAAGAAAAATTGCTTTATTTTCTCTTATGATGCAAGAGGTTACATTTTAACCTACTATAAACCATCCGGAGCATTGGGGTATCAACTTAAACTTTTCCGAAATACTGCAAAAACTGAGTTTAGACCTCTTAGTAAAAACTACCAAAATATGGCTAAAATGACTGTGAATGTTAATTCTCGAATGAAAGGTAAAACTTTTAAATTACAATTTGCTGAAGGTGATGGTAATGGTGGTTGGCTCTTTGACGACTTGACCTCAATTAAAGAGTTGTGTTGGTTAGGTGAACTTTATAACGATTTAGTTTGGTTCGGTAGAAATTATGAGTCAGAAGACGCTTTACTAGATTTAATTCAGAAAAGCTATTATCCGTTAGCTAAACAGTTAGGATTTTCTCGAATTGAATACAACGCAAGTTTAAGAGCCCTTACTAAAGATTTAAAATAAAAACCAAAGTTAACTGCTTTGGTTTTCTTCTTGCGTTTTTCTTGTAGTGGTGCTATAATGAAGTCAATCTTACGAAACAGTAAGTCAAATTAGTTATAAATAAAGGATTTCTATTATGAAAAACAAAATCAAATACCTCTCAGTATCTACTTTATCTCTCCTAGTTCTTGGATTTGGAACACAAGTCGCACACGCAAGTATTCAAACAGATACGATTGATGAAAAATGGGGTAAACCCACTTTGGTTTATGGTGGTAGCTTAACAGACTCTCAAGTTGAAGAGGTTAATAAATCTTTCAACATTCATGATGTCGCAAATGTGAAGCGCCAAGTAGTTTCTGAAAAAGACTACGGTAAGTATATGAATGAGTCGGATGTTAGTGGAGTCTCTTTGATTTCTTCAACTTTGGTTGCCAAGCAAGATAAAGGCAAGGGTATCACTGTTAAAATTGTGACTCCAGATAATATTACACGTGTAACTGAGGTTCAATATCGTAATGCAGCTATTACGGCAGGAGCAACAGACTTAGCGATTGAAGTTTCTGCACCAGTGAAAGTAACTGGTGAGTCTGCCTTAGTTGGTGTTTCTAAGGCTCTTGAAGCAAATGGTCAAGAAGTAGATGCAAAACGAACTGAGATTGCGAATCAAGAAGTTTCAACAACTGCTCAGATTGCTGAAGCTAACAAAGATGCCAAAGGCTTTGATAGTAAATTGTTAGATAACGCTTTAATTCAAATTAAAACTGAACTAGCAAAAGAAAAGCAAAACAAAGGTCAAGTTGCTGATGATAAGAAAGTTGAGCAGATTGTTAAAAAAGCTTTAAAAGACAACAAACTTGACGGAATTATCTCAGATGACCAAGTTTCTCAGCTCGTTCAATTCGCCAAAGGGTATCAACAAACTTCTGCGGTTGATTCAAAAGAGGTTTTAAATCAGTTAGGTGACTTGAAAGATAATATTGCTGAAGGTGTAAGTAAGTTCTTGAAGTCTGCGGAAGAGCATGGAGTGTTTGAGAAAGCAGTTAACTTTGTGAAGTCTTTATGGGATTCTATTGTAGGGTTCTTTAAGTAAAGATTTAATATGAGCTTTATCCTACTATTAATTATTGGTTTTGTTCTAGGTTTAATTTTAAAGGTTATCAAGAGAAGCCTACATTTTATCTTCTCAGTTGTAGCAGTTTTTGTACTTCTTATTTACTTATTACAACTCTTCCATATCTTATAAAACAACCAGTCAAGGGTATCCACTCTTGACTTTTTGTTTGGTTTGTGATAAAATATTTCATAATAAAATCAGGAGGTTTCGTATGGTATTAAATGCAGTTCTGAAACATTACGATACAAGTGTTGCAAACTTGATTTTAACCGACAATTCCGTTGCAAAAGTTGAGGTTTTAGATTTTCCTCTTGCAAATAGATTTACTTTTTACGATTTAACTGAGCGAGGTTTCACTGGAGAGTTTGAGTCTCGTAGAATACCTGAACATTGGGGAAGACGTCAAATTATTGGGAAAGAAAATCCTACATTGTTGGATGAATTACTTTCGCACCGAGCATGTGATGTTGAAGATGGTTTTTGGCTTGAGTTTGAAGAGCCTTATAACCAAGGTTTCCAATCTTACTATGATGTATTGCGAGCAGGGGGTGCTATGTCATGAGTCTTTCACCTAAAGGAAACCAACCAAAAAGATATGATGGTGATAACTTTTTAAAGATCGATTATCATGGAGGTGAAGCTTTATCTGAGTTTTTAATTTCTCTATTTTTAGAGTCTACTTCGTTTAAAGATTTTGTACCGTATCGATATATCTTTCCCAACATATGTAAAAGTCCTTCCTACAAACCTAGATATTATTTTGTACCTATGTTTCAGATTGTATTGGGCTATCTTTACACCTTTGATATGAAACTTGTAAATAAATTGAATCAACAATACTTGAGTAAGTCTAGTGAGGATAGACGCTTATTTGTATTTAGGTATTGGATGGAGAAACGATACTTGCGTTTGTCTATTCAAGCTAGAGTATTAGAATTACAAAATATACTCAGGTGGTATTCTAAAGGTCAAGTTTCTTACGACGATAGTTATAGATATTTCTCAGCTTTTGTGACATTAGATACAATCTTCATAAATACAGATAGACATTTTCAAAATTTTGGTTTTTGGTTTAATGTTTGATTCTGACTTAAATTGCTTTAGAACTTCTTTGTTGTTTGATCAAGGGTTTAGT